AATCTTTATAAATCGATTTGCCACACGACCATCTTGGTCAAATGACACCACACAATTCACTGGCCACGAGTAGAAACAGGGCTCGTGGTCGGAGTTATATACAAGATCGTAATAAGAAATAACTAAGGAGAGTTATGTGATTGGGCAAATCTCTGACAAAATTTCTTCGATAGTTTTCTCTTCAAATATAGCGGAGAAAAAAAAACTATTTTTATAATTTTTTGGTTTAGCGTAAACTATTTTTGTTTCTATTTTTTGTGGTTTGTGTGAGATCGTAGGAAGTCTCAGAGATTTCTAAGGACAAACTCTGACATAAATACTAAGGACAGTATATGGTCTTGTATCGACAAATTTCTGTTTGATGGTATATGGCAAATCACTAAGGTCGCCTCGCATCTGCTACTTCGCGAAGCACACCTGAGACTTCTTGTGGTATGTACAAGCTCGCCTCGTATCGACAAATTTCTGTTTGGTGATATACGTCAAATCACTAAGGTCGCCTCGCATCTGCTACTTCGCGAAGCACACCTGAGACTTCTTGTGGTATGTACAAGCTCGAGGTCAATTCGTCGATACAACATATGACCTTTTTGGTATCTGTTCTGAATCATAATCTGGTTCAGAACTGAGTCATATTTTTACACGGAGTATATGGTCTTGTATCGACAAATTCCTGGTTGATGGTGCATATACTATATGGTACAAACACAAGGACAGCCTCTGACATGTTTTGTATAAACTGACACAGCACGCACAACACATAGCACGCGCAGCACGGCCTATTTGGCGGTCATCTGCTACTTCGCGAAGCACACCTGAGACTTCATGTGGTATATAAAGTTATATACAAGCTCGAGGTCAATTCGTCGATATAACATATGACCTTTTTGGTATCTGTTCTGAATCATAATCTGGTTCAGAACAGAGTCATATTTTTACACGGAGTGATCAGTCTCGTATCGACAAATTCCTGGTTGATGGTGCATATACTATATGGTACAAACACAAGGACAGCCTCTGACATGTTGTGTATAAACTGACACAGCACGCACAACACACAGCACGCACAACACATAGCACGCGCAGCACGGCCTATTTGGCGGTCATCTGCTAACGGAACGCTATCTGAGCCTTCATGTGGTATGTACAAGCTCGAGGTCAATTCGTCGATACAACATATGACTCTGTTTTCGAACATATTCTGGTTCAGAACAGAGTCATATTTTTTACACGGTCTGATCAGTCTCGTATCGACAAATTATTCATTCGAAGTACATGTAATTCTGTGGTAAACACAAGGACAGACTCTCATCATATAGACAAATTATGTGCTTCTCATGGTCTTGTGGTAGACATATAGCGAGCATAACACGCACAGCATGGGCAATGGAGGGTTAAAATGCACATGTCACAAAGTTCACTCATGACGAACATCATGCCGCAGGCGCTGTCCTTGGGCGCTGCTCCATACGCGGTGTTTCGACCGTGTGATTTCGTCGTACACAAAGTTCACTCATGACGAACATCATGCCGCAGGCGCTGTCCTTGGGCGCTGCTCCATACGCGGTGTTTCGACCGTGTGATTTCGTCGTACACCGAGATATCTGCGGATTCTGCGGATTCTATGATTTTCGAAGCTGTTTTACCTATAATGAGATTGCACTTTTTGGTGATCTACTAGATTCCGAACAAAGTATCAGTTTCGAAGCTGTTTTACCTATAATGAGATTGCACTTTTTGGTGATCTACTAGATTCCGAACAAAGTATCAGTTTCGAAGCTGTTTTACCTATAATGAGATTGCACTTTTTGGTGATCTACTAGATTCCGAACAAAGTATCAGTTTCGAAGCTGTTTTACCTATAATGAGATTGCACTTTTTGGTGATCTACTAGATTCCGAACAAAGTATCAGTTTCGAAGCTGTTTTACCTATAATGAGATTGCACTTTTTGGTGATCTACTAGATTCCGAACAAAGTATCAGTTTCGAAGCTGTTTTACCTATAATGAGATTGCACTTTTTGGTGATCATTAAGATGTCCGGGTCAAATGACACTGTTACTTTCGAATTTTTAAAAAGTTTTCAATGTCTCGTTAAACGATTAGTCAACGATCTCAATAGTTTCGGGGGTGTTGACCACAAACACGGTGCCAACGCGGTACAAACCCACGTGCTCGGTGAAGAAACGCTTGACAGACTCGAAGACCGATCCGTTCGACGGACCCGCTGCAACACACTCGATAGGCTCGACGGTATCGACCACGAACGGCTTGTCGTTGGTGAAGAGATTCTTGATGGCAGACATCATTGGTAACGCTACTATATGTGATACAGATGACGCATGTGACATATATACACACACACGAACAGTGTCATTTCAGGATCAAATGACAATTCCAGGATCAAATGACTAACTGTTTAAAAACAAAATACTATAAAACCATACAAACGCCATACAAACACCCTTAAAGTATACAATGGATCACAATTGCAGTATATTCACTGCAGTAGGAAATGGTCACGACGTTTGTTTGGAAAAAATCATCGAAGCAGATGCCGACCCCAATATCACAGATGTGTCGGGATGCACACCCCTCCATCGAGCAATTTTTAAGGACCATGAAGCATGTGTGAAGCTTCTCGTAAATGCGGGGGCAAATCTTGACGCCATCGACGATACTGGAATCACGGCACTTCATCATGCCGTGTATTATGGATATGATCGATGCGTAAGGATTCTGATCGAGGCAGGTGCTGACATTGACAACGTCAGTGATGGATATGCACCCATCCATTACGCACTTTTTAAATGTCATGACGAGTGTGTGAATATGCTCGTCGAGGCAGGGGCAAACATCGACATCGTTGATAAAAATGGGCGGACACCGTTGCATTTTGCGGTCTATAATGGTCAAGGTGACGCATATGTATTATTACTGATCAATAAGATCGTTTCGGAACGGCCGTTGCGTCCTAGTGAGCTGAGCATCATATCACAAACATCTGCTGTATTAGGTTACGTATTGAGAATGACGATGCAGCTTCATGGGCGAGCAGAAGCTGCAAAGATCACAGCTCATCTTCCTGTGGACATAAGGGATATGATGCGGACTGCTGCGTTATGTTTGAACCGAACCATTTTCCCGAGAGATCTCGTCGACCGCGTTCTGATTCAATGTGTGTAAACAGTTGTCATTTTTCGTTGTATCGACAAACAATCATTTAAGTAAACATCATCATGTGAATTTAAATGGATCCCGACGTGTTCGCACGATTCTGGAAACAAGATCTTCCATTCGAACAGAAAGCGAAATTGTATTACGAACAAGTCGATCATATTGTCGATGACAAAGGCGGATATCGCCCGATACTGACCGGAGAGTATCGCAAGGAAACGATGAGATATTTCAAGGATGATGGAACGTTCGAGATATTCGACGACTACACCATCGACACGAACAGAGTCGTAGAACGCAAGGATGGTGGAAAATCTCCGACACCGTATGAACAGAATGGATATTTGAGAGTCAATGTCAGAAAAAATAGAAAATCATATGCTCGTAGATTGTGTCGCGCAATGCTTTCGACGTTTCTCGGTCCTCCTCCGGATGTGACGTTCACCGCCGACCACATCGAGAGCGAACGCAAACTCGATGACGATCTGTCGAATCTGAGATGGCTCGATCAGTCGGGACAAAATAATAATCAAATTCGTTCGGACACATATAAATCTGCTCGACTCATCACGAACGATCTCTTCCCGGAAGATGAGTTGACAGCAAAGGAGTGGTGTGAATTGCTCACGAAACCGGATGGAACGAAGTATCGTCATAGAACTGTTAAAGTTTGGGCTCAATACAAACAGAACGGATTTTCGTATAAGACATATGAAAAAATCGACGACGAAGAGTGGAAGATAGTCGGGAAACCAAATGAGAACCACGTCGCGATATCGAACAAGAACAGAGTCAAGGATGTTACATTCTCCGAGTCGGGATATAAAGAGGAACATGTGTTGACGGCCGAGGAACTATATTTGAACAGTGGATATCCGAGTAAAAGAATTGATGGTATAGATCACAAGATTCACATTCTCGTGTTTCAGTTATGGTATCCGGATCTGTGGGCAAATAGAAAACCAGACGACATGGTGCTTCACAAACACGATAACCGTCTCGACTTCCGTCCGGAAAATCTCAGACTCGGAACGGCATCCGACAATGGAAAAGATTCACATGATAACGGTAAGCGTGACGGCACGAAGTCTGCGAGACAAGCATGTATTGCATATAAAGATGACGAAGTCGTCGAAGAATTCAAAAGTTTGAGTGACGCCGCGAGATATCTCGAGGAACATAACACATATTTGACGTTCAATGCTGCAATCAACAGTATTCGCAATAATCTCGACAAAAACAAAGAATATAAAGGATTCACATGGAAACGTGCATGAAATCATTAGAAGCTTGTGAAGTATAATCGTTGATATGATGTCAATGACATTTTATATCGACAAAATATATATAAAATCATACACATAGTAAATCACGTTAGTATATAATTGAATGGATCACATGTGTGACAGTATATTCACTGCAGTAAAAAATGGCCACGAAGCTTGTTTAAAAATATTGATCGTCGAAGGAGATATCAATGATGTTTCCGAATCGAAATATAAAAATACACCACTGCATATTGCATCTCATTATGGGGATGAAGTGTGTTTGAGGATGCTTATTAACGCAGGTGCAAACCTCGATATAACGGATTGTTCTGGAGCAACATCACTTCATCGTGCGTGTTTTAATGATCACGACAAGTGTGCACAGATTCTGATCGATGCAGGTGCAAACATTAGTATCATGACTAATTTGGGATGGATACCGATACATTTCGCGGCGTTTAACGGCAATCATAAAATTTTGAGAATGTTAATCGAGGCTGGAGCAGGTATTGACGTGACCAATGATCGTGGATGGACTGCATTGCATTATGCTGCTCAAAATGGACACGAAGAGTGTGTCAAAACTCTTATCGATGCAGGTGCAAACCTTGATGTCATCGATATTTCGGGATGCACACCCCTCCATAGAGCAGTGTTTAATGGCCATGCATGTGCGAAGACACTCGTAAAAGCAGGTGCAACTCTTGATGTCATCGATGATACTGAATGGGTGCCGATACATTTCGCGGCCAGGTCCGGAAATGATACAATTTTGAGGCTTCTCATCGAAGCAGATGCAGATATTGATATGTCCAATATATGTGATTGGACAGCTATACATTATGCTTCCATGTATGGGCATGATGCATGTGTAAAGCTTCTCGTCGAAGCCAGTGCGAACATCGACGTCGTGAATACAGATGGACACACACCGTTGATGCTTGCTACTAAATACGAACATGTCGATTGCGTGCTATTACTGATCAATAAGATCGTTTCGGAACGGCCACTACGTCCTAGTGAGCTGAGCATCATTCCACCAACGTTGTTCGGTGATATGTTGCGAATGACGATGCAACTTCATGGACGAGAAGAAGCTTCAAAAATTGTAGCTCATCTTCCCGAGGCCTCAAAATATATTTTGAGAACTGCTGCGTTGTGTTTACACAGAACCATTTTCCCGAAAGATCTCGTCGACCGAGTTCTGATTCAATGCATGTAATAGTTGTCATTATATATATCAACAAAATACGTATAAATACGTATAAACACCATACAAACATTAAAGTATATAATGGATCGTATATTTACTGCAGTAAAAATGGCCACGAAGCCTTTTATACACACGACGAATGTCATTTTAAAATGTTATTTCCACAAAATCAAATCATAAACTACAAACTAAAAGTTTCAGCTTTGCCTTCGAAACAAGCAATTACCGCATGAGAATAATATCCATTATGGATGTTTTCTGCTAATAAAACGATATTTCCTACAGAAGTTTCTATGATTAGTTCCGAAATATTGAGATCATCGTCACGTTTTTCTTTACCGTATTTTACTTTCGTGATCGTCGCACCAATAAAATCATCTCGTGTGAGTTCATTCGGCAATTGTGCCGTGACACCAAATCTCTCACAACAACCTTGATGTCCTTCCATTGCTAACACTATCGGTAATCCATGTGTGGTGTGTACGACCACACCGTTATAACTGCACCACTCGTCATCGTCGTCTATATCATATAACTCGAGAGCGGCGTGAACTTCTTCAGATCTATTATTAATCGGATCGGAACCATAAGAAGAATCTTCATATTTACAAATAAAATCATCCGATATGTTCTGCACACGAACAACATTCGTCAAATTTCTGTGATGACGAATCTCCATATCTGAATCATTAGAGACTTGCGAGTATATAACATTATAATTGTTGATATGATATCAATGACATTCATATCGACAAAATACGTCTATTTAAAATTATATAATATGTATTAACTCAAGATATTTTAAAATCTCCAGATGATATCAATGATGATAACACATTAATCTTTAACATATAACGCATAACGAATTCCATATAACTCAGATACATCAAATTTGCGATATGTTGAGTATTTTATGAGCGATTCTCTATTTTTACGATTACTCCAATCGATTTTCAGAACATTTTTTTGATTAGAATCATATACATATTTTTCATCATTGCACACAAACGCCGTTGCTACATGATAACTTCCAGTTTTCAATTTCATCGCATACACAACATGAGATAGTCTGTAATTTTTGATTCTCAGTTTTATCATCCATATAGTCGGAATATCGGAAACGACAACGAATTTCTTCGTTGCACCAGGTTCGAACTCGAACTCATATCCAGACATTTTTTCATAAGAATCCGGACCGAAACACCGTGTTAAGATTTGATCGATGGCCTGTTCAGGTTGAAACCCCCTCTTGCCCTTTGTAACATCTTCGGTTAGTCTCCCCGGTGTGAAGAATCGTTTCACGAGATGCACTCCCTCGTTAACCGCTCTCGGTTTATAATTAGGACTGTGAATCCTGAGAGCATATGAATATATGTACTTCTTGGTTAACTGAAGAGGACATGCGTCAGTTTGATCGACTTTTTTGAGTTCTTTTATTTCATCCTGAGACAATTTTCGCATGTCTTCGAGTAAAATAGACGATGAAGCGGTTCCCATTACAATTCCATTCAAAGGGGCATTGAACCAGCATGTGCTGGATCTCTGTCCTACACCTCTCGGGGCACATCCGAACGTATCTGGGAGGATGATTTGTTTACCTCTCGTTGGTTTAGTCACCATTGACTTGCTAATGGGTTTGATAGGAACGGTAGAAACAGAACATTTCTGTTGTATTTTTTTATATACAGGCCCGTCTTTCTTGATTTTACGACCTGTTGCAGGATTGACCAAAGGATTCGTTTTCCATTTTGCACACAAATCTGATGCCTTTGGGCTTAAACCATGTGATTCTAACGAAGCCACTTTTGGTGAAACTTTGGGTGTGAACAATTTTTTAACATACACTTTTTTACCATCTTGAACCACATGCGTACGACCTTTTTCGTCTTTGAAAACTTTACGTTTCTTTGCGTTTACTTTTCCTGTTTCCATTTATAATAATCAAATATTATTATCACGCGGGTTCTGATACCGTGTGAACTCAAACGTAATCGGGTTCTGAACAGATGGTTACAACCGAAAAAATTTCTCTAACTAGAAAAAAAAATAAAAAAAAAAATTTAGAAAACTACCATGCAGCTCAAAACTGGTGTACCACGACTGATATACTCATGGTAGTGCTGGTAGTTGATATTTTTTTTTCTAAAATAATAACTTAACGATCTGTAAGTATCGTATGGTAAACATGAAAACGTACGATATCAAACTTCATGTTTGTGGTTGTGGTTATGAAACTATTGATAAGAGTAATGCTAACAAACACAAGAAAACGTCATGTACTCACGAAATGAAAACGGAAACAAAGATATTCTTGCTCCAAGAAGAAGTCACGAAATTGTATGGTAATGTTCAACCCATGACTAATAATATAATCGGAGATCATAATATTCAATATATCGACAATAAGCAAATCACGATCAATCTCACGATTCCTGATGGTGACACTCGCACGGTCATTTACAAGGCGTTGAAGTCGCCACAATTTCAAAGAGATCTGAACGGGGAGTATCAGCCGGAGAACATCCCCGCATTGATATTTCGCCACACGAAGGGACGCGGAATCGTGCGACCAAATGGAGAAAAGATCATCCATGTAGAAGACGACAAGGTTCACGAGAAGGATTTCGGAGGAAAAGTGGTGAAGACGACATTGAATAAGTACGCGAGGAAGTTCATAAACGACGCCACGTGTACCATCGAGAACAATACGGATGTGATACAACCGAAGTTTGCAAAGGAGCTCGTCGAAGACCTGAAAACTCCGAATCTTCCAGGACACAAACGCGGCGAAAAAGTATCGGGAGCGGAGGCATTGAAGAATTACGCGTCCGGTGCCCATGTGGTGTACAAGTATCCTGCCGAGACGAAGGGATTCGTCGACCGTGCTGTCGATGCTGTGAAGAATGAAATTCGTCATGCGAATCCTCCTTAGATCCACTCAAGTGCTTTCGCGATGTTAGGAAATTCTTTGACAAAGATGTCTTTGCAAGCATTCGCAAGATCTATATGTTCTTTCTGTGTTCCATTGGCCGTTCGAAGTTCGATGTAATGTATCCAGTCTCGAATCGTGCCTGACATGTATATCGTTGTCGTCGTGCTCAGAGGAAGAACGAATCGTGCACATTCCTTTGCGATCCCTTTTTCGATAGCTTTGTTGTATAGATCAACACTCTGAGCATACAACTTTTCTTGCTCGGTATTCCACCACGTCTGTTCTTCTTCCGATACCGTGTCTAATGAATTTTGACGATTAGTATGGTCTTGGAAACGTGCTTGTTGAGGTGTTGGAATTTCTATAACAGATGCATATCTCTGACTAAATTCCTGAAAGTGAAAGCTCCGATGACGAAGAACTTGAGCGGCGATGCCTCGAGACGTTTTCAGTTCGAGAGTCATAAATGCTTGTTCAAAAATTGACCAATGTTTGTGGCGAATGCAATACTTTAGAAGCCCCGCTGCGGTCTTATTGTTAATTTGATTTTCAGGATTGGAGACACGCGCCGCATACGCGATCAACTGCTCGGCGGTGTTGACACCTTCGATGACGGGTTTAGAAACGGAAATGAGTTTTGCGGACATTATGTTCTGATGTATAATATCAGTGTTATTTAAATTGATAATTTGTCGATACGGGGTGAATCACTATTTATGTGTCATTTATAATTGCTTCAGGGTATATTTCCAGTTTTCCGTTCATCATTTTGAGTATATCTTGGTGACCATAATAAGCTGCCATTTCAAGACACGTTTTGTCGTAATTCGTTTTGATCAAAGGATCTGCTCCATGTTCGAGAAATATGTTCACGAGGATTTTGTTGCCGAACATAACTAATAAATTTAAGAAAAATACATTTTAGTAATTTATGAGCATTTTCGTCATCACAAAGTTTGGAAATACCAAAGAGCTCGCTGGAATTCCACACTCTCATGCAATAAGAAATATACATGGAAGTGCAGTTTTCGGTTTCAGACAGCTTCCAGTCGCAGCGAAAATAGCCAGAGCTATAGACTACAGAATGAAAAATCATGAGACCATGATATTTACCGAAGATCTCATGGAACCTATTTCGAATTTATCGATCGGAAATCGTGTATTCTTGAAAAAACATCCTGATGAAAAACGTCCATTAGCGAGAGTTTCCGTATACAGAACATCCGATGAACATATCATGAAATATGCAATTGCCATGAACATGTCGGTTATCGTGTTAGGTGAAACGAACGATGTGATATTCGTGGAGGAGATCATGTCACCGACGACGAACGACTCCGAATTGACGACTTCGTATTTGAATCATATTTTTGAAAATGAGATGTGATATATCAACGCTTTTAGTAATTTAAGAAAATACATTTTATAATTGTAGATTATGAGTCTGTTTGTAATTTCGACTATTGCCGATACAAAAGTTATGGCCGGAATTCCACACACGAATGCAGTCAAAAACATACACGGAAGCGCATTATTCGGGTTTAGACGACTTCCAATCGCAGCGAAGTTTGCACTCGCGATTGATTTTCACATGCGACACAATTCTAATGTATTCGACGAAACTCTCATGTCGCCAATTTCTGATTTATCTAAGGGTGACATTGTCACGTTACACACTCGACCAAGTTTCAACACTATGAATCGTCCATTCGAACGAGTCACGATTTCACGCGTGAAAGAGGAAGAAATCTTGAATTATGCATCGGCAATGCAAATTTCTGTGATTCTTATGAGCGAAGAAAATAACACGATGTATATCGAGGATATCTTGCAGCCGTCACGATCCGTGGAATTTTCGGCTGGGTACTTGAATTACTTGTTCAATGAAAAAGATTATTCATGATATCGACATCGTCAGTTTTAATATCTTTTTTTATGATGATATGATAGGAATTAAATGTTTCTCAAACTTCCGACGGGGGCGAGGGCGATGCCTCTATCAAAAGTTCACAGAGAAGCATTTTTGGGTGGAGTCATCTCACTAGGCGTTGACATAACACTTCAAAAGATGGCTAAAAAATCAGTGGATTTTGGAAGAACTATTCGTATCGTCTCATTTTCCGTATTGTCCACATATCCTCAAGCACGATACTTCGATGTGTTGGACTCTATTTTTCATAAAAAGACATTGCAATCCGCGATCAATAAGACGATCCTGAATCAGATTTTCTTTGCACCCGTCAATATTTCTTGCGCGATTACATGGAATTTATTTTTTGAATCGAAATCAGAATTTATAGTTTCCAAGTTGAAATCATCCGTCGTACCTTCGATGATCGAAGGAGCGTCGTTCTGGATTCCTCTGAACATCATAGGGTTTTATCTGATTCCCGATTATCACAGAATAATGTTTTTCAAGCTTTGCAGTATCCCATATAAGTTCATATTTACGAACAGGATATTCAAAAAATAATATTTGAGTAATTTATACATGATTAAACAAGTCATAGCATTCGCGAAGAAACACTGGTTCGTCATTTTAGCCGTACTCGCCATCGTGATCATAGGATTCATTCTTCTTGGTAAGAAGAAAGAAAGAATGTACGACTACGAGATAGCCGGATGTAGTACATGTGATGCCGGTGACGCAGGTGTCCTCCTCGACACCGAGCAAGAAATGTATCAGATGCCCGATGACTATTATTCGGGTGACGAATCCGCGGCACCTGCAGATAGCGATCAACTGGTTTTGTTGAACCCAGATGAGACGGGTGCTGTCGTCACCGATCGTGAGGATTCTCTCGAGACCGCTGTATATGACGACAGCGAAAATTCTGAATATGCCGATATGACATTCGCTGAGGAGGTTGCCGACGATCTAGAAGAAGATGTAGTGTACGATGATTCCGAATTAGATCATGTTGACGAAAATGAGGTGGAAGAGGAAGAAAATTCTTTCGTAGCAGAGGATGTTGCGGAGGGAGAAGATGACTTGCAACTTATACCTATGGATGAGTCTTACGAGACCGACTTCATGTTACTATGAGCTTCATTTATAACAACCCAAGAACCACGTCTATGAATTATTTTCACTTTCGAGGCCTTGAAAATAACATAGCTCATACAAATTAATAATGTAATAAAACAAACAAGCATAACAATTTAAGAAAATTATATTTATAGTTCTTAAATTGTTATGGAACCCGAGATTTCTACACTCGAAGATGCTAAAAAATACAAAGACATTGACGACCTAAAATTACGCCTTCTCGAGGAAGGAAAAATGAGATACGATGATCTCGAAGTATTAGAGATGGTGAAAAACCAAGTTCTCCCGTTCGACGAATATCAAGAACTTTTAACGGATAGATATAACGAAAAAAGTAACCTTGTTAAGTTCACCGCACAAGTAGTTATCTCCGCAGCTGTCACTGCTTTTTGTATGGCGATGATAATCGTCGAGAAAGATAATCCAGGTACCAATGGTGAAGGTATTTATCTTCCAATTATTTCTGGAATTCTCGGGTATTGGCTTCCTAATCCCGATTACTCAAAAATTCTACCGAAGAAAAATAGCGGTGTGATTCAAAAAACCGAACAAAAGTAATTTAACTAATATTTTTTTTACATAGTAGTGATGTATACGCTGATAAAGCTCACGAGCGAATACACATCTCGTGCGATTACATTTGCATCCAAGAATTTTACGACGTCGGAACCTACATCGGTCGCTCTCAAACTCACCACATGCGATTTTACGACATCTTTTCAAAACATCATGAAACAATGTGTCGAACATAATCATTCGTTTGCGTTCGTGGATGCTCACGATAACATCAAGGCACAAATTCTTAACATTCCTTATGAAGCTTATGAAAACGTTCACTACGGTAATATTCGAGAAACAGACCCGATGTTCGACCTTTTCGGAAATCTCGATGTGTACACTCCGAATGATAAGTGTATGTACGTATTCGCTATCGGTTCTGAAGTTACAGGCAAAGGTCTCGCTATCAAGTTGCTCGAAAAAACCATAGAAGATTCCTCTTCACATGGGTTCAAGTACATATGTGGAGATTGTACAAACTTCATTTCACAACACATGTTCGAAAAGTATGGATTTGAAACAGTCGGATCCGTAAAGTATAAGGAATATCGATACGGAATTACGAGACCTTTCGATTCGATCAATTGCACGGAATACATAAAACGAATGGTGAAGACTATGTAACTGCTTTCGATCACACCATATCAAAAAGTTGGTTCGCGCTATCTTTCCTGAACAGTGGAATATTGTTACCTGGTGCAATTAGACCGTTTTGTTCAGCCTTTGTTATGAGGTTGATATATGAAATATCACAATTATCCACCAGTTTTACTTCTATGTTATAATTTGGATTCAGTTCATGTAGTTGTTCTTCCGACTCAAACCATTTTCCAAAAAATGAATTGTGTTTTCCATATTTAGAAGTTGCCTTGTAAATAATACCAGCGTTTCCTTCGAAACAGCTCTTCTTTTCGTATATACGGCACAATTTAGATTGTTGGTGATAATTTTTATTTTCTTCATTTTTCGTGATGAAACCGCAGATACAATGATAATATGGCATCATTTTAATAGTGATATTATGAAAAACTATTAAAATTTATATGTAAAAGTGTCGATATGAAAGCCGGATGAGCGGTTGTCATTTGACCCGGACGGTTGTATATCGTCAAATATGAATACATATACAAGATGACGCATTATTGTGTATAGTATGAGTAAACGAAGTAAAAATAAAAGCAAACGTCGTGGGATTAAACAATATGTATACATTATTCGTAATAAGATAAATGAAGACATGTATATTGGTATAACATATGACTTCAACAAACGAATGAAATCACATAAACGACGTTCGATCGCAGGAGAAACCAAATTATACAATTCAATACGTAAATATGGATGGAAAAACTTTGAAAAAGAAATAATCGAAGTTGTGTATTGTAGAACGGAAGTGTTCGAACTTGAAAAATTCTACATAGAAGAATTTGACACATTTCATAATGGATTGAATTCCACACCAGGTGGAGATGGTAGTGGTTGTCGTGGAGATAATGCACGTGCTATCAAAGTCAAGTCACATAACATAAAAACTGGAGAAGAACGAATTTTTGATTGTATATCAGATGCTGCGGATGAGTTGGATTTAAATTCGAGTATTATATCTGGTGTTATAAATGGTAGATATACATATTCGGGCGAATATATGTTTCAACAATATGATCCAAATAATCCAAATAATACATTCGACTCGAGTAATATATTAACACGATATGAGAGAACAAAAAAAGCGGGCTTATCTACTCGAGAAGTTACAAAAATCCCCATAATAGGAACTCATTTCACAGGTTTTACCATAGAATTTGAAGCAATATCCGATGCTGGTCGTATATTGAATATTTCTACTGGTAAAATATCTGCTTGTGCTCGAGGTAATATTGAATTTACTAAAGGTTATACTTGGGAATATAAAGACGAAGAAATGCGTTCAATGTATCCAAAATTTATAAGACAACAATCTGGAGCTAAGAGTTCTGGTAAAGTGTATCGTATATTAGAAGATGGAACGAAAGATATTTATAATTCTGGAAATGAAGCTGAGAAAAAGTTGAACATAAAATCATGTATTATACCTGCTATAAAGAGAGGAACTAAAGCTGATGGTTATGTATGGAGATATTTAGATGACGAACAACAATCTAAATACCCTGATCCAAAGCCTCGTGTGATTTATCCTAACAAAGGACCTGTATATAGAATTTTAGAAGATGGAACAAAGGATGAATACACCTCTGCCGGAGAGGCAGAACGAAAAACGGGTATCAAACACGTGAGACGTGCTGCGGATACTGGTATGAAAGCCGGAGGATATAGATGGTATGCTGTGTAAGTTTATTCACGAACAAGAGGCAAAAATCCGGGCAAGCTGCGTGACCCTCGAATGCTTACATTATCCGGGCGTCTGAATGCAGATTCTCCGCCTCCGGAGAATGGAAGACTTGCATCTCTGACGTATAGAGCATAACTTCTGATACCGGAGAGAATTTGCTTCAGACATTCGGTGATGACGAGTGTATTAAGTTTTTTCAGTCCCGCTTTGATATTTCCGTCGAACGTGGAATCTTGCACGTAAATTCCGGCCATCATCATGATAAGCTCATCTTCATTTTGCGGTCCAATGTCGAAAGAAGTATATCGCTTCGTTTCCGATATCAATTTTTTCTGTATGAAGTCGACATTTTTTCTACTGAAAAATTCTGTATTGAACGGAGCTGGCGATTCGTGAAGGATTCTGAGAGCTGCCGCCACGGTTGGTTCTAGAGTGCTGTTTCCAAAATCTCCAGATAACTTATATGGATTATCCGTGGGAAAAGCCATGTTTTGGATAAAATTTCCTAGCGCTTCCATTATGTTTTAATATACGTAAATAATTTATTATTTAAATTTTAACCAAATGCACCGAACGATCCCGGATTTCTCGAGGAATGAATACGACTATATGGCACTCGAAGACTTTCTGATGATTGTCGAGACATCGGTCTTTTCATCTGAGGCGCAGTCATCGGTCTTTTCATCTGAGGCGCAGTCATCGGTCTTTGAAATTTAGATGGTGCAGTCATCGGTCTTTGAAATTTAGACGATACTGACATCGAACGTGAAGATTGCGGCAAGCTTGGCATTCTCGATTTCGTTCTAGCGGAATTTCCCATGAATTTTTGTTGTTGTTTTTGAATTGATTTTTGTTTTTTTGCGGATTGTTGCTTCATGGATTGTTGTTGTTTTTGAATTGATTTTTGTTTTTTTGCGGATTGCTGTTTATTTTGCTGTTTCTTCATAGCTCTCTGCGCTCTTATGGCGGCGTTTTCTTTTGCTTTGCGTTCCGCAGCAGCGCGACGTTCCGCTTCTTCACGTTTTTTACGCGCTTGTTCGATTTGTTTTGCTTGTTGTTTTTGACGACCTAATTCAGCGCGTTTTTGCTTCCACTCGTTAGTCTTCCCTGAGGCTATCTGTACACGCGGGACTTGTTCAGCCTTCGCTGTATCGAGTCTGAATTTCAATTGCATATTCTGTCTTTGTTTTTGGAGTCTCGCTTTTACTTCTGGAGGTGCTGATGCGATTTTTTTGTTCAGTTGCGCTATTTTTTTAGCATGCGTTGTTTGAAGGGCACGTATGCTTTGTTTTTTAGATTTTGCATTCACTATAGCGGCTCTCTTCAAAACGTCGCTTACGTCTCTGGAAATAAACGTCGTCTGACCAGGGGTGCACTGAGATGGATCGACACTGCACGGGATGACTCTGCCAACGGAACCGTCTTTCATGCTTTGAAGGGGGTATTTCCTCGGGTCGTATTTCTTTCCCGCGGAGAATTTCCCCTTTTGGTTCATTTTTGATCGGTCGTACTTGTAATCAAGTTGCGTTCCTTTTTGACCCGGTGTTCTCGTGATTTTACCGTCTTTTGATCTTACAGTGCTCGTGAGTCTGTCAATGGTAAAATAGGGAGTTCTGTATTTCTTATAATAACTTATGTCTCTCACGGCATTCTGCTTGCTATAAGGTAATAGTGCAAGAACCCTCGGTGGAACGTCCGTGTACCCATGATATTTCCTCAGTGCATATATCCTGGGATCTTTCCCGAGGCGTTGTTCGAGTTTTTGAGTAGAAACCACTTTGTAGCTATGTCTCAACCGATATCCTCGTACACAGTCGTTGATATCATCGTTCGCGTCCTGAAGACTATACACCTGCGGTGGAAATTCGTTAAGGTTTTTGATTCCATAAAGTTCTTTTAATGCCCATGCCCTACGATCTGCGTATTGCGGGACTTTTGAGCATTTTCCAGAACGGATTGCCGGGACGTATACCGAACCTCCAGTCCCTTTACTCGTCGTATTTCCCATAATATACATATACACTATTTTTTTTATTTACACCGGTTGTTGCTGAGTGATACAATGCAAATTCCCTCCACCGAGGAGAATCTCTCGTGAATAAAAACCAACTATTTCTCGTTCCGGGAAAATTTCCTCGAATTTCTTGTGAGCGAGGGCATCGTATTTCTCATCACCGAAAGTTGGGAAGATAATCGCCCCATTAGGCATTATGAAATTCACATAACTTGCAGCGAAACGGTCGCCTGCTCTACGCGGAATCGCGAGACCTGTATTTACGACTCCCGCGGCTTCCTCTTCAGTGATGAACATATCACTTGGGATATGGATTTTATGAATGATCAGTTTGCGTTCTTTTGCGTCTCTTTCCTTTGTCAAAAGTTTATATGCATTTTTTGAACGTTCATATTGGGGATGTTTAGGATCATCGGTCCATGCCAAGATAACTTCGCCGGGTCGTGAAAAACAAGCCATGTTATCAACATGCCCATTTGTTTCGTCATCTGCAACACCATATTCTAACCAGATGATTTTCTCGACATTAAGGTATTCTTTGAGATAATATTCAATATCTTGTTGGCTCATGGTGGGGTTCCTGCCGGCGGACAATAGACATTCTTTTGTCGTTATAAGCGTCCCTTCGCCATCGACGTGAATCGACCCCCCTTCGAGTACGAAACCCGGTGTTTTGATAATGGGAACATTAGAAATCCTAGCCATATATTCGGCGATTTTTTGATCATTTTTCCAGGTCGTGTATAGACCATCAAAATTCCCGCCCCACGAATTGAAATCCCATGAAATTGCTTTGACATTTTTACCATTTGTGATAAAAGTTGCGCCTGTGTCTCGAGCCCAACAATCATCTGAGTCGGCTGTCGTCATTTTAACACTTGAATCATGTAGGAGTTCCATCGCCTTGTTTAGATGGTCTCTTGAAACGATCATGATGACTTCTTCGAATTCTGAAATTTTACGTGCAAGATTTGTGATTGTTTTCTGGGCGGGAACTGCTTCTTCTCTCCAATTATCGTTACGAAATGGGAAAATCATCCATGTTCGTTTATGTTGTTCGAATTCCCCTGGCATGTAAAAACCAGTTTGTTTGGGCGTCATTATTACAATACTAAAATAGAGTTTACAATGTTCATTAATATAATCATTTGTCGATACAAAGGGTTTTCATATCCGGGAGTCTTGAAAAAATTACATATTCATCATCATCGTACGTTTTGGTAAAGAAATTTTTGTCTACGCGGTGGAACAAATCTTTTTCGAATTTCTTCTTGAACGCAAATCGTTTTGCCTTGTCGAAGAAAACACCGAATTCTTTCATAACGAATTCTTGAACAGAACCGAGAACGATCAAACCAATGTTGTCTGGTATACTACTATTGAAAGGGATTCTCATGAGTTTTTTGTACGCTTCCATATCTTTGATGGAAGTGTAATCGTGATAGGGATACGTAACGCGACCGAGACTATGAATTCCATCTTTGATCTGTGGAATATCTTGAAGTCCACAAGACATCACGGTTTCTCCACGGGCGCGAATAATACTGGAATACTGGACTAGCGACGACATTTTTCTGAAAATATGAGTATTATCAGAAATATATATAAATTTTCAATTGTCATTCCCGGGTAAAATACACTCATTGACGTATTGACGTGACACTTGGTGCTTTCTCCTGTCTTAAAAAACTTTTGTAAATTGTCTCTAAATCACTTTTTGCCTCTTCTATTTCGGAAGACATCTTGTCCAAACGAGTATAAATTTTATTTATATGAGTATCAATTTCTTTTATTGCAGCATCAAATTTCGAGTTCAATTGATCAAGTTGAGACTGTATAGAAACAGGGTTTACCATTTTTTTATATAAGTATATTTAAATTCTTATAAACAATTACATCGTTGATATGAGTTAACAATTGTATCGCACGAGTGCGTAGTATATCAGATATACCAATCCAAACAGATACGCGAATGCCGCGTACAGCACGCGCATCGCCACATGGTCTCCTTTTGAGCAGTTCCAGCTCAGCCACACGGCGTAAATTCCCACGATGAATGTGAGAACAGACCGCACGATATTTGCGGTTTTCAATTTCTTTTTATCTACGAATACATCTGTGAAATTTTCTTTAGGTTTTAAAAACTCCGTCAAGATAAATGCGTCCATGTTGTATACTTAATAATTTAAAAAAAATCACGAATACATCGTATGACATTTGACGTTAGTAAACTGAGATCTGTTCGCCGTGGGAAGTTTGAGCAACTGCGATATGAAAATCAGCCTATAGAGCTTCTTTTTGAAAACTGTTACATCGTTCGCGAAATTTATGACAAGTATGTCCGTTTAGATTTATCAAAATCATCCGGAGACCGCAGTGCACTGCTCAAGATTCACGAGTACATCAAAGATGTCGCAAACCCTAACTTTTCTCCGTTGAAATACGCTGCGTCGTCTGAAAAGAGTTGGGACGATATCGTGTGTAAGATCTCGAATGCTATCTGGGAACCATACGAAAAATATCTTAACAAGGGTGATAAAGTCGACGTTGTTTTATCGCCTGGTGCGTTCGGTTCATTCGGGTGGTGTTTAAATATCAAACAAGTATGGTGTAAATAATTATACTACATTATCTCCATATCGTTCTAATCCGTCGAATTTGTCTTCTACGAACTTACTTACTTCGTTCGCAAAATGAGTTTGTGAGAGCATGTACAAATTGGTAAATGCGAATGCAGTAACGCCTGCACCAAGATCTTGTGGGTCCATGAACGGGATGAATGTTGCTGCTAAAATGAGCACACCGATGATAATAGTAAACTGTGCAACTAGTGATATACCAGTTACTACTTTACCATCTTTCGGGAACCTTTTGTGAATGGTGCAATTTACATGCTTGTTTGCGATCCCAGTTACAATACCGAGCAAAAGTCCCAGTAGCGAGTGAGTCACAATCGTATAATATGGTAATTTGCGCACCATTCTTTATTATTTGAAAACATTTTATTATCATGCGGAACACACGAGACAATCGTTGTCTATAGTCACCGCTATTGCAGAGGATGCTGGTTTCGATCTCAGATAATATTGCAGCGTCTTGAGTCCACTCTTCCATCCGTAGAAGAGCATGGACGTCACGTTCTTCAATGTTGGTTGGGCGAGAAACAGATTCATGCTTTGTGTCTGGTCCACGAATGCTCCACGATCCGACGCCATATCGATCACGCTTTTCATGGAGAGATCCCATGCCGTTTTATACACGGCCTTCACGCTCGGATGAATTCCGATTACTTTCTGGATGCTGCCACCATTTGCAATGATTTGATTTTTCATTTGTTCGTTCCATGTTCCGCGTTCGATGAGTTCTCTGACGAGATACGAGTTGATCACTGGGAATTCTCCCGCCAACGTACGTCGGGAATACAAATTAGAGGTGATCGGCTCGAACGCTTCTACGCTTCCACAGATCTGAGCGGTGGAGGCCGTCGGCATGAGTGCGGTCACCAGAGAATTCCGAATGCCTTTTTTGACACGCTCTTCGAGTCCGCGCCAGTCGAGATTGCTCTTAGGAGTGACATCCCACAAGTGGTACTGAAGAATGCCTTTGCTCGCGGGAGACCCTTCGAATGTTGGATAAGGACCATGGATCTCAGCGAGTTCTACCGATGCTTCTACAGCGGCATAGTAAATATGTTCGAAGATTTCGCGGTTGAGGTCCCTGGCTTCCGGTGAGTCGTAAGAAAATCTCAGTTTGAAGAATACATCCTGAAGTCCTTGAACTCCCACACCGATGGGGCGTCGTAGTTTGTTAGATGTTTCAGCTTCTTTGATCGGGTATGCCATGACGTCGATGGATCTGTCGAGATTTTTCGCGAGGATCTTGACGTTTTTACGCAGGTCATCGAAGTCGAACTTATCGTTTTTAACATAGTTCTTTAGAACGACGCTTCCGATGACACACACCGCAGTCTCCTCCTTCGATGTATACTCGACAATCTCATTGCATTGTCCGGTGATAACACCATTGAAGACACCCATATGACGTTTGGGTTCGTTGAAACAATACGTATCTTCAACATCGCCATGGTCGGTAACAGAAACTACACGAGTAAATTTGTTAGTTTTGTGATGACGTTTCCTACTACCATTCATTTTTAGACGTCTTGGTGTAAAACCCAATGCAAACAATTTCCTGACACCTTCAGAGTCAATTTGTAGTCTCCAACTTTCTGCTCCGTTATACATATCAGTCCCACCACGACCATCGGGCATTTTCATCACTCTATTTGGCATAAACTTGTTAATCGTAGAATGAATTCCGATGGTTTGTAGCATGAGTCGAATATCCTGAAGAAAACTCTTATTGATACTCACCGCCTGCATATTTTCAATATCTTTGTAACGAATAACACATCCATCTCCATCCATAAAACCTGCAAGCCAACTTATCTTTTCATTCACCATCGAATTGATAGGAACCTCAAATTTATTTTGAACATAATCTGGGACATAAAAATGAGTTCTGAAACGATTAGTATGAGATTTAATAACATCCACATACTTTGTAAGAGCTTCTATCTTATCTTCGCGTTTAACGGAAATTCTATATTCATCTTCCCCATATTTTGATTTAATAACACAACCGTCTGCACTGAAGAAACCTTTTGTATATGCTTCTTTGTCAGACATTGTAGTTTCACCAACAGTAATGGTTGGAAGTTCAAATCGAATGATACGATCTCCTTTTTCAAGATCTCCGGCTCTTACTTCCATCACACGTGATTTATCAGCAGGACGAGATCCTGTTTCGATGTAAAATTTGTGATAAGGAGTGCAACGAAGTTCTGTTCCATCATCGAGAGAAACCATGATGAGTTTTTGATTGACACCCGTTTTGTGAACAATCGTCTCCGAAAACTCATATCCGTTCCAAACCCGAACTTGTTTACCTTCCATATCCTTGATTGGATGATATCCCGATGATGTAAGAATTTTAGTATCGCCTGCAACACATAAGTTACTTCCACGAATGGTCCCGGCATTCATTTGCATGTTCTTTTTGTTTACCGCGTCTTTGTTGGATACATATGGTTGACCCGTTTCTATGATGGTTGTGACCATAGTATTCCACACATCACGAGCCTTTACCACATTTTTCGCTTTTCCCTCTGCTTCGTAACGTTCATACAGTTCCGCATATTCATCTCCAAATGCATCTGTGAGGCCGGGGCATTCACTCGGATCGAACAGACTCCACTGAGCATCTGTTTCGACTCGTTTCATGAAGAGATCGTTCAGCCACACCGCATAAAACAGATTTCGAGCTCGTAGCGATTCTTCACCTTGATTTCGTTTCATCAGCAAGAAATCCATGACATCCGAGTGATGTGGTTCAAGATAAATCGCGAAAGAACCCTTCCTCCGACCTCCTTGGTTCGCATAAGCGGATGTCGTATCGAACACCTTCAACATAGGCACGATACCATCCGATTCTCCATTGGTTCCATTGATCCTCGAGCCGCGTCCGCGAATTTCGGATATGTTGATCCCAAGACCTCCACCATGCTTGGACAACTGAGCACAATCGCCGAGAACTTTGTAAATATCACCGAGTGAGTCTTCGACCGTAACGAGAAAACAGCTTGCAAGTTGCGCCTTTTTGAAACCAGCGTTGAAAAGAGTGGGACTTGCGTGTGTGAATTTACGACATGAAAGAGCATCGTAAGTTTCTTTTACTCTGGCGATGTCGGATCCCCACAGACCGATCGCCACGCGAAGATATACGTGTTGGGGGCGTTCTACGATCTTATTATTCACTTTGGTGAGATATAGACGTTCCATCGTTTTGAATCCGAAATAATCGAAATCATAGTCGCGATCATAATCGATGAAAGATTGATATTCGTCGGCATGTTTTTCGATATTTTCTTTGAAATCGTTACTGAGAAGATGAGCAATTTCAGCATATGCGTCCGTGATTTTGTCATGAGTTTGTTTTTGCAGATTCGAAACGCTGATTCGAGCAGCGAGAATACCATAGTCGGGATGTTCGGTCGTCATGCTGGCCGATTTGTCCGCTGTTAGTTCGTCCAATTGAACGGTGCTGATTCCATCAACGATAGACGCACATACCGATGCCACAATTTTCGAAACATCTACGGACAGACCGGTCATGGCACGTGAACCTTTATACACCGGCTTCGAATTGATGGGCCAACAGAGACGTTGAATGCGCTGAAGAATTTTGTCGAAGCTGATGTTTTCCTTTGATCCATCGCGCTTGAGAACTACCATCAATCGATTCATTGGTCTGCCTACCATATAAATATAGTTAAGTTATAATCTTTTGACACACTTAAGTATTATAACTTGTCGATATGATAACATCAACGTTTTCTAACTTGTCTTCCTATAACTTTGTATCCACCGAGTTTTGCCAAATCGCTTCGAATGTACACCACAGTAGATCTTGCTACACCGTTGAAACAAAGTTCTTTAGATAGTTGATTAGGTTTTGCGATATTCATTTTACATGCCGCAGTGTTTATGCAAAATGCCTTGTTCGATGCCCAATCGGCAGGCATTAAACTGCATGGCATATCCTTGATGACACTTCCAGACCCACTCATCGCTGGGTCTCCGCTGCGAGCAGTCCAACCATTGTAAATATATCTATTATTATTACAAGTGACACCGGCTATGGCGTGAGCGACTGAACAGCTTTGCGTTCTAACTTCACCTCCTAGAATACAGGAGTCTAGAATATAATTCCTACCATTATATTGGATTATTTTGTTGTGAATATCATTTGAAATTCCAGACACGGAACCTAATGCGAGTCTTGGACCTCCCCACAAACCCTGAATGTAATCTTCTCCACCGTCTCTATGCAAAAGTAATACTTCGGGGTTATTCGTATCGACAAATGTTCCTCTTGGCGATTGTGTTTTCATCGCTTGTGCCCATAGTTTAGAGTCTAGCGGGAGGTCAACATTGAAACCTGAATATAAAATTTTACCTTTAACGATTCCGATGCCTAAATGTGGCACTCGTAGAAACCCAAGAATTTTGTGAACATATGGATTGTAATGAGCTTCCGAAGAACCGTTCAAAGTAGAATCGAAGAGGTTGGATCTCGTGGCACGCAGGTCTTGAAGAAATTGATGGGGTTGCATATGTTCTACGACTCGTCTAGAAACTTTACCCGAATCGTAACCTTTTATTAGTTGCAATATAGCATCTGCTATCTGTTTCGTATTAGAATATTTAACCATTTTACGAGCGTGCATTCGCATCACCACACGGGTGTACTGGGAAAAAAAGAGCGTCGTGATGAGTGCTGTGAACCAACATATCGCACCTTGTTGTGCAAACGTGAGGACCTTCGAGCATGATGTCACTGGTTTGACTGTCTTGACTGCATATGTTCTTCCACGTTCGTTTTTTATCGTTTGTTGCCGTATCTTTTTTACACCTCCTGTTCTTTGAAATAGCGATGGTGATCTTGGTCTAGACCGTATTGGAGCAGTCTGAGGCGATGATCGTGAGTTTATCACCATAGGCATTGGTTTAGAATTCCGAATCGTACCAAGCACTCTCTGTCTTTCTAGGTCTTGTCGTGATTGTGATGACGATCGTTGCTGGGATACTCTTTTAGATGGAAGAGTTCGTCTTTGTTTTAATTTTGTATCCATAAGTTAATCAAATATTATTCTTGCGGGTAATTTCTACGGAAATCACCCTATATGCCGAATAATATAAGCACTCAGTGTCAAAGACACCGAGAGGTCTAACTTGACCGAGAGGCAAGGAAGGTCTCTACGACCCGGGCACCTGCCTCGGTGCTCAACCATTTCAAGAGGATGTTGCGGGCGGCGTGAATATCGCGGTCGCATACATTACCACAGAAACACTCAAACGTCTTTTTGCTTCCCAGCAGATAGTTAATCTGCCCGCAAACACCACACGTCTTTGAAGTGTATTCCTCTGTTGGTTCGGTGTATAACAACCCTTTTTCCTCACACTTGCCTTTCATACGCATCCTAAAAGTGAAATGACTGATACCAAGCATTGAGCAGTTTGTTTTGTTTTTCAACATCCTGCTAACGCGTTGTGTTTCAAATGGTGGCAACAAGACACCAGAGTATTCGTTTGTGATATCCTTAATAATTTCCCAGTGGTAAGCATCTCGCACACGTTGGTGCTTTCTAAATAATCTCCTACGATGTTCTCTCATTTTACGCTTGAGGGAAACATCTTGACATTTTGAAATTCTGCGGTCGACCAAAGATACTCGGGTCCTTATATCGGTGAGTTTGGCGTTCATATCTTCCCCAAGGGTCTTTGAACCACCATTTGACCCAAAACACGCGAAGGGAGTGCGAACTCCAGGGTCTATAGCAACGATGGGTTTTGTTGTTTGGGTCTTCGTGGTTTTATACACCGGCACCAGCAACCAATGGTCGCCATACGGGTCTCTCTGTATCCTACATTCCGCATCAGGTTTGCCTTCAAACGGCACAGAACCAAAATACCTGACTTGTCCCAGATTTCTTGGTAAAATGATGAGGACACCATCATTGTGTTTTAGATGTGTGCCAATACCGAGAGAGAAACCACATTTTCGTTGATGTTTCTTCGTTTTATACGTCATTTTGAAGTGGTCAATGTTCTTATTTTTCAAGTTCGTAAATGCTGATTTGAAATTATTTGCTGCTTCAAAGATTGCTTGTTGTCTTATTGGTTGAGGACATCCCAACAACCACCTGCGTTTTTGAAAGAATTTGTTGTATGTCCCATCTCTCCTTTTGAGAGACAAAAACGCATTTTGAAGTTCTATTTTGTTTGGGTTATGTGTTTTATCATTTACGGCAGATACCGCTGCGTTGTATGAGTATCTGGCAGCATCCGCAAACTTCATCAACATCATTTTTTGTTGTTTCGTGGGGTTTAGTTTCACTTTCCTGGTGCGTAATACTCTTTTGGCAATTACGTCATTTTGAAACGTATTCACATTTTCGGTTCCCCACGGAATAATTTTCGTGAGTTGTTGTGATTTGCGCGACCACCACGGAGTTAGTTTCGACATTCATAATATTTGCGTTGATTGATTGTATTAAATGAGATGGTTTGTCGATACGAGATATAAATGACAAATTATCCGTACATTATTTTCTTTGTCAGGAAAAACAATGTTCCTCCCCATAGTGCATCAAGAATTGATGTTTTAAATTTCCACTCACTAATCAACGCATAGCTCGTGAAATCGTATATTGCATATGCCAGGAAACCCAATAGGAACGCTTTGAAGTTTGTCGTCGTTTCAGATACGAACATATAAAAGAGTGCTATGATTGCTACATAAGCTGCTAACGCACCTGCCATCTTTATCTTAAGAGGAGAGCCTTGGATGGTTTCTATCATCTGCGTAAATAATTTACCTGAAACGGTGTTTATCCATATTAAATCTAGAACGAGTAATATTGCAGATAATTTTATAATTTTTATGACTTCCCCGGTCATTATATCTGTATCGACATTTTTTATTTTTTAATGACATCGAGTAGTATACACCAAATGTCACGGTGTGAAATTTGCAGAAAGAAAACGGGCCTGCTCGGTTTCGTGTGTAAATGTGGACATACTTTTTGCGAAAAACATCGTTTGATGGAATCTCATTCATGTCCCACTTTACAGGCGAAAGAAAGTATCATACTCGAAAAAGTAGTCGCTGATAAACTCGCAAACAGAATGTGAACGCGTGAAATATCGTCTTAAAAATATAAATAATAGTATAATAAGTAAATATGCCAGGAGCCATATCCCAACTGGTCAGCTATGGTGCACAGGACGTCTATCTGACCGGAAATCCTCAGATAACCTTTTTCAAGGCAGTATATCGTCGATACACAAACTTCGCTATGGAATCAATTCAACAGACATTCGATGGTACCACGGATTTTGGTAAATTTCCTACGGTGACCATTTCGAGAAACGGTGATTTGGCGGGTCCAATATGGATAGAAGTGAACCTCCCGAGTCTTCTCGGATACAATATTACCCCGACACCTGCAGAAGGTAACACGTCGAATGTTCAGACATTATCTAATGTGTTCACGGATAGTTATAATAATTATTGGGGGACATATAATCAAGGAACGAACCCACAATACTCGAACTTGATCGCCGCATTCAGTAACGTCGATTATCAATATTATGCGAATGCTGTTACAACTACATATCCTCCGACTGCATTATCTAATGTTATTTATAGTTGGCCGTATATGTTAACGGGTAACGTCGGAACGAGAACGACGGTCGCAAGGCCCACGGCAAACTTGAGATACGTCAACGGGATCGGACTCGCTTTGTTCAATTCTATAGAACTCGAACTCGGCGGTCAGCGTATCGACAAACATTATGCAGAGTGGTGGGATATATGGACCGAACTGACCGAGACTGCCGAGAAGATAGAGGGGTATAACACCATGGTTGGCCGATATGATCCTGCTATATACAATGCACGATGGGATGTATCTCAAGCACAAGGCGGGACATATTACATTCCTTTGAAATTTTGTTATAACAGGAATCCTGGTTTATATATGCCTCTCGTCGCTCTTTCATACCATCAGATGAAATTGAACTTCAACATCAATAATTATCTGAACTGTGTCAAGTGCAATTATCCTGTTACTGCATTGACGAGTAAGAACGGCGCTAACCCATTGTCCATTACTAACATGAAGCTATACACCGATTTTGTTTTTCTTGATGCCCCTGAACGCATACGAATGAGTCAAATTCAACACGAATATCTCGTGACTCAACTTCAATGGCAAGGATCCGAACCCGTCACAGCCCCTGGTGATCCCAATGGCAGCACAAATCGCAAGATAACTCTCAACTTCAATCATCCCGTGAGAGAACTCGTTTTCGTGTACCAAGCTGCATCGAATTACGACGTCGACGCAGTTACAGGCAATAACATATTTGATTATGAAATACCTGCGAATCCAACTGCGGTTCCTCCATATGCTGGAGGTGGTGAGGTGTTCACCGAAGTGAAATTGATCATCAACGGAAGTGATCGTTTCTCAGGGCGTCCGGGGGCATATTTCAGACTTGTCCAGCCGTATGAGCATCATGTGCGCGTTCCTAGCAAGAGCGTGTACGTATATTCTTTCGCTCTAGAAGATGCAGATTCGAGACAACCAAATGGTTCTGCAAACTTCACCCGTTACGATTCTGCACAGCTTCAGTTGACGCTGAACGAAAATCTGGCGTCTGGTCGTGTTCAGATTTATGCTCCCAACTTTAACATCCTGCGTATCGCTGCTGGAATGGGGGGACTCGCGTTTGCGAACTAGTTCATTACGTTCAATTAATCACAATACATTTATAATAATATTTTTAAGTATTATAAATGGTTTTTAGTAGGCTTGGAAGGTCGTTTTCCTCAGCGTTTTCAGGTCCTGGTATCGAAAAATTCGTTGCGAAACTAACTAGTAAAACTGTGGTGGTGCCAGTAATATATTCACTTGTCACTATATTCATCTTTGCCCTCGTGTACGCATTGATCGGATATAAAAATCACTTTGAAACAAAAGATAACAACAAACATAAAAACATAGAAAACTCCATCATTGCCTCTATAATGCTCCAATCGAATGCTATGGGATCAGTGACACCTATTACTTCACTCGGTGCTTGGTTAAGCGCTGCTCAGGTGATGATTGGATGGTTATGGTATCTGTGTATCGTTTACATAGTTGTTTAAAAATTAAAATATTATGATAAACAAATGGACGCATTCATCGTAACAAAGTTGTTTGAAAACAAGAAGGAAAATTTCACTACTGGAAAAAGTCTGATAAACACCATTCAACTCATTCTGAGTCTTACGATCAGTACATATGCAGCATTTCTTTCTTGGAATTGTTCCGTAGGCGATCATCCATTCTTCAGAATTTTGTTTGCCATACTCGCTTTCTGGTTTGGCATTCTTTATATCTTATACTATGTTCTTTTAAAGCAAAATGCGTGTAAGTTTTAATTTAAATTTAACTAAATTTTTTTCTTTGAGTGAATAATATGTTGTCGGCGTTGATTCACATAAAAACAAAGGAAAAAAGTCTCGCGGAAGATGCCACGATTCCCACGATTCGCAAAATTATTAAACCCAAAGAATCTAAACAAAAGTCGAAGAAAAACCCCAAGAAACGCATGAAAATGAAGTCATTCGAAGATGATATCAAAGAAGATATCGATTATGCTTCGTTCACTCCACTGTCAGAAAAAAACGAGAATGAGCCGAAGCCTTGGAACGATGACGATGATCTCGAGGGAGGTAACATAAAGTTCGATAACGATAGAAAACATGAAGATGAAAATGAGAAATATTTGCGTCAGGATACAGAATGGAAGGATGTCGTGAAACGACAGAAAAACAAGTTCGACGAAGATAGCGATGAAGATAGCGACGAAGATACGTCGAGCGAGATAAAATCTCCGAGCATTGCATCTCAAGAATATACCGACGGGCATACGGATGACAACTACAGTGAAATAGGTGATTTAGCAGATCTCGACGATTTTGACATCGGTGATGACGAATCCGAAATATGCGATGATGTTTTTTATCCTAAACCCATCGTGAAAGAGCAAAAGGAAAAACCGAAACGAGTGTTTGTCGGTGCGGATATTACGTTCGACGATGAGTTCATTCCGTAAAAAAACTTAAGAAAATATGTTTCCGTAGATCAGCATGGAAGAAATTCAAGTACAAGATATCATAGAAGAAATTCCCGTGAAAAAGGAATCGGATATCGAAGCTTTCGTTGATCTGAGTCTCGAGGACTTTTCCGACAGCGACATCGATTATCAAGAAGATGATTCTCAAGAAGATAACTATATTCAAGTTGACAACATCGGAGATGATGTCGAACGTATCGTGGACGTCTTAGGAGGAATATTCGTCAACAGCGATGGCAGCACAATTTCCGATATTTTCACACGCATGAGCGAACATATCGAAAAACACAATGAGCTCGTCGAAAAAAACAACAAGGTACTTTATCGTCTCTCTAAAGTTCTCGAAGATTTTGTAAAGAAACAATAGGATTAATCAACTTCATTATTGATAGAAAATTCATGTGATGTTTTGATTTCTTTCTTCAAAGGATCAAAATAACCATTATTCAATATGATCAGAGGATCCAAATCTTGTATTTCTTCGGTCTGACGATCTTCGGTTTTCAAGCCGAGACTCTTCAAAAAATCTATCGTGGATAGATAGTTTCGTGTGTGTCTTTTTATGAGACACTTCAGTATTGATTTTAGAAAGAAGTGAGTATCATACGAATTATTTTTCACTCCATCGATTTTAAAGTTTCCACTCGTCACTCTTTTGTTTTCGAGTTTTTTTACGTTCGGGACATGAACGAAGTCAAAATCAGTAATTGCCACGAAAATTTTTGTATCAATGTAAAAATTTTCTCCATTCACGAAATATCTCGATGAAATTTTATTGTCTACTTTTTTAACGAGTACATTATTCGTAGATAGATCATTGTGTCTCCAACCCGGTAATATCTTTTGAGTCGCAGCGATCGTATATAATATTTGAAATAATATCGAACGTAACAAATTTTCATCATATTTCGCTTTCGTCAAGAACGATGTCAAATCGCATGAAAAAAGTTCCATGAAAGTCACGTTATTATATCGTTTTTGAAATACAGACAATTGTTCCAATCTCTGTGATATCATGTCACGTGGTAGTTTATCAACGAACGATTTCACATCATGAGTAGAATACACATGCACAAAATGCGGAGTTATTTTACTCTCTGCAAGATTTCTCGTTATCTCCGAAAACTTTCTTGATACCGACACCGCATCCATATCTTTCACTCTTTGTGCGCCTTTGATGTCACCTTTTTTCATTTTCTCGGAAAAATCATGCACGGTTTCTTCTCTGTAGTACGATATCTTCATCGCAAACTTATTCTCTCCGGAGGTTACCACGAACACGTCAGAGTATTTCCCGGAACCAAGTGACTTTACAGATGTCATACACTTTTATTGTACATGAATGTAAAAATATCAGCGATTTTGCGAATAAAAAAAATTTGTCTAAATAAATGGCATATGCACGATCATATGCTTTATCTCCAAATCCACCGGGTCAAGCAGAATCACATCTCATATCAAGTAGTCTTCGTGCAAAACCTCTAGCAAACATTCCCATAGAAGAAGCACGAGCTGCTTCAAAACTACGTGTCAAACAATCTGGAACTATGTTCAATCCTGTATTATTTGGTGCGAAAAAAATTGGTGGCGGAGCATATGGAACGGCATACATAGTTCGATTAACATCAGCGACATCGCAAATTTTGTTGCGGTTCATGTCTGATGGAGGTGGAAAGATCGTCAAAGGTGCTCCTCCGATCGGTAAAGACATGATAATTAAAGTTGTGAAGCAAAAAAGAAGTATAAGTGATCAGGAATTCTTCAAAGACAACGTGAGAGAAAATGTCGTGCACCGAATTCTATCAACGAGTCAAGGATGCATTGCAAAACACGTTCCAAATTTTTACATGTCATTCATCATCGGTTCTCCACGAAATCACGAGTCGATCACCGTGATGGATGTTGCCGGTGACACTGACTTGAACAGATATGTCAAAAATAAGAAAATACCACCTAAAATGTACGTAGAAATTGAACGTGCAATCTGTTGTCTGTGGCTTGCCGGATATATTCATGGTGATCTTCATCGCGAAAATATAATGATCAACACCAGAACATTTCAAGTGAAACTTATTGATTTCGGATTCGCCACGAAACTACCTCCCAACTTCGTGTCCGTTCTATCGAGAAAAATAAATACTATGATTTCGAGAGGTTATCCAAATAGTCTTGGAGATGTTTGGACGAACAAGCCGATAGATGGAAAAATGAGGCTCGTCAATTATACGAATCGCGTCATGGCCGGTCGAGGATACCCATGGTACAATCCTGATTACAAAATTCTTCGAACATTGTTTAATCAAGTACCTCGAAAGTTGCGATCAAAAATCCCAACAGAACGATCGAATGTGTGGGGGATAAAAATAGAACAAACTTCAAAATCTCAATCGAAACTTCAAGTTCGACCCAAAACGCAACTTCAAGTTCGACCCAAAACGCAACCTCAAGTTCGACCCAAAACGCAACCTCAAGTTCGACCCAAAACGCAACCTCAAGTTCGACCCAAAACGCAACCTCAAGTTCGACCCAAAACGCAACCTCAAGTTCGACCCAAAACGCAACCTCAAGTTCGACCCAAAACGCAACCTCAAGTTCGACCCAAAACGCAACCTCAAAGATTGTTTTCGTTGTCTCCAAAGATTAAATCATTATCGAATACTGATAGAGCATCTATACATGCAGGTCGTTATAAAATTAACAATTTAGAAAGAAGAAAATCGGAGTGCAGAACACGGGGCTTAATGTTCAACCCGATCATCCGTCAATGTGTGTCCGGTTCAAGTATGCAGACGAAGACATACACATGTCGCGAAGATTGTGCGCGAATCGGAAAACGTTGTGGGCCGAAGGGAAAATGTGTCAAATTATAAAGTATACTAAGTCATGTATAACGATCGGGTCATCGTGAAAAAATCTCCATTGGGTGGTTATGGAGTATTTGCAAAAAAGTCGTTCGACAAGGGAGATCTTATCGAAGATTGTTTGTGTGTGGTACGATATAACGATGACTGGGGGTCCGCTCTCGAAGATTATCTGTTTTCGAGAAAAAATATGTCGGCGATGCCGCTTGGATTTGGCGCGATATTCAATCATGGAAAAGACCCTAATGCCAGACACGAACTCACATCGGGTCTGAAGAGCATGCGGATATTCGCCACGAGACCTATAATCGCTGGCGAAGAAATTACAATAAATTACGGAAATGCATACTGGCTTTCAAGAGCACATTTAAAGATGAACTGACTCGAAATGTGCACGGATCCATGTGTGACCATACAACTTCGCCGGGATGTTCATATGATAAATGACGATATCTATAACGATATCTATAACGATATCTATAACGATCTTAACACAATGTCATTACTGATTTCTTTTTCTAGATGAATATCTTTACTTGCGTAAAAATCGTGTAAGATTATATACTTTTGTATCAAATCCTCTCTCACTTTCTTCGTCACATATTGCAGTATCCTGTGAAAATTTTGTTTGTTTTTAACATAAATCATGTGAAGATACTTCTCTATGCCTGGTAAAGGATCCGGGACAAAATCCCAAAATTCCTCTTCTACATGATCACACATCATCAATACTTTCGTAACAAACGTGCATTTTTCTTTTAGTTTTGCACATTCGAGATAGTCGAAAACTGTTTTACCCTTCGTAGTACGAACATACATAGTTTCTGGACACATCTCGAAGAACATCTCTACGAGTTGAAAATCTAGGAACATGCTCGCGATATGAATCGGTAGAAATCCGGACTTGTTTTTGGTCATCAATGTCTTCGGTGACATGTTGACAATATTTCTAATGTCTTCTACTAATACGCTATTTTCGAGTGATGTCGTATAAAGCGTTGCAAATAGATGAATTGGAAGATCTCCAGAATTATTCGGAACTTTTAAAATATTCGGATTTATTTTAGCAAGAAACGAAATAGATCCATCCATGTAATACGAAGTTTTATATCGTTCGTCACACAGAAATTTTCCACACAAATGCAGTGGGTAGTTCCCGTTCGTATCGAATACTTCATTTTGTTCTGGATATTTATCATATAAAAGTTTTAGAATATCTATCTCACATCCATAGCATGCCGCAATGTGAAGAGGATGGTGACCGGCTGAATTCTGACATCTTATTGCGCTTTCGTTCCTCGAATACACAAACTTGATGATGTCAAAATTTTTTGTCTTGATCGAAAAGTGGAGCGGAAGATCATCGTCGAAATTCACGATAGTATACGCTTGAGGATACGAATCGAATACGCTCAACAATTCGAGATCACATCCCATGATCGCATACATCAAAGGAGTGAGACCATAGGGAAAATCGACTCCATAGATCATGTCTGGGATTTTTTCGAGGATGAGCTCCAACATTTCTTTTCGAGATCTGCTCACAGCCTCGTGTGCAATGTTATATCCATCATATGGAGGTGAGCGAAAATCTCGTAGCAATTCTTTGAACCGTACGATGTCATTATCTTTTATGGTCTTCGTGATTTCCATACACTTTGGAATTTATTTAAAAAATATCTTAAGTTTATGTATCATGAAACTATCAAAAATTATGAAAGAGCCGTCGACGGTGATTCTCGTGATTTTATTCGTTCTCATCACTACATTTGTATTATACAAAAACACTTTCGAAAAATCAAAGATGTATAAAGCGAAAAATGTTGTCGGAAAAATAATGAACAGTAAAAAACTGAAGAACATAGCGGTGCAACTTCCTGTGCAACTTCCCGTCGGGCCAGGAGGCGGTGAATCTTCTCGCCCCGGAAAACCGATTCCCAGCAGACTTCAATTATCGAATTGCCCGAAGTTTGGTTCTCAGATAACGAAAAATTTATTATCTAAAGGATCGAATTCTGAACCCACACTGCTTCCGTTAGATCCGTTAGAAAATGATATCATGTTACCTTCTTTCAAAAACGGAGAAGAATCACAGATACCAAGTTTCTACAAAATTCAGACAACATTCCCTAAGCTGACTCCGACAAAAATGCGATATGTGAATCTCATGTAAATTATCGTCTGAGAATCATCTTAACTTGACGTGGAATATTCTCGGGAATGTCATGTGTTCTCGACGCTATCATAACGCATTTCGCTATGAAGTCTTCGACTGTAGACGATCCTTTAGCGTAATTACAATCGCCACAGCAACTGACGCAATTATCGACTGTGTACCCGATGTCGTTGTTCACACGGTCGATTCCGTTCATGTGTCCATTCGCAGATTCACGACCACAATACACACAATCTCCATCGTGAAAGTTATAGTATTGTTCTTTTGTCAGATCGAAATCTTTATTCATGCGTGATTTGTAGTCATCATACATATGTCCTTTGATGATGTCCCAATACTCCGTCGTTCGACCTTCGTGACCATTGTGAAATGCAACTTGAGCACATCGTTCGACGAACGTCATAGGATCGAGACAACGTTTCATATAATTACACGTCCCACAACAGCTGACGACGTTGCCTACCGTGTAACCGACGTCGTTGTCGAGTCTGTCGAGACCATTTCGTGTGTCGAGTGTCGTTTCCTCTCCACAATAAAAGCATGGATCATCCGTTATATTGCCGACATCGTTCTCCACGAGATCGAATAACAAACCACGTTGCCTGGCGCCAGCTTGTATTTGCACAAACTTCCCGTGAACTGACGCTCGATATTGTTGTATTTTCTCTCTGTTATCTTCGTAATATTGACGTTTATATTCGAGTATTTTATCTTTGTTATCTTCTCGATATTGACGTATTTTATCTTTGTTATCTTCATAATATTGACGGTTTTTCTCTTGTATTTCTTCTTTGTTCTCTTCGTAATATTGACGAGCTTTCTCGAGTATATGTTCTTTGTTCTCTTCTCTATATTGACGTTTTTTCTCTTGTATTTCTTCTTTGTTCTCTTCGTAATATTGACGCGCTTTCTCGAGTATATGTTCTTTATTTTCTTCTCGATATTGACGTTGGTAATCTTTACATGGTCTGCACGTTTTCGTGAGTTCGTTATGAGGTTTATTGCATCGTATACACAACATTTGTGTTTATCATTTTGAACTTGTTTAAATTAAGATTGCGTCGATATACAAAAAATGACAAACGACACTATGTGTATTTATCTACTCTAAAAATAATATTGCATAAAACAAAAATGTCAATCTGTCCGAAGAAAATCATTCGAAATCAAGTGATATGTATGGCAACGCAGCAAGTCGTCGTGGATCCGATACTTTCCAGTTTAACATCATTTGTATTGGCGTACGCGATTTCTAAAAGGAATCATCTCATGCAACGAAGATTCGACAAACTTGTATGTCACAAGAAGATCATACACACCGCAAAAACATTACCATTATCGATCGGGACATCGTTCGTCGATACGAATAACGATCATATTCAAGATATGATCGTTACGAATCTTCACACACATCACGAAATTACTCACGAAGTTGTCCATGGTATTATGTTTCTGTTGAAGATTATATCGGTTGTCGTGTGATCAATCTACTTCTTCTATAATTATGGTAGAGCGTTGTTCTGATTCTTCTATTTTTTTCGCTGATAAAATCAACATGATCATCAAACCCGTAAGAGTTCCGAATAATATCACTTCAGAAATTTTCAATGCCATATGATATTGATTATATAATGCTTAAATTTATTTTGGTGGAACATCTGACCACTTGAATTTATGGAATGAATTCGTCGATAGCTGCACATACGAATTTCACGAGCAACTCTCTATCGTTCGACTTCAAAATCGTTTTATTTTTTTTAACGGAATACCAGATCATTCCTTCCTTGAATTTCACAAATCCGTCTCCGGCCACCATGTCGAACGGTGTTGAGAACTTAAGATCGTCGAAATGAAGCACGAACATCCCACGTTTTCCGATGAGAGAATATATGAAGCGTCTTACATAAATTTCCTGTTCATCTTCGACGATCAGATGATGAGGTTCCATATCGGGGTCGAACCATGTCTGCCAGTCGTGAAGCGCCATGATGTAATATCTCATCTTATATTTGTTTTATATGACAAGTGACGATATGACAAGTGACGATACGAGATCATCATATCGTCACATAGAAATATATAATCGACACGATCCATGATATTGTAACATAATGTCTGATATTGAAACAATCACTCAGATGCTCAAGAATCGTCTTACCATCGGATATGAGAGATATGGTCGCGGACTGCTACATCCTCTGAACGATCATCTCGACTACAAAAAAGAAGCTATGGAAGAAGTACTCGACCAGATTATTTATGCATCAGCGAATGCAGTTCGTAAGACTCCTCAAGTCTCGACGAAACTCGAGATAGAATACGACAACGATGAACCTCGAGTCAAACTCGATATCACAGTGAATTACGAAATGGAAAATGATGGTAACGATGCAGTGTTGAATAATATCGTTCATCATGCGAACAGAAAATACGAGTACGGTTTCGACAAAATCACAAACGAAAATAATTTGATGTTGCTCGGTCTCGGAGTTCTCAGTTCATATCTCGATACTTGATCATTTCCTCGGAGATGGGGCCCAAAGACCGCAGACACTCGTGATCAACGGTAGGTACGTACTTGATTCTCCTCTTTCCGTCAATAACATGACCATCGAGAACAAAAGAATACTTCCACTGAACATTGCTTGAATTTCGAATTCTGTTATTTGCCTATCGAAATTGATTACTTTATTTTCGAGAGGTCGTCGTGCAACTTGTTTCGAACATGGCTTTGGTATCGGTGTGAGAGATGATCTGTTTGGAACATGTGCCATTCGTATGATGCACATTATTAATTTAAGATATATTATTATAATACTTCAGATAATGATTTTGGCGAGTATTTCGACATCACGATCAAATGTTTTCGTGCATCGCCATTGTTACTTATCATTTTCTGGCGGTTCGTATGACCACTTGAATTTGTATGCCGTATTTCTTTTGCCACGTGCACACATTGCAATACCACTATGATTCCCGTTAACTCTTTTTGCAGCTTCTTGCAGACTGCCGAAATCATCAATAAAGTTACCTTCGAGATCATATCGATATACTTTTTTTGAATCAGGGTGTTCTGCACCCGATACTCTCGATTTTCCTGTAATCAATCGACGATATGATGTATTTTTTTCGACGAGTTTCATATTGTCAAAGCATCCTGACATATATCGTTCGGTAATGAGTGCATCTCTTGATTTGAACTCCTCAACGCTCTGATTCCACTTTGACCAATTGCAACTTGCACATGATGTGACGCAGTTGTTGATGGTATAATCACCACTCGGATCAATCTTATCTATACCAAAGAATGTTGTTGGTGTTCTCTTGCAATATACACACTCATCGATGATAAATTTGTTGAATTGGTCTTTGGTCAACTCGAATTGTTTCTTTTGATTTTCTATATTGCGTTTGTAACTCGATAATTTAGGTTTAGTTTTTTGCTCATACCATATGTCATCATCCTCTGGATACTCGAACGTTGATCGATACACCGCTTGTAACACGAACGTCTTAGGATCGACTGCACCTTTAGATTCGTTACATTTCGTGCAACATCCTACACAATTATCAAGTGTGTGTTCTTTGTCGCTGTCAAGTCTGTCGATCGATAGCGCAATATTTCCACAATAATAACAATCTTTAATCATGAGATCAAATGCTTCCATTGCGGTCAAATCACAATTCCTGAAACTTGGTTTTTTTTTGAACCATGATGTCCATATATGTTCGTCGAGCATTGTTTTCTGCCGCATGGATTCGATTGCATTTTGCGTCAGTTTATCTTTAAACTTTCTGTCATAAATACGTTGTTTGTCTTTCATTTATAATACTCATATGAGTTTTACTTAAATAATTATAAATCGTCGATATAACAAAATGTCATTTATGAATGAATTATTAATTTAAGATATATTATTATAATACTTTCAGATAATGATTTCGATGAGTATTTTGACATCACAATCGAATGTTTTCGTTCATCGTAACGCAAAAAGAATACCAATAGGATATCCTGTTACTTTGAACAGAAACTTCAAAAAAGTTGTTCCATCTCTGGAGCATTCGTTGAACAATGCGGGATGTCCGTTCGAAAATACCGGGACATTCGATCGAGCACGGCATGACGAAGAACGACACTTGATCATGCGTATTGCAGACATGTGGAATGTCGATACTGAAAATATTTGGGGTTACACGACTTCGGGAGGTTCCGAAGGAAATCTCGAAGGACTTTACATAGCACGTGAAAAATATCCCGACGGAATTTTGTACGCAACCGATCAAATTCATTATTCTATCAAGAAAATCGCAAAGTTGTTGAGAATGAAATTCGTCGTTGTCCCGAGTGACAAAAATGGTGCTATGGATATCTGTAAATTCGATTCTATTCTCGACAAGACGAAACCAGCGATCGTTCTTGCGAACATCGGTTCGACATTCGTCGGCGGTGTCGATGATGTCGAACAAATTCATAACATCTTGAAAAGAAACGGTATGAATTTCTACATTCATGCAGATGCCGCTTTCTACGGATTCATTATGAAATATTTACGTCCAGATTTCTGTGATTATGTATTTTATGATAGCATTTCGGTGTCGTGTCACAAATTTCCAGGAGTTCCGTTTCCGAGTGGAATTTTCATGTGCGTTAAAAAACACGTCGATCATATCAATAATTTCGAAGAAGTGATCCGTCAACGTGACATCACGATTTCTGGTTCTCGAAACGGACATACGAGTATTTTTATGAATTACTTTTTCGACACGGTCGATATCGAAAAAGATGTCGAAGATTGTCTCGTTCGAACTGAATATCTCTTCGAACGTCTGAGAGAGGCAGTTCCCGAATGCACACCATGGAAGAACGACAGATCGATCATTGTAGTATTCAAACAACCGAGTGACGAAATAATTATGAAGTGGTCACTAGCGACTGTGCAAGGGAGATCGCATGTTGTCGTCTTGAGTCATGTATCCAAAGATATCATCGATGCGTTCGTACATGATATGGCAAAATATTTCGGCAGACGTTAATCATATGTATTCAACTTCTATCCCACATTCGTCAAACATTTCTTTCGAATATTTAAAACTTTCACCCCATGTTGATGATTCAATCGGCTTGCTCGTTATTACTTTCCTGATTCCTGCCTGAATGATCAATTTTGCACACTCATTGCAAGGAAATAATGTTGTGATTATCGAGCACCCATCTAATCTGAAACCATTACGTGCGGCTGTCACGATGGCGTTTGCTTCTGCATGAACAACGTAATTATATTTATTCGGTTTTTCCCAACGAGCTGTTGTTTCCTCGAAACCTCGTGGCATTCCATTATATCCCACCGATGCTATGTTGTTATTGTTGTCTATAATCATCGTTGCGACTTTCATTTTTGGATCTTTGCTGAATAACTGAGCATGATAACACGCGAGTGAATAAAACTTCTCTGATTTTGACATTTGTTACAAATCGAGTAATCAAGCATGTTAAATTATTACCACTTCGAACTGCTCGCGGTGCTGTCTGCACGTGTGAGATTAAATGAACTAAAAGCATTTGGCTTCGCTGTGAAAGCATTGTTTATGGGAGTGGTGCTCGGAAAAATATTCTTGAATGGTTCGGTCGAGGGAGTCGCGTTGAAGTTGAATGCCGTCATCGGTTTTTGTTCGGGCATCTGGGCCGGAGGCGATGTCGTGGTTGTAAGAAATGTCGGGACAGAAACAGGCGAAGATGTTATATCGGGAGTAGGCATCGGTGCCGCGGCAGGAGCAGGGACATGGGTGGGAACAGGAGCAGGAACGTGATCAGTAGCAGGAGATGTCATCGTCTCTTGTGTCTGAGTGATTTTCACGAAGTCTTGTGGAGCCTTAGGAGGATTTTCATGCTCATTAGACGGTGATGGTTTGTGAAAACGTCTCATAAGAACCGAGTCATATGCGACATCTTCGTTGACGAGAATGAAGGCTTCGATCTTCTCGCGCATCGAAACATTACTCCCCGGAATCTTGAACTCCTTAAAAGGATCTGTCGCTACTATGACTCGAATGTCATCGGCTTGAGCGAACAACATATTCGATGTCAGTTTGTATTCGATATCGGTCATGTCGAGATGATACTTGGCATAGTTGTTCAGAAACTCCACAAACTCCGCCTTCATCGTCGATGAAATCTTGAAGTTATGCTTCTCGATATTCTCGACGAGAGTCTCGAGATGGGAAATGATCGCGGATCGGAATGCCATTTTGTGTTGAACGATTATTATTTGATAATCAACAAACTTCAGTTAAGCTTTTATACACCGCGAGTGTCGTTTGTCATTTTCTGGGTCAAATGACAAATATTCAACGAAATTTTTAAAAAACTAGTGCTTCGTCATAGTTATCGTAATCAAAATCGATATACGAATGGTTAACATTCATGTAATCTCCTGGAGTAGACGAAACGGGGGACAATGTTCCCAGTTTCAAAAAAAACGTTGACAAAGATTGGCGTACCACGTTAAACCATTGTTTCATACAATTGCTTGTAAGTGTGTTTAGTGATGAAATGATTGTCGAGGACATATTTATATTAACTAGTTGTAATTTATTTCTGGGTCAATTGACAAAAAAATATTTACCAATCATAATGACATCTACCAAGGTTCTAACTATAGTTTTGACGGTAACCGCAATAAATAATCTTATTCTCAGTAAACTTCTCAAACCTAAATAATTTATCATTTGTCATTTGACCCAGGATCATATCAACATATACGATATAAATAACTTAACTTCTCGAACATATCACAATCAAATGGCAAATCGTTACCAAAAATTGTCACAACGTGATCATGTTCTGGCAAGGCCGGATACATATATAGGATCAACAGCTCCTCAGACGAAGAACGAGTGGGTGTATGTCAACGGAAAAGTCATCAAGAAAGATGTGACATATTCTTCTGCACTTCTAAAAATTTTCGATGAGATCATCACAAACTCTGCCGACTGCTACAATCGCGACAAGAGATTAACCATATTGAAGATTTGTATCGACGAAACATCCGTGAGTGTATTCAATGATGGTTGTTCGATTCCCATCGAAAAACACGACGTCGAAAAATGTTACATTCCAGAACTTATCTTCGGACATCTGCTCGCTGGTGAAAACTTCGACGACACCGAACAAAGAACCGGAGCAGGGCGTAATGGAATCGGTTCGAAGGCGACGAATATTTTTTCGAAAATATTCGATGTCGAAATTTGCGATGGAAACAAGAAATACAAGCAAACATGGCGAGATAACATGAGTGTCGTGTCGAAGCCGAAGGTGACTACATGCTCGAAGAATCCATACATCACAACAACATTTTTCCCGGACTTCGAACGTTTCGGCGTCGATACATTCGACGACGACATTTTGTCCGTCATGAGGCGGCGTGTGTATGACATGGCAGCTGTACTCGGTAAAGTGAAGGTGATGTTGAATGGCAAACGGTTGGAAATAAAGAACACAGAGGATTATTTTTCTCTGTACATCGGCAGCAAATCCGAAACAAAACGTGCATTCGAACACACACCGGAAGAGTGGGACGTCGGAGTTGCATGTGTCGAGGATTTTACTCCGGTAAGTTTTGTGAACAGCGTCGTCACTCGCGGAGGCACTCATGTTAACGCAGTGTCTGATGTTGTTGTCAAGGCAGTCATCGAAGCTGCCGCAAAGAAGAAAATCATAGTGAAGCCTTCGACCGTGAAGAATCGCATGTTCGTGTTCGTCAACGCGACTATCGTGAATCCTACATTCGATTCGCAGACGAAAGAGATTCTGACATCTCGCAATGCACGCGTGACACTGAGCGAGGCATTCTTGAAGAAGGCCGTCGGAGTCCTTCTCGATGTGGTTATTCAGGAGACGAACGTACGAACTTCTCTCGTCGATCAGAAAGAGCTGAAGAAGACCGACGGTACCAAGAAGATCCGAGTGACTGGAATTCCCAAACTCAACGATGCTACATGGGCTGGAACGAATAACAGCAAAATGTGCACTCTCATTCTGACGGAGGGGGATTCCGCAGCGACACTTGCAATCGCAGGGCTGTCCGTGGTCGGTCGCGAGAGATATGGAGTGTTCCCTCTTCGTGGAAAACTATTGAACGTCCGCGATGCATCCGTGGCAAGCATCACGAAGAACGAAGAAATCACAGCGCTCAAACAAATTCTCGGCCTTCAAACCGGTAAAGTGTACAAAGACACGTCCTCGCTTCGTTACGGTCATGTGATGATCATGACCGACGCGGATGTTGACGGAACTCACATTTCTGGTCTCGTCATGAACTTTTTCCATAGCTGTTTCCCTAATCTTCTAGAAATTCCAGGGTTCTTGAAGAAGTTCATCACGCCTATCGTAGTTGCCAGGAAGGGAAAAGAAGTCAGAGAATTTTTCAGTCTTCCTGACTTCGAAGACTTCGTGAAGACACAAGATATGAAGAAATGGACGACCAAGTATTTTAAGGGGCTTGGTACGAGTTCCAGTGCAGATGCCAAAAAATACTTCAGCAATCTGAAGTCTCTCATGAAGACGTTTATGTGGACTTCCGATTCCGGAGAGCTCATTGACCGTTCTTTCAACAAGTCACGAGCCGAGGATCGCAAGGAGTGGATGACGGCATACGAACCAGGAAATCAACTTGACCACAAGAAGCCCGAGGTTCCCGTTCCCGACTTCATCGACAAGGAACTTATTTTGTTCTCGCGGTACGATCTGGAACGAAGCATTCCGTCGGTCGTTGATGGTTTCAAACCTTCTCAACGGAAAGTGATATATTCAGCTTTCAAGCGCAATTTGACGACCGACGTGAAGGTTGCACAGTTCAGCGGTTACGTTGCAGAGCATAGCGCCTATCACCATGGCGAAGCATCTCTGCAAGGGACCATCGTGAACCTTGCACAGGATTATGTCGGAAGCAATAACATCAACTGGTTGTTGCCGGAGGGCCAGTTCGGTTCGAGATTGCAGGGTGGTAAGGATCACGCGAGTGCACGATATATATATATGAAACTGAACCCTCAGACTCGACAGGTTTTCGTCGATACGGACGACAATCTTCTGAAATATATGTACGACGACGGCGATAAGATCGAACCAGAGTATTATGTGCCTGTTATTCCGAGTATCCTGGTGAATGGATCGAGTGGTATCGGAACCGGATGGTCGACGAACATTCCCAGTTACAACCCTAAAGACATCGTAGATAATGTGAAGCGTTTGATATCTGGAGAGGACCTCGTCGAAATGAAACCGTGGTACAAGGGGTTCAAAGGTAAAATCATGGAGACTTCTCCAGGTGTATATGTGACGAAGGGGTTGTATATGCCAAACGGAAAGACTATTGTGGTTAGTGAACTTCCCATCGGAAAGTGGACGCAAGATTACAAGGAACACCTCGATGGTCTCCTGGAAAAGAAAATTATTTCCGATTTCAGGGAAAAACATAGCGACACTGATGTTCTATTTGAGATTGATTTTGTTGGAAACCCCAACATTGACATCTTGAAACTTGAGACGACTATCCGGTCGACCAATATGCACGCGTTTGATCCGTCTGGGAAAATTAAGAAATATGATACGCCTCTTGATATTATCCGAGAATGGTTCGGTGTTCGGAAGGACTTGTACGTCAAACGTAAGGCATACTTGCTCGAGGATCTGACGCATCGAACGAACATCGCTCAAAACAAGCACCGATTTATCACGATGGTGAACAACGACGAAATCATTATCAATAAGAAACATGAATCGGTTATTTCTGCCGAACTAGAGAAATTAAAATTTTATAAAGTCGATGATAAATACGATTATTTGTTGAACATGCGGATCAGTAGTCTTACACTCGAGCGTGCTGAAGAATTGAAACGAGAATCCGTGAAACTAGAAAAAGAGTTGGATGATCTTTCGAAGACCACGGAGACCGACATGTGGATGCACGACCTGCAATCGTTGTGACATTCATATCGACACTATGAATAATTTAAGAAACTCAGATTGTATATTTCAATGATATGCCTCGTAAATGTACATGTGATAAGAAACGCCAATCATTGTATGGACGTCCCGGAGACTCACGTCCGACATGGTGTTCGAAGTGTCCCGATAAACCAGATGATGCGATCAATGTCGTATCCAAAAAATGCATGTGTGGAAATGGATGTCCAATTTATGGATTTTCTGGACAAAAGGCACAATGGTGTTTCGAATGCAAACCGGATGATGCGATCAATGTCGTATCCAAAAAATGCACATGTGGAAAGAGACAACCAATTTATGGATTTTCTGGTGAAAAAGCACAATGGTGCAGTGATTGCAAACCTGATGAGGCGATCGATGTCAAAAATAAGAAATGTCTCTGTGGGAAACATCATCCAACATTCGGTCTTCCTGGTGAGAAAGCAGAATTTTGCTCCGAGTGTAAACCATATGATGCGACCGATGTCGTGCATAAAAAATGCACATGTGGAAAAGGTGTGAATTTCGGCCTTCCGGATGAAAAAGCACAATGGTGCTCCGATTGTAAACCGGATGAAGCGATCGATGTCATGAGCAAAATGTGTCCAGGATACGAAGGCGTTCCATGTCCCGTCAGAACTCGACTAGTCAATGGAAAGGCATATTGCCTCTCATGTGACCCGGACGAGTCACGACGTCTTTCGAGGAAGAAATACGAGCACGCGTTCTTCTGCTTTCTCGACAAACATGACATCGGTGTGACTCAGAGAGAATATCGCATCGACTACAGATGCGTTGACACAAATAAGTCTCACGCGTTCATCGACGGCGTCATCATCACTCCCGACATCGTTCTGTGCTTAGAAGTCGATGAGAATGCACACAGACAGTACGAGCCCGGATGCGACAAGGCTCGGATGCATCTCGCGAGCACCGAACTACTCCTCGCGTTTCCGAAGCATCACATCTCGTGGATCCGTGTGAATCCTACGATCGATGATAACGACCGCAGCGACAAGGCGTTGAAGATCCGAGACGAGCGGTACTTCGAGGCTGTTTTATTGATACGAGATTTTTTACATAATCCGAGAACCGAAATACTTTACATCGGATACTGATATCATACTTTGATAACGACAATTTCGGTCGTCGTAGATCCGGGTTTCTTACTATTAATCGAACGTCTGGCGACAATTTCATGTATTTCAAATTCTGCAAAAGCATACAATGTATGTTCGGTTTTCGAATTGCTCATCACAAATCGCGGTAACTTCTTCACGACCGAAAAGAATTGTTCGTGATCGAGAAAGTCCGACACATTGTACTTCGTGAAAGACGTCTTGTTTTCTGGGGCATATGGGGGATCCAGATACACGAAATCATGTTCGCCTACGTCGTTCAAAAAATCCTGATATGGAAGACATGAAAACTCCACGTTCTTTATTTTATCAGACCAAACTCTCAGAAGATCCGCGTTTATCCAATTCGGATTCTTGTAATGACCAAAAGGTACATTGAATCCGTTCGGACCTTCTCGATACAATCCGCGGAAACACGTTTTGTTCAGGTAAATAAACAACGCAGACGCCTTCACGGAAAACTGATTTTCTTTTTTTAGTTCATTGAATAGTTTTCTGTTTTCATAATAATCATCGATATTCTTCAGTTCTTTCAGAGATGATATGAGCTCTTCGGTGTTGTCTCGAATGTCTATATACGTTTGTACGAGATATGCATTCAAGTCGTTTGCTCTGATTTTCTTGATTCGGATGTCCGAATTCAACACGGCCAATAGCACGCTTCCTCCACCCAGAAACGGTTCGTAGTATGTGTCTATGTTGTTTGGGAAATGTTTTATGATGTCGTCGATGAGTTTCTGTTTGCCTCCGACCCATTTGAGAAATGGAGACGACATTGCAACTACCGTGAACTGATCGTTGTTTACAAAATAAAAAGACGATTTTGTCGATATAAAATAAAATTGATAAGTATATGGTCGAAAAAGCGGTTCCGACGGATCCTGTGACATATTCCAGAATAAAATCCCAAGTAAAAAGAGAAGCGAAATCGAGATGGCCCTCAGCATACTTGTCCGGGATCGTCGTTCAGAAATACAAAGCTGCGATGAAGAAGAAGGGCGTTGCATCGTACAAGGCATCTAGTCCTCGAAAATCGACTCCTTTAAAGAGATGGTATGCCGAAAAGTGGATCGACATCAAGACCGGCAAACCATGTGGATCTGTGAGAACGAAAACATATTATCCGACATGTCGTCCATCTGTTCGAAAAGCAGGTTCTCCTGTCACAGTGAAAGAATTGTCTGAGAGACAAAAAAAGAAGATGATACGACAGAAACAAAAGGCTAAGAAAAAAACCGTACATTACAAATATTAGTCATATCGACAAATATCAATTTATAAATTCTAATAGTTATTATATCATAATTATAATCATGTCAAATACCGCGTTTATCAGTCAAGCAGTCGGGCGTGCTGCACTCATGACGAGTCATCTTCCGACCGCATCACCGCGAGTGTATCACCTTGTCAACAATCTTTCTCACAAAGCAAATACGAGAATGTTGTATCTCGGAAAAGACTTGTCATATGCGTTATATGGCAACACCGAGTGTACCGTTCATTGGATCGACGAAGAAGATACCAAATACAATCTGGATAGTGTTGTTCCAAGACCGGATGTATATCCTTATAATTTCATCTGTGCCAATGAAAATATGTTGAGAACGAGTCTTCTTCATACTATCAAAGACAAATTGTCAAAGAATGTGATCATCGCGGTAATGAACACGAGAAACTCTGATACAAAAAAGATCGTTGATAGATCGATCAATAACGTAGATGGTCTCAAGATCGATTATAGACTCGAAATAAACGATATTAACAACAGTCAGGGGTGGGGAGACGGTGTTTTAGTGTATGGTCTAAAGAACAAATTGTGATTCAATATTCTAACAAATTTCCTAAATATTCTTTGTCATATCCCATGAGCCATGCACAAAACTTTCCAGATAGATGTTTTCCGTCCTCTCCTTCGGGAGAAAATTTCACTTGAGTTGGAAGAGAATGACTCGAACGGTCTGTTAATACTCTGCCTCCTGCGGTTCCTTTTCCGTATGAAGCACAAGGAGTGCACCAGAATCTTTTCGTCACTGGTAAAGTGAGCAGTTTTTTCCCATTATGTTTATTCGGTATTTCTCTCGGAGTCAGAAGTATGTTCACGGGTTCTCTGTGTGTTTCTGTGCGTCCAAATTCATAATATACACCATCTTTGTAATATCCGTTCGTTATTTTGTCTTCATTGAAACAAATACTTCCTTCTAACGATCCTGGTACGAGCGTCTTCGAGAACGATGGTGAGAAATTTCCGGTGTAGAGACCTGTGAATGCATATCGAATTTGATCGGGAACGACGGAATAACCGGCAAATCTCACGAGACGACTATTTTCATAGCTTCGTGAGTCTACCTGTATAGGAGGTCTATCATTTTCCCAGTCGAACTTAGTGACTTCTCGATCGCAAATGAGCGTTTCGCGAATATGATCTTTACGTGTGCACAAACAGAACCAACGATGTCTCGTGTGTAAAGCTCCCACGACTGTGGCTCGCAAAGTAACCCATCGACAATCGTAGCCTAGAGAATCCATAGATCTGATGACGATGTCCAAGTTATACTTGTGACTCAACATGCCAGAGTTTTCTAAAAAGACCATCTTTGGCATGTATTCTTTCGTTATGCGCACGACTTCGCCGAATAAGCCGGATTCTGCGTGTTCGAAACCATTTCGTTTACCTGCTATGCTAAAACCGGTGCAAGGGAATCCTCCGGTAATCATATCGATCGGCTCGTCAAAATCACGTTTTGAAAATTTCGTCACATCATCGAACACCGGTTTATCCGGGAACTTTGTAGAGAGAAATTCTTGAGCATCTTTGTTTATCTCGACGAAAGCCACGGGTTCTACGAATCCACGAAGACCATGCGTTATTCCCGCAATTCCGGCGAATAATTCGAGTGCTTTCAAGGTCATATATTCGATATACGTATCTATTAATTAATTTTTATATCTTTTTACGCATATCGACCATATTATGTATTTAACAAAATTGCATTTGATATGATATTCAATGTTTGATATCACGAGCAACAATTCAGACACGATAAAGAAAATTTTTGTAATATTTAATGAGCTCGTCGACATTGCAAATCTGTCTTTCAGAGACGACGGATTGTATGTTCAAAGCATGGACACATCTCATGTATCGTTGATGAATTTGAGAATCGGTAAGGAGTACTTCGAAGACTATTCTATCACTCAAGAGGCAACCGTTGGTATTAAAATATCGAATTTCATCAAGATTCTCGATTGCGTCGGTAACGAAGAAGTTACGATAAGTTTCACGTACGACAATCCCGACGAGCTCATCATCAAGTCAGAATACTCTGATTTCAAAATGAAGACTATCGACATCGAAACAGAAGAAATGAACATTCCGGAGATGGACATCGACGTTATCATCGATGCAGATTCTGGAGTCATTCAAAAATATCTGAAGAACGTAGCAGGATTTGGAGATACGGTGAAAATATATACACATGATGACGCCGTGCACATGAAAACGATTGGCGATATCGGTGAAGTCGATCTTCAAATTCACGATCAACGAGTCGAAATCAAGGGAAGGTTATCATGCGAATTTGCAACACGATATCTGATGACGTTTGCAAAAGCGGCCGGAATTTCTAAGCGAGTCGTCATCAAGTTGCTCGACGATCAACCCGGAATATTTACGTATACTTTCGACGAGGAAAGTGATTCCTACATTTCATTTTTTCTCGCTCCGAAGATGTCCGAAGACGAATGATCAAGTGAGTTTAGATGTCTTGGGACATGACTCCGGGTCTTGATCCCATTCACAATTTTCACAATCATCTCTTGTGAGCCCATAAAAGCTCACAGAAGAACAAGGAACTTCTACTTTCCAACCTAGTTCATCCACGGCAATTTTCAAGAATGTTTTCCATGCATTTTTCCATTCGTCGGAGTGTGAACTTTCTCCCGGATACTTAATGCGTGTTCCGTGAGCTAATTCGTGACATATAGACTTGTTCAGTGATCGTTCATCTCTGATGTTCCCGAATCCATCTCTAGGAGCTATTTTTATGATTCCGGTTGTGTGATCGAACATCCCGGATGTGTATGTATTTTTTGTGGCACCTTTCATGAATGGTAACAACTGAACGTCCGAATATTTCATCACGATTTTTTTCGTGAGTTCGCTATCGGGATAACGTTCTTTCAAATGATTTATGAATTGCGAGATCTGATTCTTCAAGAATCTCAGAGTTTTCTCATCCTGATGTGTATCAACAAAACCAATTCCCGCGGTATCTCGAAATGCAGAGAACATATATCATTCACTTACATTTTTTTGGTCATGTTTCGAACATTCGATGCTTTATTTTTTACGATTTTGTCAAGACGTCTCATAGTATTTTCTGCTTGTAATCTCGACGCTTCCTGGTTTAGAAACTCTGCTCCGCGTTCCAACATCTGGCGTTTTGCAGATAAATTCTTCGCTTTGCTGTTCAAAAATTGTCTCTTAGCAGACAAAACTTTCGCTTTCTCTTCGAGTTGTTTTTTGGTGAGTCTTCCGACTGCGGGTTTGCTTTTCCGTCCGGTTGCGGTTCTCACGAATTCTCCTCCTCGAGGGCCTCGGAATATTATGCGTCCTTTCGCATCTTTTTTGCCGGTGTTAGTAGTAGCCATATATAATATGCATATTATATTTTTAACAGAGATTCGTGTAAAATATCGAAATATTAAACAAAATTCAGTAATAAATGCCGAATGTATCGAGAACTCGACGTTATAATTCAGCGTTCGTGAATGTTCGAGTCAGAACTGAGGAGGATATGGGAGACGAGTGCGGGATATGTCTCCGATCATGGTGCATGGAGGATATTTGTTGCCGTACGTCATCTCAGACGAATTGTTGTTTTCAGTTTTTGTGTTCATCATGCACGGTGAAAATGTCTCTTCGTTGCACATGCGATGAAAATTGTCCGAATGTCATATATATTTGTCCATTTTGTCGAAATATATCAAAATCAGAACCCGTCACTCTATTCTTGGGAGCGAAAAGAGTGTGTAAGAAATGCAGAGATCGTGATAATGATAATGATAATGAACAAATAGTAGAATCACCGGAAGAAGAAGCTTAACAAAGAAAAAGTAATAATAAGTAATGATTAATGCAGATTCATATCCATTGCTCATTACTTGTTGGAAAAATCTGTCTTTTGAAAGTCGCATGACCGATGAAAGACAGACAACGATCAGAAGAGTTATGATATTTTATTGGTTTGTTCATGTTATTTTGACCGCATTATTCACAATATTTGTCATTGTCGATATGTATCCTAATTTGATGAGCACATTTTTGATCATATTACAATTGTACATCATAAAAATATTCGAAAGTCTGAACGAGATGTACTCGAAAGTTATGAATGTCGAAATGACGAGTATTTCATTGATTGAATATATACAAGACGAACTCTTTAAATGTATCGAGGAGAAACATGATCACTTGTATTGTGTCGAGCATGTGAGCAGCAACATACTATGTGATTTGAGAGAGTTCGAAAACGAAATGAAGTGGTATATATTGATATTATCTTCATTTTTCTGGAAAGTGCCGAAACATTCGAACTTCATAACGAAAAAAGATGTTGCAAAAGAAGTGTTCGAGAACATATTAAAAAAAAATGTTGATATATTTTAAATGAATTCTAGAGTCATATCTCATAGTGATGATATAATCGCTCGCCCATTCGTAAATTTGTTGAAAGATGATATATCTTTCAACGATTTTGCAAAAGAATGTGCAAAAAAAATTGGTGGAAAACCAGAAGATTGGGAAAAAAGAAACAAAGCTCTTCTTGGGCTATTCGACAACAAACATAAAAAATTAAGAATTGGAACGAGGTTCAAAATTCCTCATCATATCGTTGAAAAAGCTATTAATGACTATGCCTCTTCGTCGAGTTTATCCCAGGATGTTTCAACGAGAACTACAAGCGATTCGAGCCCCACGATGGATGATTTTAACAGAATATCGTATTATCCATCTAAGAGCAATGCACATCATCACGATTTTATCACTGAACTTAATAAATCACTGAGAAAAAGTATAGATTATACTCGAAAAATATCGGTTTAAGGTCCTCTATAATTATTTACTTGCGCGCATGTAGAATTCCACCAACCTTCAGTATGTTTCCATTTAATGAAGCCACACCCTTGTCTCTCCGCTGTTTGTATATCACCACATCTCCCAGGACCTTTCGATTTTCCTCCCCAACTTCCAACGGGTCCGGATGCAATAGATAAATCGGTCAATTCTTGCCCGCTTCCTGCCGGACCTCCACCGTTACATCCTTGACCTGCGGCTCTCCTATCGCCAATATACAGATCAACGTTAGGGTATTTTCCTCCTTTTACCGATTGGTAACAGTAACCATCGTCCCCATAATCTCCACAGAAGTCATCCAAACGTACAATTCCATTATGTTTTTGTCCATTTGGCATAGTTCGCCCGTCCAAAAACTTCAAGTATAATGTGTCTCCGTAATTCAAAGGACCTCCATTCTTCTTTAACAACCTGAAAGGAACTGCTACAGATATGAAAGGTGTAAGATATTTTCCAGTACTTCCTACGTTTGAATATGGAGGAGTGTTGTCGTCGAATGAATACCATGTCATAACGAATTTACCAAGGTTCTTTTTGATACTAACACCCCCGCCGCCTCCACCCCCGCCCGATTTCACGCATTTTTTACCGTCCCAGTTCCATCCGTTCTTCATGTCGCATACACAACTCTTTCCATCCCATGTGACGCCTTGTCTGGGGTCACAGACACACTGTCCCTTAGAGTCGCGAGTCTGGAATTGGGGGCACGCACCTTTTACACATTTTTTACCGTCCCAGTTCCACCCGTTCTTCATGTCGCATACACAACCCTTTCCGTCCCATGTGACGCCTTGTCTGGGGTCGCAAACACACTGTCCCTTAGAATCACGGGTTTGGAACTGAGGGCACGTGCTCGGACTGGGGGATGGTGTCGGTCTTGGCACAGGAGCAGGTCCCGGTGTTGGTCTTGGCACAGGAGCAGGTTCTGGCGTTGGTCTTGGCACAGGAGCAGGTTCTGGCGTTGGTTCTGGTACTGGTGGTGGTAAGTCGGAGCAAGGTCCTACCTTACATTGAAATTTATCATTTCTACCGGTATCTGTATAACCAGTAGGACAAACGGCTTTATCATCTTTCATTATACGCGTTTTGTAATCACATACATTGGGGTTAAGGGTAGGACAAGATCCTCGTATACACTGTATTTCTCCGTCAACATCTCCCCATTGGCGCCCAGTATCAATCCAACCAGGGGGGCAAGTCCATTTATTGTCAAAAAATACTCTGGTAATTTGTTCACATGATGGATTTTTTTCTCTTTTTGCAGCTGAAATTAATTCGTTTGCATCTTGTTCAGTTACTCTGTAAATCTCGGATAACTGTTTGATAGCAAGATCTTGATCGTCAGTTGTGGCAACATGATTTATGGCAGACAACCACACAGTTCTCACTGAAGGTTTTACGTCATCCGGTATATCAGGTATGTTGATCGTCGGAGATGTAACACCCGTTACGAGCTCTTGTGCTTCTCTTTGAAGAGTTTTTCGGTATTCATCAAGATCGATAGCTTGATTTTCAAGTTCATCAGTGGCATCTTGGAGAGACATTACAACATCTTGGTTTATTTTTTGTTGTGCACTTTCGACGAACTTTGCGTCTGCGGACGCCTTATTAAATGCCATGGATGCATTCGTGTTATTTTCTTCGGCCTGTCGTTGATTTTTCAATGCGTTTGTCGTCTGGACGGCAACCACGAGATTTTGTTTTAGTTGTTCGAGCTCTTTCTTAGATTTTGCAAGTTGATTCATGACCGTTTCTTGGTTACCAGACGTTTCATCGAACGTGTTTGATGCAACATTTTCTATGGAATTGACGATATCTTGTTGCTGCTTTAATTTTTCGGTAAGAATCGATTCGTCTACGAGAGCTTTCGTGTACTTCTCGTTCGCTTGCTGTTTTGCACGTTTTTTTATGAAATGAATCGTTAATGGAATCGCAACACCTAACACAGATAATACTATGACAATGATCGTGATGACTATCCAGATCTTATTCATTTATTATAAACAAATATAATAAAAATAAAGTTATAATATAAAATGGAAAACGTTGAGGTCCCTATAAATGTGGTTTCTGACATCAACGATCTGAACGAATTAAACGATGTAAACACCGGAGACGAGGCATCGGGTGGCATCAGCCGATGGTTGATCTACACCATCATAGCACTCGTCGTAGCAGTCGTCGTCGGTTTGGTGATCTTCATCGTCAAGAAAGTAAACAATAAAAAACGCGAATCGGGAAAACTCGTTCAAGATGTATCGCAAGTCATAACAGAAAATGTTGATAAAAAGGTCGCGAACGATCTTCTCGACGTTGCTTTACGAGCTCGTACCGAACAAGCACAATTAGAAGCGAATTCGTCGACGAGTGTTCAACTCGCCGCTATTGGTAAAATATCTCAGAGTGATGCGGATATGGCGATCAAAGCGGCTGCGGATGCTAAAATAAAAGCAGACCAAGCGAATATAGAAGCAGCAAAAGCGATAGAAAATATAAGGAAACAGGAGCTTGACAATGCGAACAAGGCGGTTGCCATGGCGACTGCCGATGCCGCTGCAATTAGTGCCACTTATCAAGATAAATCAAAAGACATAATTGATAAAAAACTTAAAGAAGCGGAAGAAACTTACAAACAAGTCGTTCAACAGCGCCAACTTGCAGAAAAAGAATATAACGCGAGTTTATCCACACGGAGACAAGCGGAACGTAATGTGTACAACAAAAAAGTTACAGCAGCCAATGAAACAATAAAATCAGTTAAAAAAACGGAAGATGTGCTAAAGGTGTTAGATGATAAAATAAAACAAGCAAAAAAAGCCACAGATGATTTCAAGAAAAAAAAACAGGCTGACAAAAATAAACCCTCTGTGCCAACGCCTAAGCCCGCTCCTAAGCCATCACCGGGTCCTAAGCCATCACCGGGTCCTAAGCCATCACCGGGTCCTAAGCCATCACCGGGTCCTAAGCCATCACCACAATGTCCTCAGTTCCAGACTCGCGACTCTAAGGGACAATGTGTTTGCGACCCCAGACAAGGCGTCACATGGGACGGAAAGGGTTGTGTATGCGACATGAAGAACGGGTGGAATTGGGACGGTAAAAAATGTGTAAAAGGTGCATGCCCTCAATTCCAAACCCGCGACTCTAAGGGACAGTGTGTTTGCGACCCCAGACAAGGCGTCACATGGGACGGAAAGAGCTGTGTATGCGACATGAAGAACGGATGGAACTGGGATGGTAAAAAATGCGTGAAATCTTCTGGAGGCAGTGGTGGAAATACAAGTGGGACGATAACATTAATGAGCAATGAAGAAACTGCTATATTAAACAAAGGAACATATCCAGGACAGGGTGGCAAACGTTATAACAGACAATGGAATGTTCCGAGTAACATGTCTGATAGTTGTTTGTTAGAATTTGACGTTTTCTTCCCGAGTAACTTCTGGTTTGACTGTCAGGGGAAAACTCTCGGGTTTTTCTTGTCGAGACCCGGACAGAGAGGAGTCGCTTCTGGATGTGCACGACCCGGAAAACGAACAGGAGCCAGCTATAGAATGATGTGGGGTGGGACCACGTATAACAACGGAAAACGTGTTGGTCGTGGTGGAAATGGAGTATATCCATATTTATACTTCGACGACTCCACGAACAATCTTCAGATTCCTTCGTTGAAACAGACGGAAGATTGCGGGCACTCGATCATGGTGGAGCAATTTTCGAGAAGCATCAAGAGAAATGCATGGAACAATGTCAAGATGGGTCTTAAATTAAATACGGTCGGGAGGAGAGATGGTTTGATTTATTTCGAAGTGAATGGACAAAAACAAACCCAAGATCAAGTCGTATGGACATCACGGTCAGATTTCAACATAAAATACATAATAATCGGAACATTTTATGGTGGATGCACAGGACAAAATATTAATAACATCCCAAACACATATTTGAAATATAAGAATGTGAAAATATCTCGATGGAATCCATAAATGACATATTGATAATGAATTCGTATCGACACATGCATCAATTTAAATAAATCTCAGATAAATCTCATATGAGTATTTTAAATGAATGTACGACAAAATCGTCGTTACGAACAGAAACAAAATGCGATTGCATCCGTTACGCAAAAGAAGATGCTCAATGAGGCATCATGGATTCAGTGGTTCAAAGAGAAAACGATAAATAAAAAAAGACATTATGAGATGACCGCCTTTGATGCGTTCGAACTCATGTGTCGAGGATGTTATTATTGCGGAGACATCGCACTCGGTATCGACAGACTCGATAGCGACAAAGGACACATCGTCGAGAATTGCGTAGCGTGTTGTTCGAGTTGTAACCGTTCAAAGAGCGCCATCGATCCTAAGACATTCGTGTTGCAGGCGGTGTATCGCACGACATTCGAGTATCCCGAAAGAGAAGATATATGGCACTCTGAATATACGAAAAACAAGCCGAAACCAACGACATACAAATGCAATGCGAAAAAACAAGGAAAAATATATGATCTAACCACAGAACAATTTGCAAAGTTGATCATTGACGCATGTTATTATTGTCACAGAACTCCGACGACGTATTTCGGTATCGACAAGATAGATTCGAATGGCGACTACACCGCTGATAATTGTGTCACCGCATGCGCGAGTTGCAATTGGGCAAAGTGGGATCAAACCATCGAAGATTTCATAGCACGTGAACGACGTATCACGGATAAGTATCTCGCTGGAGACTTCAAGGATATGCCACGAGTCGACAAAAATGCATCGACTCGACGTTTGAATACGGGAAAATCTACATCGGGTGCAAATAATCTCAGAGCTAAAAAAGTATACAAATATGCTCTCGATGGTTCGTTCATTCGATCGTATGATAGCGTTTCGGAGGCTGCAGAAGACGTCAAGGGAGACGATGGTAGTATTTCAAAATGTGCCACTGGATATAGAAAATCTGCAAGTGATTTCATCTGGAGATATGTATACACGGAGACTGTCGAGCCATACACAGGCTCGAAAATGAATAAAGTATATCGATATGCTCTCGATGGTTCGTTCATTCGATCGTATGATAGCGTTTCGGAGGCTGCAAAAGACATCAGAGGAAATTCCGGACATATCGCAGCCTGTGCACGCGGAGATAGAAAAACAGCCAGCAAATTCATGTGGTCGTCTAAACCACCAGTCGATTCGAGAATACAATACGATTAAAATATTTTAATATTATAATGAAAAAAAGATACATTTTCGGTCTCGTGATGCTCGCCTTATGTGCACTCGCTGGAATGAGTGCCGTCGTATACATGAATTGGACGGATATCAAAGATATGTTTTCCGAAACGACCGGAATAGGTAAATCTTCTCTGAAACAAGTGAACGTGTTGGCCGTGCAACCGATACAATCTGCAGTAGTTCCAAAAGACGTCAAAGCCATTCTCGATAAACCGAAAGACGATCCTGTGTTGAAGAAGGATCTCGCTGTCATACAACAGACGAAATCTTCCACAAATATGAAGATAGATACTCTCACGAAGAATGCGGTCGATACTATCAAGAAAGAAAGTGCGGTCGTGAAGACGAAGGCTCCTAAACTCGCGTCCATCGTAGTTGATAACGTGAAGAAAACCGCACTCGACGCTCAGAAGTCCGCGTCTTCTAAATATGCGGAATTGATCAAGCAAATCGAAAAGGAAAAGATGAGAGCATCCGTGTTTTTGACAGGTAACCTAACTGAGAAAGAAAAGATTGCAAAGATAAATAACATCGATGCAGAAATGGAACTTGTTGACAACTTCAAACTGGATCCATCGGTCGTTATTACGAAAAAAATGGCAGACTACATGGTGATGAAGGGTGCATTGTGATTGCGTATAATCAAAACATAAAAAAAATACATATATGTAAAGTAGAATATTCGATGGGAGGAATTATGCAACTCGTGTCTACCGGTTATCAGGATGTCTTTTTGACGGGCGATCCTACGAGAAGTCTGTGGAAACGTCTGATGGCGAGGAAGACAAATTTCGCCATAGAGTCTATCGAAACGGTGTTCGACGTGTTATATGGTTCTCCATCATTCATCAACATCAAGAAAGGTGGCGACTTATTGAAGAGTTGCGTCTTAGAAATTTCGATGAAAAGAACATCCACGGAATCCTTTTATCCTGCGGAACAATTTATAAAATCATTAACCGTTCTCGTCGGCGATCAAGAAGTCGAAAAAATTCAAGATTTTCCTACATGGTCAAGAGTTCACGACGAGTTGTTCAACGACACAGAGATGCGATCTGCTAATTACAGAATGTTGAACTTCAGACCCGACGATCCTGCGGGAGCTGTAAGAACGTTTTATCTCGATCTACCTCTGTTTTTCACAAGATATCTGTCTAACGCGTTGCCATTGATCGCTCTGCAATATCACGAAGTGAAGTTGAAGATAGAATTCGAACCTCCGTACAACATTCCCGGTATAGATTCTACGTATATGCCACAGGTTCGATTTTACGGAGACTATGTGTTTCTCGATAAACCCGAACGTATATACTTTGCACAGGCAGAGCACGAATATATAATCGAACAACTTCAGACATTCTCTACGATTCCGAATGTCTCTGGTAGTGTGAACACTACGATGATCGATCTTCCGTTCACAATGCCATCTAGATACATAATTTGGGTATATAAGACGAATCTTCATGGGCAATACACGACATCTAATAGTACATTCGTCACGAATGAAGGATATGCTCCTCTACAATCCGCAATCATCAAATGTAATGGTATTGATAGATTTTCAGAACGTCCTGGTGGCTACTTTAACATGGTACAGACCACACAATCGCTCGGTCAAGCACCTTCTTGTGGTATTTATATGTATAGTTTCGGAGTTAATGCAGACAAACAAGATCCCGAAGGCACTTTGAACTTTTCGAGACTCGACATGGTCACTTTGAGTCTCACGAGCAAGGCTGCTACAGCTCCCGATATTTCTCAAGTATTTGATCTTTCGACGACTCTGGAAAATGGTATCACGAAATTCAAAAATATCACTATTTTTTCTAAAAATTTCAATGTTCTTCGCATCGTTGAAGGGATCGGAGGTACATTGTTTTCTAATTAAAATTTTAAACTGTCATTTATATCATATCGACAGCTTGATAATTAAATACAATTAAATACTTTTAATAGCATTATATTTTAATGGTTAAAAGTAAACAGAAAACTAGAGAATATCAAGAAGAATATCGTACAAAAAATAAAGAAAAATTACAACAAAATAAAAAAGATTATTATCAACAAAATAAGGAACTATTGAAGAAAAAAAGAAACGATCGTTATCATCAAAATAAAGATGTTATACTTCAACAACAAAATGAATATTGCCAACAAAATAAGGAAATGATTAAGAAAAATCAACGTAAGAGAAATGATATCTTATATACCAATGCTATTAACTCATTGCTACAAGGATATATCATAGATATGACACTATGGACGAGATGGTTTTCGAAGAAAAATTACAAACAACAAAATATTATATATGAAATGTCACCGAAATATGCGTTTGAGTTGATGTCAAAAAATTGTTTTTATTGTGGAGACATTTGTCTTGGTATAGATAGACTTGATAGCGGTAAAGGTCACACTGTCGAGAATTGTGTGGGATGCTGTGAAAGTTGTAATTCGTCAAAAGGTGCTTTAGATCCTAAAACATTTATTCTACAAGCAGTATACAGACGAACATATATATATTTCGAAGATACTTATATATGGTATTCTCATAAAAATGTCCCACGTTATGATAAATATAAGAAAAATGCGGAAAGACAAAACAGACCATTCGAATTGACAAGAGTTCAATTTAATAATATATTGAGATCAGAGTGTCATTATTGTCATAGAACACCTGATAAAACATTCGGCATTGATAAACTTTTCCCAGATGATGGATATGTTTTAGATAATTGTGTTACGGCATGTGCTAGTTGCAATCGTGCTAAATGGGACAAACATCCAGAAGAATTCACCTTACGAGAGGAACGTATAACTGAGAGATATCTACATGGTCATTTTGAAAATTTGCCATATGTTCCAAAGAATGTTAGTTTTAATACTTTGTTTTCTAATTAACGTGTCATTTTATCATGGATTTGATAAGTATTTAACTATAACATAAATACGAATTCCTAAAGAATCATTTACCATGTCTCTTTCTGAATTCATCTCAGAGTTTCTTTCGAATGAAAACTTCTGGTTTACTCAGAACACCGTCATCGATGAGTATCTAACTATCAAGTATGAACATCTGTTGGACGAGGACTACTATGACACGGATAATCCCCACCACATTGTTATACTATTCGATCAACTTCCACGACATGTGTTTCGCAAATCACAATCTAATCATATTATAGAATACTTTCTATCAAAGTCTCTCATGTTTTTTGACCGTACTGACCTGACAAAGCTTCCCGATCTTGAGTGGTGTTTTACTCATCTGTGCATCCGTCATACAAAGGATCCCATATGGATCCATCGTGTTATAAAAAACACATGGACGCGCCTCATCCCCGGATGTCACGAGTTTGTCCACAGATTTTTGAAGGCGTCTTATGAGCGTTGTCCAATGGAGAACCAATCTCCCTTCATCCATACTACGTACAGGGACACTATCTACGATGCAATGAAACACGCACACACTACATACTTCACCCCAAATGACTACGCTCTCAAAATTAACCGGGATAACCACGTGGTAAAAGCTGTTGAGAAGGCGTTGAGAGACGTCAAACCGAGTGAGATTACTATGAGTCTATCCGGTGGTGTTGATTCTATGACTCTATTTCATATTCTCGACGGATTGAGAGGTTTTTACGGTTATAAAATGAATGTAGCGATGGTTAATTATACTAACAGGGCGTGTGCGTATGACGAGGAATATTTTGTGACGGATTGGGCAAACTGGTTGGGTTATCCTATTTCAGTTCGTCGCATAGAGGAGATCAACAGAAAGCCGTGCATAGATGCCAACATTCGGACTCTATACGAAACGTATACCAGGAAAGTTCGTTATAATACATACAAATCAATTTCTCATGAAGCGTTTGTAGCGATGGGACATAATAAAGACGACTGCCTGGAAAACATCCTGCAAAATATTTGTAGCGGTCATAAATATGACAATCTTGCCGGTATAGTCACCGTTGTCAAACAGGATGATAACAACTTCTTCAGACCATTATTAGATGTTTCGAAGGATGAGATCATCGCTTATGCAAGATATCACAATATCCCTTATCTTCCTAACAGTACACCCGCGCATTTCAAAAGAGGCATGGTGCGAAACTTCGTAGTGCCTTGTATGAACGATTGGGATGAGCGTTTCATCCCAGGACTTTTTAAATTGAAGGATTCCATGATGGAAATGGATATGATGATGGAGATAATCGCGAAAGAGTTTGTGAACAAATTCGAGGATAATGTGGCAATAATCGATGAGTTGTATATCATGATGGGTCAAACCTTTTGGAAGTCAGTGCTGAACAAGTTATTTCCAGGAGAAGTCTTCAAAAATAAGATGATTTCGTATTTCGTGGAATCTTTGAGGCGTTTTGATGGGTGTATGAACTTCGAATTGAATAAGAACGTCAAAATCGGGCTTACAAAGAAAAGAGTTGGTATTGCTATCAAGTTTAAATGCACAGACGATAGCTATTAATCAAATATCCATGTGCTAAATTCAATGGAATTCTAGATGTCGTCGTTCTCGGTTTCGTTGCACTCTGTCCGAGAGTCCATAACTTGTCAAGATTTTTCGCGATCATGTCGAAAGTTTGTGCGATGTATTTTGGAGAACGAGACCCGATCAAAGAGATGCTACCTGTTTGAAACACACATCCAGTCGATGCTTTTTTTCCATGTTCATCTGTTATCGTCAGTTTGACTCCAGGATAACGTTCAGGATCGAAATCTACGTGTTGTCCCGTTTCTCTGATGAGTTCCGTGATAGTCTTCGGAGGAAATGACAGAGGAAAGTTTTGTAGATTCGTGACGAGACTCGACGTGTTGATCATATTTATCTTGAAATCTTCAAGAACCATGAGAAGTTCTTTATTCGTTATTTCATGAACGAACGATGCGATCAGTGATGTAATGTGAACAAAATCAATCAGATTCGTTATCCCTGTGATGTGAACAGAACCATTATAAAACAATTTCGCAGATTTTCCATCGTGTTTAATGGGAACTTGATGACGGAACTTTCTCTTGTCATGTTGAATTTTCTTGTTGAAGACATCCGAACGATGCTTTTTAATCTTTTGAACTCCGATGTAAAGACCGAGATCATTTTCTCCATCTAATCTTTCTCGGATGTATTCGATAGGAAGTTCTTTCGTCACCGTTTCGTCATATACGAATTTGCCCGTGATGGTGATGGTTGTGACTGTCGAAGGAGTGAATTTAACATGTTTCAGTGTCTTACACGTAGATGTGATATTCGTCATGCATCTCAGAAAATCTTCATTCGTGTGAAAAATCTTATCAATCACATCACTCGATATATACATTTTGACGAATTCTTCAGAAATGTTGCAAAATTCGATGAGAGTTTTAATGAATGTGTCTTTACGATCTTCCAGATTCATTTTAAATTAAAATACAATCATCATGAATTTATATAACATGATGTTGATATACACATATACACATACATATCGACGTTTCGTCTCATAAAGTTAAATCGAATGTGAATATATCACATCGATGTCTTCGCTTCTCATCAAGAAACTTGTTGTCAATGCCATCGTTCCCACTCGTGCAACGGAAGGTTCCGCCGGATATGACATTTCTTCGGTAGAAGATGTCGTTATTCCGGCATCAGGACGTGTTGCAGTTTCTACAGGACTTTCGATTCGTGTTCCGAATGGTACATATGGCAGGATCGCACCGCGATCGGGTCTCGCGTATAAATACGGTATCGATGTACTCGCCGGTGTTATCGATTCGGATTTTGTGGGCGAGATAAAAGTGATTCTTTATAACACTTCTGAACTCGATTACATCATCAAAAAAGGTGATCGTATCGCACAACTCATTCTTGAACAGATCATGACTCCAGATGTCGCGATCGTTCTCGAACTCGAGGACACCATGCGTGGTGGAGGAGGATTCGGAAGCACTGGTGTGTAAGAAAGAAAATGACAAATGACAAATTATGTATAAAATAACATAGTTTGATGTAAACGTATCTTATTTCAAATCGCGATAATGAAGTTCAACGGTTCTCTCTTTTCTTATCAGAAAGATGCGCTCACATGGATGCTGCAACGCGAATCATCTCATCGAGCTCCCGGTGGATTTCTGTGTCTTGATCCCGGTCTCGGTAAGACGATTTTGACGATGGTCACCATCGCCGTTCACGAGCTCGACCATACGTTGATAGTCGTTCCGAAGAACATCGTGTCTCAGTGGGTTTCGGAGTTCGTGAAATTCACGGATTGTACTCCGCTCGTCGTCGACGCTCGAATGAACAACAAGAAGGAAATCACTCACAAAATGCTGAAGGAACATAAGGTGTGTATCACGAGTATCAGTACCTTCAGTTCTATGAAGGACACCGATGATTGTGCTCTGTTGTCATTTAAATTCGATCGTCTTGTTATCGACGAAGGGCATCTGATCAGAAACAGACGCTCTAAAAGTTTTTGGGCGATGAATCAGATAAAAGCTCACATTCGGTGGATTCTGACCGGTACGTTGATCAACAAGAATCGCAATGATTTCAAGTCGCTTCTCGAGTTCATGAATGTATTCAGTATCAACTTGACTTTGGCAGCAAAAGAGTTTGTTTACAGACGAACGAAGGAAGACGTTGGTCTCGACATTCCAGACTTGATCATCGAAGAGGTTAGAGACGATTTCGAAACGATTGCCGAGAAAGAACTATATGACGAGCTCGTCGAAAATGGTCGTCTGCTTCTGAAGGCGTACAATGCCTATGGAGACGGAGAAGGGCGCATGAAGCTTCTCGAGCAGCTCATGCGGATGCGACAATGTGTCACGAATCCTCAACTGCTGTTCATGAAAAGCGACGACGAACGCTGGGAAGGAAATTACACAAAACTGAATATGCTGAAAAGAGAAATTCAAAATAATCCGATCGAGAAAACAATCATTTTCTGCAATTGGATCCATGAGATGATATCTATCGAGAACATGCTTCATTCCATCGGATATGATTCCGTGATGCTGAACGGCAAAACACCTAACGAACAACGTGATATCAATGTCAAGCGCTTCAACGAAGATGACAACATCAATTTCTTCATCGTCCAGATAGAATCTGGCGGCATTGGTTTGAATCTTCAAGTGGCATCTCGTGTGTTCATTAATAGTTTGTCATGGAATGCAACGACTGAAATTCAGGCTATCGCCCGAGCTCATCGTATCGGTCAGACGAAGGACGTGACAGTCAAGCGACTCATCATCAACAACACCTTCGACGAATATGTTCTGAATCTGCAGCAGAAGAAGCTTGAAATTGCATCTGAAATTTTTGACGACAAGCGAATCGAGAAATCGCTGCAGCAAACTCGTCAACAGAAGACTTCCACATTCAAGCAACTCATTAATGTCTTCAAATAACTTAAGATTTGTAACAAATAACATAATAAAATGAAACTCATTATCGTCGGTGCACACTCATCGGTTCCGTCAGGATATGGGCGAGTCATGCGTGCTATCGTTCCGAGAATCTCGAAAGCACATGAAGTGATCGTGTTCGGAATTCATGCGTTCGGTCGTAGTGTACATGCAAATATAGAAGAATTCGATGCTCAAACCGCCGAACATGTACGAGGGCTGAACGAACAAGGGTTCTATTATTCGGGACTTTCAGAGTTTATTGATGTTCACAAACCAGATATCGTGATGATTTATAATGATCCGATAGTCATAGGAAACTATTTACTCGCCATGGGAAAATGTTCACATCGAACAAAGATTGTATTATACGTGGATCTCGTCAGCAAAAATATTCGCGAAAACTTGTGGTGGATATTTAGCCATCCAAAAGTTGTTGGCGTGATGGCTATGTCGAAATGTTGGATCTCTGACATATGTAACTATGGTTGCAAAGTTCCGATAAACATCGTGTCTCATTTTGTCGATACGAAAACTATATACGATGCCAGAAAACTGGTGGGACTGAGTGAGTATAACGATGATGTTTTGTTCCTGAATATGAACCGAAATACAGCTCGTAAACGATTAGATATTTATGTTCTCGCAGCCGCGAGATTTATTTCGAAGTATCCCGATGCAAAAGTTCGTTTTCTGTGTAACAGCCATCACGAATCGAAGTTCGATTTACATTCTATAGCATTGAGAGAACTCGTTGCCAGCGGCGTCGATAATGTTTTTACACACTTGAATAAGATAATGATAAACAGAACGGTTTTGACCGACGAGCGTGTAGATATGATGTACAACGCGTGTGATGTCATCGTGAACTGTTCTAGTGGAGAAGGATTCGGACTATGTTCCGCGGAAGGTGCCGTGTTGGGAAAACCACTGATAATATCTGCCGTGGGGGGTGCTGATGATTACTTCTCTGGCGATTGTGTGTATAAGATCAAACCGAGCGCATGGATATCTGTCGACGATCGTGACGGAATCGGTGGTATCGAAGGAATAATCGATGTGGACGATCTCGTAGAAGCTTTTACATTCTTCAAGGATGAAAAAAATCGTAAGGAATACGGAAAAAGAGTTCAAGATTTCGTAAAAACGAAACCAACATGGGACGATATTTCATCTGACATCATAGATTTTTTTAACAGTCTTCTTCGTGTCGAATCCCGAGAAACACCGGGAAACGAGGAGCATCCTTAGAACCCATCTCGAAGTATTTGAATTTCGCTAGTTTGCCGATGTAAGAATCCTTGTTATCCCAGAAATGCTTGCGCTGCTCATCATCGAAACCCGTTCCGATCGAGAACACGACTCCATCATAATCGACTTCGATAGAACCCATAGTTTCCTCTTCCACCTTTCCGCTCTTGTGCGTCGATCGTTTCGAGTATCCGAAGTTATCCTTCGATTTAACATTCGTGTTCTTGAGGCGTGGAGACATCGAGATGATAGTCGCTTCCGCGTCCTTGAATTGCTTCATCTTCAGCAGGATACCTTCTTTCAGAGTGGAACGACCGAACTTGTACTTTCCATCCGGCCTGCGAATCATCACACCTTCAAATCCCTTAGCCAACACATCACGTTCGTAACGTGAAAGCTCATCGATGTTGTTGATCTCGATGGGAAACAGAGGAATGATTTTCACTTGTTCGTGATCGAGGATGTGAGGATGATCGTCAACATACTTCTTCATGTCAATCACGCGGTCTGTGTATGACTTCAGAGGATCGTCGACAACATAATCGAACCAATAATATGAAAATTTCTCGTCATACACTTTGTGGCCGGTCATCACGGCGCTCGTCGTTGCCTGGAATGTAGAATCGTCGATACAGATTTCACCATCTGCTCCCTCGGGAAGCAGCTCTGACAACAACTTGTTCATGACGGAATTTCGGATCGGCTTGAATGTTCTGGATAGCATCTGCTGCTGTTTCAGGCTCCTGATGCCATCGATCTTCGGAGTGACGAAGCAAGGAAACTTTATGTCGTCGAGATTCTCGAGAGTAGCGGCCAATAGAGGTTTCGTGATCGTCATACTTGTTATGTTGTGATTATGACGAATACATCCGCTTATAAATATCCGAGAGTTGATGCGAGTGTCATTTGTCATTTATTTGTATCGACACTTGACGTATCGGCAAATGACGCAACGCAACCAAAGAAATGTTGTACGATCATGTATGGAAACTCGTTCAATCGAATGAATAATAATATGATCACATGATAAAATGCAACCGTCGAAGAATTTTCAAGATTATAAGTTCGGAGGCACGGGTGCCTATAGTCTTCAACTAGACCACATTTCATTAGTGGATGCTTCGGATGGAAGTTTCGTCGGTCTCAATGCCGGCACTAAAGTAAAGCTTGCGGGATCGTCTCAAAAAAACACGGCAGTCGGAGCGAACGCGATGACTCAATCATCGACAATTTCAAATACAACCGTCGTGGGCGCATATGCGGGATATACGATGCAAGATATCGAGTCGTCTGTCGGAGTCGGGACGGGAACACTCGCAGCAGCGGCGAATTTATTGGGCGTCACGGCCGTCGGATATGCAGCAGCGGAGACGATGCAAAAATCGAGTTATAATACGAGTGTGGGATGGAAATCGTTCGGGAGAGCTGTTTCGGGAGCACGCTCAGTCGCCGTCGGAGCAGCCGCGGGATATTATGCATATGATATGAACGACACGGTACTCGTGGGCGAATCGGCGGGTCGATATGCCCGAACCTCCGATCGTTGTACGTTCGTTGGTGGATCGGCGGGAGCTGCGACCGGGAATGCTACGGACTCATGTTATATGGGATTTCAGGCGGGACAATTCGCAAAAAATGGATCATCGAATTGCTATATAGGCGTGAGAGCCGGTCAGAACAATATCAATGGTGGAAACAATATTTTTATCGGATATCAGGCCGGATCTAATGTTACGAACGTGTATGACACGATCATCATAGGTGGAGGAACCGGAGGTGGTAACGCAAGTAACATTAGCGATTCCGTGATAATTGGTCCTGGTGCGGGAGAAAACATCCAAAACGGGAATCAACTGGTTATCATCGGTTATCAGGCCGCGCAGTATTTGACCAACGGTTCTCGAGATGTCGCTATAGGTTATCGAGCGATGCGAAACGCTACTCTCGAAAGTGACTCGGTTGCAGTCGGAAGATGTGCAGGACTGAACACGATATCGGGGTCGAACAATGTATGGGTTGGTTCTGATTCCGGGTCGTTCGCTGCGTCTGCGTCACAGACAGTTGCAATTGGATCAAGGTCTGGATATAATGCAGGAAACTCTTATCAATCCACATTCGCTGGCTTCAACTCCGGATATTCTGGCGCGCAAAAATCAACATTCGTGGGATATGAAGCGGGTTATGGGGCGAATACCTCGACATATTTGAACACATTCGTAGGTTTTCAATCGGGAAACGTGCGCGTCGGAAATCTCAACACCGTTGTGGGTGCATCGTCCACGGATACCGTCGGAGATTGTAACACTGTCATGGGTTTCGGAGCGGCCGTGAATAACGTGGGAAGTAATAATTGCATATTCGGCACGAGAGCGGGAACAAGGGCAGGATCATTTAACACGATCATGGGCAGCACCGCCGGGGTCGACAGTATCGGGAGCAATAACTTACTCATGGGAATATCATCCGGAAATAACATCGTCGGAGCATATAATTGCATCGTGGGAAGTTACTCCGGAATTTCGATGGGACAATCCAGTTTCAATACATGTGTCGGAACTGCAAGTGGGGCTTCTGGAGCGAATACCTTTTACAGCACATACATGGGATTTCTGAACGGAAACTCGGGAAATTTCAACACCTTCATGGGCAGTTTTACCGGGAGCAATTCATCCGGTGGGAGCAACACGCTCATGGGATACGCAATTGCACCCAATATTTCGGGAACATTGAACACGATCATGGGATTCGGTGCCGGAAACGCCTTGACGACGGGTAGTTCGAATACGATCATGGGTGGATCCGCAGGTAGGAGAATCATCACCGGAACCTTGAACACGTTTGTCGGCTATGATGCCGGAGGACGTGGAGACAGAAATTCGATAGTCGGAAGTCAGAGCGGTAACGCAATGTTTGCGACATCTTTCGATAACACTCTCACGGGATATGGCAGCGGACCCGTCATGACTTCCGGAAACACGAACACGCTCGTGGGCGCGAGAGCCGGTAACGCTATGACAACGGGATCGTTCAATACCGCAGTGGGAAGTCACGCCGGAGGACGAATCGTTTCCGGGACATTGAATACATTCATGGGATACGATACCGGTGGACGAGGAGATAGAAATACGATAATGGGAAGTCAAAGTGGAATGGTGATGACTCCGACATCCTTTGATAACACGATCATGGGGGCTAGATCTGCAATATTGATGACTTCTGCAACTGAAAACACGATTTTGGGGGCAAATGCTGGAACACTATACACGACGGGAGGATCAAATACTCTCGTCGGAAAAAATTCTGGTGGATCGAGAGGCGTTGATAATCAGAACACGTTTATCGGCTTTGGATCTGGTCAAGATTCCGTCGGAAACTTATCGGTATTCGTAGGATTGAACGCGGGACAAAATTTTGGAAATAGCGATCAAAACGTGTGTGTTGGAATGTGTAGTGGATGCGATGCCGATGATGGTTCGAACACGTTCATGGGAACATATAGCGGAAGCAATTTGAAAGGAAATAACAATTTAATTTTAGGAATTTCGAGTGGCAGAGGTATGGTCGGTAGTAGTAACATTATTCTCGGCACGACAAGTGGGACCAGCTCGACCGGAGATAAGAATGTCATGATCGGTCCGACTGTCGGACGAAATATGACAGGATCCGATAATATTCTCATTGGTTCTAGCATCAACTCGGCCGTAGAGAATCGTTGTGTGTACGTCGGAAGATCGTTAAACTCCAACGCATACACACAACAAACCGTCACGGACACTTATATATTTGGTTACAGTTCTTTTCTGGCCGCTGCAGGTACGATCGATAATATGTTTGCCATAGGAAGTTCTAATCGAATCGGATCACTGAGTGCTTCCGGAGCAGATGTGACAAACTCGACCATAGTTGGCAAGACCATAACGCTGGCGACTCAAACCACCGCCACGCATGTTTTCGGCGACACGATAAACATGCTCAGAGTAGGAGCATCCGCGCAAAACTCAGGAGTCGTTGTGATGGGAAGAAATGCGAGCTTAACGAACGTTTCGAATTCCGTGATGCTCGTAAATGGTTCTGTAGCCGGTGCGTCTCAACCAGGACAATTACTGTTAGATACAAATGGAAACTTGACTCTGACAGGAACGAGAGGAGATTTGACATTATCAGGCACGAGCGGAGATTTGACTCTGACGACTGCGACCGCACAAGCGTATAAACCCACAGGAACATTGTGGATAAATACATCCGACGAACGTCTGAAGCATGATATCACGATGGCCAATTTACATCATTGCGTCGATATCATCAGACATCTCGATCTCAAAAAATACTCGTTGAACGACGAAGTATCAACGAGTGAAACAAATAAAAATGTGGTGGGATGGATCGCACAAGATGTCGAAAAATACATTCCGAAAGCGGTAACCGAACGTGATATGTATGGTATAAAAGATAGTAAGGTTCTCGACGCAGATCAGATTTACAAAACTATGTACGGCGCACTCAAATGGAGCATATCTCGTATCGACGAATTAGAAGATAGAATAAAGTATCTCGAAACTCTCGAAGAACGTGTGAAGTCATTAGAAAATTTTACAAAAAACGCTTGATAGCTTGAAATTCCTCTTCGGACAGCATAGTACCGTTTTTCATGAACAACATATCGTACGAAACGAAAGATCCTCTCTTCATACGATCATATATATCATTGACGTGCATCTTATACACTTCATATTTTTCATCCGGTTTCTTGACTCCCATGCCTCCGATGGTTATGTTGAGCCCGTCTGGGCCAGTAGAGTCCTCGAGAGCGATGGCGATCTTTTCTATAGCGTCGACCTGATGAGAACCCACGATTGCGATCGTATTCATTTTGAAATCGGTGTTTGACCGAAGAGCATCTTTGAGCTTGTGACACTTTGATGATTCTCGTCGATGTTCCTTGAGACGTTCGTTTGGCATTCTCCCGGTTTGCCCGATGTATTTTTGTCCTGATGGAAAACTGATCTTGTAAATTCGATGCAACTTGCACGAATATCCGGTACTCTTGAATGTTGATACATTGTTCATGATTCTGATCATGCTATATTGAGCATAATATCGAACGGAATTCATACTTGATGTTGATGGATGAGTATATGTATTTTAAATGATTATTAAATTGTCATTTGACCAGGGAATGACACATAAATTGACACATATAATACTTATTTAACTTATGATCATGAGCATGATCATAAATTAACTATAATGTGTATCGGCGATGTTATTTTATATGATAAAACGAGACATATTATCGAAAATTTGCTCTTCGAAGAGCTCGATTCCGACGAAACTCTAAAACTACACATTCGAGGAATGATCGATGATACATGTTGTTATACGATATATAACAATCCGATCAGAGTGGTATGTTCGGAACGGATTCGAGGAAACGAAATGGTTTGCGTCATTAAAACTATCGACGAGTTCAGAACGAATTTGTCACATCTTCCAGATAAACTCAGAATAGTCAAGATAACAATGGAAAAAATCATGCAGAAGACACGAGAGTTTACTTCGGCAAAAGAGATAAACAAGCTTCTGGATACGATTCCAGATGATTATACGAACGTCTTCATAGATGTGATATACGAAGAGGGACATGTCACGAGAGCTATGATTCGGAAACGCGAAAAATATTTCACGATGTTCGAAACATCGATACAAAATCCGAATGCAGATGCAGAAATACCACAGATGACGATCGTAGAATTATATAAAACCGTAAAGTCCCATAAAATTTCGATGGGACATGTCAAGAGAACGATGCTTCTGATTTCTCAGTTCTCGCGAAACTTTACTTCTGTCACGACGACGAAGAAGACCGTGTTGTTCGACGCGGAACAATACGCTTTGTATACGATGTCTCTAGATTGTCCGAAGATGAAGTATCATGATGAACTATTAGAAACTTCATGGAATCCAGATAGACTCGCAATGTGTATCGACGAAAATGAGTACAGAGACATAATGGAACGATGGAAGTGAAAATTCGCGGATCTGAACCGTGAAACATGTCGGATTCCTGAGATGATGTACATTAAAAATTTTTTCAGAAACTAATTTCGTAAAATAAAAAAAAATAAATGATTTTCCGGTATGTTTTTTCCGGGACTATTTTATTAATTTAAGTAAATTTAATATGTATATTTTAAATGAATACTATCTTTTCGTTTAAAGTATATACTTGTACATGTGGTTTTTATACAGCAGATTCTAGTACTGCTACTAAACATAAAAAATCAAAGTCATGTAAAGACAAGGAAATAAAAAATGATATAATAGAATTCATACGAAGAGACGCCGTCGACCCTCATGGTAATCTCATCCCGACAAACATCACTAACAACACAAATTGTCATAATCAACACGCGAACGTGATCAATAACACCGTGATATTCAATCTTCCCACGAACACACTGAAAGAAGACATGATAAAGTATCTCGAGACCGTGAGGATGTCGGAAGATCCTTCGACGAGCTTCATCATCCAGATGCCCGGAGAGCTTCTCGACAGAACCAGAAGTGCAACTAAATTTCCGGGTGCGCTCACAGAACGCGGTGACAAGATAGTGGAGAAACTTCCCGGTGGCGGTGAGCGCGTCATGGGTCGAAAGAAGGCGGTAAAGGTGTTCACGAATGAGGCGGTGGATGCACTATGTAAGAAGCCACCATCCGTGAACACTCGAGATTATTATGAGAAAGAACGAACTATCGGGAAGAAAGAGATGACCATACGAGAAGCGGTGGAAGCGAGCGCCACGAACTCCGTCGATTTTCATCATAAGACACCAACCGAGTTGAAAAAAATAGTGAATCGCATAGAAACACACACGGAAAGTGTGATGAACAAGATAACGAAAGACAATTATCAGAGAGGTGATCGTATAGAAGACTTTTGATACTCTCAAAAATAATATTTGATTATGTTATTAGGAATGCACATCATACTGATACTTCTTCTCGTGGCCATCGTCGCTGCAGCAGCATTTTACTTCATGAAGAAGAGAAAAGAGAAATTCATTATGAAGCTATATCGTCCGACTCCAGTAGTATCACCACCGGCATCAACGTGGGATCCTGCTGATATTCTGACAGCTGTGTTACCGAGTAAAACAGGGCCAAAACTCGTTGTCGAAAAAGGTGATTATCGCAGGTTCAACAGAATATAATTGTCATTTATCATATCGACACTTTAACTATTTATATAGTTCTTGAATTTTCAATGCAATGGAATTCAAAACCGTCAAAAGATACTTACACAATAGTTTGGAAATCCAGATCTTTAATAAATACGAAATATCAAGGGAAGAAATTGTTAGAAATAAAGAAACAAAAGTAGAAAAAAACTTTATATATAATGGTAAAGGATATAAACGTGGAAGTTTGTTTACTGATGATGGAAAGAAACAAAATGTTTTACTTCACGTCATTTTAATGTCAACGTTCGGAGACCAGAAACCTGTTGCAACATATACGGTCGATCATCGGGATAGAAATCCGAAGAACAATCATCTAGATAATCTATGTTGGAAATCCGCAACAGAACAATCGAAAAATCGAACGTTGATCGAGACAACAAAGAATGATACATTCCTCATCGTAAAGAATGGTGTCGAAAGGACTGCGAAAGAATGGGAAGAAATAGAAGGAATTACTCATTGGGCTATCAGAAAGCGTGCTCGAAAAAACATTATGGGATTTTCGTATAAGGAATACAAGGACTTAGAAGACGAAGAGTGGAAACAAAGTAGCGAAACAATAATGGTGTCTAATTTTGGACGATACGCGATACATACGGAATATGCACGAAAAGTGTTATATGCTTATGAGTTAGGAACGAATGGAATATATCCGATGGTTGGTGGAAATAGTTTACACATCGAAGTGTTCAAAGCGTTTTATCCTGACACATATACGAATGAGTTGAAAGTATGTCATTTAGACGATGATCCTCTGAATGCAAATCTCAGCAACTTATATCTCGGAACGACTTCTGACAACGGAAAAGATGCACACGCCAATGGTAGACATATTGGTAAATCAAATGAACAAATTGATTGTGTAGGCATTCACAAAGAAACTGGAGAACGAGTTGAATTCAATAGTATAGAGGCTGAACAGCTGTTGGTGACAAATGACATCTATTGTGTCGTTTGTCATCTATATGGGTCATATCGACATAATTATTAATTTAACAAACACAAACCATAACATTTCAACAATGGAATGAAATGTCCTCGAAAAATGTCAAAGAAACCGCAAAATTCGTTGCTCCCGGAAGAGCTCGAAAAATCCTCGGAATCAGTGATGCCACCCTCAGACGATGGGCGGAAACGAAGAAAATCGAAAGCTTCATCACACCTTCTGGAAGAAGACTCTATAATGTCGAAAATCTTTTCGGCGTCGTTCGTCCTCCAACTGATGACGCGATTATTCCTCGAGGATCGAAGTCGTTTTTGTATGCTCGTGTCTCTTCTTCGAAGCAGAGAGATGACCTTCAAAGACAAATCGATTTCCTCAAAGAAAAACATCCAGACTTTGAAGTTGTCTCAGACATCGCAAGTGGTATCAACTGGCAACGTAAAGGCCTCCGGAAGCTCTTGGATCTCTCGAGTGCCGGAGGTGTCGAACGAATTGTCGTGGCGGAGCGTGATCGACTCTGCAGATTTGCATTCGAGCTCGTCGAATATGTCTTCAGTATCAATGGCACCATCGTCGAAGTTGTCGGATCTGAGGAATCTTCTCCAGAACAAGAACTCCAAGAAGACCTCCTCAGCATTGTCCAAGTGTTCTGCTGTCGAAGAAATGGAAAAAGACGATACAAAGGGAAGAAAAAAGACGAAAATCCCGAAGAATCATGTGATCGCAACTCGAATCATAAAGATTCGTCCGACAAAATCACAGAAACAACAGATTGACAAGATTGCAGGAGTTGTTCGATTTTGCTATAACGCATCGATCAATGAAATAAACAAATGCGTTGTCATGAAATTTCATGGCCATCCGGGAAACTCGATCAACATCTGAGAAACAAATTTTCGATCGGGAAACACAATGATATCGAACAATACATTTCGATTCATGGAAATAACATCGAACCCGAACAGATCATCGAGACAACGAAGATGAACACGGAAACAAGGAAAAAGGAACCTTCGAGACGTTATATCAATCCGTTTTTCCTCGGAAAACTCTGGTTGTCTGAGTGTCCCAAGGATTTTAGAGCGAGAGCAACCTTCAAAGCTGCAGATGCCTATAAAACTTCTCTGACGTTGTGGAGAAAAGGACTCATTCGATCATTCGAGATGAAGTTCTCTACGAAGAGACGAGAACTAGACCGTGGTTATTGTTTCGGAATCGAGAAGAAAGTGAAGTTCGAAGATACAGGTCTCAAAAAACGTGATGGTAAGTTAATAATAACCGGAATAGATGGAGACATCAGATTTTTCGAAAAACCTCCGATCAATAAAGAACCCGTAGCAGGATGCGAACTATCGAAAGATAGTTGTGGAGATTATTATCTTCATGTTCCTATCTTTCGAAAGAAGAAAGAACGGAAAGGAGACAACTTCGTAGCTATTGACCCCGGAGGCGTTGTTCCGTGGGCCTTCTATGCTTCGAAGGGAGAATCGGGATGTTTGGGAACTGAGATGAATGAGAGAATGTCGAATGTGTCGAAGAAGATATCAACGATTGATAAGAAACTTTCTGGACAACCTAAAGGCGATAAAAATTCGAACGATGTTATCGAGCGCCGAAAACTTTTTAGGAAGAAGAAACGCATTCGAGATCATGAACATTACAGAGTCATCAACTTTCTTACGGATCGTTATGACGGAATCATTTTACCAAAACTAAAAACGAAGAACATTTCGAAGGCGCTGAAATCCAAGGCGAACCACGACATGTTCGATATCAGTCATTATACTTTTCTGAGACGTGTCGGAGAGCGTTGTATCGAAAGTGATACGATTCTCGAACATCCCGGAGAGCAATGGACTTCGAAAACATGTGGAAGATGTGGAAAGTCGAATCTTCCAGGGAGAGAACGTCGAGGAACTTTCAGAGAGTATAAATGTCTTTATTGCGGATTGCATGCGCATCGAGATGTCCATGCGGCTCGCAATATTTTCATGAAATGGTATATCGAACTGAAAAAATAATATAAATCATCGGGTTAGTCAAGTGCTCCGAGAGGAGACAATCCCTTACATTGTGGAAAATGAAAGTATTTCGATACTTTTAATTACCATTTGATGTATAAAATGAACGGCTGCAGCACGATTTTTGAAAGTAAAAAATGGTTCACATATTTCAAAATGTATAAATAATCCCACAAAATATAAATCGGCATATAAATACTTCTGGCGCCGGGGATCCAGCTGATATTCTGACAGCTGTGTTACCGAGTAAAACAGGGCCAAAGCTCGTTGTTGAAAAAGGTGATTATCGCAGGTTCAACAGGATTTAAATATAAATATTAAATTATAGTATGTCTCTCGAATTATCTCCCGGTTTTTTTGACCCACGCATTGCACTTTCTGATGACGAAGAAGACATCATTCCAAAGAACATAAACATAGAGAAAATGAACGAAAACACGCAACCGAAGGAGAACGTGATGTTGAGTTTCGCGAAGTTCATCATACTTAATGTGCGAAAAGAAGATTGTGGATGTGATGGTTGGAAGAGAACATACACGTATTAAGTCGTCCGTGGGCGACAAAGATTGTACGTCGCCTTGTGCGTCTGATACGTTGCACGAGCTTCTTCTCCCCATCGCTTCTGTTGCAACTGAATATAATCCCCCGAGTAGCCAGGAGCTGCCGGATATTTTCCTGGGCCATCGAAGGTCTTGTCGACCGCGTTGTTCGGCACAACTTTGAAAGTAAGAGCGCATAACATGGTATTGTCGACTCCATTCGTTTCGTATAAAGTTCCATTAGGTCGTTCGAGTCGGAATGTCAGTTTCTGTAGTTTACCTATAGGGTGGAATGCCTTCACAGGTATACTAGAAAAATCATATCTGGAACGTTCAAACCCGTATCCTATGAGATTTACGATTCCCACACCGGCGGTCGTCGGTTCTCCTATACGATCTCTGTAAATTAGCTGTTCGAGTTCTTTACAACGGATCTTTATGTATCTCGCCCCCGTTATATTCACTATACCGGGAGATGTCATTTCGTTTCCATATGCCCCGGCAGTCACATCCGTGCAGAAATATTGACCCGGAAACACAGAAGAACCATTTATAGCCGCATATGCACCGGATACCGGTGGTAAGTTAGGATATGCATACCATAGTGCAGTGCAATTTGCAGCACTCGAACCCGAGTTTCCCGGGGTGAACTGTATATAATATTGTTCTCCTTGGATAAAGTTTGCGTTCACCACGGTGGGTGATGAGACGGACGGTGTGAGGTCGTCGTCGGTCGAAATCAACGATCCGGTGGCAATGATAGAACTATCAGAAACTTTGATTATGGAGTAATTGACCACGAATCCTCCGGCAGGCGCAGTCGCTTGATCGACGAAGTATGCGGAAATTGTGGTCGGCACGCCCGCTGATGTGGCTATGAAATACTGACTCGGTATTTGCCCGGTGTATATGGATGTGAAAGAAACATTATCACCCGGAGGCAATGGTCCCACGAATTCGTTTATATACTCATTTCCTATAGCTCCTTGATTCGATAAGAAAACATAATCGGCACCGTTAGGATAGTTTACAGAATATCCTGGAACGGTAGAATAGTATCCCGTCGTGCTCACCACGGAAGTATTTACGGGATCTCCGAAACCAATGGTGTTTCCTATGGTTCCCGTACTACCAAGAAGAGTAAAAGGACTCGAAGAGGTGATACGAATCTTATTGCTTATTTCGGATGGATTCGTCACTGGTCCCACTTGCAAAATCACGGAGTCTCCATATGTGTTTGCAGTTTGTTGCAGAACATTGTTCATTTCGTCTATAAGTTGGGGGAGGTTGTAGTCACCGGGAGTTATAGTTGCTATTCGTATATTCCCTTCGATCTCCTGTTGCCACGTGTTTATGTTTGTAGGTTGATTTATGGCATAGGCAAACGTATTTTCCGAGTCATCGATAAGATAATCGGTTCTCGGTATGTTGACTTCGAGAAGTTCAAATTTAGTTACGTTTCTGAACTGAGCGTTAAATAAAACTTCGTATTCCGCCGCCGTAGGATAAGCAGCAGTGTCTCTCTTGGCAGAATCCGCCAAGAAAATGTACGTTTCATCACGACCATACTTTTCGATGGTTTCTATATCATCCATTGAAATATACACGTATACTTTATTAAGTTATTAAAAAATAACAAAAATTAATTATTCGTCGATATGATGTATTATATCGACAAATATATATCGACAAATCTATATCGACAAATATATATCGACAAATATATATCGACAAATATATATCGACAAATATATATCGACAAATATATATATCGACAAATCTATATATCGACAAATCTATATATCGACAAATCTATATATCGACAAATCTATATCGACAAATCTATATCGACACACTATGTTATTTAATACACTATATTGTCTCATGAGTTATACAGATGAATGACATTGAAACCATGGTGGACGAAAACATCTCAACAACTCACACACATTATACCTTGGAAATCAACGAACACAAACATATTTCAAAATGATGCGAACATCAAAAAAGTATTACGAACCCGGAAAGTGAAACTGAACCCTACAAAACAGCAAAAACTTATGCTGATGAAATATGCAAATGCCGCAAGATATTCATATAACATCGCAATAGCCGCGGTCAATGATAAAACACATAAAGCAAACAAAATAGAACTTCAAAATGCCTTTTTATCTCTCAAAAGAAGAGATGATGGCTCGTATAATCAATTCTTTCAAAAACGCAGGTGGTTGTTGGCAACACCTCAACCGATACGCCAGCAAGCGATTTTCGAAGCAGCAAAGAATTTCAAGGCAGCATTTACGAATTTGAAAAACAAAAACATCGACCACTTCAAAATGAAGTTCAAGACGAAGAAACATCAACGACAACACGGATTTTCCATCGGTATTGGCACGCATCTAAAACACAATGATGGTGTCCTCTCTATTTTACCAAGAAGTCTGGGACAAATGCGATATTTTGGGTCCTTACCATTCGAAGGCAAACCCGATGCGGAATGTAGAATACAGAGAGATCCGTATGGAGATCATTGGTTGTTGATACCGGTGTATAAGATCACGAAGACGCAAACAACAAAACCGATCGTCGCCATCGATCCCGGAGTTCGCACTCCTTTTGCGTGTTTTCGATCCGATGGCGATTCGAAGTGTATCGGTGAAGATATGAACGCCAAACTCGTAGACATAAAGACTCGAGTGTCCATAGTCGATCGCAGGATCTCGAAGTGTCAAGATGTCGCACTCAAACGCAAATTACGAGAGCATCGTCGAGTATTATTTCGAAAGCATCAACGCGTTCGAGATGCTTACCATTGGAAAATCATCAACGATATCACCGACGAATGCTCTGGCGTGCTACTGCCACCATTCGAAACTCAACGCGTCAGCAGGATGTTGAAAGCCAAAACAAACTGCTCGATGCTTGGTATCAGCCACTACACTTTCAGGATGCGTATGAAAGATAAGTGTGAGGAAAAAGGATTGCTATACGACGAGCCGACGGAGGAATACACTTCGAAGACATGTGGTGTTTGCGGCCTGATTAATTATCTATTAGGCAGCAAGAAGATATTCGAGTGTTTCTGCGGCAATGTATGCGATCGCGATGTTCACGCAGCTCGCAACATCCTCCTGAAATGGCTGAGCTCCGAGGCAGGTGCCCGGGTCGCAGAGACCTTCCTTGCCTCTCGGTCAAGTTAGACCTCTTATTGCCTCTGGTAATGAGTGCTTATATTATTCGGCGTATATGGATGATGTCCATAGACATTATCCGCGAAAATAATATTTGATTAACTTAAAATGGCTATCAGAGACGTTTTGAATCAGACTCCAGGACTTCTGTTCACCCTCTTGCTCATCAGTTTCACGATCGGAATGTTTATAAATTCCATGTTGTCCGCGAAGAAAGTAAACGAAAAACAATCTGTTCAAACAGCATAAAAATATATTTTATTAGTATACAATAATGCAGCTCGTTCCAAAAAGCCCCGTGGTACTGATATTGATTCTTGTCGCTTTCTTCGTCGTGGGAATACTATTTGGCAAAATGTTCTCCAAGAGCAAGAAGTCCGAGAAGTTCAACGACGCGTATTATGGCGTCCCTTCTACCGTATCTGAATTCGCTAAATCTCCCAAGGTGCTGCCTCCCGTTCCACAGAATAAGGGAGTCACATCGTGCAAGGAGTGGAACAGTCCTGATTGTTGATCGAATCGTAAGAATAATATTTTATTAATTTAATGAACTATTCAGTAGCAGCATTCTTCGCCATACTCGCTATATCCGTCATTGTATGGTGGACTCGTTTCAGATCTCGTAAAGAGAAATACATGGTTCAACCGGTGTTCACCGAAACTCCCGAACTTCATAATGTATTGCAAATGCCATCTGAGGAGACACACGACGTTTTAGCATATGCTCTCGGTGGTCTCAATTAAATGTCATCATCGTTTCGATACATTATTAAAAATATTAGAATAACATAATGCAGATATTCGTCAAGACTCTGACCGGGAAGACGATCACGCTCGAAGTAGAATCGAGCGATTCTATAGAAAACGTGAAAGCGAAAATCCAGGATAAAGAAGGAATCCCAGATTCTCAACAGCGTCTGATCTTCGCAGGAAAACAATTAGAAGACGGACGCACGCTCGCCGACTATAATATCCAAAAAGAAAGCACGATTCATCTCGTACTTAGACTCCGCGGTGGACATGTATGAATCATCATATCCCATCAGCCATAATACCCATTTCGCGGATAAGTAGCCGTTCTTGTCTCCTCCTTCGGAAAATCCAACACAAGCAGACAACATCTTAGAAACACGTGTGGTCAACGTTCTCGGACATTTCGTGGCGTATTTGCAACTATGAAGAGGCGTTGGCCAAAATTTCTGAATGACTGATTTCGTGAGTACCTTTTTAGGATCACACGATATCACGAAAGACGTCTCGTTTTCGCGAGGAGTAAGAACGATGTTCAAAGGTTCTCTTGCAGGGTGCTCGATATCGTACGTAAAAATAACTCCATTTTTCGAAAATCCATTCTTGGCACGAGAAGATAAAGAAAACTCTTTGTTTGTATCAAAAGAACATAATATATCCATGGCGTACCTCACTTGATCGGGGACGACCGCATTTCCTGCCAGAGATATGTGCAAAATATTCTCTTTATTAGATTTTTGAATTTGTCTAGGAGGTTCGTTTGTCATCCAATCGAACCTTTCTACATATGGAATGCCGATGTCGAGTTCGATATCTCGTCTCACGACCAGACAAAACCATCTATGTCGTTGATGCAACGCACCTACACACGTGGCACGGCAAGTAATCCATCTGCAGTCGTATCCGAGCTCGTCAAAAGCGTTCACTATGACGCTTATATTTTCGAAGAGTGATAAAGTGTGCGAATTTTCTAAGAATACATATTTCGGTCTACATTCCTCGGTTATCCTGACGACTTCCGTGAATAGTCCTGAGGCTTCATGTGAGAATCCTGTCTTGGTCCCGGCATTAGAAAATCCTGTACAAGGCCAACCTGCTAATATGATATCTACATGTGTCCATTTCGTAGCATCAAACGAACACACATCGTCGAACACCGGAATTTCAGGATGTTTTTTCTTAAGGAACGACCTTGCTTCGTCATTTTTCTCTACGAATGCTATCGGTTCGACTATTTCTCTGAGACCATGTGTTATACCACCTATGCCCGAAAACAAATCGAGTGCGCGTAAAACCATATATTCGTATTTTTTAAAAAAAAATAAAAAAAATCTTTCGATGAAATATACCCATGGCCCGTGCTCGCTCCGTCTCTCGTACTCGTCGTGCTGCTTCCAAGACTCGTCGTGCCAAATCCCCCAAGCGCGTAAAATCCCCAAAGCGTCGCTCCTCCTCCGTACGTCGTCATGCTCGTCGTGTGAACAAACATTAAGTGTCGTGTGATTTTGTCGATATAATAAGTTTTTATAAGGACAGATATTTCCAAACGCAAGTTTTTGTTATTGGAACAAATATTCAAGTACGATGCGACAGACGCTGATATTTTTCGTCTCGTTTCTTTTGAACGTACTTTATGTCGTCTTTAGCTCTCATGGAATACAATGGTTTCGTGTTCTTGAAGTAAATCGAGATGACATTGAGTCTCTTTATGAGTAAATTCAATGCATCCTTCGTCTTCTTGTCGGCTATAGCCTTGTTCAACGCTTTTCTGCGTATGTCTCGAGGATCCTTGACATGGTATCCAAATTTTTCTAAGGATCCTTCCTTCGATAATTCGATCCTTACGATTTTCTTCGGTGGCATTATAACATAAGATAACAAATTTATCAACGGACATATTTTACACCGTCCGAACGATCGAAGAGTCTCGAAGGTGCTCCGATGCTCGTTTCCCAAAGGATGGGTGGTTCAGGATATTTTTCGGTCTCGATGATCGGGAACTCTTTATCTGGTAACGCACTCTTATGAACTCGTGTGTATTGCGTGTTCAATTTACTGGCATCGAGTACGTTTGTAAACGTCGTCCCGGTTTCTAACGGCTGTCTCGTGTATTTCGCAACGACGGCTTCTCGTTTCTGAGCGATCTCCGCCAAGGTCGGAGTGTAGCATAGATCGTTCGGTTGAGGCTTCTGCGATTCGAGAGGATATTGTTCCCAACGAGGTTCACCTCCTTCCGCGACATTTATCGGAAGGCCTCCTACGCCTCCCGGTATCATAGCGATTCTCGCGGCTCTTATTGCGTACGCTGCGGATAATCTCGTATCCATTTATATACTGCAATATAAAAAATGACGGAGTTTGTCGTTATGAAGAACACGAGACCATATCGACAAACTTAACATTATAAGGACGAACGTATTTCATATGTAAATGCCATACAAGAAATGCAAGTGTAGAAAGAATCCGATTTTTGGTCTCCCTGGAGAAAAACCATTATGGTGTGGAACATGCAAGGACAAACCGAAGGAGGCGATCGATGTAAAACATAAAAAATGTAAATGTAGAAAATCTCAACCGAAGTTTGGACTTCCTGGACAAAAAGCACAATGGTGTTCTAAATGTCCTGAGAAACCGGACGAGGCGAATGATGTCGTAAACAAAAAATGTAAGTGTGGAAAAGCTCGTCCATATTTCGGTCTTCCGGAACAACAAGCGATATGGTGTTCTAAATGTCCTGAGAAACCGGACGAGGTGATCGACGTCGTGAGTAAAAAATGTCTCTGTGGGAAACATCAACCAAACTTCGGTCTTCCGGGACAATCAGCAATGTTTTGCAGTGAGTGCAAACTGGACGAGGCGATCAACGTCGTCTATAAAATATGTCCAGGATACGACAATGTTCCATGTCCCGCCAGAACACAACTCTCACACGGAAAACAATATTGCCTCTCGTGTGACCCGGACGAATCGAGGAGACTTTCCAGGAAGAAAGACGAGCACGCATTCTTCTGCTTCCTCGAGAAGCATGACATCGACGTGACGCAGAGAGAATATCGCATCGACTATAGATGTGTAGAAACATCGAAGTCCCACGCGTTCATCGACGGAGTCATCATCACTCCGGATGTCGTTCTGTGCTTGGAAGTCGACGAGAATGCACACAGACACTACGAGTCCGGATGTGACGAGGCTCGGATGCATCTCGCGAGCACCGAACTACTCCTCGCATTTCCGAAGCATCACATCTCGTGGATTCGTGTGAATCCCACGATCGGAGACTATGATCGTAGCGACAATGCTCTTCGTCTTCGCGACGAGCGATACTTCGAGGCTGTTTTGTCGATACGAGATATCCTTGCGAATCCGAGAACCGAAATAGTTTATATCGGATACTGACGATTATTAAGGCATGCCGTACGCGAGCATTTGACGAGTATCTTCTCCCACGAGGAACTTCGTCTTCGCAGCAGCGAGCGGCACGTCGATAGTCTGCCAAGTGTAAGGAATAAACGATTTATCGTCGATCTGCGTTCGGACCTTGGAACCTCTGAGGGACGATTCGAATCCTCTGAGCAGTTTGTTGGACGTCGATGTATTGAACATTACACCGTCACCGAGCCCGAGGTACGGCGAGGTACCCCACAATTCGGTATTAACGTCCGCAAACCCTCCTTCAGATCGTCTGCACGCTCTCGTAGTTTTCTGAACGACAACGTCTCCGTATAATCTCGCGGCTTCCTGTGATAAGCCCATCTGAATGAGACCCCAAATGGCCTGATCCTTTGCATTCGTCGGCTGAGTCTCCGTGATCACATGTTTATATGGGTATGTCGAAAACGGATTATCTACAAGTGGAATGTCTTTTGGTTTGACATTTTGAAATTGAACATTCTCTTTTCTAGTCGACATCCTTTTTATAATATAATATAATATTTTAAAAAAAAATAATTCATGATCAAGAATGTCGTTCGTGTTTGCTACGATCGCATTAGGAACGCTCGGAGCGCTCGTGTACAAGGACAAAATCGTTGATAATTACATCGATGTGAAGTCGTCCGTGAATGGAAAGACGTATCGAGTGATAAATACAGGAGACGTTCTTGCCGTTGCAGATACGTTGGCGATTCTCGAGGACAGGGCGAGAGATTTCGTGACTAGAGCGTCGAAAGCGTATCCTTTAGAAACGCAAATAAAACGAATTATGAAGTATTGGACGGGTACTTTGACAGAAATACCTCAGACCGAAACGATTGCATATGCTCTCGAAAAGAAAGATGTTTTCATTTGCGTGAGGGATTCTGTTGGTAATATCCAAGATATAGACGATTTGTTCTTCGTATTGCTGCACGAACTTTCTCATATCCAAAATGATACGTATGGGCATGACGATATGTTTTGGAAGCAATTTAAGAAGACGCTCGAGATCGCGAATCGTCTTGGATCATTGCCATATAAAGATTATGACAACTATAATGTCACGGTCTGTGGTAAAGTTATAACGAGCAATCCGATGACGTGTGTTTCTCGCGGAGAATGTTTTTCGGAGTTAAAAACATTGCGACCATTATGAATAATAAAAAAATCCTATAGTTTAATGTTGAGCATCTCTAAGGATCGAAGTAAAAATTCTCAAGCGATCGTCAAAATAATAAAAAACAAATCAAAATCGGCACCTGCAACGATACCTATTCGTCAATCGACGTCTCAACCACCACCTCAACCACCACCTCAATCACAGAGATCCGTTACTCCACCTTCGAGAGCGATTGGGGTACAAAAAAAATTAACGGAAACATCTTTCAGACAATACTTGGATGGGTTCGTGGGCATACTGCCGAAGGATCTTCCGAAAACATTGGGAGGACGACTCAGATATGCTATAGATACCATGAATCAATCAGGTCAAATTATATCGACGGAATACAGGCTTGGAGGATGGGTTAAATTCGTGAGTCCTGATCTGTCGTCGGTGACGATGTTCAATCCGTTCGCCAAAAAATCGTGGACTTTGAAGATTCCTCAGCCTTCTAATAAGCGTCTCAGGATGTATTATTTTCAACGTGGAACCAGTGATGAAACGGCGGTCGTTCGTGCTCTGATAACAAAGTTAGAAAATGGAAGCATCAAATTGTCGAAATGACACTCATTATTAATTTAAGAAGAAAATAATGTGTATTAACTTATACAAAATATCATATGAGTTTGAAAGCATTAGAGCTCTTTGCAGGAATAGGTGGGATCACGTACGGTCTTCGAGGATATGTAGAACCGATCGCTTTCTGCGAGTATGAGAAGGATGCCGCAGCTTTTTTGAGTCAACGTGGTCTTCCGGTTCACGGAGATATCACGAAATTCGATGCTTCTGTGTACAAAACCAAGATCGATATTGTCACCGCCGGATGGCCATGTACCGGTTTCAGTACGGCTGGAAAAGGAACCGGTTTCGACCATGAAGCATCTGGTTTGTGGACGGAAGTCATCAGAGTAGTCAAAGAAAGCGAACCAAAATATGTGTTTCTCGAGAATTCTCACGTGTTAGCTCAGACAAAAAATCTCAAAGTGATCATTCACGATCTCGATGGTTTAGAATACGATACTCGTTGGTGGACATGTCGATCGAATGATGTCAATGTAGGTGCACATCATAACAGATACAGATGGTTCATGCTCGCCGAAAAGAAAGGTTCTGTGACAAAGTTCGATAAAATTCAAGTGGAAAAATTTATTTGGTCCGGCGATTTCAAAGATAAACAAGTTTCAGAAAATTCTCATGAGAACAAACAACTCATAAAGTTTATGGGAAATAGCGTAGTTCCCGATCAGGTTCGATATGCTTTCGAATCGATGAGCGATATGAAACTCGAGGGAACTCTCGTTAATGATAAGGACGAAATCGTGAAAGTTGGATACTCTAAAGACGGTATCATGTATAAGATACATGTAGATCATAAGATAATTCCGAAACTTAATATCGTATTGACGCCTCGTGATCCACCCGAAGGTCATAAGGCTCGAGAGGACGCAATCATAAAATCACCTATATTGATGACTTACTGGAATACTCCTGCATTCTGTTATCACAAATCCGCACGAGGATCAAAACTTCTGACCAAGCGTCAGAAGAATAACTTACATACACAAATTAAATTCTGCCCCGGAGGTTCCGACGATGGTTACTTGTCTGGAAGATTTTGCGCATGGCTCATGGGATATGGTGATGAATATCTGGGTAACCTCATCGATTATTAAATAATATTCGATTATTTTATGACGTCCCCGCATACAAAACCAAATATTACGAACAAAGATTTGTAAACAATTTCTATAATAACTCGAATGTAATAAAGTTTATCTGTTAAAAGACAGAGAATATCGTTACGATCGTACAATCAAAGAAATCAACAAGTCTATTGAAATCAAAGAAATAACAAGTTTCTTTATGAAAAAATCAGTATGAAAATATTCATTATTATCATGACAAATAGAACCATCAAGAATTTGCAAAACATGCTCGAAATACACCGTTATCGTAATGGTCGATTAGAGATCGACTACTTTTCTCGAAAAATGTCTCCGAAGTTTTCTCTTATAGAACTGGATGGAAAATACTATGATCGAAATGATCTCAAGAAATTTATAATAGAACAAGGATCCACTATAGTTCCGGAATCTTTGAGAGCGCTCAACTCTAAAGAAAAAGCGATCGTGAATAATAAGAATCCTTACAGAATATTCGGTAAGGCAAAAGTGTATGCTAAAAATATTGCGTGATCGTATGGCGCTCAAAGATATATTCGGTCTTCCGAGAACCGGGATACATGCACAACGAATACCATTTATCGATATCGCTCTTTGGGATACCGTCGGAACGATAGTGATCACTATAGTCTTGGTTCAAATGTTTGCCGTTGATAAGTCTGTATCTAATACACTCAAATGGATAGTATTCGCGTTCGTTTTAGGGTTTGTGTTACATTATATGATAGGCGTTCGAACAAAGATGACGATACCATTTTTGATTTAAAGTTAAATGGTCATAGATTTTTCCTGCATATCGGGCATTTCACTTTGTTTGCAAGTGGCGTAGTTTCTTTGAGTTCTTCAAAGCAATCCTTGCACAATGGATGTCCACATTTTGTCATATCAAAGGTATCTTTGTTCATAATATCTAGACAAATAGGGCATGTAAAATCCTTGTTCAGGCGAACCGCCATATCCCAATATTCCCTTGTTATATGACTTGGCAATGTTTCGGGTTCCTTGAGTTCACCATTCTCGCGATAGTCTGAAAGTATATATAGAACCGGGGCGGCACTTTGAAGACGAAGCATTTCTGACTCGTAAAACTTAGCCCAAGCGAATGCTCTACGTTTTTCCATATAAGCAAGTTGATGCTTCAGTTTGTTCACTTGTTGGTTCGACATTTAGAGGAGTCTGAGAGCTTTAAATTTTAGTGAAAACAATTGGCAAATAATGCTTATATAGACTTTTGGAGTTGTCATTTGTCATTTGATCCCGTATCTTATATAAATATAAATTGGTTTGTTTGTTGATATGAACTAAATTACCATCGTTATCATCCACAAACAAAACACGCAAAATGAGCTTTGAGAACGATCTTGATATTATGTTAGATTTCGATCTAGAAAATCTTGATCTATCTAAGATCGACTTGACAGATTTCGACCTAGAAACAATATTCAGTCCGAAATATAATGTCATGTCACCTATCAGTGACACACAGACATCTTCTCAAGATGATGATGATCTAGAAAAGATGTTGATGGATTCTCTCATGGAAGATGATAAATTATCTAAGAAAAGAGTGGATCCCTCCGATTTCGGAGTCGTCGACATTTCGAGTGAAATCGACCTCACCGCAGGTGGTGAACATCTGAGATCAGATCGTCGAAACGCCAACAAGAAACCACCGAAGAGAATGTGCCTTGACGAAAAAGACAGAAAGAGATTCGCGAGAGACATGTACGTAGATAAGATGACGATTCCGACCGTGAAGACAACCGATGGTGAGTTCGTTCTAAATCTCAGTCTGATTTCGAAGGAGTTGGCACGACGAGGTACGGAAGCAAGAGGATTGAGTACGATCGCCGTAAGCAGATCTTCACTCTCTTCGATGATTTCTTTCGGATATTTCAATGCATTCGATAAAAAGATCGATGACAGTGCTATCAATAAGATTGATATGATTCGACACCTGGTAGGACATGTCATACCTGTTTTTGGACAGATGAGAAAACCTCCTGCTGCAGGACTCGGGCCCAAGTCTTCGATTTATCGGAATCATTCTCCTATTATCCCGGGAGAATTTCATCCATTCGCATTCGAACCAGTGATCATATCTACCATCGGAGATACCGTTGGTGATTCGGGAGAAATCGTTGCACAAGGTATCATCGTATCAAATAAGGGAATTAATTTCCCTGTAGGAGACAACCGTCGACTAACGACTGGTAGAAGACACGAGTTCGAGGAAAGTATGTGTTGGGTCTTGATCACTCATGTATATTCTCCATATATCACATATGCATCTATCGGACCTCATAAAACTAAGAGAGTATCTAAAGATCCGGATGTTTATGACATAGAACCTACCATCACGAAGAACATGTATGACTTTGTTTTCAAATGGGATGAATTCATGATGACACATACACATCTCAGATCATGTGGAGTGTCGAGATTCGGATTCACGGATACCAAGCAAACCGGTAAAGATATTGCAAGGCGATTGTTTCCTTGGAGTATCGAATATAGTAGCGATATGCTCGATTGGTTTAGAAAAAATGAGAAACTGAACGAATATCTGCTACATACCGATATGACAATGGCGGGAAAGCGAGCGACCGCTCGCGAAGATACACCGAGTGGTATCGACGTGAGACGCTTTCTACTCGCAGAGATCCTATTGATTGGAACTCCATTGCAGCCGATGTTGACAAACGAAAAAGTATTCTTCGACTTCGAATCCCCGATAATTCAGGATGGAGGCAATGGATTGTATCGTAAGATGTCAACTTACAAATTTTTGTCTATGTGATATTGTCATATCGACAAATCATCACATTAATGTACATTGATAAACAAAAAACATTAAAGTATAATGGACGGTCTGTGTGTCGATCCAGGAATTGTTAAAGGTGAAGCGAACTTATATGCATATATAGTTGAAAGAGATGTGTTCGAGGACATAGCATTGGCATTTTATATGTCTTCTGGTAAATTCGACAAGAATTCTATAAACAGATGGAGCAGAGATGAGATAGTAAAAAATAAATACAAATCTCAAAACATCAGAGCGTCTATCGACAACACCGTGATTTTTTTACCGGTTGGGAACACAAAACATAAGGATGTCGAAAATATAGCAGGTAGTATACTTTTCGTGTGTTATAAAGATGGTGAAACGGTGATCGTTGCCATAGGTATCATAAAAACACAACCATTTACATGTCCTGATCAGTACAAAATAACAAAATGGAAAAAAATCATTCCCGTTCATATTTTAAGCACATCGTGTGATTACGAAATATCTTTAGAAAGATTGACTTCGAAAGTGGGGATGAAACTCGAAAATATAGAACGATCTGATTATCTTCCAAAGAATATATTCAAATTGTCAGATAACGTTGCAGATACGTATGAACTCGATCATCCCATAGAATGCACTCATGAATATGAAAGACACATAGTATATTCTCATGCATATGTGGAATATCTTCACGAGATCGCCAATATGATGACTCCCGTACCTCTTCTTGAAACAGAACGAAAAAAACGCATTGCAGGACTCAAAATTCATCTGAAATCGAAGAAGAACATACGCTTTCCGAACACGAGAAGATTCGGTCAGAAGGCATCTATGACGAGTTTCGAGTATATAATGCACGTGCACGAAAAATATGCAAAAATGTTTGGTAAGATCATTAAAAAAAATAAATAAATGTATAATATATACAGATGAATAAGCATTTACTGAATACACTCATCATCGTTTTCGTGATATTCGTCACATGGTTTGTAACACGATATATTTACACTCATCGTCTTTTCGAATTATTCACCACCAATTTTAATCCGGATGCAAACGGAATGGAACAAACGATTCAAGGATATGCATATGCTTTCGGAGACAAACGTGATGATGCAAGTGTGTACTTCGGTTTCAAAGACGATCTGGCATCTTTGTTTTCGAAAAGACTCTTACCGGATATAATCCCCAAAGAGCTTCCTAAAACAAAATCGTGATTTTTTAAAAATAATAATACTTATTACTATAAATGCAAACTCCTTCTATCATACAATGTGGGTTATTAAATTCATTCACGAGAAAAATGACGGACACGATTTCCGATAATCAAATAATAGCCACGAGTAGATTTTTTAACATAGCACGAGATGTTGCAGATGACGTCGTCAGCAAAACGAAGCTCGCACAGCAATACGATCAACTATCTATCGACAGTCTCAAGGAATATCTTGTATCCGTTGCAAAGTTTGTAGCCGTAGATTACAGCAACACCACATCGGCAGATGTTGATGATCTGATCAATAAGCTTCGACTGTTTACTGAGGAGGAATGCTATCAATACAACGTTGACATGGAAGAAACATGTGACGGAGATGTATGTGTTTCTGATGAAGATGTTAAACCCGCACCGAAGCCAAAACCCGCACCGAAGCCAAAACCCGCACCGAAACCCGCACCGAAGCCAAAACCCGCACCGAAACCCGCACCGAAACCCGTACCGAAACCCGCACCGAAACCCGCACCGAAACCCGCACCGAAACCCGCTCCGAAACCCGCTCCGAAACCCGCTCCGAAACCCGCTCCTGCACCGACACCCGTTCCTGCACCGACACCCGATCCTGCACCGACACCCATCCCTAATTCAAGACCTGCAAAACGATGCGATGAAACCCCTGATAATTTAGAAACATGCTGCACAAACAAGGCTTTGTATGGAGACTTCACCGATTCATCTTGCGACATCGTTAAAAAGAAAACAAATTGGTGGTTGTGGATATGTATTGCAATTATTGTGTTCGTCTTGTTGATAGGTGGTTATTTTGTGTATAAAAGATACTTTTCATATAAATTTGAAAGTGCTGACGAGTTCGTCAACAATATGAATTTCAACAATGACATGAATTTTGATAACGATATAAATTATGGAAATGAAGGTATCGACGCAACAGATTTAGAAATACTAAATCTTCCGATTCCGAATTCATCTTCTGTCTCGTCTGTGAAATCATCTCCTATTTCGATTGCGTCGCCTATAAAATAATCGACATAATTTGAGTATTTACAACATCGTTCAAACGATATTTTAAATACAACACTTCATCTAAATATTGTCATAATTGGCATCAACATCGGTGAAAGGAACGAACAGATAACGCATGTAATCACGATGCATAGAAGAATTTTCCAGTTTCCAAATGCCATCTTCAAGATGCTCCAGATATACTTAAAAACATTATTGAAAATTTTCCAGAATCCCTTGCCGAATGCAACGAATGCACCTCCGATTTTTCCACCGATATTCTTTCCGACGTCTCCGATTTTACCACCGATGTCTTTTCCGGTGTTTCCGATATCTTTGCCTTTGTCTATGACGTCTTTTCCGATGTCTTTTCCGATGTCTTTACTCTTGTCTATCACATTCCCTCCGACATCTCCGATTTTCCCTCCGATGCTCGTTATCGACTTTTTTATATTAAATGGCTCTAACGTTTTCATTCTTATAGGTTCCAATAACATTATTATAAGTTACTCAAATATATTTTTTGTCACACGGTTTCGATATATTGCCATTGCAAATCGGCGCATATCTTCTTCCAGATAACGTCTTGATTATGCAAATTTTTCGAACATTTTAACAAAGGGAAATATTGTAATAGATCATCTTCACCCAATAGTTCTGCGAATTTGTATAACACATAGTTATACGATAAAAAGTTCTTGCGCTTTGGAGGTTTGTGCCTGAAGAAAGGCTCTTGTATCTCGTAGAACATGTCTTTGAAACGTTTTTCGAGTTCTCGAGATAATTTCAACGTCGGAATGCCTGAAATCATGTTCGCGATGGTGAATATGTTTTCATAATACATCGAATATCCTAATTTCTTGAGATATTGTTTTACCTTACTCGGTTTTATTTCGGACGTGGTAGAAATGCGATTCTTTTTGAACTCAGCTTTCACCGCATCCACGACTTCATGAGGGACATTGGTTCCCTCCTTGCCTTGCAACGCATTGAGACATTCCGCCAGATGATTGATTCTCTTATATGCCATTCCCTCGTTCGATTCTTTGCCTGTGTATGTTTCGATGTACGGTTGTGTCAATCCACATTCATTGCATACCAGATCGCTCTGAGTGCTGGTTATCCACACTTCCATCTGACCTCCGCATGTGCACGTGAAAATCTGATCGATCGTTTCACGTTCTGTGACTGCGTCTAGAGTCGTGTTATTATTAATCTTTTCTACGTGAAACAAATACTTTCGAAACGTGTTCGTATTTGTGTTCTTCGATTTTATCTGGAATATAGTATTTTGTTCATCGGTGGTCTCTTTCACGGTCTCTTTGTTATCGTATTCCTTGATGAACGGAATAGTATCCAAGAGATAATTGATTTCTTCCTCTTCCAGTTGTTTTAATTTTTCATCTGATTTTTTTGTGTTTGCACCATTTTGCAGTTTCGATTTTTTCATTTCGAAATTTTGAAGATTTCCGTTGACCGCTTCGTGCAATGTCGAAAATTTTGAAACATCTTCGTATTTTTTATCCTTTTTTGTTTTGTGCTTGGACAATTTGAACGTCAATTTGGAGAAGTCTTTGTCGACCTGATTCGTCCTGGTAACTTCATTCATGATACTTTATCGATATTTAAATTATTAAATTATTATTTTCGTCGATTAATCATCTTTACTTGGCGTGGAATAGTCGTCGGGATGTCATGCGTCTTCGACGCGATCACGACGCACTTCGCAATGAAGTCTTCGGCTGTAGAGGATCTTTTGGCGAAATTGCAATCACCGCAACAGCTGACGCAATTTTCGACTGTGTATCCGACGTCGTTGTTCACACGATCGATCCCGTTCGTGTGACCGTCGACAGAATCACGACCACAATATGAGCACTCTCCTTCGCGAAGTGTGTCATACTGTTCTTTCGTGATTTCGAGGTCTCTCTTTGTGCGTGATTTGTAACTCATATATGACGTGTATTTGATGATGTTCCAATGTTCGGTCGTTCGTCCTTCGTGACCATTATGAAATGCGACTTGAGCACATCGTTCGATGAACGTCGCAGGATCGAGACACATTTTCATTTTGTTACACGTTCCGCAACAACTGACGACGTTATCTGTCGTGTATCCGATGGCATTGTCGAGTCTGTCGAGACCATTGCGAAGAGTATCCGTCGTTTCTTGTCCGCAATAGAAGCATGGTTCGTCCGTCTTGATACCGACGAAATCCTCTGAGAGATCGAATAGTAAATTACGTTGTCTGGCATCATTTTGTATATGTATAAACTTTCCATGAACTGATGCATCATATTGACGTTTACTTTCGAGTAGTTCTTCTCGATTGTCCTCGTAATATTGACGTTGTCGTTCGAGTATTTCTTCTCGATTGTCCTCACGATATTGATGTCGGCTTTCTCGTATTTCTTCTCGATTGTCCTAACGATATTGACGTTGATATTGACGAGCTTTTTCTTTATTTTCCTTCCGATATTGACGTTTATATTCTTTACATGGTCCACACGTTTTCGTGAGTTCGTTGTGAGGTTTCTTGCATGCTATGCACTTCATTTGTATGTGCCATACATGTCTTACTTAAATTGATAATTTGTCGATACGAGATATTAGTTTAAGATATTAATTTATTTAATCATTATTATGGATCATGTTACGATGTTGTATTCATATGCAAAAAGTGTCTTTCGTCACTTAACGGCGGTTAAAAAACAATATAAATGTCTAATTTTCAATGAAGAAGGAAGTGAGTTTGATTTTATTGGTTATGCGACGATTACGACGATAGAAGATCTGAAAAAGATCATACGACTGAAAAAATATAAACTGGAAATACGTTACAAAGATAATGGGAAAAAATACCGCCTCGTTGTTCGTGAGAACGAAAATGTCCACCTTCCTATCCTCAAGGAACAAAATATCACGAGACCGACTATCACATCCGCTTCCTTGGTGAAAAAAGACACAGAGGAAGAATATGACGTTACGAAAAGAGTCCTAAAATACTTCGGCCCGAACTATGATTTTAATACGGGGTTAGGTCTTAAACTTTTCATTCAAGACATGTTCCCGGTTGACAACCATAAGGAAAATGCAAAGAAGTTTTCATCATTGTGTATATGCATGTCTAACGGTAATAAATATTACTTTGATTATGAGTACAATCCGGAAATTGGAGACACCATAAATTGGAGACACCGCTAGAGAGTGCAATCATATATACACTAATTTAACAAATAACATATGAATAAGTTAATCGATATGAACTATGTCCAAAACGTTAAAACCGCATATGTATATGCAAAAAGTATCTTTCGCCACTTAACGGCGGTTAAAAAACAATATAAATGCATAGTTTTCAACGAAGAAGAAGGTAATGAACTCGACTTTTTCGAATACGCACCGAATATTCCTATCGAAGACCTGAAAAAGATCATACGACTGAAAAAGTATAAGATAGAAATACGTTATGTGGTCCATGGACGAAAATATCGCATCGTTGTTCGTGATAACGAAAACGTCCACTTCCCCATCCGCAAAGAACTAGGACTCAAGAAACCAACTATTACATCCGCTTCCTTGGTGAGGAAAGACACCGAGGAAGAATATGATGTTACGAAACGAGTTCAAAAATATTTCGGTCAGAACAACGATTTCAATATAGGACTCGGACTCAGTCTGTTTGTTCACGATATATTCCCGTTCGACGATCACGAGGACAACGCAGAAATATTTAGCGCTTTATACATTCGCATGTCGGACGGGACGGAATATCACTTTGACTATGGAGCAAACGATGAAATCGTCCTCAGAAGTCCGCCAAACCTCCTTCCATGAACGGTTCGGACAAGATATCGTCGGGACGATTTGCAATGAAGACGAATGAGACGCCGGAAACGAGAGCCGCTACAAAAATCTTCAAGAATGTTCTTCCTGGATTCTTTTCACCTTGTTCCGCATACTTGTTATACAAGGTCACTAGAGATGCCGTGAATATCGCAACGACGATGACGATGAAGTATGGATTCATGATATTCATTATGATATTCAGTCATAATAATTTTTTTATGTGAAATTCACGAGAAGTATTGATCGCCTGTTGTATCGAATCCGAGACCTCTCGACTGTGCTGCTTGAAGAGGTGAGACGAACGCACCGGGGTTAGGATTCGCTTTCGGAACGTATATAGGTGGTTGAGGCAATGGGCTCGGGCTCGAGTTCACAGGTTGTTGTTGAGGCTGCGAGATCGGAATCGGTGCCGTCTGACGCAAGATGTCTTTCAGTTGCTCGATCGCCTGTGCATTTGCATCCGTCGAAACTTGCGGTTGAACCGATGGAACGGGAGACGGAGCTATTTCAGGATCCCCGAGAGCTTGAACTGGACTCGATGACACGCTCAGCGCTTGACTCTCGGGGGAGTCCGGCTTTACGACGTCCTCTGGAGACGGTGAGAGATCGATCTCTTCCTCGTCGATCTCCTCGGTGCGCACGCCTTCGTTGTCGACGGAGGTACCGAGATACGCTCTGAGGATCTGCTCTATAGGTAAAAGCTCGCGAACGGTCGTCTCGACTGCATTACGAACGAGAGCGAGTCTCACGTCCCGTGGTGCTTTCACGAGTGCAGGATCCATGTAAAAATTCTTTGCAACATTGATGTATACATGATGAACGAAAACATCGTCAGCGGGCAACTTCAGTTGAATGTGTGGTTTATGACTATGTATTTTGACAGATGACAATATCTTCACGTAGCTGACGAACACAGCGGCCACGAGTTCTGGAAAATATTTGTATTTGTTAGAGATCGCCACGGTCTGCGCGTCGATGAGACTTTGATTCCACAACGGAATTTCCTTCAGTTTGCGTTGAAAATCTCTCGTGAATTTTCCGAAGCTGGCATTCTTCTTGGCGGTAGTGTACATCGTGTTTATGACGTTGATGACGAATGGAGCCATTATGTCGGCGATCTGATTGACATACTCGTCCTTCGCTGCAATCAGAAGTTGTGATAGCTTTTGTGCAGAGGACATTATTAGATAGTATATAAAATTATAAAATTATAAACACACGCAAGAAACCTGTGTGATCATTTCTTTTTCATTGAGTTCTGTAATGCCAATTTTATTATCTCCATACGTCGAACGGCGTCGGTTGCATTCGTTCTAATACTCATATTTTGTGGTTTCGAACGTTTTATCTCTCTGGGTTTTTTCTCGATAGGCACCGGAGTTTTCTTCCAAGAGATATACACGAAATATGTTCCATTATCTTCATAATATCTCGTGGTGTAACCATATATTTTCAACTTTTCTGATACATAACGAGCCGCATGTTTCACGTTGATCATCGGGCGTCCCAACACGAAATGCGGGATTTTGTAAATGATTTCGGTGGCATCATTCTCCGCATTTCTCTTGATCCGTTGCATAGCGGTTTCGAAGAGCATTTTGTACGTGTCATGTGAGACATTCTTCTTCGCGAGCCGTATCTGTTGCGCATCGCTCGACGTGAGATACATCATATTATTCAAATAATAAAATAATATACTTATTTAAATGTGGTTGTTTTTTCTAGCTCTGGCCGTTATTTACATGATTTATAGAAGAGACGTCTTAAAAAAAATTGCAAAAAATTTACAAATGAATGGAATATTAGTACCGCTCATAGATAAGTACACCAAGCAATATCCTACATATACGAAGAATGTTTTGTTCCATATAAATCGTTTCAACGACGCATATCAGAAGACGTTCGAGTACGATAACATAAATGTCGATACGATAAATAATCTGTTCTCGATCAGAGACGACGTGTTGTACAACATATCAGAGATAAAACTGAGACTTCCGAACGACCTCAATCAGGAAAAGGAAGTGAATTACATGTACGAAAAAACCGACCAGCGTATGATGGAATACATAACCGATGTTAAATCGCGGTATCACATCAATGTGTACCCTGGATTGATGAGTTCCGCATTCGAAGCCAAAAAGTATAGAGCATCTAATGATATTGTGTTTTAATGTGGGATGAATCATGTACTAGTTTTCGTGCGTATGAAATTCCCAAAGTTGTTGAGGCCGAGAACTCTTTCGAGAGTAGCTTTTCCCTTGGTCAGTGGTTTTGGTCGTCTGAGTTTCAAACAATCACTCTGAGCCGTATTTTCTACATTTATGTCGAGAGCCTTATTTTCGATTTTTTGTTTGTGTTTTTCTTCGAACTTGTATTCGAGAGTCTGGAATGGGATGACTTTAATGAGTTTGGCATAGTTGACATTGTACTCGACATTTCGAACGTTAGGATTTCTGAATTCATCTATGGACAGATGACCACCGAACGCCTTCAGAGTCATGAATGGAGGTGCAGCGATCACTGGAGTCGTAAGTCCTGTGATTTTTTTACGATAATATCGGATATTCATCTGGTGGATACCCGATACGGCGGACGACATTTTGTCACGCGAGAATCCCTTGATACATTCCCAGCTGCAGAATTGTCCACCTACCTTGAACACATCTCTTTTTTCGTCATATGAAAACGGATACTGCAATGTTATTCCGGGAACTTTATGACAACAATGCCAGCACAACTTCTCCACGAATATTTCTGGTTTCGTTATTTCGATGTACGTTATATCGAATAGAGGTAAAATATTGTTCCACACTGAAATGATGTCTTGCATCTTTGATATTTTATTATGGAGTTTCTTAAATTAAAATATTAAAAAACTTAAGAAGGATACAAAACATATCACAATGGAAATCGTGAAAAATAACGGACAACTTCTTTCGGCGTTGCAAAGAATACACAAGCACAATGATGCTATTATGTTTAAGAATCACTCGGGCGAGTTTACCATGATGATTCGCAACGACCCAAATTGTATAGGATTTTTCATGAACATAGAATTGTTGATAATCGTCGAAGATGGTGATGAAGCTCTCACGAACATATTGAAACATTATCCCGATGCGATCGGATTTGATTCGGATGGTGTAGAATTCGTAATCGAAACATTAGAGATCGATAAACGCGATGTCAATATGGAAGATATAGAAACTTTGAGAACGATGATCAATGGTGTTTACAATTATACAATATGCAATTGCACTAAATATTTCATCAAAGATGATAAAGAGATGTGTATATTCTGCGAGATGACCGCAACATCGGAAGATCTCGAGTATGTGGAGTGTCCTATTTGCATGGAAAAGTGTTACAACATGCACGGAAAAATAATGAAGTGTTGTGGAACTAAACTACATATAAAGTGTGATAATAAATGGTATGTCACAGGTAACAAAAAATGTGTGATGTGCAGGGCAGTATTAGATCCTAGATCAGAGACGAGGGTTTTGAACATAGATGAACTCGTAAACAACATCGCTCAAGAAGTTGAACGCAGAATTAACAATCCCGATCACGAATAAAAATAATATATATGTGTTATATAAAGTCATGCAAGGTGGGATTTTCGGAACCGTAAAACTTATGCTGATGTTGTTCTCATATTTCGCAGCATATCAACTTGGAAAAATGCAAGAAAGACCTGTTTCTGCTTGGCCTAAGGCGAAGGCAGGACAAAATAAATATATGGTTGGGGATTGGCAGGCATGGCGTCCTATCTATTTAGGTGTCGTTGGTGTGGCGGTGTTGCTGACGCTCCTAGGAACCGGAGGAATGAGTGGTATGGGTGGAATGTTCGGAGGTGGCGGCTATGGTGGTGGCTATTATTGAACAACTTAAGTAAAATACATAGTTCATTTTACAATATGATTTGTACATATTGTAAGAAGTAAAAAGTTTATTAAATTTCTACTTTATCTTAACAATATTTAAAAGTCTTAAAAATCATCATCGATGGCAAAAATATTGTCTTCTGGATTCATTACACCAGGACGTTGATAGTCGCTGACACGCTTTTCGAAGAAGTTCGTCTTTCCTTCGAGCGAAATTAGTTCCATAAAGGCGAAGGGATTCTTCGAATTGTACACTTTCTCATAACCGAGTGCCGTGAAGATACGATCAGCCACGAATTCGATATATTGATTCATGAGATCGGCATTCATACCGATCATAGAACATGGGATAGCGTCACAAATGAACTCTTTTTCGTTTGTAACTGCTTCCATTATGATTTGTTTAATAGTTTCGAACGATAGTTTGTTTTGTAGTTTCGAATACATGAGTTCTCCAAATTGTTGATGGAGTCCCTCGTCTCGGCTGATGAACTCGTTCGACAGACACAGCCCGGGCATTACGCCTTTGTTGCGCAACCAAAAGAGAGCGCAAAAACTTCCGGAGAACAGAATTCCTTCGACGCATATCCAAGCTACGAGTCGTTCTGCAAACGATCTTTCTGGTTTCAACCATTTCTGAGCCCATTTCGCCTTGTTATGCACCGCCGGAATAGTTTCGATGGCATCGAAGAGATCGAGTCGTTCTTGCTCGTCTGAAATAAGCGCGTCGATAAGAAGTGCATACATTTCACTATGAACGGATTCGTTGAATGTTTGATATGCATAGAATTGTCGTGCCTCTGGTGCCATCACTTCGACACCAAAGTTTGTCTGAAGATTTTCCATCACGATACCGTCGGAGCCTGCAAAGAACCCCAGAATATGTTTGATGAAGTGTCGTTCATCGTTGTTCAGTTTCTCACGCCAGTCTGCAACGTCTGCGTTAAGAGGAACTTCCTCGGTGGTCCAAAAGGTTGCCACTGCCTTCTTGTACATGTTCCACAGATCATGATATTGAATGGGAAACGCCGAGAACTTACGAGATCCGTTGTCGGACAAAATAGGTTCTTGTGTTGTCATAGTATATACTTTATATATAATAGCACGTATAAATACACAAGATTGTCGATATGTCGATATGTCAATCGAATCGAATGGTCACGCGTGTGTTGATATTCGTGCATCGTTTAATTGCGGCTTTTGATAGCTCTCTTCTTTTATCTCCTTGGTCTGATCTCTTTCTTTCCTTCGTGGAATTCATCATATCTTCTTCTATCTGTTTTATGTTATCCATACAATACTTGATTATATCATTTTTCAGAGCCCATCTGAAGAAATTTAACTGTCCTATCGTCGTTGAAAAATCTTTTCCGTCGCAATCTTTATAGATCAGACGAGCGCCTCTGCAGAAAGGATCGAACCACTTCTTGCTGTAACTTTTCAGTTGAGCTTTGTATTCCATAAAAACATTGAACATCCTATCGTCATTCGTGGTATATATCACATTATTCTTTTTTGAAAAATTAGAAACAAACCAATCGACCGTTCTCAGAGACATACGTTCGTTATAAATTATTTCTAACATTTTACGACGATTTTCGATATCCGAAAAAAAAACATCGAGAGAAGTCATCAAAAAATTCTCTGGATCCGTTATCTCCATATTACTATGATATCTTTTTATTAATTTCTTAAATTAATTCTTCTTGCTCGCAGACCATGGATCATCCTGATTGAACATTTTATCGACGACTTGTGAAGTGCCAGCTTCGTCATCAACTTTATCGGTTTCTTCGGTGATCGTTTCGATCTGCAACTTCGGCAATTTAGCGGGTGCCGGAAGAGGCTCTGAAGGAGGTGGGATTCGCTCCTCGGGTAGAAGATTCGCATCAAGACCTTCCTTCATGACTCGTTCTTTACGTTCGTGAAATAGTTCCTTGGCAGATCGTTGAGATTCCGCATATCCCTTCATGAGATCTTGAAGAAACTCCTCTTGATATTCTTGCGTTTCTATTTCCATGGGATTCGGAGGACATGGAACCCAGTTATACATGGAAACGAGGAAAATGTCCACCGAGTTGTCACCGGAACGCTGAAGACGTTTCACGTGTGCCCCCGCTTCCTCTTCTGTGGCGAAGACACCACGAATCTTCATCGCGAATCTGTCAGACTTTTGACTGCAATATTCAGGACCGATAAAACTCACGAGAGCATATGACTGTCCCGGTATCGACAAGTAATCTGGTTCCAAGGTGAGTCCCACTGGCAGTTCTTTCAGAGGCATCTTTGTATCAGACATTATTTGGTCTATGTTATCGATTACATTATTTGTTAAGTTATTTTACGAGGTCATGTCAAAGTATATCAACAGATCATCATTTTCCAAAAACTTCAGAAATAATCGATCCTGTATGATATTTTTGTTTTTTTCGAGGAACGAACTTTTTCTTGATCGTATATTTCTTTTTCGCTTCTGCCCTCTCGACGATGTTGTCAATATCGAGGAAACTATCATTGGATGCGCTCGGAGTCGGAGGCGGTAACTTCTTCAGTTCTGCTGCTGCTTTATCGTCGACATCGTCCGGGAACAATTCTTCTATCAGTTTCTTCGGCAACTTGATGATCTCACCTCTGAATCGAGAGCACAAACAATACTTTCGTCCTACGTCTTCGTCCTTTCTGGAGTAGCAACATTGGCGTAACCCGAATTTAGTCACCATGAAATACGTATTAGACGATGTATGATGTCTTTCGACGTTCGCACAATATTTCGAACTATGCCTGAACATGAAAACATGCTCCGTACGAATGACTCCCGTAATTTTTCCTTCGTATATTTCCGGGATATGTTTATCAATTTCCTCTATGACATGCACATATTCCTTCAGAGAAGGGTGAGAGAACGTTCCTGAGTAACTGGGAGATACATCGTCAATGTCCACGATCGGAATTCTGAGTTTCGTCAATACACCTTTCGATCTCAAACACACTTTATTCAAGATATCTCGAACGGACGAAATAGATTTGATGATTTTCTCGTTGTCCAAAGGAATCTCGACGACATTCTCGTTTCCGCTGTCGAGAATGTATTCGAAGATCGGTATGTAGATGCGTTTCGGATCATCATGTTTCGCCGACCATGGTAATCGCATGCCGGATCCCTTAAAAACGGATATGTCGACTATCGAGTCCCAAGTGTTTTCGAAGGGATTATGTTCGTATACGAGCGTTTCGAGAACCTTTTCTCTGACATGTAGAGCAGTTGGCGATGTCACGAATATGTTGTCGAACGTGAGATGAATACCTACTTTGACACCATCATCTTTCTTCTTAGGTATATTTGATATGCACATCGTCACCGTAGTCTTCGTTATGTCGAACATCATAGCCGTCGCGATACATATCGCATAGAACACGTTTTTGATTTCGTCTGTGAACATTCCTGTGGTCATTTTTTTTGCATTTTCTCGTGTGGTTATAATATCGAGATCGTAGAACATACGGAAAATCTTCAGTTTATACTCTACGAGACAAGGTAATTTTCCTCCTTTGATCACTCCTACTGCGTACTCGTGATTAAAATCACCGTTTGCACTCTCCGGCACACATAATACTCCTTTGTCGAGCAGAAGATGAGAAATTTCGCCTGTTCTGCCAAAATATTTTCTTTTCTTCGCCCATTCATAGATATGAACTTGTCTACTCATGTAATATATTTATATGAGGATAGTCCTATATGATGATCATATTTTATATGATGATGATATACGAATGTCATTTTTTCCATATCGACATATGTATAAATTTAACATAATTTATATTCACAATCATTAAAATTATTATGATGTTCGACGAACCGTACTTGTGTGTGTATGCCAGTCAAGGAGCTGCTTGTATCGGAGAAAATAAACATAAAAAAATCTGTGATGCCGTAGAAACATTTTGGGAACGTGCGAATTCCGAAAGTTATAAAAACGCTTTACGTCGAAATAACATCCTTACTAACGATGAAATTATCGAACGTCTAGAAAAGAATCATCCTAAGATTGCAGAACTTATTCGAATTGCCGAGGAGAACGAAGAATCGTCGACGGATGTTGCTAATAAGTATAATCGTCTCATTCATGAGTTCACGAAGTATGCCAATGAGAATTACATATCTACGGAATATTGTCGAGTAATTGATGATGCTCTACGAAAAACCACATATACTACATATGGTAATGCTCAGGAGATGAAAGTGTTTCAGTACATCCGAGATACTCTCGGCATAGATTGCGTAGAAGATTCTACGTTCTATAAGATGCAAGCAGGTACGATTGATAACGAATTCGGTTCTTTTCCATGGTATATCGGTGGTAAAATCGATGCAATAAACAGAGATAGGACGATCCTCATCGAGATAAAAAATCGCGTTAATCGCCTGTTCAAACATCTTCCGTCGTATGAGATGATTCAAATCCAAACTTATATGCAATTGTTGAATCTAGATAAAGCGATACTCGTGGAATGTATGAAAACTAAAGAAAACAACGTCTTACATTCCGACGTCAATGTTGTTTCTGTCAACAAAGATGACGTTCTTTGGGAAATGGAAATACTTCCGAAACTCGAAGGATTTGTCGACTTCATCACGAGGATCGTGTATGATGAGAAGCTTCAGGACAAATTTTTGATGTCTAAAAGACGTTCGTCGATCGTCAGTTTTCACATAACTTCATATGTTAGAAAGAAACGTGAAGAAAAACAAAATAAATTACTTCAATCTAATAAAAAATGATGTTATGTATATCATTTGTTTGCGAGTGATAGATACTGCTTTTTCCAATACTCAGGTTCATTGCGAGGTTCTTTTCCTGTCTTTATGTTAACGAGAGAATGTGCTTTTACCGTCCAACTGAAAAGAGCATCTCTGTTTTTCAAATCCTTTGCTCCAAACTTTGTCATCTCGAGAATTTTTGTAAAGCCGATGCAACAACCGTCACATGGTATCACATATGGAAGTGACTTGTAATATGTTTCAAAACGTTTTTTATCGGAGATAGTGGGATTAACAGGAAATCGTAATGCAACCATGTGAAATATCAACCACATAGACGCTCCCCATATTTTAGGATCGAAGTTGGGTGCTTTATTAGAATTCATTAATTAATATCAATATTTTTTATTTATGTAAAATACATATGCTCCATTGCTCTTCGTAATCTCTTATAATGTGTTATTGATATTTCAAGTTCTTTTAAAATCATCTTTCTAATACCATTGTGTTTCATGTAAGCATCCACAAAGTTCCTCATAGTAGCACCTCTCTTCAACATATTCTGTTTTACTATAGGTGGACGACTTCGTATAATACCATCAATTTTGTCTTGCCTCATCTTAGGATCTTGCCATTGTTTCTTAGTGCCTTCACTCTGACATGTTTTGAATTCATCACTCGCCCTTGTAGTCATCTGTTTCTCTCTAAAATCATCCATTTTCCACAATTGACGTTGAGCTTCACTTTGTCGTTTTATATAGTCCTCGTTATTAAATATAATTTTCATCTTATCACGATGTTCTTGTGTGTTCCACATTCGAGTCGACAATTCTTTTCTATGTTGTCTCATCTCTGGAGACCTGAAAACTTTAAGTGTCTCTTCACTGAATTTTGAACAATCTCCACCTATTGTAAGATTATATCCGTTTGGCGCGAGTGTTTGTAGTAATTCTATGTAAAACGCTTCCATCATATTGGCGTCATCGAATGATAAATCTCTTTCTAAGATACGTATAACAACATTTTCGATCCCATACTTTTGTATGGCATTTCGTATGTATGAACACTTTGATTTAGATCTTTGATGTTCATCAAATCGTCTCTTCGTGTTGTTAGTCTGTCCGATGTATATCTTATCGTTTACTTCTATAGCGTAGATAACTTTGAGTTCCGAGTTTACATGATGATCTATGAATTCTTCAAACAGAAAATCCTCATATTCTTCTAAAGCTGTCAATTCTGATGTTTCTGTCATCCTATTATAAATAATCATTGATGATTTATATTTATAATAAATTCGTTGATATGACAATTGTCATTTACATGAAACATGCCGAAAACCAAAACGAGGCTCCCCATATCTTAGGATCGAAGTTGGGTGCTTTATTAGAATTCATTAATTAATATCAATATTTTTTTAATGAATGAATTACTTCTATAATGATATTTTTTGTCAATACGAAACATACTCAGCTGATAAACTCCTCGCCAATACCCATTGAATAAAGTGCTAGTTTAGATGCATTTTGCTCCGCATCCTTACGAGATTTTCCTGTTCCTGTCGAAATTTTCTGTCCATTAATGACAACGTCAACGACGAACGAGGGGTTCGCACCACCTTTCTCGAACACGGATACAAATTCCGGTCTCTGAAGCTCTATCTTTCGAGTATGTTTCAGTAAACGATCCTTATAGTTAGTGTCAATCATGAGATTATGAATGTCCGCATACTTGACGAGAGTTGACATAAAAAACTGCTTCGCTGCATTAATACCCAGGTCGAAATAAATAGCACCCATCAGAGCTTCGAAAACATCCTCCAAAATCCTGGGATTCGTATTCCATCCTCTATAGAGTCCTTTTTGATGCATGATAACAAAGTTGTGTAGACCCATTCTCAAAGCTATGGAAGACAGAAACTTTCCAGATACGAACTTGGTACGCAGTCTAGAAAGAAATCCTTCGTCTTTTCCAGGAAAATTATCATAAAGATATCGTGCAATGATGAACCCGAGGACGGAATCGCCGACGAACTCCATTCGTTCATACGTCGATTCGCCTTCGACAATAGCATTGTAAGAAAACGCAGTTTTGTAATATTCGAAATCGATGATAGGCATTCCTATAAGATATTCTATGTCATTCTTTGAAAACATGACGCCAGATTTCGTGCTTGGAGGTCCTTCTGGAAAATTATCATCGGTATTAGGTATTTGAATCGGCTCTTCGAACCGTTCAGAAACCATCATTGTTCTAGCAGATGATTCGTGTTCCATATAACTTATTTTATTTTTATCTTAAATTATTATGCTGTGTCGATATGATCGCGAGTCACAGATCTCGCAGGACGTGTTGACTTCTTCAGCTCCTTGATGAGCTGTTTGAGTTGCTTATTTTCCTCAGTAAGGAGAGCTACTTTGTTTTGAAGAGTCTTGATCTGTATCTGAACTTTTTCCAGAGGACTGAGACGTGTTTGTGGAGTTTCCATTATGGAATGTTCACAAAATATTTATATGTTTTTTACGATGATGTCGATATGTATGTCATTTATGTATATCGACGTATTATAATATAATGAACAAAAGTTTAAGGAAGAATAATAGTTGCTTAATATATGGGTGGGCTGATAGACCCCAAGAAGTCCAAGGTGGAAGAACAAGATCAAAAGAATAAGGAACGCGAACAAACGATTGCAACGATCATAAAAAAATTGAATCCAGAACAGTCTATCGAAAAACTAAATGAACTCGCTAATCGATGGAAACTATATGATGAATCGGCAACTTTTGAGACTCAAACAATACATATGTTCATGGCACTAGGTGTCGATTTCAACGATGATCTTAATGAATCCGTCAAAATGGATCGGGGATCATTTGGTATGAGACAAGTCGATGATAAGATCAGAGAATCCGAGATAGAGGCGATCAGTCTGTATCATCGTCTGAGAGAACTCAACCTATTTCCAGACAAAATGAACAACAATGTTGACAAGAGCATGAACCTCAAGAAAATGACGAAAATTTTAGAAATGATTTTCTACTCTAAAAAAGTAGTTCTGAGTGCTTTTCAAGCGAAGCTCGCAGTTTATCAACTTGCAAATGAGGATGGCGTCATCGAACTCGACCAAGACTTGGACACACAACTCGGTTCTTGGGCTCTTCGTTTCAGATTCATCGAAGGAGATGTGAGTTCTTTTCAGGAACTCCTATTGTTCTTGCTCGATAGTGCGATGGAGAAGAAGTACAGAAAAGTCGGAGACTGGTTGTACGAACCTATCATCATCGACGGTCGCGACATGCACTCTTGGAGAGCAGTTTCGGAAATTAAGGATTTTGTATATTCTCGATTGAAGAAAGAAATTTCATGGGAACAATGGAAGAATGCTACTCTGAATATGAAGAATGTCGGATCCGCCGTAGAATATCTGACGAATTGTCATGATTATCAACTTCCTTTTTTGCATAAATCGCGTGGTGTATACTCGTTTTACAACGGTGTCTACATAGCACCTGAGGATAGATTTCATTGCTTTGATACCGAAAAAGAACCTCTATCCGATTCCATCGTTGCAAGTAAGTTCATCGAAAATATTTTCGACAATACACACTATGATGATTGGTTTGATATTCCAACACCTCATCTCGATTCGATCATGATATTTCAACAATGGGAAGAAGAAGTACAACGTTGGCTGTTTGCTCTGCTCGGAAGAATGCTATACCCAGTTAATCAGGTAGATTCTTGGCAAGTGGTCCCATTCTTCAAGGGTTTGGCCGCTACTGGGAAATCTACGATTATTCTAAAGGTAATAAAAAACTTCTTCGAAACTGTAGATGTTGGCATTCTTTCTAATAATATAGAACGAAAGTTCGGTATTTCTGCTTTCCATGATAAGTTCTGTGTGCTTGCACCGGAAATCAAAAATGATTTGGCAATCGAACAAGCAGAATTTCAGTCTATGGTTTCGGGCGAAGACGTTCAAGTCAATGTCAAACACAAAAAAGCATTCGCAGAAGAATGGAGAGTTCCGATGGCATTGGCTGGTAACGAAGTACCAGGATGGGCCGATAACGGAGGAAGTATCCAACGTCGTCTGATTGTTTTCGAGTTCAAGAAGCCTGTCCGCCATGGTGACATGAAACTCGGTGAGAAACTAGACAAGGAGCTTCCGTACATTCTCAGAAAATGTAACAAGGCCTATCTTGATCTAGCAGGTAAGTATTCCGATGTGAACATCTGGTCGGTGCTACCAGAATATTTCATCAACACTCGCGAGGCTCTGGCTCGAGCCACGAACTTCATCGAGAGTTTCATGGCTTCGAGCGAAGTTATTTTGGGAGAAAACGAAATATGCTCACTCGGAGATTTCAAGTCCGCTCTACGCGAACATGCGACGACGAACGTCATGCATACGAAACAGCTAACTGCAGATGTGTTCGCGGGTCCGTTCGAAAAGTATGGTATCAAATTCTTGGGCGCTCAAACACTAGACTATTGTGGTCAAAGCGTTCACACGGAATTCATTCAAGGATTGTCTCTGAAATCGTCAAGACCAAAAGACTCGAATATGTTCTGAAAATAATATTTGATTAAATTAATAAAGGATGCTGGACTTCATATTAGTACTACTCATCATTGCAATGATAGGTACTATTCTTGTTTCGGAATCTAAATACTTATTTTCTAAACCCACATGCAAAAATTGTGGAGGACTTACACTTCCTGTTAACATTAATACAGAAAAAATGGTAAAAGTTGCAAAAGCTGTAAAGAAACAAACCGAGGAAATCAAGATGTTACTCGAACAAAAACAGACCGCACCAAAAGCACCAGAACTAACAAATCCAATAGAACATATTAAAGCTTCTACAACCGTAGTATCAGGTTCTAATGGTTTAGAAAATGTGATCGACGAAGATCTACCTTTCTCCGACTTCAAAGGAGTTCCCGTAGCGGAAACGACCATCGAAGGAATGGTCAAAGGTATTCGTCCACCCACATATGCGGACCCTCGTGTGATGAATCCTGCACTTGCCGCGGCACCTGTTCAATTTGCCGATCCCACACAATTTGGAACCTTCGGAGTCACAGACGATGTTTCTCCTGCATTCTCGACGGAAGATAAAATACCCAAAACGAATTCTAAAATTTCTTCAGACATTTCTGTAGAAGGATACGAAAATAGTTATGACGCAAATGGAGCTCGTCTGGTCATGGATGGAAAGGTCGTAAAATCAGAATGCCAACTACCGAGCTATCAAATCCGCAACAGCAATCATCACACTCAACTACCAATGCGTTCTCTAAATGAACCACCACCGAATGTTCAAGATCTGGTAGACGAAGCACTTTTCGAAGGATTACAAGGATATCCGATAGGTGAAAAACTCGATCTATTGACACCACCGGGTACTGCAACTCCACTCTCAGAATGGGCATTCTTAAATTACGGTAGCACAAATAATTAAGCAAAATATCTCATGATTATTTTTCGAATAGATATATCTTCACGAAAAATAATTGTTTACATATATTTTTTACATCTTATAGAATTTTTTCAAATATTTTTCATACTCATGAGGTAGATAATTATTGGACGATATCGGTATATTCATCACAATATTGTCGTGTCTATCATATACATCGCTACAATTCTTTACGCGCTGCTCTATTTTTTCAATATCTGTAAATATATCCAGATTCAATTCTTGATGCGAAAAGCTATGTATTTTATTCTTAATGAACATTGTATCTCCAAAGTAAGACAAATGCCATCCGCCATTTCTAATTCTCATACAATTTAATTCTCGTATTTCGTTGCAAGTAAGTTTTAATTCTTTATATGTATCATACGAAATTATTTTACAAGATGACCATTTGTCTCCGCATAATGAGTTTAAATTATAATAATACAAATCCATTTCTAATGCACATACACTGATTTCACAATTGTAATGTTTAATTTCGTATAATCTATTTATATCTGGTATTTCATCTACATCTGATATTATGATTATATCGTTATTCTCAATATTTAATTTATCCAGGCCAATAGATATAGAATTTCTCTGATAATACTCATTTTTCCATTGTTCCTTATTTTGATAATCTATATCAGGATATTTGTATGGAAAATCATCTACGACAATATGTATTATTTTATCTTTGAATTTTTCAAATAAATGTTTATTATCAGTAAAAAATAATTCTTTTTCCTTACCGCTAAATGTATGTGTAGATTCTACTATTATAAAATAATCCACGATATCATTTAATGTATGTAATCTGTAGTTCAGTAAATCTAGCTCATTGTAAAATATAAAACAATCTATTATTTTTTTATGAGTCATTAAGTTAATCAAATATAAAATGTTAAATTAATAAATTAATAAGTTAATCAAATAAAGCGTGTATAAAAAATCATAAAAAAAAAATATTTTGTAAGATATATAGAACATGGCTGGAGGACTCTCGCAACTCGTCGCGTACGGCGCTCAGGACGTGTACCTGACCGGCAACCCTCAGATCACCTTCTTCAAGACCGTGTACCGTCGTTACACCAACTTCGCCATCGAATCGATTCAGCAAACGATCAATGGCAGCGTCGGATTTGGGAACAAGGTGAGCACCCAGATCTCTCGCAACGGTGACCTCATCACCGACATCGTGGTAGAATTCGTACTGACCAAGGTCGGTCCCGCAAACACCACCTACTATCCCGCAGAGGAACTGCTGCAGGACGTCGAACTCGAAATCGGTGGTCAACGTATCGACAAACACTACAACGACTGGTTCCGCACCTACGATGCTCTGTTCCGCATGAATAACGATCGTGTAAACTACCGTCGCATGACCGACTGGGTAGGCAACGAGACTGTTGGCGCCCAGAAGCGTTTCTACGTGCCTCTGATCTTCTTCTTCAACCAGACTCCCGGCCTCGCTCTCCCTCTGATCGCTCTGCAATATCACGAAGTGAAGCTGTACTTCACCCTCGCGAGCCAAGTGCAAGGTGTCAACGTCAACGGTACCACAGCTATTGCTAGCGCCCAACAGCCCACCATGTCCGTGTGGGTCGATTACATCTTCCTGGATACCCAAGAACGTACCCGTTTCGCTCAGCTACCCCATGAGTACCTGATCGAACAGCTACAATTCACCGGTTCCGAAACCGCCACTCCCTCTGCAACCACCCAGGCCAGTCAGAACATCCGTCTCAACTTTAACCACCCCACCAAATACCTGGCATGGAACTTCAACAACCCCGCCAACTACGGTCAATACACCGCACTCGCCAACATCCCCGGTGCCTGCTCCAATGCCGCTTCTAACGTCGCAACCGTGGTTTTCCCCGATTGGGGTAACACCGGCACCTACTACGAACAACTCGCCGTGCTCGACTCCGCTAAGATCCAGCTGAACGGTCAAGATCGTTTCGCCACCCGCAAGGGCTCTTACTTCAACACGGTGCAGCCTTACCAGAGCATCGGTGGTGCTACTCCTGCAGGTGTGTATATTTACTCCTTCGCGCTGAAGCCCGCCGGTCGTCAACCCTCCGGCACTTGCAACTTCTCCCGCATCGATAACGCTACGCTGACTCTGACGTACAAGACATGCAGCATCGATGCCACCTCTCCTGCTGCAGTGCTCGGAAACACCGAGACCGTGACTGCGAACACCGCCACCCTTCTGACCGCTCTCAACATTTATGCAAAGAATTACAACGTTCTGAGAATCATGAGTGGAATGGGTGGACTCGCGTACGCGAACTAAATATTTTGTGTTTTTCAACTTTTCAAACAACTCACTCAGTTTTTTGAAAATTCGTGTATATTGTCATTCGATCAACTTCACAGAACACACATAAGTTCACTGGCTTTGAATGGCAAATTTATGGAACACTGCCGATGAAAATCCAGAATGATGGATACTTTCTTTTACTCTTTCAGTATTCATACATCTAACGGTTTTATAACCACACTCGCAAATATACAATGTCGTCTTAAAAGTTTCCATTTTTTGTTTCTATTAAAATCCTTTTTTGTCGATACGAAGAAGTGTCATTTTATATACCTTTTGTCGCTCTATCTAACAAACCCATCATCCTGGTTCTATGAACACCAAATATAGTAGATGAATTTCTCTCAATATTTACCTCTGCATGTGATAACGCAGTTATAAACTGTTTCCATCTATAAGAGTTTCCTAATCTTAAATAATGTGCTTTTATATAATTCCAAAATGGTATTGATTGTAATTCTAATCTTTGTGAATTAGATGAAGATGATGAAAATCCTCTATCTAATATCATTCTACGTAACTGTTTAACAACGTGGTTAATATCTTCGTCTATTTTATTAATAGACGCTCTTAGTCTGATAATTTTAGCAAAAATTCGAATGGTGTTTTTTAATACTCTTTCATGTCTTATTAAATTAATCACAAAATTTTTTTGTTTACTCGAACCTAATGTATTCCAAGAATAACCTTTTTCAGTAAAAAGTTCCATGGCTTCGTGTTTAGCCCATAATCTATCTAATAAACATTGACCTACAAAAACCATTTGATGTTCAGTGTATATTAAAATTTTATTACGAGAGTAGGTTTTATCAAATTTCTGTAGCATGTTTACGGCATTTTCTACACGTTGTAGATTCTCATTACTACAATTTTCTCTCTTAGCAATTGTATCACCATTATCTCTCGATATAATAATTTCACCGTGATAATCCGGATCTCTTATATATTTTACAATATCTATGTATTTCCGTATTCTTTGCTCAAAAAGTTTGTTATAATCTGTCATATGATATCATACTCATTTCTCATTTTATTTAAATTATTTTTTTTTAAAAATATTTTTATAAAAAAATTTTATATACAACCAACTTTCCAGAACACACATAAGTTTGCTGAAGTTCACTGGCTTGAGTCGATGTGTTTCATACGACAACATCACATGAAATGATCGGTATATTTAATAATACAAGAATGTTGTAAGAGAAAATTATAAAAAAACCCTAAGACAGGTAAACATGTGAAAGCATCTGGATATTAATTTTGTCGATACGAATTTACATAACGATACTTTGAACAAGCTTATTTCCTTCTTGGATGATGATATCGAGTTCTTTCTCGAACAGATAAAACATGTCATGTAGTTCGACTTCGATTTCGAATGTAGATTCGCAATCTCTGTCGGCAGTCGGGATAGATTCGACACGTGTAAAATCTATTTTCCATGGACCCTTCAAGAATGTTGTTCTGTGTTTTGTACGTTGCATGCGAAAGTTGACAGGAGATTTTCCGTTTTCTTTTCGTTCAAGAGAAAAAGCTGAACGAACTCCGTACTTACCTTCTTGTTTGGTTTCTTTTGCGATTTTCTTTTTGTGTTCCCAGTATCCCTGACCATTTTGAAGCACGACATATCTAGACGATTCATCTGGCGTTGATTTTATGTACTTGTCTATCGTCACGATTTCTTGAACGGAATCTCCGAGTTTTTCTTTTGCAGATGTCCATACATGTTTATTTATGTTCGTGATAAATTCATGTGAAGCCTGAAATCCGAGACGAAATTCGAGTTCTATCGTTCTGAAGTCGTGAGTCTTCAGAGTATGCAACAATTCATCACGAAACATGTTGGATATCACACGATAACATATATAATGTTAAGTTTTCATAAATGATTATGTATATGATATTTATATTGTTGATATATGTTCCATGATCAAATGACAATATGTATTACAATATGTATGCGTTATCAAGAATATTTAAAAATATTATGATTAACTTAAATGGCTCGAGAACATGAATCGTTCAGAGGATTCGTTCCTTTCAGAAGAGACATACAACTTCCGTCCGTTTTGTTCTGTAAATGGAATCAGTGTGGGCATTGTCACGAATTAGCTCCTCAGATGAAGAGAGTTCAAACTATGTTGAAGAATGAGATGCCCGTGTATGTCGTCGATGCCGAAAAGAACAACAAGATTATCAAGGCGCTTAAGGTGAATGGGTTCCCGGAAATAATTGTCGTCGATACGAATCGTCGTGTTCACAAATTTAAGGGATCGAGAGAACCCAGTAAAATTGTTCAATTTATTCGTCAATTTAAATGAATCATATCGACACATTGTGCTATTTATATATTTTTAAAAAATATATTCTACTTTTAAAAATAATATGAACCAACAACTTTCTCACAACGGATTTCGTATCACACAACGTGGTATCGAAATAGGTAAATATATGTATAGGACGTACCACAACGTCAAGCGGATTCAGAGAGGAGGGCCAGATTCCTTCAAGGCTGCCGAGGATTTTGTTAAAGATACATCCGAGATAGGTGTCATCGCAGTTAAAATGAGTCAGTTTCTTTCGGCACGAAGTGATATCGTAGATGAACGCACTCTCAAGGTGATCGAACGATTGCAGTCCGAAGTACCACCGGAGAAGGAACCTCCTCCCGATTTTACATTCTACGAATGGTACAAGGAACCTATTGCATCCGCATCTATCGCTACTGTGTATAAAGGTAAACGAAAAACGGATAACAGTGATGTTATTTTGAAACGCGTTCGACCAGAGGTGAAACAGCGTATCATGGAGGATCTTCCTCTTTTCATCATCGTGTTAGATATTGCAAAGTTCTTCGGCGTTCCAGGAGCCGAAAACATGTTAGAAATCGTGAGAGAGTGTCAACCTGTACTACTTGGAGAGCTCGATCTCAAACTGGAAGCCAAGGCGATGAGTCTATTCAAGAAGAAGTTTGCAAACATTTCGTGGTTGACGATTCCCACCGTATATGAGGCTGGAGAGACCTATATGATTTCGGAATACGTTCCTTCCAAAAAGATCACCGCAGCATATCCTAACGAAATGCTGGCGAGACGTCTGTTCGAACTGTACATATATATGACGATCGATATCGGTCTCGTCCATGCGGATCCTCATGCCGGCAACATAGGGATCAAGAAGGATGGAACTTTTGTATTATATGATTTCGGGGCGATTATCGACGTGAGAGATGCCAAGCAATATATTGCGAAATGTCTGAAATCAGTGGTTCTCGAAGACACGGATGGAGTCGTGAGATCTCTCGAAGACATGGGTGTTATTAAATCAGGAGGGAGTGTGGCAAGACTGAAGAAAGCCATTCCTAAAATCAAGAAGATAATGGAATCGAATGATTTCAACGTCGAACTATCAAAGTTGCCTGAATTTACAAGTAACGAGAATCGAATCTTCGAGCTGACCACGAGATATATTTATCTCATTCGATCACTCACTATCGTCGAAGGGATTATCTCGTATCACGATAGAGATTTCAGTCTTACGAAGTACATAAAGAAGTACGACGACATAATCGATGATATCGTCGAGGTTCCTGCAATGGATATCGTAAGAGAAATAGCGGGAGATTTTCTCACGACTCCTGCGAGTTTGAAGAACATGAACGACTTGGTCTTTTCCATAAAAGAGGATCTGAGTGAGGAAATAGCGGGAGGAAAGCGGATGATGAAGTATGTTTTTGGTGTTTTCGTGTTCACCGAATTACTTAAAATGTTATAAATTATTGAGTTATCACTGATATCATCATACCATATCGACAAATTAATCATTAAAATAAACACCAGTCATAAATTCAAGCGTTCTATGGGTTTCATTTACACACTGACATCACCGAGTAAAAAAAAGTATATCGGACAGACCACACGATCTATAGATCAACGATTCGACAATCATCAAAAAAAAAGTAGTAGATGTAAAGCGATCTCAGGAGCCATACAAAAATACGGATGGGACAACTTCGTGGTGGATTACTATGAGTGTCCTGATGAAGAACTGAACAAACACGAACGATGGCTCGTAGAGCTGATGGGAACATTGGCACCTGGTGGATACAATCTCCGGGAAGGCGGTGGATGTTGTGGCAAACTAAGCGAAGAAACGAAGCAAAAGATGAGCGAATCACGAGCTGGCGAAAAACATTGGAATTATGGAGGAACACTTTCACAAACACACAAAGTCGCCATCAGTGCAGCAATGTCCTGCGAAAAAAACTCAATGTTTGGAAGATCAGGTGAAAAACACCCAATGTTTGGAAGATCAGGTGAAAAACATCACAACTCAAAACGGGTATATCAATACACTCTCGATGGTGTGTACGTTCATTGGTTCGGATCTACTGGTGAAGCTGCGCGAGCACTTGAAAAAAATGATGGTGGTAATATAGCCGCTTGTGCTCGCGGTGACAGACCAACAGCGTATGATTTCAAATGGTCATATGAATTTATTTAACTATAAGGACGAAATATCAACCGAAATAGCGGGAGGAAAACGGATGATGAAGTATGTTTTTGGTATTTTCGTGTTCATCGAATTACTTAAAATGTTGTGAATATTGTAAATGTTGTAAAATGTTGTATTTATATACTATAACGACACTCATTCTCACATCACTCGTATCGACACATTGTAAATATAATAAACACTGATTTTTGTAAATCATATGGATTCCGACGAGTTCGTGGATTTTTGGAAACAAAATCTTTCGTTCGAAGAGAAAGCGAAATTGTATTATGAAAAAGTAGATCACGTCGTCGACGACAAAGGTGGATATCGACCTGTGTTGTCCGGAGAGTATCGCAAAGCTACGATGATGTATTTCAAGGATGATGGAGAGCTCGAGGTATTCGACGACTATATCATCGACACGAACAGAATCGTAGAGCGCAAAGATGGATCACAATCTCCGAATCCACATAAACATAATGGATACTTATCCATCACCGTCAGAAAAGACAAGAAATCACACGGTCGTAGTCTCGCTCGCGCGATGCTCTCGACATTTCTCGGTCCTCCTCCGGATCTCACATTCACAGCCGACCACATCGATAGCGAACGCAAGCTCGACGACGATCTCTCGAATCTGAGATGGATCGATCAGTCAGGACAAAAGAATAATCGTCTCATGCCGAAAACTCGTAAAGACGCACGACTCATTGTGAACGATCTCTTCTCGGGCGACGAGTTGACCGCGAAGGAGTGGGTCGAATTATTCACGAAACCGGACGGAGCGACGTATAAGCATGATACTATTTCAGGATGGGCTCGAACGCGTGAAAATGGATTTTCGTACAAGACATACGACGAACTCGAAGACGAGGAATGGAAGATATATGGTGACCCCAAAAAGAACCACGTTGAGATATCGAACAAGAATAGAGTGAAGGATGTGACATTCTATCAGTCGGGACGAGAAGAACATGTGTTGACGTCCGAACAACTACATTTGTGGGGCGGATATCCGAGTAAAGTGATAGATGGTATAAATCGTCTCATTCATGTCCTCGTGTTTCAGTTATGGTATCCCGATCTGTGGGCAAACAAAAAACCAGACGATATGGTGCTTCATAAAGAAGATAATCGTTTCGACTTCCGTCCTGAGAATCTCTATCTCGGTTCGGGATCGAAAAACAGAAAGGATGCTCACGATAACGGTAAGTATGACGGTGCGAAGATCTCACGACAACCGTGCATCGCATACAAAGACGATAAAGTCATCGAAGAATTCAAAAGTTTGAGTGATGCCGCGAGATACATCGAGAAAAATGTCGAAGACTTGAAATTCATGACGGCATACAATGGTATTCGCAATAATCTCGACAAAGACAAATCGTACAAGGGTTTCATGTGGAAATCCGTGTGAATATTAACTTAAAAATATTGTATTTGTATACTATACCATACCGATGATCGCGATCGCCACACGCTCCCCGGCCATGATGTCGTCCTCTTTCGATACCAAAACTATCGGAAAACGAGTTCAAAAGGATGTAAAAAAACTAAGCAAAGGTTTTGATAAAATTAACGAGCAGTCCAAAGTTCGTGGTCAGCAAGCATCCGATAATCTAAAAAGTTTCTTCGAGAAACTAGATAAGATCGCTCGTGAAGACGTCGAAAAGGTTAAAACCATTTTTGACGAAACTTCTATAGATGTAACAACAAGCGCAGACTACACCGAGATTGATGATATTATCATTTTTAAAGATAACGAAGATGTAAACTAAATTATTATAAATTATTGTAAATTATTGTAAATTATTGTAAATTATTATATTTTATTTTTAGATTTCTTAATGATCCTAAAAATATTATGTCTATTTCTTACTTTTTATTGACCGACCAAGACAACAGAGTTCCTAGATTTCTGATCACTGGATCATCAAATATCTTTTCGGAAATAAATCCTATGGCACCAACTGTTCTTGTATCGCTATAGCCATATCGAATGTCCAAGTTCAACGTATGTGTGATCATATCTTGTAGTTGCTTTTGAAACTCATCGGCAAGAGTTGGAATTTCTTTGATGACTTTTGCAATAAAAGATATTATATAATGTTTTTGTGTTGACGGTGTGTTTTTCACTTTAGAAATTATCATTTCGAACAGAGTGTTATTCTCGAAGCACTTTGACGTATCTACATTCATGAAAATCCGTAGAAATTCTATTTTTTTCATGGTGATAGACACGGATATCATTTCTGTGATAGAATCGATACCGATCTCTGTCACATTTATAAACTTTGATATTTCGTCGAGGACAGCATCACGTAGTTCACGTTTCACGGCTGGAACGAATCGAATGAGAACATCTATAAAAGACTTCGATTGACATGTTATCGTCTTGCTGACTATATCCTTTATCTCATCCGTGAAATCTTTAGAAATAACATAAAAAACTCTCAACATCATCATGAAATGATTGATGTCTTTCGATGTCGTCAGACATGTGACGAACAACACCGGCAATGTTTCGTTCTGAGAAAATAAGGTCGTGACCGCGGATGAGTCGAAGTCGTGTGTATCGATATCGTCGCACATAGTCTCCCAACAATCGACATCGTTTGTCGATATCGCTGTCTCCATCAACTGAGTCGTAAATCTCGGAATGATCTTACATCCCTGTCTCTCACGCTCTTGTTCCATGAGCTTTGAAATCATTTCTATTTCATTGGTCTCTGGATGATTTTTTTTCTCACAAATCATGCCATCTACTATCACGGCTCTTCTCGGAGGTTTCGAGATGAACATTTTAATTATGATAATTATGATAATTATGATACCTATGACACTTATAATCACTCATATACTCGTATGATGTCGATATGAGTGTATATCAACGAACATATTAATTTAAGCAACGACCATTGAGTATATCACGATGGCGTTCTCTGCTTTGTACAACGAAGCAGTCGAAGTTTCCAACGCCGCTGTTGCATTCGATGATCTCTGTGAATTCGATGAGATGACGTCGCTGGTGACCAATGTTCAACGTGCACAGACGCTATTACAAGAGCACATCTTGAGTCTCGTCGAATCGGCGGTCATGGAAGCCGCATCTAGCGGTATGAAACGTGCCGAAATCATGAGCTTCACCGGCGCGGAACTTTTCGAAGGGCATTCTATCTTGTTCATGCTTCTCGGTGGTGCCGATCGCGAGTTTCGAGAGAAAATATCAGATTATGGTTTCGAACCTTTGATGGATAAATTGTGGAATGCTCTGAAACCTTTTCATGTAGAACATATTTGGGAGCGTGTCACCAATAGAAATGTGATTGTATTGTCTTGGGAATGAACTGCCATATGAAAACACATAAAAAAATCACCAAAAAAATCAATACATACTTATTCATATTGTTACTTATTTCGTAATCTATATCATTTCCAGTCAAGTATACGTCTTGTGCGCCCGTCGCGACAAGTTGAGTCAGAGCTCCAGACATCACAGACTTCTTATAAATGTATAAGATTTTTATAAATATCGTCCCATGATGTTTTACTCATTGCATATAACCATGTAACTATCACGTAAATCCATATGAGTTTTCCAAATATACCATCCGGAAGATTGTATATGCCCCCGACGAGTCGATACATGAATGTCTCTTCTCTCGAACATCCTCGTAAGTTGTTCTCTATAATTGTCAGAATACACGTATCGTCCAAAAGAATCCAGTGAATAACGATGAACGGCATAAGCAAAATGTAGCTCGGTCTCAAGCATTTTATGAACGGCGCCGTCAAGGCCCATATGACGATCAACAGATGTATCAACGATATTATGTAAGTCAACATTTAAAATATTAATATATTTTAAATGACGTTTAAGTTATTCGTGCGGCCTGGATGCTCTTATTCGATAAGAGCGAAACGTGAACTGACGAAACATGGTAAAAAATATATCACGGTGTCATGCAAAGATGTAGACGACCTCAAGATACAACTTAAGAAACACAAACTCAGGATTCCGAAGATTTTGACGTTTCCTCGAGTATACGATGAATCCCATTTGGTCGGTGGTTATGACGATCTCGTAAAAAAACTTAAGAAATAAAAATCTATCATTAGTATACGATAACGATGGCGCCCAAAGAAAAGAAGACCTTCATTTTAGAAGATGCGTCCGGTAAGGAGCTCGGAAAATTCGTTGCTGCCAGTGCCGGGATAGCGGCGAAGAAAGCGGCCACCAGAGGCCATACCAGCATCATTCTCCGCGAGACTGGTGTTCATGACAGAGTTCGTCACTATACAGGGTCAGTGAAAAAGTTGAATCCTCCGAGAGAAGTTATGATCGCTGGAAAGCCCGTTCTGATTTCGAAGGAAAGCAAGGCCAAATTCGTGAAGGTCGTTCGCAAGGATGGCAAAGTTTCCGAGTCTCCGAAGAAAGAATAAATGACACGATATGAATTAAAATATTTATATTTTATATACTATGGCTCCGATGAGAAAATCTGTTCCTACTGGACGCAAGGACGCGAAGGGCCGCATCATCTTCAGAGGCCCACGTGGAGGTGAGTTCGTTCGCGGCCGTAATGGCACGAAGCTCGCTCCGGCGACCGGCTCTGGTCGTGCAAGAAGCCCTATGCGTCGTGCAAGAAACCCTATGCGTAGGTTCTTCTAAAATACTGGATCGCATTTCGATATCATAAATTCATTGACTGGTGTGATATGAGCACCGATACTCTCGAGCGTTTTCAAAACAGGATCGATATTCTTTTTTTTGACTGCGTAATCGACCGCTTTTCGATCGTTTAATTCTCGTGTGACTCCTTGATCGGCGTGACCTCGACAATAACCTCGGCACACCGCGCGACGTCCACATGGCTTGTCCATGCTCGTAAATCCCTTGCATTTAGATTTGGTGGATCCTACAAGCGCATGTTTGTCGAGGATGTCGTATTTATATTGTTCGACGAGTTTCGAATAATTCAGTCCGTAGTCTCGTGCTACACACAACAGAACGTCTTCGATAGCGGCGCCGATGATAATCCCGGTGAAGTCTTCGAGTGCTTTCACGCCGTTTACGACGTTCGTCAATGTCTTCGTAAACCCTCCTTCCATGTTTTGAGTATATAGGACAATCATATGAATTAAATGTATAGAATGTCGATATGAACATATATGAACAAAGTGTCATTTATTAAAATTTGTGTGTAAAAATCAGAAAAAAAATATTTTGTAAGAGTATCAATAACTCGAAATGGCTGGAGGACTCTCACAACTCGTCGCGTACGGCGCTCAGGACGTGTACCTGACCGGCAACCCCCAAATCACCTTCTTCAAGACCGTGTACCGTCGTTACACCAACTTCGCCATCGAATCGATTCAGCAAACGATCAATGGCAGCGTCGGATTTGGGAACAAGGTGAGCACCCAGATCTCTCGCAACGGTGACCTCATCACCGACATCGTGGTAGAATTCGTACTGACCAAGGTCGGTAACGGCGGAACTACCTACTATCCCGCAGAGGAACTGCTGCAGGACGTCGAACTCGAAATCGGTGGTCAACGTATCGACAAACACTACAACGACTGGTTCCGCACCTACGACGCTCTGTTCCGCATGAACGATGACCGTTTCAACTACCGTCGCATGACTGACTGGGTCAATAACGAAGTGGTTGGCTCTCAGAAGCGTTTCTATGTGCCTCTGATCTTCTTCTTCAACCAGACTCCCGGCCTCGCTCTCCCTCTGATCGCTCTGCAATACCACGAAGTGAAGCTGTACTTCACCCTCGCGAGCCAAGTGCAAGGTGTCAACGTCAACGGTACCACAGCTATTGCTAGCGCCCAACAGCCCACCATGTCCGTGTGGGTCGATTACATCTTCCTGGATACCCAAGAACGTACCCGTTTCGCTCAACTGCCCCACGAATATCTGATCGAACAACTACAGTTCACCGGTTCCGAAACTGCCACTCCTTCTGCAACCACCCAGGCCAGTCAGAACATCCGTCTCAACTTTAACCATCCCACCAAATACCTGGCATGGAACTTTAACAACCCCGCCAACTACGGTCAATACACCGCTCTGGCGAACATCCCCGGTGCCTGTGGAAATGCCGGTACCGCAACCGCTAGTGTGACCTATCCTGATTGGGGTAACACCGGCACCTACAACGAACAGCTCGCCGTGCTCGACTCCGCCAAGATTCAACTGAACGGTCAAGATCGTTTCGCCACTCGCAAGGGCTCTTACTTCAACAAGGTGCAGCCTTACCAGAGCATCGGCGGCGTGACCCCCGCTGGTGTGTACATTTACTCTTTCGCTCTGAAACCCGCCGGCCGTCAACCCTCCGGCACTTGCAACTTCTCTCGTATCGATAACGCTACTCTGACTCTGACGTACAAGACATGCAGCATCGATGCCACCTCTCCCGCTGCGGTGCTCGGAAACACCGAGACCGTGACTGCGAACACCGCCACCCTTCTGACCGCTCTCAACATTTATGCAAAGAATTACAACGTTCTGAGAATCATGAGTGGAATGGGTGGACTCGCGTACGCGAACTGATCGTATCGTATTGTTTTATTCGTCTTTACATTTTCAAAATTCTCACCCATTTTTTTGAAATATTTAAATGACACTCATATCGACAAAAATATATTATAAACTGTAATTTATGCATAAATTATAAAATGCAATTCTCATTCGATTCTACTCTCCAATATACGGAAGACAATATAATTGAGTATCTCAAGAGTTGTGACCCAGAGGAAGAAATTTTCAAATGTACCGACAATCATGGAAATACATTATTACACACGTACGCTGGTATAAATTACGAAAAATTACAAGATTATATTCTTTCTGAATACCCGGATATCATTTACATGGAAAATGACATGTTTGAAACTCCTTTGATGAGTGCCGTTGATTTCAGAAACGTATCATTGGTGAAGAAAATCCTAGATATTGATCCCGGTTTGCTTTATCTTGAGGACGAACATGGAAATTGTGTTCTTCAGAGAGAAGCATATTTCTCATACGGTTCCGATGAGATCTTAAGGGAAATGTGGATGTATTATGATGACGAAAAGATAGATTATGGACATTTGTTGGCCGGAGCAATGACTAATTCTGCGGTCAAAACTAAATTTATGTTAGAAAATAGTCAAAGAGGATACAATTATGTTGATATCAATGAAAATAACATTCTTCATCTCGCTTGCAAAGTGTATTCGCATCATATACACACTTTGAAAGATATTTTGGCGAACACCACAGATCTTGCAAAACATTCAAATAACGAGGGAAAGATACCTCTTCATTATGCAGCATTTTCGATTCGAAAATTTATGAGAGTATATACATGTTTTCCAGAGGGTGTTTACATCCAAGATGACGAAGGAAACACACCTCTTCATATATTTGTTCAATATAAGTATGACACCTATGATTTTCTATCTGATGTTATCAGGAGACATCCCGATACACTGAGCATTCAAAATAACAGAGGAGAAACGATCGGAATGATTATGAGCAGAAATTACGAAGTGTCATATATGTCATATATGTATACGATGTTTATGGTGAACCCGGATAGTTTTATAATCAAAGATAATGCTAATAATAACATTCTTCATGAAATTTGTTTTTATAAAGGCTATAATTGGTTCAAGATCATTGATTTTATAATCGAAAAATATATATATCTACTTTTCGAAAAAAATAAGGATGGTCTCACTCCTCTAGATTATGGTATAATGGGTGTGGGTGACAAATCTTATAAGATTGATCAGGAAAACTTTTTGACTATATGTTTAAAATATACTCCTCTAGATGATATGTATTGGAAAGTGTTTTATGGTTCTTGTTCTAAGATTAGTAATATTTTCGGAATTATTCTTAAGAGATCGAAAGATGAAGCCACCAAGGCATTCAAATTGATGTCACCATCTACTCGATCTAAGGTTCATGCTATGTTATTTTCTCTGAGAAAATATAATATCGAAAAAGAACATTTAGATGATATTATTTCATATGCATTGAAAAAGTAAAAAATAATAATATTTGATTAACTTAAAACATGGCAAGAGCAAAAGCATCTAAAAAAACATCCGAAGTGCCCGAAGTGCCTGAAGTGCCTGAAGTGCCCGAAGTGCCTGAAGTGCCCGAAGTGCCCGAAGTGCCTGAAGTGCCTGAAGTGCCTGAAGTGCCTGAAGTGCCTGAAGTGCCTGAAGTCGAATATCATCCACAATCTTCTCTAAATTATTTTAACAGATCTGTCACACCGATACCTGGTGGTTTTTTCATGTGATAAATGACATTTCATATCGTCTTACTCATATATTTATTTCTTTGTAATTGATGACTATAGTAATTACAATGAACATTATAAAAATCAACACGACTCATCAGCTCACACAACATATCATGACTTCTACTCGTCCGAGTGTGGTTCAGTTCACATCAAAAAAATGCAATCCTTGCAAAATATTCAAAAATAATATCATAAATACTGATATTCCTATCGAAGTTCTCGACGTAGATTTTTACGAGAATAAACAAATCGGTAAACTTTTCGATATCAGTGTTTTGCCCACTGCGATTTTCATCACCGAATGTAAGCCGATTACACGTATGAATGGTCTAAAGGAGTACGATGAATTCATCGACCTCATTAAATCCGTTATTAATGATGACTGTGTTATAATAAATTGGAATTAGTTTTGTGATTCGAGAATCACACCATTTATTTTAAAGGTTTCTCTCTCCATTATAAATATTGCAATTTCTGCAAGATGTACAAGATTCGGCGTAGAGCAGTTTTCGAGATGATTTTGCAAAGGTTGAAGATCTTGTATTTCGACGGGATCGACTTGGAGAGTGTTGAATTTTTCTTTGTTGAAATTATGATTTGCACATATCAAGTCTATGATATTGGGAATTTGTTTCTTCGCATCTTTTAATTTTTCAGGAACTAAGAGTTCTCGCAGTGAGTTCGCTTCGATTACGCGATATATGAGAACTTTTAACATTCTTTCGATCGTTTGGGTTTCACCATCCATTTCCATATGATTGTTGTTTATTTCTTAAGTTCATATCAAGTCGTGAAGGTAAACTATTTTTTCTTGTTATTTTTCTTTGCATTGTTCTTATTATTTTTTACATTCTTCTTTACATTCTTATTCTTGTTGTTCGACTCATTATTCCAATTATCATTATTATTCCAATTATTATTCCAATTTCCCCAGTTATTCCATGCATTATCATCGTTATTCCAATTCCAATTCGAGTTGTTCCAATTGTCATTTGAATTGTTTGATGTTTTGTTATTCACACGTGTATTCACTTGTTTCGATCCTCCTATACCCATTGTCGTATTATATAATACACATATTAAATTTCTTTATAGTAAAACACATCGACCAGCTTTCTTATGGTTTGTTTATCTTGATATGATATCATATCATCGAGTCTGACATTTTCCATCTCGGTTTCTATGATTCCTGCCAGGAAATGATATAGAACATCGGTCGCATGTTCTATATTATATTTTTCGATGACTTCTTTTCCTATCTCCTGAATGTCCTCGTGATTTTGTGGTATTATATCTATCAGAGTCGTATCACCTTTCATGTGACTCTGATACATCATCAACGTCATCGAGTGGATTAAAGTCTCGTATTTCTTCGAAAGTTTGTATTCGTCGAAAATATTTTGTATCGACAAAATAGATTCACATGTCGGGGCTTTCTCTTCATGTGAATCTATGAGTGAAAATGATGTAGGATTTCGTTTGAGAAAATAAATCGTGACACAGACCGCAACGAACAAAGAAAACCATACGGCATTCATGTTCGTACTTATTATGATCAAGAGAAAAAAAGATTTCTATAATCTTCGAAAAATCTTTTGGTATCTTTTTCTTCTTTTATAAACAATTTGTACAACTGTTTCTTCCTTTGTATCATCTGATGAGGAGTAGGAATTTCTTCCGGTTTTCTCGGGATGAAAACTAAGATAAGAACACATATGATGAATATGCAGAGAAACCAACGAAGCATTTACATGTTATCAATATTTTAAAATGTTCAACGAGTGTAATTTGAATACGCGGTGCAACCTACATTATTTGGCCCTTTGCACACCATTCCGGTAAAGTCTCCATAACCCAGATAAGGATACATTTTTCGCAATTCTTCATTTTCCTCTGCAATTCCTTTTAATCCTTTCGCAACCGTGGCATTCCAAATCTTGCTGTTCGCTGCATTATCATCACGCGTTCTCGAATACCATGTTTCTTTTCTTTTCATGTTCATAAATAAATATATGGATACTGCGAGTGCTATACATACACCGACGATGAGTATAAGAGTTTTCGTGTTCATTTAAGTTATGTAAATATTTTTTAAAAAAAAGTATGTTATTAGTAATGTTGGCAGACTTCATCAAAAGCATAAAAACAACGATGGCAGATCCGAATGTAAAATCCGCTCTCGACGATGTCATGCAGCCGTGTATGCATTATGTCGATATGAAAATAACATCTGTCACATTTTTTTTTCAGATCATCGCCATATTAATTCTCGTTCAATGCCTCGCGACGATGTTCTTGATCATCATGGAAATTAGAAGAAATTTAATTTAAGCAATATACATCAATGATCTTGCATGGATAAATTACTCGTGATCAAAGAAAACAAGAAGAAGAAAATTGATGAATCTCTCGCAATTTCATCTGCTCCAACGAGAAGTATAGATAACGTGTTGTATTCTCCGGAAGTCGAAGAATTAAAATCATGGCTCGTGGACGGTGCCAGCGATGCAGGTTTTCTGTGTGGTTCTTGTGGGAGTGGTATTTCGACTCTTGTCAAGACAATTTTATCTGAGTTAGATTTAGAACCATATTTTATCGATCATAACGATAAGGATTTTGTAAATCGCTTGATCGTATCGAATATGATTCGAACTTCTGTTTCAGGTAAGAAGATCGTAGTCGTGATAGACAACTTAGATTCTACGTCTACAGACAAAAGATGCTTGAACGCGATTTCGGAACATGTATTGAAGGGCAGTTCTAATAAAATTTTGTGCACCGGACATTATGAAAGACGATCAAAATCAAACGAATTTGCACACAAATGGAAGAACTTTCGATTGAAAACACCGAGTTTCGATCGTATTGTTCGAGAATTAATTCGTATAAATGATGGTGTGCTACCCGATGAACGTATACGAGACATCGTCGCCAAGCAGCCCGACGGTGACATCAGAATTTGCATAAATACATTGGAAATGGAAATGAAATTACAAACCAAAAACGATGATAGCGTGCGTGATATTTTTGTGGACGGCATTGACTCCATCGAGTTCATGTTTGATAAAACAAATGAGTATGATTTCAATAAAATGTATAAAATTTACGAACAAGAACCGATGATGATATCGATGGGAGTCTACGAAAATTATATAAAATCCTTCCATGATGACGAAATCGACATCGTGAGTTCTATATCGGACGGATTATCGATCAGTGACATGATATACGAAAAAATTAACACGGATCAGAACTTGTCACACATGTATGGACATTGTGCTCATTCCGTGTGCAACACCGCAATGTTCATACGACATAGTAAATCTACGAACGTTGTCAAAGTAGAAAAATTCGGAACCATATGGTCGAAGATAAATAATCAAAAATTGAATTCGAAGAAAATAAACATGATAGAGATGGTCAGAGCCGAACACGGTCTGACGTTTCTCCATGTGTTGAATTTATCATATGTCAGATACATCATAAAACAAAAAATCGATGGGGACGAGAAAGAGTTCGTAAACACGTGTTATCCTTGGGGTTCGGAAGAAATACTTTTGTTATTTCGAACCGGTTTCGAACCATATAAACATGCAAAAGTTAAAAAGATATTCGAACGCAATACTGATAATTCTTGTATCGACAAATCATTCCGTTGATCAAACCGAGAATGTCTTGAGATACACAAATGTCAGGAGACCGAAAACTAGCGCATGCACGAATAAACCAGTGGATGTAGGAACTCCCAACATCGTCACGAACGGCATGTTCAGTTTCTTCCCAATCAGATCGTTCGTCAGCTTATACATAGTCGGTGAAGATACTATGATGAACGTCAAAATCGTGAAGAGCACCAGTTGTGTTTTGACGGATAGCATTGTTAAATATATAAAATATTTTTTTTGCGCGTGTATAATGATTTATTTTTTTATAATAGTAATCAATAAACTATGGATTCTGATGACAACATGCAGAACGCAACTCTCATAACGAATCTTCCACCTCCTATGTCATCTTCCATGGGATTTTCGACACCTACTCAAACCACAGATAAGACTCCGGAAATAGGCAGCTATGTGGATTTAATTAAAGATCTCGACATAAATAAAATGAAAAGTCAACAACCACAAATGCCACAGCAAATGCCACAGCAAATGCCACAGCAAATGCCACAGCAAATGCCACAGCAAATGCCACAACAACCAAAAAACGTGATGCAGAAGATGCAGACCGATTCGTCTGTATATATGGGAGTCATGCCACAATCCGCTCCCGTTTCCGCTTCTCAAAATGTTGAAGAGATGACGATTCAACAATCTCCTTTGATATCCAATCTACTTCCTGATCCAATGTTCTTTCAGCCTCCACCACCTCCTCTCAAGGAACGACGTGTAAAACCGATCATTAAAAACGAGGAACCAACAAAAAAGACATCTTTCAATTTTGACATGGCTAAAATAAAACCGTCAATTCTTGTGTCCATAATCGTGTTTGTTTTGTTAACATGGATTGCACCTCTGATCGCTCGAAAATTATATTGGACAGTCGATGTCGTTACGGGAAAATTCACGTCGTCAGGACTCGTCGTGCTATCTATATTGACGGGTGGAATTTTTTTAGGTATCACAGAACTGATTCGCAATTATGGTAATGGATTATGATAACAATCGTAAAATGATATTTTTTAAAATGATAACTTAAAACATGGATTTTCTCGAATCATCGTTAGCTATTCAAAAAAAACTTGGAATGAAACACAGGTCTAAAATGGGAATATTTTTCACTCCAAAACCTCTCAGAGATATCGTGTTCCATCATATTCATATAAATCCACAAAGTGTCTTGGAACCATCTTGTGGCTCTGGCGAATTTTTGATCGACTGTGAAACTAGGTTTCCGGATGCCAATATCACGGGAGTAGAATTAGATGAAACATTGGCACGAGTATCGAAGGAGAATACATCTCGTTCTGTTATTCATACACAAGATTTCCTCACTTTCGATGAAGGGAAGTTCGATCTCATCATAGGAAATCCACCGTTCGTTCAGATGAAAGCTGTAAACAACCAAGCTTCGACTGGTAGATCCAATTTATACATAGAAATTCTCTTCAAATGTATGACTCGTCATTTGAACGATAATGGTGTGTTGGCAATGATATTGCCGTCTACCATAATGAATGGACATTTTTCACGACCTACACGGGAACTTATTCTGAGCAAGAAAATTTTACATTTTGAGACTATTCGCGAACACACTTTTAAAGACACGAAGGCGGGAGTAAGCATCCTTGTCGTTCAAAACACTTCTGGAGATAATTTGAACTACAATTTTGAAGGAATTATCACAGAAAATGCAAGAGAATTGACTGCAATGACATCAGGATTACGAAGATTGAAAGACTTAAATATTTTTGTGAAATATGGGATGATGACAAAAACACTTCAGAATTGGTTTTCGAGAAACCCGAAACATATTCCATTCGTATTGAAAAAAGATCTTTGCGATAAAGAGATATGTTTCGATAAGGATAGACTATTTATTGATAAGCAAATAAAAACACACAATGGAAGGTGTATTTTGCTGTTGAGAAGTGATAATGTTGTTATGGGGTCAGAGTATAAATTGAAATTTTCTATGTTCGAATCGAAGTCTTTCTTATTCGATATATGTCTTGTTGCTATATTTGGTCATAACATAGATAAAATTTATGCTTCTCTGTGTGATGATAGAACATCATATTATCTACGAAAAATATGCGGTTCCGGAAGACTGACAAAAGACATTATCATGAACTTGCCGATTTTTAATGATTTTTGAGTAATTCTATTAGGAATCGATAGACAAATAATGGTGGAACCGCGTTTCCGATCTGCCGTATGATACTCGCTTCAGATCCCTCGAAAATAAAGTTGTCCGGAAATCCTTGAATTCTAGAAAGTTCCTTTATCGTATAACATCTCAAATAATGCTTATCATTTACGCGTATTGGAACATATATCTTTGGACAATACGAGTACGAACACGTGATTGTTTTCGAAGGGTTATCTAAATTTAGTATCTCACCTCCTCCATATGGAACTCCCACACCGAATTTCAAAAGATTTCTCGATACATTTTTAGAAAGCATTGGTTTTACACGCGTTTCAGATGCGACAGAAGAAACATCAAAAAATTTATGTTCCGGACATAACGAACCCTCGTAAGGAATTGTCCCAACAACGGTATCTTCTAAAACATCTCTGACAGGTTTTCTGATATCTTCGAAGTCTGGCATCTGTGCTTCAGTTTTACTTACTAGAAAAATAACTCGTTTGCGACTCTGTGGAATACAAAAACTCATATCATACAATTTATATTGGACGTTATAACCTATCTGTTTAAAACAATCTACGATTTCGTCAACTACCATTTTACCATCCGATGTGCGTCGTGTGAGGATGCCTTTCACATTCTCACCTACCACAAATCGTGGTTGTAATATCGAAGTTACTCTCACTACTTCTCGGAATAAACTATTCCGAGGGTCGTCTGGTCTTTTCTTACCCGCGTTAGAGAAACCCTGACACGGAAACCCTGCAAAGATTATATCTACGTCACCATACTTTTTAAATTCTTCGTCGGGTATTTTGGTTATATCTCCGCCTACGGACGAACCAATGTGATGACATTTATCAAAATTTCTCTTATGCGTATATATCGCGTCTGTGTCATTTTCTAGGAAGGCGACAACTTCAATCCCAGCCATCTTCATCCCAAGAGAATCACCTCCAGCCCCCGCAAAGAGCGATATAGCTTTCATTGTTTTGTGTAATTTATAATTAGAAAATGTTAAGTTGTTGATATAATCATTCATCGTCGACAAAAAGAAACTTGTTTTCGGTTTGAGTCGTCAACTCCTGCTCTTCGTTGGGATATGGAATAGAAGTCGTATCAAACTTGAATTGATCGACCTTGAACTTCAGACCATACTTGTCTTGTGTTGTCCAAAGACCAACAAGCGTGATGATGGCTCCAGCGCTCTGTGCGTTGAGATAATCCGCGGATAGAGTTCCGGATGAATCGAACGCGTTCGTGTCCGCAAAGAACATGAACCGGATACCGTTGTTGTAGATGGTTGACGATTTCCTGAGATTGCCCCAAGGTCCCTTGCATGATTCCTCGAGATCGGCTATCCATAGAGCAAATTGTTGATGAACAGAGTCGGATGGATTCAGTTTCATTTCCAGTCTGAACATGCCAGGAGAATGTACGGACACTTGACAATTGCACTTTGGGATTTGAAATTGAATCTTCTTATCGCCCGAATTCCTGTTCGCGTAAATGGCACCCTTAGCACCACGACGCCACGTGATGGAGCGAGGAGAGATATCACGAAAATCCATACTATGGTTTGTTAGATAATATTATTATTTAACAATCACTTTAATATGAGTTTTGTCGATATGTTAATCTCAGGATCAAATGACGTTAAATGACAATTTTTAATTTAACAAAGTATATTATGTCATTATCAATCATGTCTCAAAAGTTTAACGAGTTCAATACTGTGATGAGATCGTTCATTTCCGATCTCTCTGAAGTCTTTCCAGAAGACACTGCAATTCAAAGTTCATACGAGACGTTCGATGAGCTCGTTCGAGTTAATTATCGTAAACCACTGAACATGTTCTTGGAAATAATGTATCCGTTCGCTGAGTATATAGCGAATCGTGATGAAACAATGTTTCTAAAAATAGAATTTCCAGGAATAGATTTCAAGAAACTATGGTTCGATGATACCGTATCGACAAACACCAAGAATGTCATATGGCAATATATCTCTCATCTACTACTTCTCGCTATGCAGTGACTTTGCGTAATAACTTAAATAATTTTGTGTTTATGACTGATAACGACATGATATCGGATAGTTTCAACTCGATGGTTCTGGACTTTCTGAAAGAATTATCGGAAGTATTCCCGGAAGAAATCGCGCTAAAAAATTGTATCGATAACTTCGATTCATATATTCTCGATAACCCAAACAAACCTCTCGAATTCATGACGAATGTTATTGGTGATAACGCACATCTTGTAACAGCTAAGGATGAAACATTTTTTAACATCGTCAAAGTTCCAGGAATAGATGTGAAGTCCATGTGGAATAGCAACATTTCAGATAATACGAAAAAGGCAATCTGGGAATACATCAGTACCTTGATGCTCATCGGTGCGACGATGAACAGTACGTCAAAAGAAATAATGTCAGGAATCGAAGAACTTGCGACCGAATTCGCACACAAGATGCAAAACGGAGAAATCACGATGGACAATATGATGACGGAAGTGATGAATCGTGTTCAACAGATGGATTTATCATCTCTCGAAAATATGGATATTTCTTCTCTCACGAAGTCGATGGGTATCGATCCTGCAGAACTCACGAATATGATGGGAGGAATGATGGGTGGAATAAATCCTGAACTTCTGAATACAGTTTCTTCTCTCATGGGTGGAAAAGAGGACGGAGAAGATCTGCTCAAACTGCTGGAAAACGCAAAACCTCCAGTGCCGTTACCTCAAAAGAAGACCAAGGGGCGTGGTAAGAAAAATCGTAAACACAAATAATTTTAAAAATAAAATAAAAGATATAATAAATGAGGACTCAAACTTTGAATCAGGATCCGATTTGGTTTCAGGATCTGAGCGTGATATTCAAGAGACCGTCAGAAATAATCCCGACTCGTGATCAGTCGGACTCGGAACGCGTGAACGCCATGATTCGTCTCGTATTATACTGTTCATTTGCCGTCGCTCTGATCCGTCAGAATTATTTGTATGCCGTTTTGGGGCTCGCTATCATCGCCATCATTTCTCTTGCATATGCGCTCGGTAGAAAAACTCCTAAAAGCAATGAGGCATATGGCAACATTCGTCCATACTCGGTAAAACGTGACACGAAATCATGTTCAAAATCTTCGACTAACAATCCGTTTTCGAACGCGACCGTAGGAGCACTTCTTGATAATGAGGCACGTCCTCCCGCATGCTCGTATGACGATCCCAGTATGGCAAACGCAATGAGAAAAAACTTTAACAAAGGACTCTTTAAAAATTTAGACGATGTCTATGAGCTTGAAAACTCTCAGAGACAATTCTATACCATGCCGGTCACGACGAGTGCGCCGGACACGATTGCTTTCGGACAATTTTTATATGGAGGAAAATCGACTACCTGTAAAGAGGACCCCTCGAAATGTATGCCATATTTTGCTACTCGGGATGGTTGAGTTTTATTTTCAGTCTTGTATTTCAAAAGATGTATACATCTCTTTTGTAATATCAATATCATCTTTATATTTTTCATAAAACCGTAAAGACACATAAAACACTTCATTAGAGTGCATGTTTCTAATAATCCATTCCTTAATAAAGTTATTTTTACTTTTCGTTATTTTACGATCTCTCAAATCCTGACTAGCAGCTTTTGCCGTTTCATATAATTTTCCATAAGCACATACGCGCTTCGCTCTTCCATTTCCAACACCACATCTTTTTGTCGTCGGTCTTGGCATATCGACCACGAACGGAGTCGGATCGTCTACATATTTTAGTTGAAAGTATCGTTCGAACTTTTTTGAATACACTTGTTTATGTGTTGGTAGCGCATCATTCAACACACATTTGTATCCTTGTTTAAGATCTAAATCCTCGACGGCTTCTTGTATCCAATCATACACACGCGTCTCTTTGTTCAATTCGGAATCGAACCCGATAATTTTACGAGCTTTATTATTTAATTTGCCAATATGTTTTTCTTCAGGTCTTGGCATATCGATCACGAACGGAGTCGGATCATCTACATATTTGAATTGAAAATATCGTTCTAACTTATTCGAATATACCTGTCGAGCATTAGGACATTTTTTTCTCACCACTAAGTAAACACCTTGTTTAAGATCCAAATCCTCGACGGCTTCTTGTATCCAATCATATACACGCGTTTCTTTATTCAATTCGGAATCGAATCCGATAATTTTGCGAGCTTTAGGATGATCAATTCCAGATATTCCACTGCCACAATCACCACCTCGAGTAGAATTCAATCCTTTATGATACGAATTATATAATTCAATAAGATTTACTTCGATGTCTAATGCTTCTTGTTTAGTTTCGATATTATCAATCAGAATCGTCTTATCGAATTCATCCCAATGATTTCTAATACGATTATAGAATTTTTGACTTGTTGTATAATTTAAATTATGAGAATCATATTTATGTTCTATCATACGCTGTTCAAAAGATCTCCCGGTGAAACCTATATACAATAACTTATCTTCATCTGGATTTACCATCAGTGTCACACTTTCTCCGTTATCGATAATTAGTATATCACGGCTTATGGCATATACGAGAAACATTTTATTAATTAAAATCTGTAACACATATTAAATTAATAAAATGTCGATATACACATAATTTCTTGTATCGACGAATGATCAAAATATATTTTTAACGTTTTTTAGTGTCATGAAGAATACAATTCCGACGATTCCGAGAGTGAGTATATTGTTGAACGCGAACATCACCGATGCGATACCTATCAACAAGGCGGTAATTTTTACATTATCTTTGAAAAAATCACCAATTTTAACATCACCGAGCTTTCCCTTAACAAAATCTAAGTATTCCTTCATCGATTTTACATAATACTCCTTCGTCATAGACGCGTAGTCCTTGATTACTTTTTCGTTCGTCATGAGCAAATCATATATAGGAACATCCGCTTTCGACATCACGACGTCGTTTTTCTTAATGGGAAGAATCGGTTCAGAAACATCGAGTAAAGGATTGCTGTTCACGACTTCGTCTGGCTTTATAGGTATAGCTTCTCCGAGTTTATCCTCTGATTTGAACTTCGTTTCGACGAACGGTGTTTTATCTACGGTGTTCAACGATGTCTCATAATCGATCGTATAGTCCATGTTCATTCGATAATTCACATTTTGATCGTAATCATCCGTTTCATCTCTGAAACGAATAAACATATTGTCGAACGTTTCTCTTTTTGCCATTGGTAAAGGAAGAGGATACTCAGGTTCATCTCCAAGATTAAAACCAACCCCATCTTTATCTTTACTACATTTAGATATACAACTCATAAGACAAGATGTTTTAACATACCCTGGTAAATCTATATTTGTAGCGGTTGGTGTGATAGAGTATGTAAATTGTGTTTGGTCTTGAAACGATGAAGGTATATCTTCTATCGGAAGCATAGGAGCTTTATCGTTTGTATCTGGTACTGGAAGTAGTTCAGGACCAGTTGGCGCGGGTTTCGATGCGGGTTTCGGTGCGGGTTTCGGTGCGGGTTTCGGTGCGGGTTTCGATGCGGGTTTCGGTGCGGGTTTCGGTGCGGGTTTCGGTGCGGGTTTCGGTGCGGGTTTCGATGCGGGTTTCGGTGCGGGTTTCGGTGCGGGTTTCGGTGCGGGTTTCGGCTTAGGGGCGGGTTTGGGTTTCGGTGCGGGTTTCGGTGCGGGTTTCGGTGCGGGTTTCGGTGCGGGTTTCGGCACTGGTGCGGGTTTGGGTTTCGGTGCGGGTTTCGGCGCGGGTTTCGGTGCGGGTTTCGGTGTGGGTTTCGGCACTGGTGCGGGTTTCGGTGCGGGTTTCGGTGCGGGTTTCGGTGCGGGTTTCGGTGCGGGTTTCGGTGCGGGTTTCGGTGCGGGTTTCGGTGCGGGTTTCGGCACTGGCGCGAGCTTAGGAGCTGGGTTCGAAGTGAGCTTAGGAACAGGAACAGGAGCTGGTGCGGGTTTCGGAACAGGAGCTGGAGCGGGTTTCGGAACAGGAGCTGGTGCGGGTTTCGGAATAGGAGCTGGTGCGGGTTTCGGAACAGGAGCTGGAGCGGGTTTCGGAACAGGAGCTGGTGCGGGTTTCGGAATAGGAGCTGGTGCGGGTTTCGGAACAGGAGCTGGAGCGGGTTTCGGAACAGGAGCTGGTGCGGGTTTCGGAATAGGAGCTGGAGTTTTCTTGTTCGTAATAGTTGCCATTAAACTCTTGTTAAATGGCAACATATTTATTTTATTTTAAAAGCTAATAAATTCAATCATAAGAAGTGTCTACGCCTACCATATTCGAGTACAGCGTGAAGTTTTCTTGTAATTCGTCCGCGACCTCGTCGGCGTACAAGTATTCGTAAGCGTCTGTGTTTTCAGCATCTGCCTCCTCATAGACCTCATCTGGTACGCTAAAGTCATCTTCTTGATCTTCTTCTACGGCTATATCCACATCTTCTTCCGCATCAGCGCTGTCATCATAAGGTTCGTCGGTATCTTCATAATCATATTCCGCGTCATCGGCATTCGCATCTATTTCGACTTCGTCTACGATCTCATCTTCATAGTCTTCTTCGTCGAAGACTTCTTCTTCTTCGTCTACGACCTCCTCATCATCTTCGTAATCCGGAACGTCCTCCGCTGCATATTCGTCTATCATTTCTTGTGTTTCGTAATCCATCGGATATGCATATCCGGATTCGTCACCGTTCGGAGCGCGATAATCATAATACGTCTCAGATTTTTTGAAGAAAATCTTGTATAGCATAAATCCTACCGCTATGGCAAGCAGCACCTTCAATATGTTTTCTAACGTAAGATATTTCGTCATCTTATTATAATACTATATATTTTTTAATTATTTTATTTTTTCCCCATCATTTTCTGCAATTGTTCTGCAGAAATTACATTGAGACGACCATGTTTACGACGCTGATACTCCTTGAATGTCTCTTCATCCAGAACGGGACCGAAACGAACTCCGATATCTTTGGGATCTATCTTCATATTTTTCGTAAAGTTCAGCTTTTCGGACTCTTCCTTCATCTTGGTCGTATCTTTGTCCCACTGTTCGAAGAGTTCTCGTGCCAATAGTTTTTGTTGTTCGGGTGTGAGACTGCTGATGTCTCTGGAATTATCTTTGGAATTGTCGGTCATCTTATTATATACTCAAACATAATTCTTAAGTTAATTATCTGAGTTGACTTCGGTTACCGACGATACCGACATAGTCCTGAGTTGCACTTTTACTGCATTGTAAATTCGCGTCGGCATAAATAGGTTTTCCGTATAATTTAACAAAACGCTCTACTTCTGTCATATACACACCATCATATACACCTTCAAGAAATATCGAAGAATGTTGTCCATCGTCGGAAACTGTTCCAGGATTGTTTTTGACGATATCGTCGATCGCAGATCTCTTTATGAAGATGACATCGAGTGCCTTGATCTCCTTTGCTTTTCCGAATCCTTCGGAATCCGGGAAACCATCGAGTTTCAAATTGTATACTATGCCGGCATGTGCGATATTTTCCGTGGTTGACGTGATCTTCTCTTTGACACGTTCCCAATCGATTGAGGCCATCGGATGGATCCCGACGACGATATCGTGCTTAGACGACCATGCTTTCATCGCGAAAGGCCCCGGAACGCCCGCTGACCATTTGATCACGAACATACCCGAAAACTCTTTCGATCTGTATAGATCTGAAATCGCTTCGTTTATATTGCTATAAAACCGCATGTCGGCCTGAAATCCATGTTGCGTCTGAATCAACTGTGCTTGTAGATGCAAGATCGACACGCAGCACTGCAGTGTCATGTCTGGACGTTTGTCCGTTATGATAGCGAGAATGACTTTCGGTTGTTGCATCTTACGTATGAACATATTAAATATGTTAAGCTTTTATCACATCGTAAATTTACTCGAAATGTGCATGAATATACATGCAATTCTTTGTGAAATATATAAATATTTCATCAAGCATCTTACCTAAATTAAATATTTGTCGTTACGAACTGAACACATCTCATCACATCGTGAAGCGTTCTCTAATATCTCCGCTATAGACGTGCGTTCCAGAATGTGACAACGGCGTGCTGATGTCCGCAAAAATGTCACCTCCCATTTGCTGATATCGTCTGCAGAAAGCATAATCCTCACTGAGAAAACGTTTCGTTTCTGGGTCGATCATGCACGCAAAAATAGCAATATAATCTTTGACATCCTGTCCCTGGATGTCATTTACTGCGTATAGTTCTTTTTCATAATGCTTGTACATGCGTTCTAGTACTTCACGTTTCATCATGAGAAATCCCGTGGCGACATCGAGAACCTTCACGAATCCGTTGATCGGGGATTGTGGAGTCGTGAGATTGATGTTGAAGTCTAATCCCATTTGACGAATATCTTCCTGACTTTCTGCAGCAATTTTTTGTTTCACGTGTTCCCAGTTGATAGATTTTTTTGGATAAACTGCACTCGTGACGTCCTTGTCGAATTCGAGTAGTCGAATGACGGATTCGGGATTGAACCCAATGTCCGCATCGATGAACATAAAATGAGTGAACCCAGACGACTGAAGGAAACGTTTCACGAGAATGTTGCGAGCTCGTTCGATGAGAGACTCGTTCCCGACGAAATCCATGTAAATCTGGATTCCACGTTGAGCACACAATGCTTGTAAAGCGATAATACTAGCTGCAAACGTGTTCATCATGAGACATCCATAACAAGGAACCGCGAGATAGATACTAGGTCTGTCAGGACGAGCTTCGACGACACTTTTGGCAACACTTTTGACGGCAGGTTTGAGAATATTCTTTTTGACATCGTCTTGTGGCAGTTCAATAATTTCAGTATAGCCCATAATTACTCGTTCTTCGATTTGTTAAGTTTTTTTATTCGATTTTTGAACACGACACGATAACACCGGTTTCACAGTCACTTCTCGTTTGGAAGATATGGTTTCCATGATTTTGCGTGCGTTGACGTCTCCGACCATTTCTTTGATCGCCTCGAGTATAATTTCTTCTTTCAGTCCTGACTGACGCTTCGATTCTCTCTTTATTAGTTTCGTGTTTCCCGAAGCGCACACCTCATACTCGTTCTTGTCCATGAAATCTAAAATCACTTGCCCAAGCTCATCTTTTTTCTTCCTGACTTCCTTCAGACTTCTCGAAGCTTCTTGCAACTGGTTGTGGATATCAACATATTCTTTCACACTTTCCTTGAAGATTTGTGTAGATGCGTCCATTGTAATATATAACACAAATTACTTAAGTTGATAAAACACACATGACACTCGTCTCGTTCATATTGGTGTACTTCATCCATTCGTCGATGTTCGAAAACTCGTCTGGCATGACGAATTCATAATCACTATCGGTTCCGTCTTTTGCGAGTTTATCAGCATGTGTATTTCCTATGTTTCCACTGTGCGCCTTGACCTTAGAAATATACACCTCGCCTTTTCGTTCTCTTGCAAGCTGTAAAGTGATCGAGGCTAACTTATCGTACTTGGTTTTTTTTGTTCGACGAACCATGTTGTCTATAGATGTCAGGCTATCGCTGTAAATAACGACGTCAGAATGAACATCCGAAATGTATATTCCCATGAATATCGCTCCTAACTCGCTGCGATTGATGTCCTTGGTTTCGTTCACCGATGCTCTGAACGTATCCCAATAATCGAAATTAGTGATCGACGATCTGCTACAGATTCCGATTCCACCTTTTTTTTGTCGTATCGACGCGTCCGTGTACACGACTGTCGCATTGTTCCCGATTCGAACTCTGCTCGGGAACCCTCTGAGAGACTGAAGACGCCCGACGTTCGTTTCGTGAGGAATGTTCATCATTATATCAAATATGAACAAAGTTAAATCGTAAATTTGACGATATGAAAAAATTATATTATGTATAATTAAACAATGAACAAAATAAACGATCTCGAACAGAAATTCTCCGTTCCCATGAATCAGCCTCTTCTCAATAACTTTCTGAACAACACCACCTCATGGTGTAGACTGAATCCCATCGGTTGTGGAAAGCAAGCCGCGATCGAGACGTTGTTTCTGATCATGGCATATTCCTCCATCATCTTTCTGGTAGGCGGTCAGGTACCGTACATGTCGAACATACTCAAGTTCGCCATCGTGTTCTTCTTGTTCTCTGTTGCCGCTCGCATGATTTCCGATTCGTTCTCTGACAAATTAGGTATAGCGGCACTATCTGGGATCGGGCTCAAAGCAGTTTCGCTCATTGCTCCGCGCGTGGTGTCCTGGTGAGTTTGATCGCTCCGAAAATCATCTCTCAGAGAAGATGATTTTAATTATGTATATGATCCCGATGAAGACGGGAATTGCCGTGTGTTTATAGAATATATACTATTCGATCATGACGATTATTATCCGGATTGGAGACGATTGAAAGTATTTCCGTCGTGAGAATTTGCTCCGTATCGACAAACTTCGACATAAATATGTTCCGACATTGTAAAATCAATGGATAAATTCTACACGTGTGATGAGGCTGTCGACATCGTATTGGAAAAAGTGTTTCAGTTCGTGAATATAACATCGAACGATCTCGTCATCGAACCATCAGCGGGTGATGGATCATTCATGAAAAAACTTCGTTATAACAATGTGATCTGTATCGACATTCAACCGGAAATGTCCGGGATAGTCGAATGTGATTTTTTCGAATACAAAGTGCCATCAGGATTCGACAAGATACACGTCATCGGAAACCCACCATTCGGGAAGAATGGTTCTATGGCTCTGAAATTCATGAAACATTCTATGAAATTTGCAGAGAGCGTGTCATTCATCCTTCCTAAATCATTCAAGAAAGAGAGTTTCATGATGAAAATTCCTAAAAATTTCGAACTCGCATATCAAATAGATCTACAGAAAAATTCTTTCTTGGTAAAGGGTGAACGATATGACGTGCCTTGTGTGTTTCAGATATGGAAGAAGAACAACGATGGGAAATTTAGGTCTTTTGATATAATTTCACCGAATGGATTTTCCTTCGTCAAAAAGGAAGAATTTCATCACGTAGCGTTCAGGAGAGTAGGAGGAAAGTCAGGTAAAGTGATGGTCGATACGAAAAATTGCAACGTGAACTGCTTTTATTTCATACGATTTGACCCTGGTGTGACTTTCGATATCGAGAGTTTGCAAAATATTACATTCGATGAGAGAGATGATACTGCCGGCCCGAGGAGTATATCAAAAAGAGAATTGATCAGAAAATACAATGAAATTATCTCAACCTGGCAGTACGATTCCTCCTGTAAGAAGCTATGATGGTATTTATAGCAATGCCGCGGACGACACCTGTAGTAGAAATACTTAACAGATTTTCGGGGTTCTTTTCTACTAGATCATCGACATTTCTTATGCGACATTGAACGCGTCTTTGATTTCCACTATCAATCTTAGGCGATATCTGTATATACATACCATGTGTCTTTTCAAGTTCCTTCTTCATAGACAGAATTTCATCGCGTTTGCTCTTAGATATCCTTCCACGTGGCAATGCCTTTACCATATCAACATAAGCGATGAGTTCGTCCCTTGTGATGGTTCCGAATAGAACTTCGTGTAGTTTTTTATCGTATTTTATTTCTATAATTCTGTCTATTTTTTTATGGGTTGTAGTTTGAGTATATTGTCCTACTATCATGGTATTGGCATCCGAAAAATCATAATCATAAAAACGAATGATGTCTCCGCAACAGATGTCTTTTTTGCCTGTGGTCTTGATAGAAATGTTTTCGATGGCATCAAATCGGTTCTGGTTCTTTGATATGTCGTGTGTATTCACATCGTTAGATCGAGTCGGAATCAAGAACACCTTATGGCGCAACTCGTTTTCGAATACAAACCCATGATGTTGGCTCTGAACACCTTTTTCTATATGTGAATCATCATAAACGATATCATCATCGGAAATAGGTTCATTATCTGGCAGATTCATCTTCAAAGCTTTTTTGAATATGCGATTGTTCTCTCGAATGATACGCTTTGCCTCTTTTTCTTGTTCCTTTGCTTGAGCTTTTGCGAGTTTAATCTCTGCTTTCATTCTTTTCTTATCCATGTCAATGACATTTTTAATCGCCTTTTTCACGAAACGACGAACTAACGTTTCTGTCAACATTTTGCGTATATGTTTGTTTTATGATTGTTTTATGATTGTTTTATGATTGTTTTATGATTGTTTTATGATTGTTTTATATTCGTGATATAAAATGTTGTGATTTATGTATTGCCAATATGAAATGTCATTTGTCATTTTCTTTCTAATTGCGAAGAAGTCGTCAGTATTATATAACATGTGAACACATTAAAATTATACATGTACAAGTAAATACACCATATGAGTTCACGTGTTCAAACAACTCTCGTAAATCAATTACAAAAACAAATTCGTCAACATACTGCATATGAGACCGCGAAGTTGTATCTGGATCTTCGTCACAGAATCGAACAACATAATCTTATCAATGAACACTTTTCAAATCGTGAAAAAAATATTTCGGAGTATGTTATAGACTCATATAACAAACACGACGATATCATAAAAATTAATCAGATGCGTTTCAATCTTCGTATCGACGAACGATTGGAACACATATTCGATGATAACATCCAAAACTTTACGAACTATAAATCTCCTGATGTGAATGATGTTCAAGATCGTATGTTCGAGAAAATGAACGACTTCCTATTTTTCAAGAATGCATACACGAGCAATGTGTATACGAATTCCGATAACATGAACTTTTATCTCGTTATTCTCATCGTTATTGCTCTCATGTTCAAAATTTAAATATTAGTATGTTACATAATGCACAAAATCACGATCGTAGTCGGTGTACTTCTCATGGTCATGATCATCATGATGATGACGAAAAAATGTAAACGTTGTCAGAGCTGTGTATGTAATTGTGGTTGCAAGTGAACTATCTCTTTTGGCGTAAAACTATAGTTGACACAAAATGAGGTTGAAGTGACAACTTACATATCGCGGTTCTTCCGAAATCGCTAAGATCGACATGACCAGAGAATCCGGTGCCGCGAACGAAATCGTTCATTTTTTCTATCAGTTCTGCCACCTGTGGATGATTTGTCGACAGACCTAGTTCATCGATTTTTTTACGAAACTCGATTACTTCCTTCAGACGAGCTTCGATCGTTTTCTGTTGTTTCATTCTATAGTTTTGTCGATATATATTGTTAAACTATTATTTCATGTGAATTTTCACATTAAGATATTCTATTTTCCATGAAAACACATTTCGTGTCTGGATATTGTTCAGTATCATCTATAGGATTCATCGGGTCCCATAATGAAAATTCCATTGAATCATCATAATATCCATCAGGCGATTCAAACGTTTCAAGGGAAATCGAGGTGCTTAATTTTTCGACGATGAGAAATATTTCGTACGCAGTCGGAGGTTCATCATGATCGAACGAGAACTCCGGGTCGATCCTTTCGACGGCTTCTTTCAGAAGCCTGAACAATTTGATCTGTTCATCTATATGTGTGTTCCCGATCAGAGTCGAATAAAAAACGAGAACTTCCTTCAAATCGTCGAACGACTCGAACAAAGTCGAGTCCATCATATCGTTATAATTCATCATAATATTTCATATTTTGCATGACCACACGATTCATTCGCATAATGTGTCAAGACACCCGAGACGCTCAGTAAAATGTACATCAATAGTCCCAACGAAAATGATTTCAAAAATGCCATCATTGACGAAATGTCGTTAAATATAAACATTCCAACGATACCGGATGTCAATGAAAAACATAACATGTACGATAGTTCCTTAATCATCTTGAACTATCAAATTATTTTTTATTTTTTATGAGTCGAACTCCATTATCTTCTTCATCAGAATCTTCGTCTCTTTTTCGTTCCTTCGAAAATCGCCAGAAAGCATGTGCTCCCATGCGAAAATTGTCTCTCATCGTCGCCTTGAAGTGAAAGACGCAATCTTGAGGATCGTTACTGAGCTTCGTGTTATCCAACACTAAGACTCCATAGTTTTCCGTACAAGCATTCAACACTTTATTAAAGTCCTCGAAACTAGGAAAACAACCGAAGAACATGTTATAAAGTCTCCATCTATTCGCCTGAATCGCCTCTCTGCATACAAATAAAATGTCGATATTCGCTCGAATTGCAGGAGGCCCCAGATCGGATACGTACTGACTCGAGAAAATGAGGAATATACTGAGATGTCGTCCGTTCATGAAAATATAACGCATAACCGGTTGTTTCATTATAGACGAATCGAACGCCAAATCGTCCAACACGACGAACACCTTCGATGGATTTCCTTTCTTTGCAGCTTTCTTTTGGCGCTCGAGTAATTTTTCGAGAGCGTCTTTGTTGAAGTCGTCATATACGAATATTTCGGGAACGAACTTAGAGAAGTATCCGTTTCCTGCTTCGGTTCCAGACATGACAAGTCCGACCGGAAGAGAATTTCTCTTATAATATAACAAATCTTTTATGATGACCGACTTACCAGATCCACGACGCCCGACGACGCCAATGATATTTCCGTCTCCGATAGACCGAGGGTCGAATTGCGTGATCGAATATGACATACTGTAATATACTAAGTTGTCATATCAAAAAAAATGTCATACTTAAACACGATTAAAATAATATTTTATATTAATAAATGACCAGTAAAGTTCCTAACAACGAATTTTTCAATAACATCATAAATAATATAGGAAACAACGCGAATAACTTTGGAGAAAATTTCGAGAATATCGTGGACAACTTCACGAATAATTTTTCGAATGCTACAAACAATGCTGTAAAAACTTCGTTCGTCAGTAGAATCTTCGACAAACTCGTCGGAACTGCAACCGGATTTTCTCTCAGAAAAGTAGGCGTGATAGCACTTTTGATAGCATTAATCATTCTTATTATTTATGGTATTTACTGGGTTTTCTTTAAAAAAGATGAATGTGAGTACACAACTCGTATCGATAAAGATGGAAAAGGAACTTGGGCATGTCCAGAGGGAACTATTGATACCGGAAGAGGATGGGATAATGACAATGGTGAAAAACAATGTGCATATAATCAAACATGCGCAGATGCTATGAAAGTAGAAAAGACATGTCAATACGCATTAAGGATACCAGATGGTGAGAATTGGGTTTGCCCGACGAATTATATCGACACCGGAAGAACGTGGATTCATGTAGACGGCGAGAAACAATGCAGAACATCAGAATGCCCCGATCCTGGACCACCCGTATTAAAACCCGGAGGTGGTTGTGAATATCTCGTGAGAGTGCAAAAAGATGGAACATGGAAATGTCCCGACGACACTATTGACACTGGTCGTAATTGGACGGACATTGATGGAGAAAAACAATGTGCCAGAACAGAACAATGCGTCGATGTTTTAGGACCCGTAAAACCACTTACACCTTCTGTAGTTTGCACACAATTTCAGAAAAAAGACGAAAATGGAAAGTGCATATGTGATCCAAGTCAGGGTGTCATATCGAAAGACGGTGATTGTGTATGCAATTATGATGATGGATGGTCATGGGATGGTAGCAAGTGCGTGAAATCACTGGCATGTCAACCAAATCAAATACTTTTGGAAGGCACATGCATTTGTGATGTCAATAAAGGATTTGTATCAAATGGTAAAGACTGTGTTTGCGACACTAAAAATAACTGGGTAAGTGACGGTTTCGGGTGCACGAAGAAGACGATCATTCCAACACCGAAACCCGCCCCGAAACCCACGCCGAAACCCGCCCCTAAACCTCCCACAGGAAACATGGTCGTTCGAGGACAAATCGCGAATGTGTTGTCCATGGACAAAATCGTCGTTCGATATACGCGCCCGGATGGAATCACGATCGAACAAACAGTCGTGAAACCAAAACACGGGTTCAAATTGTTCGACAATGTAAACGTCACATTAAAAGCTGCGATACCATACACGTTCGTCAGTGTTTCGAAAGGAAGCTCTCCGAAACCGATCCCCGGTCCTAAGCCATCTCCCGGTCCTAAGCCATCTCCCGGTCCTAAGCCATCTCCAGGTCCTAAGCCATCTCCAGGTCCTAAGCCATCACCGAAACCAGCTCCCTCGGATCGTTGTGACGGAAATGGCAGCGAACCATTCGGTGCCGATGGAGAACAATATTTCTTCATGTGCGAACCCGGGCGTACAACACCAACGAAAATGCCATGTGCCTCAGGTACTGTTTTCGACAGCTCTCTGAAGATTTGCAATTTCCCTAAATAAATACTCGACATCTGTATTATAATTTAAAATGTGATAGAGACATATTTTAAATATCGTGATACACAGATTTATTCTCAAGACTGATCTATAGCATCCGTGAGCACACCAGAACCGCCCATCATCGAATCGACGACATCGTAATGATACGCTTCTTCGATCGTCATTTTCTCTTTCTTGGTCTTCTTCATCCGTAACCAAAAGAAGACGATAGCGGCGATGACAAGTATCGCGAGGAATATGTACATCTTAGGAATCATCGTATAAGTTACTCAAATATTTTTAGTTGAACATTAATTTCACCATACCCGAATCGAATTTAATCCAGTTCAGACACACCGCGAAGATTCTTATCACGTGTGGAGTGTTCTGTTGATGAATTTTGAACGCAAATCTAGTTCGCACGTACGGAGCGAAGTTGAGAAATCCACATGGCTGAAAACTACCTGAATCGAGTGCGAAAGAGAACGTAGATATGTTGCTCGTGGGATTCGAACGTTTGAAATGCTGATATGGTTGCACCAAAGAGAAATATTCACCGGCACGTGTCTTGAATTGTTCGTCAGAATTGAGATAAAAAGTGCCACTTTCTATTATATTAACGTAATCGAAACTCGTGCTCCCTTGCTCGTACGCAATTATCTCGACATATTTAACGGGTTTGTTGAGCTCTTTCATATCAACATACACGTCGGTTTTGTTATACGTTTGACCGTTGGTCGTTATTGCATACGATAAAGAATCCGTCGACGATACCTGTTCGATCAAGTAAACACATGGATCTTGCGCGAATCGGAACTTTTCCGTATCGTCGAGGAAAATATAATCGACCCACACGGTCGCGTCGATCGATGGTATGTCCGGGAGAATAGCACCAGTCGGCAGATTCACCAACATACTCAGAGGAAGAAGATTGAATTCGAGATACACATTTATGTTCGTATTCATGTTTAATATCGGTAAGAATTGTTGCTTACCGGACGTACGTTTGCAACAAAAAAATTTCAACGGAACGATCAATTCCCATTCTTGATCGGTCGTCAACGTTTCATTTCTCTTGATCAGTTTATTGAGACCATCGAGTTTCGTACTGTCGCAGAACATTTTGTCGTCGATATCGTAAAAAACTCTATCGTGACTCTGGACGATCGCGTCGCCTATCCGCATTCGAATCGTGCTGAAAATGTTATATCCCATCGTTGGTGCCCACGTCCCTCCCGATATTCCAAGATTCGGAAGAGTCACACGAAAACACATGTTACCGATCAGATCGCCATTCTTCGACAATTGGCAAATATTCTTCGTGCCGAATTTCACGACGGTGCTGAATCTCTCCTCGAAGTTTTCTATCGCGAAGTTCGTGTATCGCTTGTATTTTCTTTTGAACAACGAGATCTGCGGATTATATGTCAGATACACATCTTGTGGGCCTCGAGACAATAATTGCACGAAGGTGCCTTCTGAAAAAGTTCCATCGATCCGTTTGTCGAGCGGTATCTTGTCTGCTTTTTCGTCCTTTGCCGCGATTAATAAATCGGTCGTATATATATCTTGAGTGAATTTTCCACCCGTATGACCTCCCGGAGGAATATACACATGATTATATGTATTCGTGACGACGTTCGTATTCGTAAAAAATTTTTTTTTGTCTGATCCTATTTCGTCTGGTCTCGCAAAAAACATGTGTTCTTCGTTATACACGACGACGTCACTGCCACGAAGATTCGTCGTGGGATCCATTTTATATTTATACTAAACAATGATTTTTTAAATTAATAAATATTTTGTTTGATTTTTAAAAATTTGTAAAGTGTCATTTGTCATTTTACAAATGTCTATAAATACACAGAGGTGGATATATTTTTTTATTAAATTAAAACAAAATGTCTGCCAACTACTCGATCGCCCCCTTCGATTTCTATCCTCGCGAGAAGATTTCTCCAAGTTATTTTTCGAAGTATCGAAAGTTCTTCCGTGGCACCAAATGGGAACTTTTCGCGGTTCCGACAGATTGCGGCCCTTCTTTCAATGAGCGAATTACAAATAGCAATAGCAAACTTCTCGAGATTCCTGCGGTGTACGAATTCGCAGTGAGTTTGTCTCCCAATGGAGGCAAGCGATACAAAACGTATCTCGGGCAAACGGTGAACATGAAGCAACGACATGGACAGTATATCGACAGCGACAATGTACTGAAACCTACTAACCATATTTATCACTTGATGAAAGAATCGCTCGACGGTGGTTTGTTCATTCATAGACGTATTCGGTACATCGTGCCTCATGCCAATCTCACGGAGATTACTCGTGCCAAGGCGGATCTCATGGGACTCATGTGGGAGACGAGACTGCTCGGATGTTACAACTACGCGTGGAACACGAAGAATAATGGCCAGAGCCATCAGAAGATCGATCACACGCGAATCGCAAAGAGATCAACATTCATGTGTTTCTTTTCGAAAGTGAAGTTCGAATATAACGACCCCAACGCTCGTCATTTTTACAAGATTTGAAAAAATAATATTTGAGTAACTTAAACAATGAAACCAATCATCATATTAGTGATTCTCGCGGTGATCATCATCATCGCACTAATGTTCTTCAAAAAAGATACATGTGTGTGTCCTTCTACTAAAGAAGCTATCAACGAAGGTTACGATATGGGATTGATCGACGGTATCAACGCGGCCGACATAGATGATATCGATGATGACATCGACTATGAATACGATAAGGGTGGAAAAAAATATGAGGAAAAAACCGGTAGCAAATTCGTGAAAAAAGTAGGAGGGCAGTGTCCTCCACGCACAAAAGAAGTGAAGAGTGGCAAATGGAAAGGGAAATGTGAGAAATCTATGAGTTGGTACAAAACCTATCGCGGAAAAGACTCGTCCGGGAAATTGTTTACTTGTGGAGGTGGCAGAGTACAATATAATGGAAACTGTGTGTGCGATACAAAATCGGGTAAGACGTGGAATGGCTCGAAATGTGTTTGTGACAAATCCAGAGGACTAAAATGGGACAGCAAAACCAAGAGATGTCGCAACAAACAGGATGGCCGCACTGCTTCGACGCCGGTGCTGAAATACAATCCTAAACCTAAACCCTCTTCTAAACCCGCTTCTAAACCCGCGTCTCAATCTTGTCCTCGTTTCCAGAAATGGAACGGAAGTAAATGTGAATGCGATTATGCAAACGGGCTCTGGTGGAACGGTAAGGACTGTGTGTGCGATACCGGGAAAGGGTGGGAGTGGAACGGAACAAAGTGTGTGAACAAATATAACAGTTGGGACCGTAAGAAATGGTGATGTCATATCGACGAAAATATTTCACGGATTCTGAAGCCGTGGAACTCGGACGATAATTTCGGATTCCTGAGACACTTCATGCACATTAAATTTTTTTCAGAAAAGTAATTTTCGGAAAATAAAAAAAAAAAAGAATGGGTACCATCAGAATGGGTACCAAAAGAACAGCGTGACGATGTGTCTATAGCGACATCTTTATTAATTTAAATAACTTGATATTCTATATGATACATTATATTCAATATGGAATATCATGGTGATAAGATAACTAATATGAAGTTATATGTTTGTGACAAATGTGACTATAAGACACAAGATAAAGGCCATTCGAGCAGCCACTCGAAGAGTAAGAAGTGCAATGGTTGCACAATGAAAGTAACAATAATTCCAGTGCTCCCGGTTGACTATGTCATGGAACTTCTTGCTAAGAGTTCCAACGATCATGGTATTTTGAATACAATTGGAACCAACCACGGAAATGTATCGTCTATCGTGGACAACTCTGTGACCACCAACATATACATTCCGCAAAATTCACTGAAAGACGATATGCTTGAGTTCCTGAAGACTGTCGTGTTCGACGGAATACCGTCCACATCTCAGATCATATCGATGCCATCGCGAGTGTTGTACAACACGAGAAATCCGGAGATGCATCCCGGTGTTATCACCGAGCGCGGCGACAAGATCGTAGAGAAACTTCCGGGAGGTGGAGAGCGCGTCATGGGTCGCAAGAAAGCGATAAAAACATACACGCACGAGGCGATCGATGCACTGTGTCAGAAACCACCGACGCAACACGTGAGAGAATACTTCGAAAGAGAGCGGAAAATTGGTAAGAAAGAATACACGTTAAAAGAAGCGGTGACGGCGAATGCAAAAAATTCGGTAGAGTATCATCATAAAATTCCTTCGGAGCTGAAGAATATCGTGATGAGACTCGAGGATCGCATGGAGTCAGAAATGAACAACATAACGAAAGAAAACAGAGTATTATTCTGATCATATAATGGCATCGGTGTATATCGACACATTTATTAATTTAAATGAACGAAGATGTATATTCCACGATACATATGGCAGAACACGAGGATGAAATATTCGTCGTGAAATTTCACGTGTGTGATACATGCGAATACAAGACGCAAGATAAAAGTCAATCTTGCAGACATTCGAAGAGTTGTAACGGGATGATGAATGTCATAGAGATTCCCATGGTCTCTATCGACTATGCCAACGAACTTATGGACAGGACGGCGGCCGCGATATCGAATACCACGACGATTAGAAATACCAATATAAACATACATATTCCGGAAAGCGTAGTCGACGAAGAGATGTTCGAATTTCTGAAGACTCTTGCAATAAATAAATCGATATCTTCGATTCAGATCGACAAAAATGCAAAAAAACTCATAAAACGTGACGATGATAACTTGTTCTGATCATAATCTGTTCAACAGACGACGATTGCTCGACGTTATCATGGGTTTGATCTCACGTCCTTTGTATGTGACTTGTGCTTGTTTCGGAACATAGGGTCTGTTCGGTTTCACGGGTGCTCTCGAAGAACGTATCATGGGTATCGGTGAAGGTGATGAACTTTTCCATGCCACGGTGTTAGAAGATTTCGACGTTCTCACGGTTCCCGACGTTCTCGCGGATCCCGACGTTCTCGCGGATCCCGATGTTCTCGCGGATCCCGATGTTCTCGCGGATCCCGATGTTCTCGCGGATCCCGACGTTCTCGCGGATCCCGACGTTCTCGCGGATCCCGACGTTCTCGCGGATCCCGACGTTCTCGCGGATCCCGACGATTTAGACATTCGTCGTCTCTCGATTCTCGGATATGTCGCCCTCATTTGAGGTGAGGAACTTCTCGTCGCACGTCTGCTTATCGCCGTGCGACTGCTTCTCTTCTGACCTGTTTTTGTTGCAGATTTTGATTTCAATTCTTCTCGTGAAATTGTTTTTGCAACTGGTGAATTTGTTTGTCCGGAAACATCGACTTTCACATATCCACCACAACGAACATTACGATGAATACTCTGGAAGAATGTACAGTCGATCGATTGGTTCTTTATGATTTGTTCCAGTTGAGCGACCGTCCTTCCTTTTCGAAGTCCTTGAGCATACACAAATCCATTGACACCGATAGGAATTCGTGTAGGTCCATCCTCGGCAAGCTTTTTATCTTCTGTGGTCGTTTCGATGTTTAGTTTCAGTATTTCCTTCGCCTTAGACGCCAATTGTGCTGTTTTTTTGTCCTCACCTGCGTCGAATGTTTTGGGAGCTTCGCTGAAATATCGAATGATGTCAACCTTTTGTGACGGAGCTCTTGCATGACCGCACATACGTCTCGCACGACCTACCGCCTGAATATCGGCAGTCAACGAACTCATCACATCGGCTATATGAACCGCGGAGAAACCGTGAACACTGACTCCCTGATAAAATGTGCCCGTGGCAACCATTACTTGAATGAGACTACCATTTGCGTCATTGCTCATCAATTCCGCTGCTTGTTTTGCTTTCTTTTTATCTGCGTCACTCAAGGTGAACGTCTTTCCCTTGTAGGTAAAGGCACCGGTTTTATACAGCATCACACGTTTCCCAGGAGTCGTTGGAAGTGGCATGCTCGGATGATAAAACGAATAGCCTATTTTTTCGAGTGCCATAATGAACGCTGTGATGCTCGCTTTTTCGCGAAGATATACGTATTGTTTCCCGGAGGTCATCATCACGTTTCTGAGAAGTTCCACGAATTTGTTGGAAAACACTATTTTATTGGGTTTTTTTGCAGCTTTTATGAGCAAACCTCTTGGCGGTTTCATCTGTGACATCTGTCCAACTTCCTCTACGGTGTATTCACCGGTCGATGCTCCGGTGAGCACATCGCCGAGTGTAATTATCTTTGACATATAACTCGGACCGATGTCGCCCGAAATCTCTTTTCCAAGATCTTTCATCGATTTCAAGAATCCTCTGTAATATCGAGAACTCATCGGTTGAATTTCGTTTATAAATCTGCCGAATCCGAATTTCGATGTGTCATGTGTGATGTCGACATAAGACAAACTGCCATATAACATGTTTTGAACATTAGGATCGTTGATATTTCCAAAAGTTATCTTAGGAGCATATGTTGGTCTTACGAAATTCAATATATCTATCAGGTCTTTTGGTTCGGTTCCGGGCGTGCCTGTGAAACAAAACGTCAACAAATGATTCTTGTAAATATCGCGTTGAAGCTCTCGTCTCAGAAATTCTGCACCGCATTGATACGAAAGATTTTTCCCAGGCTTGAATAAACTTTGAACTTCGTCCATGATGAGGATGCCTCCGTCGTTCTGTCTCGTGACTGGTTTACATCCCGGCTTTTTACATTGCGTTCCATACTTTCCTATGAGAAATTGCGATCCGTCAGGAGAATCTCTACCAAGTCCTTTGGCGTCTGCACATTCCGCTCTGAATGACGAGTCGAATCCGAGAATACTGGCAAGGGTGTTAAAAGTTTCGTTCGACACCCTGTTTTCGTATTCACGAATATTGTTCTTATCGTTGGACCATGCAGAAAGTTTCATGTTCGCTTCTCCATTCCAGATCCCAGTTCCGTTAGTGAAATCCGGGACGATCGTCTTCTTGAAAACTGTTGATATGTATTCGGGGAAAAATTGTATCAAGTTTCTCACGTAAACCGAATTGTTATTATCGTTCTTATTTTCGTTTGTGGTCGCGAATACTATGCGTTTCTTCGTGTTCCAAAATGCCAATGCGATACCAAGGGCAGAGACCGTGTTGTGAGTGACCGTAAAATCACCGAGTAAATACCTATGATCTTTATCGAGAACAGGACCTACATAGTCGCCAACGGACAATTTACGAACTGTGAAACCCGTTCTTCTCGCATCCTTTACTTGTTGTCTCGGTTTTGCACATTTGCGCTCGAGAATAGTCGGAATTTTCTCGAGACCTTCTCCGCTTATGCTTACTTTGTAATATGTTCCGCATTTCTTCTCTCCTTTGTATGTGCATGATTTCTTAACCATTTTTAGATATGCTGCATATCCTAAGGATCTTGCTACGAACGCGATGTCTTCCGAGAGTCTTTTATTTTTTTGCGTTATTTCGAAGCAATTGCCTCCCAGGTATCCGTCTGTATCGAGAAGACCCGCCAATATCTGTAATCTTACGTTCAAGGATCCACATTTTATATCATCTGGAATGTGTTTGTTACTTATGAGATCATATGATTTGAGAGCATCCATAAATGGATTCGATTTACCTTTTCTTGAATTATTATCCGGATATTGAATTCTATAATGGTCTGTTCTCTTAAGAGAACTTGCTCCAGTTCTTTTGCTAGCTATCATACCGAGAGGTCGCAGTAGATTTGATACATGATTCAACAAAGGTTTCTCTTTGACATCTATCGTTATTTCTGCAGTAGATGATTTTCCATCCCCTAACCATGCACCTAATATGTATGGATGAAACTTTGGTTCGGGCTTATTGGGAAATGTTATAGGGCCGGATCTGAACAATTTCAATGAATTTTTGACGTGTTTCGGAAGATTAAGATATTCATTGAGAGGAATATCCACTATATGATTTGGATTTAATCTTGCGACTATGTCTTGAGCTTCTTTCAACGTTTTTACGGTAGGATATTTGAACACGCCACGACCATCGGATGTGTATTCGTGAAACTTTACAAAATATGTATTAGATTTTGTTTTCTGTATACTTCCATGTTCGTTATATATCAAACTCAGAACATGAGTTTCATTACATTTCCAAGGTTCTCCTTTTATGGGGACGATTTCGTACATCATCTCTCTGCCTCTCCCTATGTCGAGCACTCGTCGTGGTGTCGAATCGAGTCCCATTAGTTGCATACCGGGACGTAGATCTTTGGCTTTGATGACAGTTCCTGAAAATGTGATAACGTCCGTCTCTGGATGAAGACACTTGCCACTACCTACCGAGTGGAAGGCGAGCAAACCACGGATACCGTCCGGTTTCAAAGATGGATTTGCCAAAACCTTTGCATATTCGAACATTGCTTTTTGATGAGGCTGAAGCATTCGTTTGTTACTGCAAAAGGTGGAACCCTTACCCCCAGTTCTCATTTGTGATTTCATCTGATTCATAAGTGGTTCTAACCGTTTCTTGGTTCCAGACACAAAACAATTGTCCTTCTTACGTAAGTCCAGCTTCTCTTGACATACGGGTTCTTGTCGACTCGCGATCTTCTTTTGCTGCTCAAATGATAATGCCTTTATGAGGGCAGGATCTCTTTCTTCTGTGAAAATATCATAACGAGGAACATATTGTCCTTGTGATGTTTTTCTCGGAACTACATAGGAAATCGTTAAGATATCCCCACTTGTAGTCGTTTCTTTTGCAACAATTCGCCCTTTGACCTTCGTTGCATTTGGAACTTTTTCGAGATGTCCACCACTGGGCGTCACATACACATCGCGACTTTCGCCAATATTTCCTTTGCCACGAATCACGAGTGTTTTTACGTTAGGAGGGATCACCGCAATTTTCCCGGGATTCTTGATGGAACCATAATCGAATTTCCCGGAGCTTGTTCTGATCGGTTTACCGGAGAATTCGGTTTGTTCGGTGATGCGTCCGAATCCTATATAATCATATTTCCCAGGTTTTTCGGTGTAAGCACCTGTTCTAGCATCGAAATATACCTTTGGATGACTACCAACCGGACCCGGTAAACGAGTCGTAACTTCGATGGTGTCCGGATCGATATAATTACTATCGAGAAGCACGAATGCAGGCGGAGCATCGTATTTCTTGGCAGGATCGAATATGTATTCAAAGGGTGCTCTTGGAATTCTATAGGCGACAGTCACCGAGGTGTCCGTGGCGGATACAACCTTTCCAAAAGTTGTTTTTCGGGCTTTACCATTTGGACTTACAAGTGGATCATCTTTTTTTCTACGAATGGTTTCAGGAGTGTTATCGGGCTTGAAATAGACGATGACCGCATCTCCCTGCGAAATTTTCGGATTCGTTTGTGGAAAAACATGTCTTTTCGTTAGATTTTTTTCGCGAAGAGACTTTCCACGGTTACCAGAACCAAGACCAGGAGACCTCGTAGGTCGTAAACCGAATATCTGTGGCATCCGAGGAGAAACGGACTTTGGAGTTCTCTTTCTGCCTCGTGGTTGTGTGGGAATGATTCTTCTGCGTTTTTGATTCTTTTTCTTAAGGCGACGATCTCGTTCCACACTCGTTTCTCGTCGTTGTACTTCCATTAGTACATGTCAATATTTAAAAATTGGTCGTGTAAATTATGTAAATATTTTAAGAATTATAATAACGATGATCGAACCGAGTCCTGGACCGCTCAGCCTTCACTTTGGTAAGATGAACGTTGACAAATCAGAAGAACATGAAGAGCTCATCACGATCGATGAAAATGATATGAGTATATTGTCGGATTCTCCCGATGAAAAAGAAAATAACATCGAAGAAGTGTATGGAAATAAATCCGAAAAATCTGAGGTCAAACCTGATGAATCCGATGTTAAACTCGATAACACAATCGAAGAAACTTTGGATATTGAACTCTCTGATGATCCTATTGAGCGACTTTCTGAATCAGCCTCAATGAATGAAAAAAATGAATATGAAGATTCGCTCGAATATAAGGACGAAATTATCATCTCTGACTCCTTAGAACAGAAAAACATCTCTCCGACATCATCCGACCACTTTGACAAAGAATGCGAAAAAGACGAAAAAGACGAAAAAGACGAAAAAGACGAACAAGATGATATTGAAGTATTGTATTTTGCCGACGTGAACCCTGTTTCATTGAGCGATGACTTCTTAGAAATGCGAAAACAAGGTGGAGTGTATTTCGTTCCTTTCAAAAAACCATTGGTCGTCCAAACACCGGTGTTCAAGTTGACAGAACCTCTCATCGATGGATCTACGACTCTAAAAATCACAAAGGGATTCGCTGCATTTGTGAAGGAAATCGAGAAAACGATTCTAAATGCGGCGTTCGTCAATAAGAGTTCTTGGTTTAGAACGAAACTGACGAATGAGATTATAACGAACGGATTCAAATCGTTCATGAACGAACAAGATCTCAAGGTCAAAGTTTCCGAAGATCTCACTTCTTTCGATGACGAAGGAAATTACATAGAAAACAACTTCAAAACGCCAGTCGGGGTGCGTTGTATTCTCGAAATGCCTGGTGTTTTTTTCGGTAAACTCGAATTTGGGTCGATGTTCACTCTCGTTCAAGTTCAAATCACGAAAATACCGAAGTGTGTTATACGTACTTCCAGAGAAAGACGAAGCAATTTCTCGGAAGATTTTGTATAATTGTCATTTTTTTTCGTTTTTTCGATTAAAATAATATTATTTTATTAATATAATAATAACTAGGATGGATATGCACATGATCGTCAAAGTAGTTGCAATTATAGCAGTACTTTTTCTAGTTTACAAGTTGTGGGAGAACATGAACAAACCCAACGCAAGTCCTCTTAAAATTCAAAACCCTTACGAAAAATATATGAACAGCGCCGAAGGTGATGAATACGATGCCGAAGATGACGACATCTACTACCCCGAAACGGATGCCGAAGATGACGACATCTACACCGGCGAAAGCGACGACATGTACGACGGCGAAGACGATGACATCTACGTCCAAGAAGGCGACGACATCGAGGACGCAGAAGACGAACCATATGACGATTCCGCCGATATGGAACAAGATGTCCCCAAGGTCCAGCAACCCATGATGCCCATGCTGACCCCCTCTTCACAACTGCTACCCAAACCTAGCCCGGAGGCAGCAGATTTCGCACAATTCGCACCCAAAAACCTACAAGCACAAAACTTCCTCACGGCGACGAATTGGATCGGAGTTAACACACAAGGCAGCTCCCTGAAGAACGCGAACTACGATCTTCGCGCAGATCCCATTATTCCCAAGGCTGATGTCGGCCCCTGGGCACAATCCTCGATCGACCCAAATATATACCAACGACCATTGTTTGGTTAAATAACGACGAGTGTCGATATACACAAATGTCATTCCCGAGTCAAATGATAAATGGCAAATTATATCGACGAGGTAAATATAAAACACATCAATCGTTTTTAGTCATATAAGTATGACTAACAACGATCAAGATCCATATATTGTCCCACGAAAAATTTACATCATATTTTTTCCAAATGGTAAGAAATATGTCGGACAAACCACGACGAGTTTAGAAGAGCGATGGGATCTTCATGTGAAGAAAAGAAAATGTCCGGCTGCATATGATGCTATAAAGAGTTTTACGAGAGAAGGACTTAAAATGCTTATGATACAAGTTCGTCAATGCTATAGCAAGATCGAAGCGGACGAGTATGAAAAGAGATACATAAAAAACCACAAATCTCTCATCACCGAGAACGGATACAATTTGACGAAGGGTGGAGACGGAGGACTTTTGGTAGGAGAAGCGAAAGAACGACATAGACAAGCTGTTATAAATCGAGAATATACGAAGCCTGAGGGACCGACGGCAGCAACCGCCAACGACATCGAAGATGCCATACATTGGGTTCGGACGATGGATTCTGGTATGGCAAAGAGAACGATCACCAACATCGCGGGAGATCTGCTGGATGTTTCACGAGCGACCGTAGAAGACCACATGAAACGAATCAACATGACGTTCGAAGATGCCAGAAGGATCTGTTCGGACGAGCAGATAGAAGACGCTTTACACTGGGTGATGTCTCAGAAATTTGCGAGCTTGATGAACAAGACGCTCGTGGGAGATCTCGTCGGAAATCTGTTCGGGAGCAGTAGAGTGATCTTGAGACGATATCTGGAACGTCATCCAGACTTCACATTGAAAGGATTGAATACGAGCAGATCGTTTTCTCATACCGAAGAAGCAAAAAAATCTATCGGTGACTCGAAGATAGGCAAGAAGAAGAGCAAAGAAGAAATCGAACGCAGAACCGAGACGAAGCGTGCTAAGACGATAGAGGAATATGCGTCGAAAGGAATCGATATCAGCGACAAAAATTTACAGAAAGTTCTTGGTGAGTATGAAACCGCTTATAAAACGGCAAAATACTTGACGAAGGATAAACCAGAACTTTTTGATAGTATAAGAAGTATATTAAAGTCTTACATCCGCACAAGCACGTGAGCGTGCCATAAACTCGGAATGCTCTTCAGGTGCTCCGGATTCACGAATGTGACATATTCTCGCCCTCCGGTGTATTTCTCGACGAAGTCATGTAAGAGTTCGGGATCGAGTGGGATCGTGCTCCACACGAGATAATGGTGAGCGTCTTCGATATCGTAAGGGTATTCGTTTTTCAGCCACTTGACCGGACGATTTCTCATCTTCTTGAGGATGACGTCGTGAACGTCGATATCGTTATCGTCGAGATAGCGCAAGTATTCTTCGTATTTCTCTAGGACGTCATGAGAACGTCGCAAGAGGTCGAGTCTGTCGAGAAGCACGCACATCTTCGCATCTTCCCATTTCATCTTTACTATTGCGGATATTTTTGTGATTACATACCGAAGTTTGTCGATATATAATTTAAAAAATATATATCATCAGTATAAAACAATACGATGGGTTCCAGAATCATGCCGGCAAATTTGTCATTTATTTGTATATCGACAAGATGAAGTATATAAACATTTGATATACTCATTCAGTGTATCAAATGTTTAATCATCATACTCATTTTGTTTACTTTATTATTTCACCCAAAGGCAAGATGTATATTGGTTATACAAGCTTGGGTGCCAAAAAAAGATTTGAGAAACATGTCTATAATAGTATAAATAAAAAAGAACGATGCGTGGCATTGGAAGCAGCAATTCGTAAATATGGACCTGCCAATATGATCGTTATTGAAGTTAGAAAATGTTATTCCAAAGACGAAGCTAAATATTGGGAGATACGATATGTTGCTACTAAAAATACAATATCACCAAACGGGTATAATCTCACTCACGGTGGAGATGGTGGTATATCAGTTATTAGAGAACCTGCTAGTGTAGAAACAAGGTCTTTAATTGGTGCTGCTGCGAAGGGTCGTGGATCTAAAGGCGTTATCGGATATCATATATTGGGATACACAGTTGAATTCGATGTTATAAAGGATGCTGCTAAATGTTTTGGTATTGATGATGGTGATATTGGCAAAAGTGCCAAAGGTATACGAGGACGTGTGGGAGGATTTATATGGGAATATAAGGACGAAGAAGAATGGTCGAAGTATCCCAAGTGGGATATCACGAGGAAAATGGGTGTCAAAGGACGACCTGTATACAGGATTTTAGAAGATGGGACTAAAGACGAGTATCCTTCAGCGGAACAGGCTGCGAAACGGACTGGTGTTGATCGTAGTTCTATTTGTAGAACCTTAAGAAATAAACAAAAAACTGCTGGTGGTTATGAGTGGTTTTTTGTATAAAAAATGTATAAAAATATATATATACTCACTATAAACAATACGATGGGTAGTAGAATAATGCCATCCATGAGTGACGGCCGTTCCTCAAGTATGTAGGGGAAGAAAAGCGTTCGGACGAGATGTATGTGGATATCATCTCGTGAAAGCCCGTTGTCGTTCCACAGCATCTTATAAAAATGCTACGCAGACGCTAGTGAAATCGTTCGATTTTGCGACACTGTCAAATTGCGGGAACCCCCTAAAGCTTGTGATACCAAATCATCGTGGAAACATTATGATGGACGAGAGCAGAACTCGTGTACGGTAAAAATTCACAGAGATATATGGGCGATCCGCAGCCAAGCTCCTAAAATATCCGAACGGATTTCATGGAGAAGGTTCAACGACTAAACGGCAGTGGGTCTCTTTGAGGCTTAAGATATAGTCTAGTCCCGAGACATGAGATCTCATTAAATATCCCGAAAGGGAGGGTATGAACGTTACAAACTATGTGTCCAGCGGACTATATAATAACTATCTCGAAGGAAAATTTAAAACTCCGGAAGATTCCGAGTATAGAGCATTCCTCCAGAAGAACGCGAAGGAGGTCGAGAAGACCATAAACGCGTTGACTGTGTACTATGTCAAACCCCCTGTGATGCCGAAAGTGAAGCTCAATGTGACCGGCGATGCCAATGCGAAAATGACGGCGGCGCCAGTAGATTACAATCAGAGGATACTCGATACTAGTTACACAGACACGATGAGCAAATTCCAACGTGTACAAAGGTGATACCGTATTTTACGACGCGGATACGACACGATATAGATCGTTATGATCGCTATGAATGTTAGGGAATCTGAACATCCTCTTGCCACTCGTCCTGTTGCATTCGTTCTCGAAATTCACGGCATCCATGTGTTTGATTTGTTTAGTCGACACATTTTCCACCATGATCTTCTGAGACGTCGTGTCCTGATTCGTCTGATTCGCCTGAGCGATACGATTGTAAATGTACGATAGCTTCTTGCGCGCTGCAGGAACGGTGATGATTCCCATCGCGAATTCCGCGACGATTTGATGTGCATCGGTCATGTGATATGCTTTGGTTTCTGGATCCACGAGACCGGACAACATCTCGACGAACGGTTCGATGTCCAACTTTTTCCGTGTTTCGAGAATACGAGATCCGAGAACAGACCGGGACGACTCCTTATTGTTTTTCCCGACGAGCACGATGTGATATGTTTCGGTAGGATTGATGGGCATAGTCGCGAAGGCCATTGTGATTAATTTGATGTATGAATGTATTGTGAAGACGAAATATATACATAATGTGTCGTTTGTCATTTGTCATTTGTCATTTGTTGTATCGACACTCTGAGATTTATAAGCACAACATTTCATGAAATTCATAGGATGTTTCACGAAGTGCCCGATATAGTTTCGAAATCGGGATTGACATATGAGATATCCGATCCCGACTGGATCGTAGTTTCTGTATCGACGAAAGGAAACCGAAAGATATTGAAATCGGATGATTCTGATCGAGTGAATCTTGCTGGAGAACGATATACATTATATGAGCTTGCAAAATTCGCTGATCTCGATCAGAAGTCGTGGCCGGACGATGAACGAGAATTGGATGCGACCAGTGAATGATATGGATATCGATATAGGACGTTCTTCGATGGACGAGTTCAACGTATGGATTCGTGCGCATTTCGAGTAAAATTTAATTTATTTTTATATACAAAGTATACATGGAGTTACTCGCGCTTTCTGGTATAATAGGTTACGGTCTTTTCTCGGCTCAACAAGGACGTGAACCACGAGAAGACAAACAATACGCGGAAGCACTCGGATCCGGACAAGGCGTTGATGAGGGCTACGATATAAAACCAACCGACATGGTCAGAAAATACAGAAAGAAGGCGGAGAAACGATGGAAGAAGTCTCAGATTCCAAAGGAATCTGGTATAATTACACCGAACATGAGACCAAGTGAAGTTGTCCCGTTTTTCACTTCGGGGAAGACGCAGAACACGAACACAGATTATAAGCAACGTAAAATGGAGCTGTTCACTGGAGGTCTTCTGGACGGTCATTCAGTTTCTGGCACTTATAAACACAAGACCGAGGCAAACAACTTTTTCGGAATGACTCCACAAGGGAGAGTTACGTCAGATGGTACCATAGGAAACGCACCTGGCGATACGGAACTATTGAAGGCGCGCTCCGTCAACAGCCATATGTACAACAACGTGCTACCGGCTGAGCAGCTTCGTGTCGGACCGGGGCTTGGCGTCGGTCCAGAAGTAGCTGCTACCGGAGGATTCCATCAGTTCTACAGACAACTTCCTCTCAACATCAACGAGTACAAGCTAACACAGCTGCCAGGTCGTCTCGTTCCCGGCGGTACTACGACGGGTGGAAAGGGAGAGATCCAGCAGATCGCGAGTGTCAATCACAATCCTGGCGCACTTATTTCGAATTACGACGACCGTCCTCCGGAACCTACCCCAAATGGCGCGATTCTTGCGTCGACACAGTACGGAAGACAACCTCGTGGTTACTCGGGTCTCAGGCCGTACGAGAAAAATTACGAAGGAATTGCCGAAGCGGATGTCAGTGCATTACAGGCGAGATATATCGATCAAACTCGCGGACGTCCTCGCACTGGAGACGGTCAGACGGATCCGATCATCAATCCGAATGGCGAACGTGACGGAACTGGAAGTTATGTCACCGAAAATATGTGTAGTATGACTCTTGATTCTCAGAGAGGTTTGGTGAACAGATATATCACTCCGCCAGGTGTCACTGGAGTCGTTCAGCCTGTCGGAGAGATGCGTCCCGAATTCGTTCCTGAAACGACCATTCGTGAGCAATATGAAGATGTGTATTACACAGGTCCCGCGGGAACGACCGTGACTCCCACGGAACCTATGAATGTCGTGGAACTTCAACCCGAAGGCAGACATGCGAAACGTGGAGACCAAAACAGAGATTACACTCCAGGTGCAGGACGTATGAATAACTTCGCCCCGGCTAATCAAGGTGCATATGGTCTGAAAGATCATCCTACATATAATGCACTTCAGCACGTTGTCAGCGAACCGGTCGAACCTACGTTCTTGCCCGAGGCTCTCGGTGATGACGATCGTTTCGGTACGAAGTCTAATGTCAACAATCCTTGGGGAAATCCCGCGAGTCTACAGATCGCGAATAATCAGCTCGCTGGTAATAAGTTTAATCGCGATGTGACGAACACAGTTAATCTCGATTATGATGCCGGACAACCCATGAAACAGCAGAATTTCCAACCTTCGGCGTGGATTCCTAAGAGCACCGACGACATGAAGATGCTACCGTTGTGGAAAAGAAAACAACTATTGAAACAGCAAGGAAAAAAATGACGTTCAGGATCAAATGACAAATGACACATTGTGTATATGTGTGAAGTGAATAATGTTATTCACTTAAATAACACATCATGAGCATCACGATCAAATCATACGACGATCTCCCCATCGACATCACTCGCGATATTTACACCGTCGCCATAAAGCTTCGTGATGAGGACGTCCGTCACGAGGTTCGCAGATCTATTTTCGATCTTATAGGCTCATTGTTCAAGAACGAATTCGATTTTGCGACTATTCGTATTCCCGGCACGACGCTCGAAGTATTTTCGTTTTATACGGAAACTCTCGGCGATGACATAAAAACTACATGCCTCGAATTCACTGTGGGTTCTGTTGAGTATTCGATTCATTATACCAGATACGGGGCTGAAGAGGATGATGTAGAGTGCTGTATGGGTATTTACAGTCTTGAAACTGACAGATATACAGAAATCGTATGCGATGTACTCATCCAGTACTTTCCCGATGGTGTGATTTACACTTCGTAATTTTTTAAAAAATTTGAAATTTTATTTGTCATTTTCTTTCTTTAATAAAATGACACATACAATATAAAAAGCATGAACGATGTCTCTTTTCTATTATCAAAATGCCAAGACCACGTCTGTCAGAATCTGTCAAATATGAACGAGAATGTGCCAAGTTATCTAAGACCATTACACGCAAGATGTTTTCGAAAGTAAAGAATGAGTTCAAAAAAATAGAACATGCGGAAGCTGTTGCTAATCGTAAAGCGGAAAGAAAAAAGAAGGTTCGAGTGGTTATGATGAATGATCATGTTCGAGAGCGTGTTCGAGAGCGTGTTCGAGAGCGTGTTCGAGAGCGTGTTCGAGAATGTGACCGATGTGATCTCGTGGGCATAGATGATTGTTCGATATTTTCGAACTTGCCAAATGATATTCTTCGTGAAATTTACAGATGTTCGGTCGGTATAAGAAATGACGATAAAAAGAAAGAGGCTGTCCTAGTTGCTGCGAATGGTATCGTCGAGTTTCTGAAGATCGGTTGTCATCTATTCGGGTTTTCTTCGCGTGAAGTCATAAAAATTCGTGGAACGATCACGAATTTTTACATGAAGAGGATCGATGGAGAATATAAAATCAAGTTTATTTCTATGAAGGGAGATGATGAGATGGGAAAGATGATATCTGAGTGTGTCATGCAAATTTTCAACGATGATCATGTGTTGGTCAACAAACGGAGACCGACGAGCGGTTGGATCAGACATCAGTTGCTTACGAAGACGATCGAAGAAATCTCGAATGAGACAGATATCAGCGTGTACAGACTTCGTAAAATTATTTAACAAAAATATTAATTATTGTAATGGGAAAGCTAGGCTTTATCGCAAAATTGATCACCACATTCGTTGCAATTATAGCTCCGACACCAGTACATTCACATGGATTTCTTGCAGAACCAGCATCTCGAAACTTCCTCGCATTCAAGAATGGAACGGAATTCGACCACATGTCTCTCGCTGGCGGTGGACCCTCAATGGTGTGGCCAGATGGTCTATGGAAATTCGGAGGGGGTGGAAATCATTATACATGTGGAAGAGAGCGATACGATAAACCCGGGCCGATTCAAGTCGTGTGGAAACGAGATCAGATCGTAAAAATCAATATCACTTACACCGCCGTACATAGAGGGCACAACTACTTTGGTTTGTGTCCAACAGATCGTAAACCTACACCAGAATGCTTTGCCGAAAAATGGCTTACCAATGCTAAAACAGGATTACGATATTGGGACTTGTCAGACAGACGTGTAGGTTCGTATATTATGGAATTCGAATTACCTCCCATGTTCGTATGTGAAAAATGTGTGTTGTGGTGGTGGTGGGTTACGGGAAATTCTTGTCTACCACCCGGAGACAAAGGAGATATGAGATCATGTGGGGAACCTGGTGCTGTTCCCGAAGAATTTTGGAATTGTGCCGATGTAAGTATCGTTGATGATAATCCGAGTCCTCCTTCGCCGAGTCCTCCTTCACCGAGACTCTCTTCGCCGAGACCTCCTTCGCCGAGACTCTCTTCACCGAAACCTCCTTCGCCGAGACTCTCTTCACCGAAACCTCCTTCACCGAAACCTCCTTCGCCGAGACCTCCTTCGTCGAGACCTCCTTCTCCGAAACCATCTTCCTGCGAAACACAGGGAACGTTGCCATTCGGTAATGACCAAGAACCATTCTATTATGTATGTGAGCCAGGGAGAGTAGAACCTACAAAAATGCCCTGCCCCGGTGGTACTGTTTGGGATACGTCTATAAACGCATGTAATTGGCCCAAACCTAGGGTTCGTGCTGTACTTTCAACAACAGTTACCCAAGAAGAACCTTCTAAACACACGTCTGATACCACCGTAATCCTATTTATCGTTGTAGGATTTATTTTTTGTGCGTATGCTATTGACGTTGCATGGTTTCATTTATATAAAAAATATGTTTACAGATATTCGTCTGTAGAAACTCATGAACCTGCCGTGTGATTGATATTTACAATGACGTGTTTCAAACAGAGTTAATATAGATCACACTTTGACATAATTGTTTGAACGATGTCTATATGAAATATTTGATTTAGACACAAAAGAGTTGTTTTCCTCCTGACATTATTAAAGATAAACTTTCTTTGTTTATTACTCAATCTCTTTGTAATTTCATTTAATTTCGTATGATCTGGCTCGAACATTTTTAAGTGTTTTGAAAAATCGTAATACGGAACCAATTCCCACTGTTGTTTTGTTAACGTCCATCTTTCTATTATCAAGTTATATACCATTTGCATTTTCTTTTCTAATTTTTCACTCTTGTTTGAACACCAATAATCGTCTTCTATAAACTTTTCTATCTTTTTACGTGCTATTTTCAGGTCTTTAAGTAGTTTATCAACATTTTTGTAATGATCTAAAATCATACGAACCCCAAGATCGTTTCCATCGAACAACTCATTTTCCATGGGCGTAAATTTAAATTCGTTTTTTATATACAAACAAGCGCCATTTTCTATTAACATCCTGAACATTTCTTCCGAACGTCTTACCGCCACATGTAAAACAGAATCTCTACCTTTGCTTTTATTTGGATCTACTCCTCTTTTTATAAGCATGTTAACGATTTGGACAAAATTATTTGACACCGCTAAATACAACAAACTATGACATTTTCCTCCATGTTCGTCTATATGAGAGCCCGCCTCCAAGAGCATTTTGGCAATGTTATATAGTTTACATTCTAATGCCATACGGAATGGCGTGCGACCATTACAATCTTTTATGTTGATGTCCGCCCTTCGTGAAATAAGGAGTTCTACGAATTCTTCACGCCCTCGTTCTACCGCCAAGTGTAAAGGAGTATACGAGGTTATCTGGTTGATAACATTGATATCAGCGCCTTCATCTAACATCGTTTTCATCATATTTACATTTCCGATAGAAGTGATTACGTGAAGTATGGGTTCTTCGTGATATACCCATCGTCCAACATCTGGAATATCCCCGATAAGTTTATCCGTTTCTTTTAGATTAATCACATCTGTTTTTTGAACATCGAATATGTTTGTCACATAGTTCATCAATAGTTTCACCATATCGCATTGTCCGGTGGAAATTGCAGTAGCTAGCGGTGTATTTCCATACATCGCTTGTTCGACCACATTGGCTCCGTTTAAAATGAGAGCTTCCGCGATGTCACAACGACCACACATACAAGCAATGTGTAATGGCGTCATACCGAATAAATTTTTTGCGTTTGGGTCGGCACCAGCTTTTAATAAACTATAAACTTCTGTCAACGAGTTATCCGCTACCGCTTTATGTAAAGGTGTGTTATTATCACGTTCGTCTATGAACATTGAAATAAGTTACAAAGTTCATGTTCATGTTTAAGTTTATTTTGAACGATACATTTCAAACAAGTGTATTGGTTCGTGCAATTTCAGATGTCTTGATAGTTGTTTTGATGACGGTTTTCCCCCAAGAAACACTAAAACTTTTGATAACGGAGTTTGCTTGAATGATGACTGAAACCCACGGAGAATAAAAAAATGCCATAATCAATTTCGGATAATATGATAGACGATTTCTAAGAGAACCCATACACGGAGACCACACAGGGATGCAAAGGTTATTCAGATACACCAAGAACATCGGGATGGAGATATAAATCAGTTTGATATCGAACCTGGCAACCAGAATGTAAATCAAATACACGTTAATCATGAGATAGAGAGGCGAAAACATAAACCCGATCACTTGAACAAGAGCTATAATACGTTCGGAAATATACAAATTCTTTCCATACAGAAAGAGCCATAGATTGTTGCATACGGTCCCGAGAGACCAACGACGCCTCTGTGAGATAAAAACTGTAAAGTTATCTGGAGGCACTGTATAAGCGATCGCGCGACTATCGAGTGCCTGCCTGAAGCGAACATTTCTATCGCGACACAGAGCAAGAACGACTGATCTACGATCTTCGGAAGCATAACCAAGAATACTCAGAAACAAACCGGCGTTTTGAGGAGGAGGCGTGTTGAATTCCTTCAACAATTCTGGCTCGCACATTGTGGGAACGTAAATACCATAACAAGCACCAGAAAGGCAACTTACTTTTTCGGTTATCCTGCTCTGATATACACGCATTACGTGCTGGCCTATTACGTAGCCCACACCCTGGAACCAAATCCAGGCTTTTTGATACGGAGATTTATTCTTTCCCATATCGATATCGATGTATCCGACAACGCCATCGACCGGTCTGTCACCAGGATAATTCATTTCTTCCAGAAGAGCTTGTGAACACTCTTCGTGGAAAATAGTATCGGCGTCGATACCGATCATACGCGTGACTTTCGGAACCAAACGAGACCATACGAGATCTAGTTCGCCCGAAATTTTCATGGCATGTCTGTTTTCACTATGTACGAACAGATTTCCATATGCAAGAGTTCGCGCAAGCACAACACTATCGCGCTTTCCCGCGTTCTCGCTTTTTATGATATATATGACGTTAATACCGTTATGTATTTTCTTGAAAATTGTAACATCCTTTGGCTTGTTATGCCAATCTTCATATGCATCTTTGATGACGCATGTTTCATCATACTGATTATACTTTCGTAGTTCTTGTGCAGTTTCCTTCTCACCATCAACGATAACGACGACGGTCTTATCAACTTCGGGATCTATTTTTTGTGTCGTGATGGACTCCACGGTTCTATCGAGTTCTTCCTTCGTCTCGCGATATGCCGTGACGAGAAACATCATAGGTTCTTTGGGGGCGGTAAGCACGGGTTTTCCTTTGAAAATCATGTATACACGATGCATAAGCACCCACGCAATATACCACAGAGAAGACGCAGCGCCGAGTACGAGAATAGGCGCAAATGCATACCAATACTCGTGAAATATAATGACGAGTGACAGTATTCCGATGTTAATGGCCAGGATAGTCGCATACAACAAACTACTCTTGATTTTCAGTGACATCATCGTGTTATTTTTAATTTGATAAACTCGAAGATGTATTATTTATATCATTGTCATTGATATTGTCACTTAAATGACGATTCCGAGATCAAATGACAAATAAATGCCATTTCTTTCTTTGTGAACTATTATTTAAGACATATAAAGCTCTGACACAAATAAACTTGTATAACACAACATCGATGAAACTCATATCGAAAATCGTTCCAATTCTTATGCTTTTTGGAATTGTTGAGTCGGTGGTTTGTCAAGATTGCAAGTTGCCGAATTGTTTTGATCCGGGAACTTCATATCCTTTAGAAGTGTCGCGAACGCCTCAATTCGTATTATTGTCGCATGATGATGCTATAAACACGAGGACTTGGAACGCGTTTCAATCTACCGGACGTTGTGGCGTGAAGACGACTTTTTTCGTCTCATGGGAAAACACGAATTGTGATTATATAAAGGCGTTTTATAACGCAGGACACGAAATCGCTCTGCACACTATGAGTCATGCTCATTTGACTGGTGTTCCTCTGGAAGATCTCAAGACGGAGATGCTCGGTGTGCGAGACATGCTTTATGAAAAGTGTGATGTTCCATACGAAGAGATGATCGGTTTCAGACCTCCATATCTCGAGATCAATGAAAATGTCAGAAATGTTCTCGTAGACGATCCTACTATTCGATGGTCTTCTGATCTCAATCACTATATCGATGGTGCTGATCTTAATGGAACTCAATTGTGGCCGTTTACGATGGATTCGGGGTTCGTAAAGAATTCATCTCTCGAACATGAGAGTCATCCAGGGTTCTGGGAAATCCCCTTGAATCCTATTATGAATGAAATATTCAATCCTGTGTATTCTATGGATCCTGGAAGAATAACTTCGGGAACTGAAGTACCCGAACCACACGATGGTGATTTTATTCCCGCCGATGATCTTATGGATCTTCTTATCGAAAATTTCAATGGAGTTTATAACAGTAAAAGAAGTCCGTTCGCGATCAATTTTCATACGCCTTGGTTGGCGGCCGATGGTTATGCACAAGTTCTGACGGAATTTCTTGATTATACGAAGAGTTTTGATGACGTATATTTCGTAACATTTTCGGAACTGATCGAGTGGATGAAGAATCCCGTTCCTCTCGAAAAGATGCCTCCGAGAAATCTCGAATGTGTGCCAGAAATCATACCGCCAAAAAGTTTTTGGGAAAAATATAACATTCCCATTATTGTCACTGCTATTTCTATCGGACCGGTGATAACAATTTCTATATGCATTCTTATCGCTCAGTTCATCTTCATTGTTATGAAGTAATTTCAATTTGAAACCCAAAAATCTTTGTAAAGAACGAGCTCATCTTTAGTCGCAGCCCACTCTTCACCACCGAAGAAAGTATTGAACGGACAATATCTTATAGAATCCTTTCGTTTCAGCCATCTGATACCGCCGATAGATGCAGAAACACCATTTATAGTCATTATTGCAAATCCGTCGGGATTAGAATTTCCCACAGAATCGAATGTGTTTAATCCCACTTGAATCGCCACGTCGTTCCACATTCCACGTTTCAATGTGCCTTCCTTGAATACATCTTTGAAAAATTCGACGCCCCAATCTCCACTAGAAAATGCCGCATTGTCGAGATTTTCGTCGAGTTGATGTAAATTTTTGGGTGTGTAAATATACAACGTTGCCGCGCCGTTCTGTCGCCACATTATCCGTGCGGAAGACGCGTTATCGGACCGTCTTCCACCCGACGCATTCCCATCTCCCATCGCAAATCCGACTCCTGTTTTTCCACCTCTTGTGAAGTCGAAATTCGAAGGATATTTTATCTTACATCCGAATGTTGCTTTCGTCACGGACGGTAGCACACCGGTCGGAGCGAAATCTATCTCTGCCCCACCGTTGTTCATATTGTCACCTTTTGAATTACTACCCTTGCAATACACCACAGAGAGCACATCTTTTCCAGCATCTTTTGAAATGTATGATTTTCTCAGATCTATGAAGTCTACCCCCCAGTTGCTGTCCTTCGTTTCTAAATTTTGTAATTTCAATGAAACTTTCATTACATGTCAGTTGTTAAGATAATTATTAAGGATTCCAGACAAATTTATGAGAATATTTCTTGATGATATCGGTATCGGGGTGATCGTGAGCGACAAGCAATATAACACACTCGGCGTCTTCGAGATCATTTTCGATGTTCGTGCTGAATTTCATCTTCGTCAACGATTCTTTATCTACGAGAGGATCGTGGACCACGATGTCCATCAATTTCATCAGTTCCTGAGCAAATGCAAGTGCCGGAGATGCGACGATGGTAGAAACATTCTTTTTGAATGTCAGACCACTCACCACGATCTTTGTGATTCTATTTTCGGATGCAAAACGAGCAAAATCGTTAGCTTTTTCTATGGGACGAGAAGCGCACGCATCAGAAGCAATCTTTAGAATAGGAACGTCGCAAGTATGCAGAAGATGTAGAGCGTTCGACGGAAGACACGGACCACCCGCACCGAGTCCATGAGTAAATGGACCGTCGAGACCAAATGGTTTTGTCTTTACGGCGTGGTAAATTTCGTCGGGATCGAGACCGAGTTTCTTTGCGGCATCCGCCATTTGATTGGCAAATGCGATGTTCATCAGACGATATGTGTTTTCATAAAGTTTAGAAAACTCTGCAACTTCAGGTGAGGAAACACGAACGAGATTGTCAAAAGCAGGCTCATAGATAGCATATGCAGCATCCAAAGATTCCTCATCGATGCCACCGATGAGCTTGTGGATGGTGTGAGCCGGTGGATACACCCTTCCAGGATCTACGCGCTCCGGACTGAACGCAACGAAGATATTCTTTTCGCGGAGGTCTCCGAATATCGCCCTTGTATCACCGATACAAACTGAACTTTCGAGAATTAGTATGGTCTTTTCACGTGCATAAGTTTCTACAAGTTTTTTAGCAGCCCTGAGACAAGACTCGTCAGGCCGATTGTTTTCATCATCTGGGGTGGGAACGCAAATCAAGTATGCGTCACAATTTTTCAGGATAGAATGGTCGTTGCTGGCTTTGACATTGGTATCGGTGATTTCATCAACATATTTTGCCCGCGGTTCATAGATGTCATAAGCAACAATTTCACAATCCTTTTCCTTATACCCGCGACTGAGAACTTGAATGAGCTCGAGACCCACGTATCCGGATCCGATCACACCGATTTTAGTCGTCGTCATTGTATATTGTACTACTATTCGTGCAATATCAGTTTATATATCTATGTTTGTTGATATAAAATGACAAATTCAGGATCAAATGACAAATTCAGGCCCAAATGATATAATATTGTGTCGTCTGTATGTTAAATTAATATGAATTCTGTATCTGAAATGCAAAATCGTCTGACATGCAAGACTTCTCGTCAGGAGTTCAAACCGGATGTGCAAATCGTCATAGATAATTTTCGAAAACAAATGTCAGAGTTGAAAAAGAAAACTGATGCGAATGAATCAATGTTTTTGACTGGATCTGCGCGTCCAGTTCCACAATGCAAACAATATCATCGCATAGAAAGCTAATACAGATACGACTGTAACAGAAGCGATTCCTAACGCCACTTTCTTGTGTCCAGTTGCAAACGCCAAGAGAATAGCGGCACATACGAATATCAAGATCGGTTTGAAGTCCATAAGTTAATCAAATATTATTTATTTGTATATCATGATGATGACATACAAAATGTGATCCCTGCAGGTTTCGATCCTGCGACCTTCTGCGTGTTAGGCAAAAACTCTTCCAACTGAGCTAAGGGATCGTGCGTTTTGAGTCCGCCGACTATGTACCCGCTGTGCGATTTGAACGCACGACCACTAGATTAAGAGTCTAGCGCTCTGACCATGCTGAGCTAAGCGGGCTATCTCATCACCTAGATTCGAACTAGGGACCGACGGATATATGTTTTTCATTTACAGTCCGTCGCGCTACCACTGCGCCATGATGAGATGCGTTTTGAGTCCGCCGACTCGACCCCACGCAGAATCGAACTGCGAACGGGTGGTTAACAGCCACCTGTGATAACCGTTTCACCATAGGGTCTATGCGTTTTGAGCCCACACGGCTTGACACATCCGGAATTCGAATCCGGGAATCTTGCTTGGAAGGCAAGTATGATAACCAACTTCATCAATGTGCCTGGCAGCCACGCCGAGGATCGAACTCGGAAATTTCGATTAGAAGTCGAATATGATATCCATTTCATCACGTGGCCATGCGTTTAAAGTTCGCCAACAGTGCCAGAAGTAGGGCTCGAACCTACGCGGACATAACATCCAATCGCTCTTGAGGCGATCGCCTTAACCAACTCGGCCATCCTGGCTATGCGTTTAAAGCCCGCTCGGCTTTACGCCTACCGGGTGCTGCCCCCGGGTCTCCGGCTTTCATATGGTATGAAACCAATATAAGACCAGTATTCTAAACTGTTGAAATATAGGCGTTTGTGTTTAAAGCCCACTCGGCTATGTGTCGTGCCGGATTTGCACCGACGAAGCCGAGGCGGGAGAACTTAAGTCTCCTGGGTTTGACTACTCCCCCAACGACACTGCCCGCATGCAACGATGATTTGTTAGTCGGTATGATTTTGATATCAGTGTGTTTCTTAAGTTATTATTTGGCGTTTGTGAAACTTACCTATATACTCATCTGAACTCGCTTGAATTGTAAGCATTGATGTTTCTTAAGTTAATATTTGACATTTGCGATACTTATCTGTATGCTTACTTGAAATGTAAGCATCGCTGTTTCTTAAGTTATTATGTTTGTCGATACACATTTAAGCATAACATCTGGGAAACAGAAACGACATTATCTTCTTGAATATCGAAGACTTGTACATTCTCTCGACCAGTCGTAGTATCGTGCCATCCTCGATCATATTTTTGAGAACGCTCACGATTTCTGGCGACAATCTGTCATCAGCGTTGCCAAGAATGCCGTCCTTCCCGGACGCGAAATCTTCTATTATGTCTATGACGGCTTTCTTGCTGGTACCCTTCAATATCGCTTCGTCGACGATGTCCAATACAGCATTGAACGCCATGGACATCATCATTGCAGACGTCATGACGTTGATATATGGAGATATTTTTTTTAAGAACATTAACTTAAACAAATAATTTTCTTAATGATAAATGAACATCGATATCTATAATGAAATATCGAAATCGCTACCGCTGATCGACATGGCGAACATGTGCATAGCCATCGGCGATCACAGGATACTGAACGAAAGAAAGAAACAGTTGTACGACGAAATATTTGCCAAGAAGATGCGATCATTCTGGTTCGGACGACTCATATGCTTGCTCAGAGTACTCACCAACACCTCGTTCTGGTTCCAGTTTCATCCTAACGTTTTCTCCGTGACGAATCGAATCAAATACGAATTCACACATGCATTCATCGGATGGAAAGTAGATTTGTGTGGGAACATGTTATACTTCTCCACGTCCGTTCTCGACGACATCATATCCGTAAGCGTGAAGTTGTCGAGTCCATATCATTCGATACGCATCGGAGATCCCGTAAGATTTTCGTTCGACATCCAACACACTTCCATACCTCTCGACATTGATTCATTCAAACCGAACGGGGAATTCTCGTCGATCCTGCACGCGACGTACGAAGCTCTGAAACTGAAGACTTCTCAGACGGGAATTTATACTCGACATGGTGTAGAATGGGATAACTTCATATCGACAAAAACGATGGAGAATGTATTCAAAACACACATACATGGTTGGAAAGATATGGAGACAGTTTCGGAACGCGGAATTTATTCGATCGTCAAGGACGGCGTACGAATCGAGTTGAAATTTCTCGGATGGATAAAACTGTGTCACAAGAAGTGCAAGTCGATACTGTATCTCGTTCCGTTCGGATATTCGTATTATGGTGATTTACCATCGATGGAAAGAGGATATACCGGTTTCATGACCAAGAAAGTAATCAATATATTACGAGAATTCGACGAATATTACATGGTGTATCCGGTCAGATTGTACGACAGACATAAAATACGGTTCAAGATTCATGGTCGAGAGTATTACACCCCGAGTTGGTATGAACTGAAGCTGTTGACGAGCATCAGTGAACGAAAGATGAAAAGCTTGGCCGTCGAAGAATGTAACGGAACGTACATAAATTTCGACGAGCATCTGTATCGACGAAAACAAATTTCTTTTCAAGTGCCGTCGAATTACGAATGAAAATATGATAACATAAGGTAGTGGCTCTCCACATGAATTCGTCTGCAGGCATATTACCGATATCCAGAAACGACGAGGGGGAAATCGTATTTCTTCTAGGAAAGGACGCACGAGACAACGTGTTCTCGGACTTCGGAGGAAAGTCAGAAAGGATCGATAACGGAAATCCCGTGAACACTGCAACACGCGAATTTTATGAAGAAACTTTAGGATGTATATGCAATAATCCACATGACATCAGATTTCGCGTAGAGAATATGTCGGTGATGCTGATGGGCGAAACGAAAAACAAACACAAATATCGAATGTTCGTCATGGAAGTTCCTTTCATGAAACACATAAACTCTCAGTTCAAGAAAGTGATGAATTTTATGAGATACAAAAACATAGGAACGAACCTCATAGAAAAATCGGAGCTCGTCTGGGTCACCTTCGACGATCTACTCAGGATCCCCAAGAGACAAGTTTTCGAAGATACACTCGTCAGTAATTATTCAATGTTACGCAGAATGATCGTCGAAGACTGGAAAACGATATGCATCGAACGAACGAAAAGCCTGACGTCATCACCGGAATCTAAATACATCCCTCCATCTAGATACAGAAAACTATCTCCCGATAATTCCTCGTAAGAACTTATGTATTTTTTTATTATACAATACAAGTGATGGCGAATGTATTAATCGACAAGATGGCGTCGTCGAAACCGACCGTCAATATTTCGTCGGATGCGGGTGGAGTTGGAATTCAACTACCATCTCGATTCAACAAGAAACTGACTCGTGAGTACGATCCATCTCCCGATTTTGACGATGGTGATGGTGATTTCAAGGATATAATGAAAGACATTGCAAACCCTAATAAGACGAGACCGGACGATGATCTGACGAGTTCGAGCGGCGATAGTAATTTAGATGCAGATTATGATGGAGACGGAGATTTATATACGACAGAAAGTGATTCTCCGGAGGAGAGACATCGGTCGAAGACATATTACGATCCCGAAGAACAACCCAGTCAGGGATTCCTGACGATCGCTGACGAAAAAGCCGATATCCTGTTCCGTTTAGAAGTTCTTCGGCGACAAGGCATAGAACCTCGAAAGTTTTCGGCGAGGGACGACGTTCGCGAGATGCGTGCAGAATTAAATAGGATAAAAACGCATCTCGAACTCGACAGAGCTCTGAAATTTTCGCGAAAAGCCGTCGTCGGTCTCTCGGCCGCATTAGAATTCCTCAACGACAAGGTCGACGTGCTCGATCTCGAACTCGACGGCTGGAGTGATCAAATGCATCAGGCTGTTTATACTCAGAAAGAATATGATCTCGTGTTCGAAGAGCTATTTTTCAAATACCGCGGAAAAGTTCAGACTCCACCGGAAATCAGATTATTGTTGATGTTCGGCGCTTCCGCGATGACGTTCCATATGAGTAACGTAATGGCCAAGAAAGTATCGAAGAGTCTCGCTGGAGACGACGATGGTGGTGGATTCGGCGAAAATATGATGAAGAAACTCATGAGTGGAATGATGAATGGTGGACAAGGACCTCAAATTCAACAACCACCGCCGATATCAGCTCAACAAACTCAGGAGAAACCCCAATTTTCCGACTATTTTCAAAATGGTTTGAGGGAAAAAGTGATCGAAAATGCTCAACAACCACGAAAGGAAATGAATCCTCCATCGTTCGGAGGATTCCCTGGATTCGGAATGAACTCACAAGCGATGCCAGTGACTCCTCAGGATCTCATGATTCAGAGCCGAGGAACGGACATCGTCGAGCCGAAATACAATAATGATGATGATGATGTTTCCGAGAGATTGTCGGACGTCCCGAGCGATCTCGAATCTGCCCCATCAGAATTCTCGTCTCCGGTCGACACGACCATCAAGGTCGTGCAATCTACCGGTAAGAAACCGCGCAAACCCAGAGCAGGAAAAGTTGTGCCGAGAATAATAGAAATTTAATTTAGAAATTTAATTTAGAAATTTAATTTAGAAATTTAATTTAGAAATTTAAAATTTTATATACATATATTAATAATGTATTATGCTACTCTGAACGAAGCGTTCGGGGTCGACAGTCTCGAAAACGATCGCGAAGAAACTCCTAAGATGACACCGAAAACAAAACCTGTAATTCGCACGAAGTTCACGGATAAAATATTCGGAGAAGACGTAGACGATTCTGATTTTGTCGATACAGAGCCGCCACCGGTGTTCGTTTCGAACGAGAGAAAACTCTCTAACGCTGAAGTAAAAAAATACATCTCGAATTTATATAAAAAAGAAGGATTGGATGCCGTGTGGAATCTGCTCGACAAACGAGTTCAAATGAAACTGATGACGATGTGCTCGAATATCGTCAAAAATACGAAGACATTCTTCGACGATCTTTTTACGTCGCCGGAAAAGATCATGGTGATACTTGGGATCTTGTTCTTCGTGATCATTCTCTTGGATTCTAACAAAGGTGAAAAACATTATCATCCACAACCACAACCACAAGTCTATTATCAACCTCAACCTCAACAATTTTACGCTCCGATGGTAGCTCAGAATCCAATACCTCTTCAATAAATCACATCGCGAACGACAGAGCCAGTCCCGAAGCCGCCAAACGACCGATAGATGACAACGAGTTGTCATCTATCGCGATGAGGCCAAAGTGATACGCCAATAATGGGTTCGCGAGCTCTGATTTTCCCATCGCTTCCAACAAATACCCGACGACTCCGAATATTCGTATAGAAGGAACCCATGATCCCGCTGCAAACGTATATAGTAGCTGCTGCTTTTTCATGTCGCAACATAACGGAGCGTATGCTGCAGCCATTGCCGCGAATCCGTCGACATATGATGTGTTCACGAGCGAAGATATCGCGAACAAAATATAGCACAGCGTCATGAATCGATTGTTTTTACGGTTGATCATCATTTATTATATGATTTTATTTTATTTTTTTCATTTCGTTCGCATACTTTTGCTTTAAGGTGTCGATCGTCTTCTGTTGGTTCCGAATCTGTTTCGTAAGCGCGTCGTTGCCTTTGTTGGCGGTCTTCGTGCCGTCGTCGACGATGTTCAGGATCTTCGATGATTCTACCGATACGACATTCGTTGCGCTGTCGAGTTTTTGGTCTATAGCACTACGTAGCAACGCTTCTTTTTGCTTTAAAAACAGTTCGTCGTTGATTTTCTCATCCTTGTTCATGTTTTTTAAGATCGTGATTACCACGGCGATCGTGATCGAGACAGCGACGACGATCGCCGCTATCGTTATTACAAGCCACTTACTCATTATATACTATGAATTTATTTTTTGTGAACACTTCTTCCACATGAAGCCCTTATATTCCTTATTTTTGTCTATATTATAATGAATACCACTTTGTGCCGTTATGAATTTCAACTCCACTACATGTTCTATGAGATATCTCGCGGCATCTGAGATGCTCTTGAATTCTTTGACGATCGTATCGTCTTTGTAAGCGACACACGCTTGTCTCGCGGTCTTCGTACCGTCTCGCTTGCCATTATCATATGAATCTTTTAAGTTTTTTGATCCGGTACCGAGATAGAGATTTTCCGGACGAAAGTCGAATTTATTGTCTTTACGATGAAGCACCATCTCATCTGTTTTCTTGTTCTTCCACTTCTCAGGATGCCACAACTGAAACACGAGGATGTGAAGATGATGTTTTACACCATCTATCGTTATACATGGATATCCATTATCCAAATGTAGTTCCTCAGCCGTTCGAACATGTTCTTCTTTATGTCTGGATTCGGAGAACGTCACGTCCTTCACTCTGTTCATGTTTGATATCTCGACATGATTCTTATCGGGATCACTGACTATCTTCCACTCTTCTTTCTTTTTTGGTTCGTCCGGATCAACGAGATCGTCATATATTTTATATGAAAATCCGTTATATTTGTTTAGAGTCCATTCTAAAATCGTGATATTACTATACTTCGTTCCGTCCGGTTTCGTGAGTAACTCACACCACTCCTTCGCGGTCAACTCGTCTCCCGGAAAGAGATCGTTCACGATGAGTCTCGCAGATCTACGAGTTTCAGACATGTTTCGATTATTCTTTTGTCCCGATTGATGAAGCCATCTCAAGTTCGAGAGATCGTCGTCGAGCTTGTGTTCGCTCTTGATGTGGTCAGCGGTGAACGTCATATCAGGAGGAGGGCCGAGGAACGTCGAGAGTATAGCACGAGCGAGACTACGAGTATATGATTTCTTGTCTTTTCTGACATTGATATACGTGTATCCATTATTAACATGTGGTGTCGGAGGTCTACCATCATCTTTGCGCTCGATGACTCTGTTCGTATCGATGGTGTAGTCGTCGAATATTTCATATTCACCATCATCCTTGAAATATCGCAGAGTGTCTTTGCGATACTCAAAATGTATAGGACGATATCCGCCTTTGTCGTCGACGATATGTGGAACTTGTTCGTAATACAATTTCGCCTTATCTTCGAACGGAAGATCCTGTTTCCAGAATCGTGCGAACTCGTCGAGATCCATACTATGCTCGACGAGGAAGCTTTTATATACTGTGAAGTGTCGATATGAGTGTCATTTATTAGTATGCGTTCGGTGCCCACGATCGAATAAAATCCTTGGTCATTTTGAAATATTTATCTCCGTAGCCGCCTTTCATGGGTTCGATATCTGCGTTACAATCAGTCAGATATGTATCTGTGAACTGTGGCGGCCCGCCGGTCTTTCCGAGATGTTGAGCTGCCCATTCGTTGTACGACCCTATGGTCACTATCTGTGGATTGTATTTCTGCATGTTTTTTACCTGCTGTTGAAATAATCCACTCGACTTACACCGTCTTCCATTGTTAGGTTCGGTCATGTAAGTCGACTGTGCTGCAAACGTCACCCCTAACTGTTCTGGTCTTCCTTTCCACAAAAAAGGTTTCGCGTTCGTCATCCTGGTTTTGTAAGACCACATCACGTTCGGATTTACAATCAAAGCCCACATCCATCGAACTGTAAACTTATTGAGTATTCCGCCAGTTGGAATCGGCTTAGGTTTCGTGGCGGCAGGAGAAAATCCGTCACTGAGTCCCGCTACAAGTAACAAAGGTTTACCAAGATGCTCGTAAAACAAGTCTTTCGGATACTTGTTATAGTATCGATCCCAATACATTTTTGCATCTTTTAAATCCTTTATCCAGAACACTATACGAGGCCCTCCTATGACGGCCATTCGAGCGCACAATTTATCCGCGGATGCCAATATTTCGGGTTGAGTGCCGTTTGTCAGATCTAAAAAGATAAAGTCGACTCCGAGTTCTATCCAGTTCTTCACGTGATAGTCTATCATGGATGTATTATTCCATGAGTAATTTTCGATATCGAACGCGGGTTTCCCCCACCAAAAAAATAAGGGATAGACATACTCTTTCACCTGCCCTTGGACACGTTTTTCTCGTATCGACGGAATGTCGTGCCATACAGAAACGAATATACCAGTGGTTCTTGACCTGTTTTTCTTAGGACGTCCCAAAAACACGGGTTTAGGAGCAGGTTTAGGAGCGGGTTTTGGAGCGGGTTTTGGTGCGGGCTTAGGCACGGGCTTAGGAGCGGGTTTTGGCGTGGGTTTAGGAGCGGGTTTAGGAGCAGGTTTAGGCACTGGTGCGGGTTTAGGAGCGGGTTTAGGCGTGGGTTTTGGAGCGGGTTTAGGAGCAGGTTTAGGCACTGGTGCGGGTTTAGGAGCGGGTTTAGGCGTGGGTTTAGGAGCGGGTTTAGGAGCAGGTTTAGGCGACGGAGAAGGATCATCCGGTCGTATTGGTGATATGTTCGTGTTCGGCAATGCAGGAAACAACAGATCTTCTTTCACGAGAGTTCCCACAGGGAATGACATTTATGAATACATAGTATTTTTTATTTGAGTCGTTCGATATTCACATGCACACCGAACACGGAATTTGTCGATACAAGACCATATACTCCATGTAATATATTCGACTCATACGTTGACTCGGAATACGTTCGAAAACAGGTCACTTGTATTTGTTGCCGAGTTCGTACGTTCCATCGGATCTCGGAATCAAACCCATAGACTTCAGACTACTCTCCGCGGTGAATCCTATTCTCTCTCCTCGTTTGTATTTTTGGAGTTCTTTTCGTGCAGTTGCAACGTCATGAAACGGACTCATCTTTACACGAGATGGTTTCAACGCATACGGTTTGTTCGCCATAAGTTCACATGATATTTTTTGTGGTTTCAATTAGATTGTCTCACCCACGTAGGGTCTTTCTCTCTGGTCTTAGGAGTTCCACGCCTTGTATCTACATCGACAAATTAATCATTTAAATAAACACTATTCGTAAATTCAAACGATCTATGGGATTTATTTACATGCTGACATCACCGAGTGATAAAAAATATGTGGGACAAACAATCAGAACTCTTGAAGAACGCCTTGATAAACATAAAAGACTGAATAGTCATTGTACAGCACTTAAAAATGCTATACAAAAATATGGATGGAATAATTTCATAGTAGATTACTATGAGTGTCCTGATGATGAACTGAACAAACACGAACGATGGCTCGTAGAGTTGATGGGAACATTGGCACCCGGTGGATACAATCTGAAAGAAGGTGGTGGAAGTCGTGGAAAAGCAAGTGAAGAAACAAAAAAAAAGATGAGTGAAGCACAATCGGGAGAAAATAATCCTATGTGGGGAATCCCTAAATCACAAGAGACAAAAGATAAACTAAGAGAAGCAAATTTAGGTGAAAAAAATCCTAATTATGGTAAAACAGGTGAAAATCATCATAATTACGGAAGGAAATGTGCACAAGAAACAAAGGATAAAATGAGTCTAGCACTTTCCGGTGAAAAAAATCCTAATTATGGTAAAACAGGTGAAAATCATCATAATTACGGAAGGAAATGTGCACAAGAAACAAAGGATAAAATGAGTCTAGCACTTTCCGGTGAAAAAAATCCTAATTATGGAAGGACGGGAGATAAACATCCCAATTCAAAACGAGTATATCAATATACTCTTGATGAAATATATATTGATGATTTCAGCACGTCAAAAGAAGCCGCACAAAAACTTGGACGAGAAGATGGTAGTGTTATAGCCAAATGTGCTCGTGGTAAAATATCAAAGGCTTATGGTTTCAAATGGTCATATGAATTAATTTGATTGTCTCACCCATGTAGGGTCTTTTTCTCTGGTCTTAGGAGTTCCACGGCGCGGATCTACATCCCATAAACTTCCGAACAAAGCGCTTGGCATCTCCTGCGTGCGTATAAATTCATCTAAAGTTCGCGGTAAATATCTATATTGAATCTCACGCGGTTTTCCGTAAGTCAATTCGTTCGTGACGACCAAGATGATTCCGGTGAAAAACATCATCAACACAAAAGACGTAAACGCTCCCATATTTATATATACAATAATAAAATATAAATATTGAGATATTTTTGTAAATCTTGTATTGACAAATTCCATGTTCAGTGTGCACGTAAATATACAGCGATCGCAAACTCTGACTCATGTCTCTGTTTTATTTTATTCTGGTACGACTTCCGAGTCATGTTCTGAGTTGATTCTGAAACACTCCGTATCGACAAATTCTCAGTTTGGTTTGCATGTAATTTTCGACAAAAAATAATTTGATAACATATAGATGAATCGTGTGGAAGTAGAGAACATCATGAGACCCGTTTTATATAATCTCGGTGTCGTCGGAAAACGCGGACCCGTCCCGTCGTGGGTTCTGCCGGCGACGATAGCTTGCACATGTTTGTTGGTTCTCATCTTGATTATCTTGGTCAAGATATACGAGAGTATCATATCAGGAAAATGTATTATGTGTGGGCAAAAACACGACACCTCGGGCGATAGATCGGTCAAATGATAAACGCCCAGGGTCAAATGACATCCACAGATCATTTCCAGGGTCAAATGATACCCACAGAACATTTCCAGGGTCAAATGACAAATAAATGACATTCGTCATATCGACAGGAAAAACAATTTAAGCAACCGTTTCCACACTAAAACTATCAATCCTTCGGGAATCCACCACCTGAACGCATAACTGAACGAACACAGACACAGACAAACACACACACAGACAAACTTCCCAAGCACAGATCACATCCAAACAACCAAACAAACAACCAAACAAACAAACAAACAAACAAACAACCAATATGCCCATCCAGACCGCTAAGAAGTTCTCTCCCTCTTCTATCTTCTTCGGGCAAGTCGAACGCAACAAGCTCGGTGGCAAATATGTTCCTCTTACTGACGCAACCAATGCCAAGACTCGTTTTACTCTACAGACACCTACTATGTCGCTTCCCTTCGGTATCTCTGCGTATCGTGAGAAGCCCGAAGCCGAGCCGGCGAGTTACAGCGCCGATCTCTCCTTCCGTGGCTATGAGTCCGACGAGAACATCCTAACTCTGTTTAATAAAATCACAGAGCTCGATAATCATCTCATCGATGCCGCCTATACCAACTCCGTTGCGTGGTTTGGCAAGCAAAAGTCTCGCGAACTACTCGAGGATACATATCGTCCTCTGACGAAGAAAGACCCCAGTGGCAAATATGCTCCCGTGATGAAGGTGAAAATTCCTATCCTGAACGGCAAGCCGAATGTTCAAGTATTCGATGTCGACAAGACTCCCATCACCATCGACGATGTCCCGAAAGGTTCAAGTGTCAAGGTGATCATGGAAGTAGCATCTGTGTGGTTTGTAGGGGGCACACAGTGGGGTATCACATTCCGTGCTCTACAGATTCTCGTGGTGTCGAAGCCAGCTCGTCTCAGCGAGTTTGCATTCACTGACGAGGATGACGAGGTTTCCAAGGCTCCACTCGAAGTCAGCGATGATGATGTATCCGTTGGCCAAAATTTCGATGATGACACATCGATTGCACATAAGTTCCTGTGATTATTTGATTAAGTAATTGTAAAATGATGTGAAAAAATATAATTGATTATCTTATATTATGGTGGAAATGACTCAACACTTTGTAACAATCAAGAGCTCGAACAGACTCAATTCGGCAAATACGACTCCAGCGAATTACACGGTCGATCTTCCACAAAGATACAGGAACATATGGAGTGCAATGTTGGTCATCGTTTTCTGTGATTATTTGATTAAGTAATTGTAAAATGATGTGAAAAAATATAATTGATTATCTTATATTATGGTGGAAACGACTCAACACTTTGTAACAATCGAGAGCTCGAACAGACTCAATTCGGCAAATACGACTCCAGCGAATTACACGGTCGATCTTCCACAAAGATACAGGAACATATGGAGTGCAATGTTGGTAAACATCGCATTGCCAGCAGTGAGTCCTCCTCAGAAATATGTTTATCTCGACATTGACAAACTTAACACTATCGATTCCACGTCACCATCGGGAGGTGTCAATTTCTCGCTCGCCAAAATCCCGATGTCGTTACCTGGTCAGGGGAATGTATATTATCTCGACACGTCGATCAACTCGTTCCCCAACATTCCGCTACAAAATCCGGTTGCAACTATCGATAAACTCAACGTGAAACTGAAAGACGCCAACGGAAATGTTCTGACGATTCCAGCGGGCAACGAACACTCGTTCATGATTCAACTTACATGCGGAGACTACATTCCACGAGGTGGTGGCAGCACGATAACACAACAAGGAAGAATTCTCGGTGGAACAAGATAACTGTCATTTGATCATATCAACAAATTATCAATTTAAATAAATACATATGTGTCAATTTAAATAAGTAATGGGTTTCATTTACACACTGACGTCACCGAGCATAAAAAAGTATATCGGTCAAACCACACGACCTATAGAAAAGCGATTCAAAGAGCATCAAGAAAAAGATAGCGAATGTTCAGCAATATCAAGATCCATACAAAAATATGGATGGGATAACTTCATAGTGGATTACTATGAATGTCCTGATGACGAATTAAACAAACACGAAAAATGGATGATCAAACTTATGAATTCGTTGTCTCCCAATGGATATAATCTTCGTGAAGGAGGTGGTAGTCATGGAAGAATGAGCGAAGAGTCAAAACAAAAGATGAGCATCTCTAAATCAGGTAAGAATAATCCAAATTTTGGTAAACCGAAATCACAATCAACAAAAGAAAAACTTAGTATAGCAATGTCAGGAAAAAATCATCCAAATTATGGAAAAAATCACACAATAGAGACAAGGAAAAAAATGAGTGAAACACAGATAGGCGAAAGAAATCATAATTTTGGGAAAAAAGCATCTCAAACAACAAAAGAAAAAATTAGTATTGCCGTGTCAGGCGAAAAAAATGGATTTTTTGGGAAAAATCACACACCAGAGTCAAGAACAAAAATGAGTGAATCTCATAAAGGAAAAAACTTAGGAGATAAACATTCTAACTCTAAAAGAGTATATAAATATGATTTAAATGGAAATTATATAACATCTTTTGGTTCGTGTGGAGAAGCCGGAAGAGATTGTGGTAAAAAACAAGGTAATTTAATTTCACAATGTGCTAATATTAATAATAAAAAAATAGATACTGCTTATGGTTTCAAATGGTCATATATAAAAATATAAAAAGAAAATGACCAAAAGAAAGAAAATGACCAAAAGAAAGAAAATGACCAAAAGAAAGAAAATGACACTATATTTATTTATAAAATCGATGAGTAATCTTTTTTATAATTTATAATTTATAATGTTTCGCATGACTTCCATCGTCGGTGAGAAAGCATACATCATAGTCGAAAAAGATTTTCAACGTAACAAATTCAACTTGACTCACGTAAAGAACAGTAAATCCGTCGATACGACTCCCATAATGTTCAAAGATCGTGATAGCGCCCAGTATTTTTCGGAAGTGTTAAGCGTTGCCATCGGTAGGACTTCCGAATGGAACGATTCCATAGAACTGAAAGACGACGAACTGACTATTGCTCCAGAATACAGAGATTACATGGCAGACGATGGTGTGGATTACGAATATGCGATCGTGATAGAAGTCGATTAACTTAAGTAAAATACCTACGAACATATCAGTTCGCATTGGATCGTAACGATAATGAAGCAAAACAAGGATCTGAAGAAGCAAAAAGAGGAGGAAGAATATAAATTCGAAGAAGAAGATGACATAGAGGAGTATCCTGTATTCGAAGATGATCCGGAGGTGTGGTTCGATTATTTAAGTGAGGAGCTCGCCACCGCATATCATGTTTTGCAAGATTGGTATCAATCTCAAGGTTTACCAATTCTCGACAGATGCACCTTTTCGGATTTCGTAGACTTCTGCTACAAATTTTCGTCCGGGCGAAAACCGATTTGCTGAAAATAATATTTGATTAACTTAATGAATGTAAAATGCGACTATCCCGGACCCGTCAGCAACATGATAGAGTGGAAAGGATTGTTATATTACAAACCAAAGAAAATCACGAATCACGTGTGGGTAGGCTCTGAAGCGACCGCGGCGAATCCGACATTCATGAAAAAAAACAACATAAAACTCGTGGTCAATTGTACGGCTGACATACCAAAATATTCGAACATTCCGATGTTACGAGTTCCCGTTCATGACGCGGCCTTCGACGCCAATAAAATGGCGAAGTATCTCGGAATTGCCAGCATGGCGATACGAGACGTCACGAGATACAAAGGTAACGTGTTGATTCATTGTAGGGCCGGACAAAATCGAAGCGCTACCGTGTGCGCGGCGTACATCATGACGATAAAAGGGATCACCGCGAGAGAAGCGATGGACATCGTCAGGAAACGAAAGTGCGAAACTTTTCGACCTTCGAATTTCACATCATCGCTCAAGACGTACGAAAAAAAACTCGTCGAAAACGGCGTCATAAAACCCAAGAAGAACGTCAAGAAAAATACTAAGAAGTAATTCCTAATCTTTGTCTTTCTGCTAGATAGTTCTCGGAGTATCGTATCTGTCTGATCAGTTCATGGATGTCTTTGCGAATCTTAGAAAGTATTCTAGAGTATTCTTTCTTTTTTTCAAAATTGCGACCTTTTTCTGCGATCATGAGTCTGTTTTCGAAATCTCGTTCGTCTTCTATGAGTCTTTCGAGTTCATCATACATGACAGATAAAATGACATCCGTTGAAATAGTATTCATATCGTCACGCGTTTATATTTATATAATTTTATTCTCGTGATGATTATACTTCACGATGACATTCTTCGACGACATCGTAAACATTACCAAGCACGCTCAGAATGTCAAACTCACCAAAGAACTCGAACGCGATGCCGATTCACTTACGAAGTTTATCGAGAAAAAAATTAAGGATTGTATTAGGAAGGAAGCTGAAAAAGGCGGTGACTTCATCGAGTTTGATCTCATTGGTATCGACACGAATTATAAATATTCCGTGGAAGAACTCATGTGGAAACGCATCATTCCTGATTTCGTCCCGGTTCAACACCGTCTCTTCGACAAAACGAAAAACATTCAAGATTCAGGACCTTTCGAAGGGTTCAAAATATCGAGTAATGATACTTCAGTGATCGTTATCTCCTGGACAACTCAAAGTGATGAAGATGTACATACTCCGATTCGTCAGCCTCAAACGAGTGCTTGTCCACCGACACCCATGAAACAATCATGCGCAACATATAGCCATGTTGGTCCCTACATTGCATACATGGGACCATATGATCAGAACACAATCAATAATTTTCCACAACATGATGGTGGTGTTCTAGATGGTAACGTAGAATATATATCTCATCTTCTCGAAGATCTCTTCCCAAATCTTATTGCGAATAATAAAGTAGAAAATCGCGTGAAACAATTTAACTAAAAGTATATTTGATTAATAATGGATGGCTCTAAGGAAACAATAAACATGCTTTCGGAATTACAATCATATATCGACACACCATATAATATAAAGAAGTTTATTCTGTAAATCATATGCATAAAACCGTAGAGTATTATTACAAAGATGGTCGACACGATATATTTGATAAATATTTCGCAGACAAAAGTGGTCGTATTATAAATAAGAAAACTTCTGTAGAAATGCCACAACGCAAAACAAAAGAAGGATACAAATCCGTCGGTCTGATCAACAATTGTGGAAAACTAAAAACGTTATTCGTCCATCGTATAATCGCTTCAACTTTTCTCGGTCGACCACCAACTCTCTTACATTCTCCGGATCACAAACACAGAGATCGTACGAACAATTCTCTTGATAATCTTACGTGGAAAGATCCAAAAGAGCAACGAGCAAATCAGGAACGTATAGAAACATATAATTCCGCTTTCGTTATTGTTCGCGATGGAGTTGAGAAAACCATAAACGAATGGTTAGAATATCTGAAAAATGAAAAGACATTGCGTGGAAATGCGTATACATATAGTGTCATACAACATTATGCCCAACGAAAGACAAACGGCTTTTCTTATAAAGTATTTGATGATCTTCCGGGTGAAATTTGGAAAGAAGTACCAGAATCTAAAAATCGTATAGGTCATTGGGAAATTTCAAATATGAAACGTGTTAAATATGTGACGAAATATGCAGCGAATGTTTTTGACATATCTAAGTTATCAACAATCAGTGGATATCCTTTGATCTTCATAAATGGAAGACAATGGCTTGTTCACATTGTGTGTTTCCAAACGTTTTATCCCAAAGAGTACGCTGCGATGAAACCAGATGATATGATCCTACATGAAGACGATGATCCGATGGATTTTCGTCCTGAAAAACTTCGTATTGGCACGAGGTCTCAAAATATGAAAGACTCATACGACAATGGTAAGCGTGATGGAACGAAATCCGCTCGTAAACCATGTATATCATATGTGGCCGGTGTGAGAGAAAAAGAACACATAAGTATTTCAGAAGCCGTGAAATATCTGAAAGAACATGATTGGCCAAAAGCAACATCTAGTGGTATCAGAGCCGGAATCGAAAACAATCGGAAAGCATATGATCGTATGTGGTATAAAATTGCGTGAAATAATTTATCTAAAAGTATTTTTGAATGACAATGGCGATTAATGGGAAGGAAAGTGTGAACATGCTTTCGGAATTTGCGAAACCACCGTTCTCGAAATTTAAAGGAGGAGAATATTCCGAAGTCGAAGGAATCGTAGAAGAAATTCTAGGACGCCTCGGGTGTCTGAGAAGAAATCAACGATGTGTGGAAATCGGAGCTTCCGATGGAATCGCGATTCCGAACACATTCAATCTCATGAAAAATCACGAGATGCATGTGTTGTACATCGAAACCGAATTCGACTCGAAGACGGACATTGCAGACATCGAGAAAGAATTCAGAGTAACCGTCGTGAAAACCGAATCGAAGAATGTAGAAAACGTAATGGAAGATCATGGTATGCCAAGAGAATTCGTTGTCATGAGCATCGATGCGAATGGATTGGAGTACGACATCTTCGAAAAGACGAAGTTCGAGCCTCTCATCGTCATCGTCCCTATCGATCCGAAGATTCTACCATCAGAACACAAAAACGCCAGTATCGGAGTACGTGCATCGTTCAAGACGATGAACGATCTGGCGGTGAAGAAAGGATATAGTATCGCTGCACATGTCGGACACTTCGTAGTATATATCAGAAACAATATGATAAAGAATTTGCGGTTGAAAGGATTTCACAAGCGTTCGACTGATCACTATTTCGATTGGTCATTTTTGAACAATTCTTAATAAAAACTTAAATGATATATAAACAAACTATTAAATGCAAATTCTTCTCATGCGCCATGGAGAGAAATACAAAAATGTTTTATCGATCGATGGTATCATACGTGCTAAAAATATGACCGAATACTTTCGTCACCATCGCCCGTTCGATGTTTCGTTTCCTACTCATGTGATCGCAATGAAACCAAAAAAGAAGACATCATCTACTCGATGTGTCGATACGGTTGCTCGTTTCGCCGAGGAGAACAAGCTACCATTGTACGTCATTTTCACGAGAGAAGATGTAAAACAGCTCGTGAGATTTATACGAAATTTACCGAAGCATTCTGTGCCACTCATTTGTTGGGAGCATCACTGGCTCGTGATCATATCGAGAGAATTAGGATTTCCTGTTTTGAACTGGAATGACACACCACTTACATTAAATGTCGATACGAAAGTATTCAACATATTATGGAAAATAACATCATGTGCGTTCGAAAGTTACAACACTTTTGATGTCAACAACGGCCATATCAGTTATTATTTTCATCCACTGAAACAAAAAATCATACGAACTTGTTCATGTACTCAATTTCTTCTTGGGTGAACTCTATATTGCTTGATAATTTCTGAAGAACGCGAATGTTTGCAAAGTTTCCGTAACGAGTGACCGCGATCACGAAACGAACCGCAAGAGAATCTAAAAATACTTTCGCTTTCTTCGCTTGGTCTTCGTTATCACAACGCACGAATGCTATCGATTGTGTCATTCCACACGAATCGATCCACGTTTCGTACGTGCTCGACAAACAAATGAACACCTTGACACCATCTTGATACTTGTGAGGACGAGACGACCATTTAGTCTGTCGTTTTGTATGAATAATCTTCCATGGGTATTCAGTTGTATATTCGTCTCTCAAAATAGATTTTTTCGTAGTAGCGTGTAAATCAGAAGAAGTTTCTATCGAAAACTTAATGTCGCCACTCGTCATTTTTCGTACGATATTCATAGCCATTTCCGTGCATAATAGCGGAATGAACCGCTCGTTATGCAATTGTACATAATCATCGAATAGATGCTTCCCGAATTTCCCAGTCACAAGAGTTTTATCACGAGGTGGCTCTTTGATACACACGAACCATGAGAATGAAGATCCCACTTTAGGAAACCATTTCTTGCTCGTTCCAACATCTAAACGAATCATGTTTATCTTCGTTAATTTCTGTGAAACTATATTTCGGTCGGATAACGACATCCACGATGTCGGACACAAAAACACGATAGCACCTCCATCGGTCAGCATGTCGATCGATTTCAAGATGAACTCCGGGAATATATTGTGATTTTTTGAAGCTCGTTTACCATCGGATATCTTTGCATATGGAGGATTTGCAATGATCAAATCGAACTTATTTTCAACTTCAAAGAAACTCTTGTCGAGAATCGTTGCTTCCGGAAGAAGCTGTCTTGCGATTCTCGTTCTTTCGTGATTTATGTCCAGTCCGACGAGTTCTGCGTTCATGTTTTTTACTTTGTCTCGTAAATATATCAGAAAGTTTCCCATACCAACACATGGGTCGAGAATTCTCATTCCATCTCGATATACTCTATCGGGGATAGCATCTACGATTTCATGAACGAGACCCATCGGTGTCGAAATATCGTTTCTACATGTAGCCGTAGTATCATTTGTCATATATGTTTCTATATCATTCATAATACAATTACGTATGTTCACTCTTTAAATTAATAATTCAAATTGTCGATACAACTATTAAGTCTCGAAAATCGGCATCGTCGTTATCATCGGTATCGTAAGACGTCCACTGCCACATATCGTTTGTAAATATTCGGACGTTCTGGGATCTTGCAATGAAGCATATAATACTTCTATATCATTACCAAATATTGCATACATACATGACTCGAAAAGAAATTTTGGATGATCAAATCGTGCATATTTTAGTTCATATTTATCACCCATCGTGACTCCTTTCGTTCTGCTTAGAAGTATGCATTTTCCAGAATGAAACATCTTCGTTTTGACGAACAATCGGCTTTCGCTAAAAACGACAGAATCTTGTTTAAACTCTCCCGTAAGAATGAAAGCAACATCTGCATCTACGGAACCAAATTTTCTCTGAAAGTCTCTCGCATTACCAGCACCTCCCACGAGTCGCAGATCATAATCACTAAATTTTTTTCTATTTTTTGTAATATTTTCGAGATTTTCTACTCGATCTGTAAGAATACCATTGAAATTATATCGAGTAATTGATCGTAGAGTATTTCTAACGACGATCAACGCGACTCCCGCCTGTGTATCTTTGAAGTTGTGATCTCGTATTATCTCGAAATGCTCGATGACCAGAGAAAAAAATAAAGATCTGAGTTTCGAACACCAATCTCCATTTTGAATCGTAGATGGCAGCACCATAGCAAGAACACCATCATCTGCAAGATGTTCTGTAATACATTTAAATGGTACTTCTATGTATAAATTAGAACTCGTCTTGTACATATGTGTATTAGGAGATTTCGTTAATTTCACAAATGGCGGATTTCCTACTATAAGATCAAATTTACCATCTTGTTTCCATTTCATGAAATCATGATGATGAATAGTAGCGTTCGGTACATTATCTCTGGCAACAGGAACGATGTCGTCGGTGAATTCTACACCGGTCAAAGTAGAATCGGGCCATTTTTCAAAACAATCATTCAGAAATTCTCCACTACCACATGTAGGATCGAGAATATTTCGTGGTCGTGAAGTAATTTTTGATAACAATATAGAACGTAAAGATCTAGGTGTGAAGAATATTCCCCTCTTCGCGCGTATTTTTCGTTCTATAGATTTCTGCAACATCAGGGATGACTCGAGAAATTCCATACTTGCACAATACACATTTTATCACGGAAATAAACGAAAAACTTAACAGCGTGTGTCACGCGATACTATGCTTGACACATTAGAACTATTCGCGGGAATCGGAGGAATTACATATGGATTACGAGGATTCGCAAAACCTGCAGCCTTCGTCGAATGGAATGAAGAAGCGAAAAATGTGCTGAAAAGACATAAAGTTCCAATTTTCGACGATGTAACGACATTCGACGCAACGCCTTTCAAAGACAAAGTTGACATGGTGTCCGCCGGATGGCCTTGCACTGGATTCAGCACTGCTGGTCATGGAACAGGATTTTCACATGAAGCATCAGGACTCTTCGTAGAAGTGGTTCGTGTGATAAAAGAATGTCAACCAAATTTCGTCTTCTTAGAAAATTCACACGTCCTCGCTCAGACACGTTTTCTAAAAGTAGTTTTGAGTTCTTTGGACGAACTCGGTTATGATGCCAGGTGGATGAGTTGTAAATCTACATGCGTCGGTGCAATTCACGAGCGACATAGATGGTTTTGTCTCGCAACGAAGAGAGGATTCGTACCTCCCACACTGACGAGCCAAGTGAAACACGAACGATTCGACTGGGACTTCGACGAACCTGCTAAACAAGTTCCGAAAAATACAGAGGAGAACAAGATGATGATTCGTCTGGCAGGCAACAGCGTCGTCCCGGACCAGATACGTTTCGTATTCAAAAAATTGTATTCTGGTTTCTCATCAATCGTCGATACGACATCCAATGATGTAGAAATCATACATTGGAATCCTCTGTTAGAAAATAACGGATTCGTAGGAAATATTCATCAAGTTAAGAAACAACGGATTTCTAATGGTTTTTGTATCGACGGACGGATTCACGAGAAACATGTAGTTATCACTCACAGAAATCCGATAAATAAAACACTGTACCCGAATCCTCTTCCCGATAATCACAAAGTAAAAGATCTGAAAAATGTAGTGACGAATAATGTCACAAAACGTTTTTGGAGCACTCCATGTCATACAGATTTTAGAAGAACGAGCCCAGTCGTGCTCACGAAGAGATTGCTCACGAATTTACCAGCTCAAGTTCGTTATGTAGAAGATTCTGTGCCAGGCTGGAGATTATCTGGCGAATGGTGCCTATGGCTCATGGGATATCATAAATCATATGTAACAGGATCTTAATATCCTATATAAATTATGTCGGTTCTTGGATTTTTCATAATATCTCGTATCGACAAAATAGCCTCGAAGTATCGATCGTCTCTGATCTTCAATGCCTTGTCGCTGCGATCATAGTCACCGATCGTAGGATTCACGCGGATCCACGAGATGTGATGTTTCGGAAACGCGAGGAGCAATTCGGTGCTCGCAAGATGCGTCCGAGCCTTGTCGCATCCGGACTCGTAATGTCTGTGTGCATTCTCGTCGACTTCCAGACACACCACGACGTTCGGAGTGATGATGATGCCATCGATGAACGCGTGGGACTTGTTTGTGTCGACGCATCTGTAATCGATGCGATATTCTCTCTGAGTCACAACGATGTCGTGCTTTTCGAGGAAACAGAAGAACGCGTGCTCGTCTTTCTTCCTCGGAAGACGACGAGACTCGTCCGGATCGCATGATAGGCAATACATCTTCCCGTATGTGAGTTGAGTTCTGACGGGACACGGAATGCCGTCGTATCCTGGACATATAGAACTGTTGATGTTGATCGCAGCATTCGGTTTTTCAGGACACTTCGAACACCATATCGGTTTTCCTCCAGGAAGTCCGAAATGTGGCTGAGCTTTTCCGCAAACACATTTAATTTTATTCTTGACGTCGATCGCATCATCCGGTTTTTCGGGACACTTCGAACACCACATTGGATTCTCGCCAGGAAGTCCAAAGACTGGATGAGCTTTTCCGCAAACACATTTAATTTTATTCTTGACGTCGATCGCATCATCCGGTTTTTCGGGACACTTCGAACACCACATTGGATTCTCGCCAGGAAGTCCAAAGACTGGATGAGCTTTTCCGCAAACACACTTTTTATTAATGATATTGATCGCATCTTTGAGTTTTTCGGGACACTTCGAACACCACATCGGTTTTCCTCCAGGAAGTCCGAAATGTGGACGAGATTTTCCGCAAACACATTTTTTATTAACGACATTGGACGCATCATCCGGTTTTTCGGGACACTTCGAACACCACATCGGTTTTCCTCCAGGAAGTCCGAAATGTGGCTGAGCTTTTCCGCAAACACATTTTTTTGCGTTGACATTGATCGCATCATCCGGTTTTTCGGGACACTTCGAACACCACATTGGTTTTTCACCAGAAAGCCCGAAATTTGGTCGAGATTTTCCGCAAACACATTTTTTATTAACGACATTGGACGCATCATCCGGTTTTTCGGGACATTTCGAACACCACATCGGTTTTCCTCCAGAAAGTCCGAAATGTGGACGATGTTTTCCACACTTGCATTTAGTAGACATATCATTGAAATACAGAATCTGGGTTCCTTAAATTAACCACAGCGTCGATATGGATCCATATCAACATATGTCATTCAAAAAAAGAACAAATAGCCAGCTAATGCAGCGACACCTGCAATAATTCCGTATTTTGTCGTCGGTGTGATTCCATGAAGCTCCTTATGTTGTGCAGCATATTCGAGTCCCTGAGTGCGTTTCATATGTCTCAGTTCTTGTTGCTGTTGTCTCATAGAAATTTTATGAGCTTTTGCTTCAGCTTGCAGACGACGCCTTTCTACCTTCGCTTCTCTGGTTCTCAAATTATCTTTCGTCCTCGGTGTGAAACTCATCGGATTACTTTGACGTGCTCGATCGTATGATATCGAAGATCTCGATGATCGAACGGGTGAACTTCTCGGCGATGGAGAACGTTGTCTCGGTGATGATGAACGTCTGACGGATTTAGACGAACCTTTCCACTCGACCATCGACATTTATCATATAAAAATATTATAATTCAAATGATATAGGTTTTCGTTTGTATGTATGCGCGTCGAAATTGATGAAGAAATCACGACCGTTTTTCGTAGATATCTTTCGAAGTTTTTGCACAGAAATCTCGGACACGTCTGATAACTCGTACCAATTATAAAACGTATCTGTTTTTCCATGTATCGACACGATGATCTTTCGGTTCTTTAGAATGTTCCACGAAATCTTCGTCAATCCTAAGTCGAGGATGGCTCTGGCTATTTTTCGTCCTGGTGTTCTTTGTGAAAACAATGTATAATGTATACCGGACCATGATAAGTACATTCCAGGAAGACCCGGGGTATCATCGGAAATAGAAATGCCACCATCGTTCAATCCAATGCTTGTTTTGACACCATTATGTTCGAAAACGTATTCTCTTCTGTTATAACTCCAACCCGGAGTATGAGTCCATCCGGGACCGATTCGTAGTTCGAAAAACGCCTTGATATCATCATATGTCATATTGGGTTGATCGCATTTAAGTTTGTATGCGTCGTTTATCGCTCTCATCAGTGGTGATTTTGGTGCATGCGAATCGATGTCGATCTCGTGAGACGAGAATATAACATTAAATTCACACTTATCCATTGAAACTTCCAACTCGACGACGAGAACGATGATATCATCTAGTACTTTCGTTGTCAGTTGAAGAATGTTTCTATTCAGCCCAATATTCCACTCGTGAAATATACTCTTAAGATCACTCAATTTAAATTGTTGCATCACATTTTTGATCGAATGATGTATCCACCTAAGTCCCGAAAAAAACCTGTAAAAACATGCCATGCGTCCGAACCATAGATTATTCATTTTCTTTTCGAAAATAATCTTATAAGTCTCTTGTTTCAACTCATTGAGGATCGTATTATCGCCAATAGCTATCGACAAATTAGCAGCGTTTGAAATGTCGAGATTATCGACGATGACTCGTAGAACGTCATGAGGAAGATGATTCATCGTGTATAATTTCAGTATAATTGGTATACTTGTGAACGAGTGTGTTTATTAAATAAAGTGTCGATACATAAATGACAAATGACACTCACAATGTATAAAATCACCGAAACATGTAAAATCATATATTTTAATGATGTTGTCGTTAAAAAATATTGCACTTGCTGAGTTTTGGAAACAAAATCTTCCGTTCGAAGAGAAATCAAGATTGTATTACGAAAAATTTCCACATCGTATTGACGACAAAGATGATTATCTACCGGACGATTTCGGATACCGCAAAAAAACGCTCACATATTTCCATAACGATGGACGCGTATCTGTGAACGATGATTACACTATTGATTCGAACAGACTGATTGAGCGCGTAGATGATGGAAAAGTGCTTGCGCCTTATTTTGTGAACGATATACTGGTCACTCATGTTAGAGAATACGGCGGGTTACTATATGATTACAGTATCAGTCGCGCTATGCTCTCAACGTTTTTTGGTCTTCCTTCAGAACTGACATACACCGCTATCAAAAATATAGCTCTTGATTTACGTCAGACACCATTAAACATTATTGACACATACAATTTACATGTGAACGTGCGTGATACGATGACGTCAGGCGTTGATGATCAACACAGATACTATCATCTGACTCGAATTGCTACAATTTTCATCAATGATGATCTCGATGTGATCATAGAGTACAAAAGGTCTCACGCATTCAACAGAAACGAGGCCCCGTATATATTTAATCGTAAAGTAAAGTATTTTGACGAACACATGACGATAACGAGATCTGATAAAAAAACATCGGAAAATTTAAAAAAAGTCAATGACTCGATTATATTTGATACACTCACCATATATCAGTGCGATTTCGCAGAATTGAAGAAACAGATTGAGATAGCCGAAGTCGAAGCACTCAAAACTCGCATGATGAGATTCATATTGTAAAAATTTTTAAAATTTTTGTCATTTGTAAAAGAAACAAATGACACGCGTGTAATGTATAAATATTCATCATCTTTGATCTATATCAAAAATGATTTTTACACAACTACCAACCGAGATACTACACATCATCTACAAAAAAGCTGTCAAATTGCGTCACGAACAAAAAATGATATGGCTATGTACTTATAGTGCGATCAGAGACGTAGCGTCGTCATTAGATAGAACTACTCAGATCGAACACGAGACATTTAAAAAATACTCGATAACATCATCTGGTGTGATTGATACGATCGAGATGATTGATGATGATGAATATACGTATGCGATTTTGAGACGCGTCGTCACGATACATGCTCATATTGATATCGTGATCGAGTATCGCCGCTGTCACGCATATAAGTTAAAAAGTAAAAGATATGCAGCACATCGCAAACTTACATATGTTGATACCGTAAAAATATATCGTGTCGATCAAAAACCATCACAAACTCTCGAAAAAATGAGTGAGAGTATAAAATACTATAATACTCTTGACATACGTGCTCGTGATGTGCGCGCTATGATGTCGTAATTTTACGTAAATAAGATATTGCATTTGATAATCAAAAATATTCTCACGAACAAGTATTTAATAATTTTTAATAATTAGATGTTTCGTATTTATTTCATCTCCGACTCTTCCCGAATGTAATTTGAATCGATATTTTTTGTCATACTCGTCAACGATGTACCCGTCATATAGATCTCTGATGAAATCGGTCGCACCGATGATCATCAAACACTTATTCTTGGTCGACTTGAAATGATTCGCGAGTCTGATATGTTCTTCTTTTCCGAAAGAACAATATCCATAATCGGTAAAAACAGAATCATATGGTGGATCGAGAAATACAAAGTTGTCTATATCGTTATATGTTTCGAAGATGTAATCGAATGACTTTTCGAGGATGGTCGTATCTTTGAGAAGAATATGATACTTTTCATCGAGTATATCTTCGAAATTATACGTCTTGTATCGACCAAATGGCACATTGAAACCACCATTTCTGTTGTATCTCATCATCCCACGGAAACATGTCTTACGAAGATAATAAAAACGATTCGCAACACCGACATAATCTTCTGGTCTCCAGTTTCGCACTTCATAATATGTTTTTTCGTCGTTTGCATGAGTTTTCATGAAATCGTATATTTCTCGGGATCTTCCATCGGCAATCGCGCGATATAATGCTATGAGTTCCGTGTGAACATCTGATATCACTCTGTTTTCGAATCGTTCGCCAACATGAAAAAACGTAGCAGCTCCACCTGCAAACGGTTCGATAAATGTCGAACAATCAGATGGAATATATTCTTCGAATCGTTTCAGCTCGTCGGATTTACCTCCCGACCACTTAACGATCGGCTTCATTGATGATACTATGAAGATCAATGTTCTTTTAAATTAATAACATTGTCATTTGTCATTTGTATGTATCGACAAACTATGATATTTAAGCAGTGTAAACATCATTTTTCATATAAATCATAAATCACACAATATGAACACTCTCACCGCCGATACCATAGAAGTGATCTCAAAATTCCTTACACCACGAGATGTTGCCAATGTTTCGATGGTGAATATAGACATGAATTCTATGTCGAAGAACGTCGTGGAAGAAAAACGGCTGGAAAATTTTGGTTCGAAAGTCGAACATGCGTTTCGTATCGTGAACGACGCACGAATGTTCGTCAACGATGAGATTGCAGATCATGCATGGCAGGCCGAGGAGTATTTCGTCAGATGCGAAATAATGGATAACACGCTTGAAAAATTCTTGAAATATGTAGATCCTATCTGGAAAATTCCAGAGGCATATGATCAGATGTATCCATCATACGATGATTTTGATCCACATATGATGATCGAGTCTACGATCGAGCCGTTCACGTTTCAAATACTCATCACCGCCGGTATTTGTGGTATGTCACAAAAACCATTCTATAACTGGCTCGGTGTGAATATAAAGACATTGAGCGTCTTCACGGACGAATATCTCATCGAGTGGTGTCAAGAAAACAAACAACAAACCACGACCATATTTTATCCACACGACAATTCGACACGACAACATAAACACGATATCAAAGATGCTCTGATGCGTTTCGATATCATGGAGATGACACCTAAGGTTTGGAATGACGACAGTGATAGCGATGACAGTGATGATTGGCCTGAAGAAGATATCTGGCCATATCCCATCAGATATTTACTTCGAAAAGTTTCATCAGTAGACGAAATGATAAGGAAAGAAGATCCTAATTACAGATATTTCTTGAAAATACAAGAAATTGTTCGAAAAATATTTATAGACATTCCGTCTCATCCGATCGATAAAATCATATACGCTGCCGATCGAGCAATATCCGTACATCTCAATCGCTATCAAAGCTTCGCAAGAAGTAGCGAAGAAGGATGGATTCACGCTCGTGAATATCCAATATGGCTCGACCATGACTTTGATGAATTCAGAATGAACGTAGTTGACGCCGCGAAGAACATTCTACACGACTGGACCTTCGAAAACAAAGATGAGTTTTCTACATACGATTATTTTTTCACCAAGAATATAAATGGATGCAATCTCAAAGTTACTATGTTTCATGCACACGATGTGTTTTGTGGTTTCGGTTGGCACATCAGTGGTGAAAAATTCAGAATCAATTTGGATATTCTGAAGAGAAGATACAAATTACATATTTATACTTCCGAAGAAGTATCTCCAGACACTCGTGATCAAATACGTATTGCAAGAAAGCTTCTCGAGGAATCAGGATTCACAGAATCACAATTGTTCTTATCTCGGCATTACGACGATATTTGTGGTTGCAATCCGATATTCGGGGTGTCATATAGCGACAGCGATGATGATAGCTATGATAGTGATGACTATGATAGCGACGAAAGTGACAACGAATAACTTAAGATTGTAAAAGTATACATTCTAATGGAAAAACACTCGAAGATATACGTGGCAGGTCACACAGGAATGGTCGGAAGCGCTCTTATGAGACTCTTGCAAAAAGAAGGATATATGAACATCGTCACTCGAACGTCAAAAGATCTCGACCTGACAAACCAACGAGAAGTGAACGCGTTTTTCGAGATCGAACTACCAGAATACGTATTTCTCGCGGCTGCAAAAGTAGGAGGTATTCACGCGAACAACTCCTTCGGGGGCGATTTTATTCACGATAATCTGATGATTCAGACGAATGTCATTCATGCGTCCAAAATGTTCGGAGTGAAAAAACTCGTGTTTCTCGGTAGCAGTTGCATTTACCCAAAAGAAGCTCAAAATCCTATCAAGGAAGAATATCTGATGACAGGATTTCTCGAACCCACTAACAAACCATACGCGATAGCGAAAATCGCCGGAATCGAGATGTGTGATGCTTACAGAAAACAATATGGATGTAATTTCGTCTCGGTGATGCCAACGAATCTCAGCGGACCAAATGACCGATACGATCTTAATAACGGTCACGTGTTCCCGGTTCTGATCAGAAAATTCTGCGAAGCGAAAGTTCACAATGTTCCAAGCGTTAAGTTATGGGGAACAGGAATCGCAAGACGAGAATTTCTTCACGTAGACGATCTCGCGAGAGGTATCTTCGTTGTCATGGAAAAATACAACGAACCAGGGCCCATAAACATCGGATATAGTTCCGACATATCTATTTCAGAACTCGCCGAAATTATACGAGAAATCGTCGGATATAACGGCACGATTATTTACGACACGTCGATGCCCGATGGAACTCTCAGAAAACTCATCGACTCGACCAAAATTCACGCGCTCGGATGGAAACCTGAGATCTCTCTGATAGATAACATCAAGATGTGCGTGAACGATTTCATGGAAAATTATAATCGGTATGTTCATGACGAGCAGAATCGAAATCACTGAAGATAATAAATCGAAGATTCAAAATGACTTTGTATCTAAACTTATGAAAATCATCGAACAAGAACTCGACGCCATGACGAAAAAATATTCTGGCTTAGGTCCCGGAAGACAGACGAATTTCAAGAAAGCGCTATCGAGAGCTCTCGAAGAAACTCCCGTGAACACGGCAGTGAACACGCATATACCTTCACACGTCGAAGCTTCTCTGAAACAATTTAGATTTTCCGTGGAGAATGCTGACACTATATTGTCTCTGATCTCACTCCCGGAAAATTCGACGATCGAGTGGTGGAAAAATTACAATTACGCGGAATATCTCAAAGATGGACGCGGATGGACGGTAACACTATACGGCGCGTGTTCCGGAACTGGCGATCTGCTCATGATCCTCGAAGCATTGCAGAAAATAAATCCGAAGCACCCGCTCGTGAAATTCATTCCCGCTATGAGGAAAACGAAAGGTGACGACATCAGAGGCCTCGAAAATCTTGGGAAAGTAATCAACGGCCTCGGTGACGATAAAGAATGGCAAGAAGCCGTCTGGGAGATATACATCAAACTATACTGGACTTTTGCTACCGATTTTGCAGACAAGAAAAATAGCGCGAAGAATCGCTCAGGTCCCATTCTGACAAGCACACTTACACGTGGGTTCATGGTAGACGTGTCACTCAACCACGGTGCGAATATAGAATCCTTCGAACCGATTCTGAAGAACATGAAAAATCGCAATGAGAAAGACGAAGGAAAGTGGTTCCTCGATTTCTGCGAGGCACGTAGAAAACTACTCAAATCAGGATTTCAACAACTCGACACAAGCAAAACGGGAGATCGCTGCACCTTGTGGGCGAATATTTTCAAATCCGGGAATGTTGGATTGAAACGTCCGATCACATGTTATTCAGGGTATTGGGGAAAAAATTTCGTCATTGCATAATTGTATATGTCCATCGAGCAAGATCAGGAATAAATTCGGTCGACCATTTATAATCATATGCAGATGGTCTTTCGCCACGTGCACATGCTGCAATATATCCATGGGATTTTCCTACAGATCGTCCTGCTTCGCTATAACTTCCGAATGAACGAATGTATTTTCCTTCTAAATCATATTGATACACTCTTTTCGAGTTATGATGTTTTTCGCCTAATTGAGTTTCACTCTGTTTCTTCTTCGTCTCTTCGCTGTGTTGTTTGCCAAACATATTATTTTTTTCACCTATCTTTGCATCGCTCTGTTTCTTCTTCGTCTCATCAGTACGAGATTTTCCATAATTAGGACTTTTTTCACCCGTTTTCCCGAACATAGGATTTTTTTCACCCCTAATCGCTTCGCTATTTTTTTTCTTTGTTTCCTCGCTATGTTGTTTCCCATAAAAGGGATTTTTTTCACCAGTGTTTGCTTCGCTGAGTTTTTTCTTCGTTTCCTCACTCAGACTACCATAACAACCACCACCTTTCCGAAGATTATATCCTTCTGGCGACAACGTTTCGAGCTCTTCAATGAGGATCATCTCTATATATGCGAGATCCCATTCGTCACACCACTCGAACCATTCTATGTCGAATGCATCGACTCCGTATTTTTGTATGGCGTTTCGAAGTTTCACACATTCACTACTTGGTTTACAATGTTGACGAATTCTTTGTTGAATTTCCTGTGTCGTCACACCTACATACTGATATCCGGATGTTCGGAGAGTCCATATGTAAAAATACGCGTAATTGCCCATCGATCGTTTGAATTCAAATGATGATATGTATTTAAATGAGTATGTGTCGATACGAGTGTCATTTGTCATTTTTAATGTATTATAAATATCCGATCAAAAACACATTTCTCAAACACAATAATGTTCAAGAAATTGTTCGCGTGCTTCACCGGCGACAACAATAATAATATCAAGAAATTCATAGGAAAAGGATCCTATGGAACTATAGTATCTTCATACGATAAAAACGGCCAAAAAATCGCGATAAAACACGCACACTCCGACGTGTATTCGAAGTCCCTTCTGTTGAAGGAATATCGAATGCTGAAAATGCTCGATCATCCGAACATTGTAAAGCCTATGAGATTGCACGTGGAGGAAATCACGTCTGTGATTCTTCCCTTTTTCGATGCAGGAGTATATATGGTGCTTCCATATTACAAATCAGATCTTCTCGACTTCGTGAACGATAATGGAAATCTCGACGAGCACGAAGTGAAATTGTTCATAAAGGCGATCGCGTCCGCACTGAAACATGCACACGATAAGAATATCGTGCATCTCGATATCAAACCTGATAACATTCTTCTGATGAACCACGATATTTCCGAGTGTGTGCTCTCCGACTGGGGAGCATCTAATTTCGTTCACGACATAAAACCTTCGATCGTCTGTGGTTCCGAAGGATATTGCGCGCCGGAACTATATTCGAACATAATGAACAAAACGAAGAATTCGATCGGAAAACCGGCGGATGTGTATTCTCTCGGTGTGACTGTTCACGTCTTGATGACGTCTAAAAGAATTTCGGATGCCACACAAGACATAGAGAATTTACAGTGTTCTGATTCGCTTAAGAATCTTCTGACCGGGATGCTCGAAATCGATCCAGAAAAAAGAATGACGATCGACGATGTTCTGAGTCATTCGTTCGTTCAGAACGTGTAGTCATAATCGTATTCGTGGAAATTTCTTTTGCTGATTTTTTGAAACTTGTATTTTGCAACTTCGTCCTTGTAAAGAATCTTATACTCGTTTCCATGCGGAATCGTCTCCACAGAGTTTATGTGTTGTTGCACTTGCCATATCGGACCGAAAAACAATCGTATCTTCCAGGAGTATTCTCCGCCTGGAATTTTGACGCTCGTGTTGACCATGGACCCTATTTGCTGACTTATGCTCCACGTGTTCACGTTCTTGAACTTCTTAAAATTATATTTCGGCGGAAACATGATCGCGCCTCTCGGCCAATCGATCAATGAGATACCCATCGATGTATCGGGATCCTTCGCGAACACGATTCCGTTCGTGACATTCGCGTCGTACATCTTGTCACCCATCAACTTCCACGTGTTCTTATTTCGTACGAGATGGATCATGATGTCGCTCAAGAACGTTCCGGCAACTACCTCGACGATTCCATGCGAATGCTTCGCTGGAATGTTTATCTTTACATAGTAGTCGACTATTCCGTCGTCCACGATACTGATTTTCTTCGTGTGAACTACGTCCGAAACAAAACCCGTATTTAAATTTATTTTTCCAGCTATAATTTCTTCGTTCAATACTACATCTCGTGATAACTCGCCTGGAGTTCTCTCCGACACAAGTTTCGTAGTTATGAGAATCGAACGATCATCCGCAGCAACATCTGAAATCTCGTCCGCGACCCTGACGTCTCTGTTTCCGAGCTCTGTAATTTTTCGTTGCTGCGCTATCTCTCCGGTATGCAAATCGAACACAGCGTTCGTTCCCAATCCACTTATAGGATACAACGACGGAGCCACGAAATTCACATTATTGTATGATATTTTGAATACAGCACCGTTCATGTGTTCCGCGAAATCTATGATAGCCATCGATTTGTCGACCGGGACGTTCATCGAAAACGTGTTGCATGTATACACGGAATTTCCACTCTTGAAAATTCTCGGTGTGAATACATCTGTTTTCTTGAATGTCTTATTCGGTCGATCGATAGTTGGCCCTGAAGATGTAACTATCTTTATCACGTTGATAGTCGAACCCGACTGGATGTTCAATATCTCATTCATATGATATCAAAATAAAATATTATGATCACTATAAGCAGTGTGCCATGAACTCGATAATCATCGTGATCATCATCGCAGTGATGATAGCCATGTATATGTTTTATACGAAACGAACGAACATAGATGCCGAGAACGAATGGTTTCCGCCTGTAAAAAATAACATCGGTGTAGGTGATATAAATTATTATAAACGGAAATTTGGAGACGTCGATAATTAAATGTTCGTATCATCCGTATCGACGTTTTATCAATTTAAGATTATTCTGAAATATACGACAAATGTTTAAACGGTGTCTTTCGACGTCATTCGAAAAGTTTCTCAGAGATCTCAAAAATGTTCGCGATAAGGCTGAACAGCTGTTGGTGACAAATGACATCTATTGTGTCGTTTGTCATCTATATGGGTCATATCGACATAATTATTAATTTAACAAACACAAACCATAACATTTCAACAATGGAATGAAATGTCCTCGAAAAATGTCAAAGAAACCGCAAAATTCGTTGCTCCCGGAAGAGCTCGAAAAATCCTCGGAATCAGTGATGCCACCCTCAGACGATGGGCGGAAACGAAGAAAATCGAAAGCTTCATCACACCTTCTGGAAGAAGACTCTATAATGTCGAAAATCTTTTCGGCGTCGTTCGTCCTCCAACTGATGACGCGATTATTCCTCGAGGATCGAAGTCGTTTTTGTATGCTCGTGTCTCTTCTTCGAAGCAGAGAGATGACCTTCAAAGACAAATCGATTTCCTCAAAGAAAAACATCCAGACTTTGAAGTTGTCTCAGACATCGCAAGTGGTATCAACTGGCAACGTAAAGGCCTCCGGAAGCTCTTGGATCTCTCGAGTGCCGGAGGTGTCGAACGAATTGTCGTGGCGGAGCGTGATCGACTCTGCAGATTTGCATTCGAGCTCGTCGAATATGTCTTCAGTATCAATGGCACCATCGTCGAAGTTGTCGGATCTGAGGAATCTTCTCCAGAACAAGAACTCCAAGAAGACCTCCTCAGCATTGTCCAAGTGTTCTGCTGTCGAAGAAATGGAAAAAGACGATACAAAGGGAAGAAAAAAGACGAAAATCCCGAAGAATCATGTGATCGCAACTCGAATCATAAAGATTCGTCCGACAAAATCACAGAAACAACAGATTGACAAGATTGCAGGAGTTGTTCGATTTTGCTATAACGCATCGATCAATGAAATAAACAAAATGCGTTGTCATGAAATTTCATGGCCATCCGGGAAACTCGATCAACATCTGAGAAACAAATTTTCGATCGGGAAACACAATGATATCGAACAATACATTTCGATTCATGGAAATAACATCGAACCCGAACAGATCATCGAGACAACGAAGATGAACACGGAAACAAGGAAAAAGGAACCTTCGAGACGTTATATCAATCCGTTTTTCCTCGGAAAACTCTGGTTGTCTGAGTGTCCCAAGGATTTTAGAGCGAGAGCAACCTTCAAAGCTGCAGATGCCTATAAAACTTCTCTGACGTTGTGGAGAAAAGGACTCATTCGATCATTCGAGATGAAGTTCTCTACGAAGAGACGAGAACTAGACCGTGGTTATTGTTTCGGAATCGAGAAGAAAGTGAAGTTCGAAGATACAGGTCTCAAAAAACGTGATGGTAAGTTAATAATAACCGGAATAGATGGAGACATCAGATTTTTCGAAAAACCTCCGATCAATAAAGAACCCGTAGCAGGATGCGAACTATCGAAAGATAGTTGTGGAGATTATTATCTTCATGTTCCTATCTTTCGAAAGAAGAAAGAACGGAAAGGAGACAACTTCGTAGCTATTGACCCCGGAGGCGTTGTTCCGTGGGCCTTCTATGCTTCGAAGGGAGAATCGGGATGTTTGGGAACTGAGATGAATGAGAGAATGTCGAATGTGTCGAAGAAGATATCAACGATTGATAAGAAACTTTCTGGACAACCTAAAGGCGATAAAAATTCGAACGATGTTATCGAGCGCCGAAAACTTTTTAGGAAGAAGAAACGCATTCGAGATCATGAACATTACAGAGTCATCAACTTTCTTACGGATCGTTATGACGGAATCATTTTACCAAAACTAAAAACGAAGAACATTTCGAAGGCGCTGAAATCCAAGGCGAACCACGACATGTTCGATATCAGTCATTATACTTTTCTGAGACGTGTCGGAGAGCGTTGTATCGAAAGTGATACGATTCTCGAACATCCCGGAGAGCAATGGACTTCGAAAACATGTGGAAGATGTGGAAAGTCGAATCTTCCAGGGAGAGAACGTCGAGGAACTTTCAGAGAGTATAAATGTCTTTATTGCGGATTGCATGCGCATCGAGATGTCCATGCGGCTCGCAATATTTTCATGAAATGGTATATCGAACTGAAAAAATAATATAAATCATCGGGTTAGTCAAGTGCTCCGAGAGGAGACAATCCCTTACATTGTGGAAAATGAAAGTATTTCGATACTTTTAATTACCATTTGATGTATAAAATGAACGGTAGCGCAATATGCGAAATACGATATGAACGTCGTGTATCCATCATCGGACGATGATGATACTATTTTCGAATGTTGGTTCGATACATTCGATATCAACAAATGCGTCATCGAACAATTGCAAGATCTGACATCATCATTCGACGTGGTCTTGATCGAAGAATTCGACGGAAAAACTCACGAATGGATCCAAAGATGGAAAATACAACTTCCATTTTATCCATATTGCCATTGGATTCTGTCGACGAGCATATACAAAATGAGTTACACGATAATCGTTTTTTCTTTCGACTCACTGCGATGCGATATAGAAAACACATGGATAGAAATACGATTAGATAATCTGAAAATGATCGTCGAAAATAACTCGATTATCATCGAAGATGACGCATTCGCGAGAAGTATCATTGCAGATATAACAAAAATGGTCGAAAAAATAAAAAAAAAACAGAAAACGACGAGAAAAACTGAACAAACAGCTTATAGAATCGATACTCAAAGAAGACATCGTTTCAGTGAAACGACTCGTAGAATCAGGTGCCGACGTCAACAACGACGAACGTGAACCTATACGATATGCACTCGACCTCAAAAATATGAAGATAGCTCGAATTTTGATACGAGCCGGTGCGGATATACACAAAAAAAACAGACAAAAACAAACGTTATTGCACAATATGGCCGACAACGGATGTCACGAGGGTGTGAAACTTTTGTTAGAATACGACGTTGATGTGAACGCTCAAGATATGTACGGAGACACACCATTTCTTCGTGCGTTATTTCATGATTATATAGACATCGGAATCACGTTGATTCAAGCGGGAGCGGATATCACGATTCGCGATAACGCGGGAATGTCTGCACTTTCATTGATCGAAAAACCTCAACGACGATTTCTGCGTCATATAGCGTTGTTGTATAAAAATAAATAAGTATATATATCATGTGTAGCGGAATCCGAATAATAGCAAAGGATGGGACGGTCGTCGTCGGACGAACTCTAGAATTCGGAGAAAACATTTTGAAATTCAAGAAGTTCGTTAACGGGAACATCCGAGGAATATCGACTCCCGATGGAAAATTACTCGACGGTATGAACGAACACGGACTCGTCATATTCGTATTTTACTTCAAGAATTACGCCAAATATGGAAATCCTTCACCAAAAAAAATTAACATAAAACCTACAGAAGTTGCTCTGTATTTACTCCAGAAAGCGAAAAACGTTGCAGACGTCGAGACGATCGCGAAAACTCTGAACGTGACGAACGAATCATACCCCCCATTCACAGAAACTCCACCGATGCATTTTATAGCAGTCGACGCAACTGGAAAGTCTATAGTGCTCGAACCGCTTGGAAATGGCGAGTTAACCGTGTTTGATAATCCGATGGGAATCATGACAAACAGCCCGACATTCCCTGAACACATGGAATCCGCAAAGAAAGCTCTCGAACACCTCAGTCCTCTCAGCGATCCGAACGCTGCTTCACAAGGAACGGGCGCTCTCGGCCTTCCAGGTGATTTTTCGAGCGCATCACGATTTATACGTCTCGCATTCTTCTCGGAAACTCTCGAAACACCATGTACTGCAAAAGGAGCCGAGAATGCTTTATTTCACGTGTTGAATAATTTTGATATACCAAAGGGAGTTGTTGCTTCGATCGATATGAAAACCGGGAAGCATAGTTACGAGAAGACGATCTACACGGTCGTTTATAATTTGAAATCGAGAGACATTTCGTTCAAATACTATGCAGATCAAACCATACAAAAATTGTAAATGACAAATGACAATTTATTCGTATCGACAATTTATATGTTTAAAGATAATATACTTTATGTATCTTTAAATGAAAACCGTAGAGTACTATGGTGCCAACGGAACACACGAAACATATGACAAGTACACGGTTGATGATATCGGTGTGATTAGAAACAAGAAAACAAACGAAGAGAAATCACAACACACGACAAAAGATGGATACAAAATTCTCGGATTGTTCGACAACAATGGGAAACAAAAAACACTGAAGGTGCATCGTATCGTCGCATCAACGTTTCTCGGACGTCCTCCGACTCCTGCACACACTCCGGATCATAAAAATCGTATCAGATCTGATAATACTCTCGACAACATTCGGTGGAAAGATCCGTCGGAACAAAATACGAATCGTGAAATGCCAGAAACGTTACGTTCGGCGTTTATCGTCGTTCGTGATGGAGTCGAGATGACCGTTAAAGAGTGGATTGATTATCTCAAAGACGAAAAAACTAACTCAGGAAAAAAATATACAAACGGTGTCATACAATATTTCGCTCAACGAAAACGATATGGATTTTCGTATAAGGTATTCGACGATCTCCCGGGAGAACAATGGAAAGAAGTCATCGGTTCTAAAAAATGGGAAGTGTCGAACAAATTACGTATGAAGTATAAAACGAAATACGCAGAGAACGTTCTCGACGTGACGCAGATTTCTACACGTAATGGTTATCCAAAGATAAGTATCAATGGAAAAGAACATTATGTTCACATCGTGTGCTTTCAGGCGTTCAATCCTGAAGCATATGCAAATATGAAACCGGGGGAACTCGTACGACACGAAAAAGACGATCGTCTAGACTTCCAACCAGAGAAACTTCTGGTCGGAACAAAGTCTCAAAATGGTTTCGATGCGCACGATAATGGAAAGTTCGACGGCACGAATTCGGCGCGGAAACCTTGTGTGTCATACATCGAAGGTGTGAAAGAAAAAGAACATATCAGTCTCTCAGATGCAGTTCGATATCTACGAGAAAATGACTGGCCAAAGGCAATTCGTAGTAGTATTCGCGATGCTCTGAACGGTAAACGTAAAAATGGTCAACGTAAAACCGCATACGGTCGCACGTGGACATAATAATAATATTTCATATATATATAATGTCAACAACACCCGAGAGAGAAATTGCGTATCCTTTATCACCATACCGCTCAGGTCAGAATGAATCTCATGATGTCCCTGTGTTGGCGAAACCTATGAAGAGTATGGGGATTCCCGAGGCGAATAAAATCTCTGATGTAAAATCGTCAGATATTACATTCACTGCATCAGAGTTCGGGAAGAAGATCGGTGGAGGCAACTACGGACTTGCATATGCAGCGAAAGTCACTCCTGCGCTCATGGAACAAATCAAGATTGGGCTGGATGGTGGTAGTGGAAAGGTGTTCAAGGAACTCCCTAAGCTCGGTTCTTTTGTGGTCATGAAAGTTGCAAAGCAACAACCCAACCAGACAGACGAAAAGTTCTTCAAGAGTTCTACACGAGAAAATGTCGTTCACAAAGAACTGTCTGTTGGACACTGCTACAAAATCCCCGATGCATCAAAGGGGACGTGTATATCTGAATACGTTCCCAAATTTTATGTGAGTTACATCATCGGAAAACGTAAGAGGCACATGTGTATCACGATCATGGGTTTCGCAGGAAGAATGTCGTTGGTTGAGTATTCTAAAGATCTTCAGTTTTCCCACTGGCAATCTCCACAAAGGGGAGATCCTTACGCAAAGTTCTACGTGCAGTTAGAAAAAGCCCTCTGCAGTTTGTGGCTCGCTGGATATGTCCACTTAGATCTTCACAGAGAAAATATTATGGTATCAAAAGATGGAAAGGTAAAGATCATCGATTTTGGATTTGCATTGAAACTTCCTGAAGTTTACGTGAAAAGCATCGCTGGTGGGATCACAAAGATGATCAAAGAAAGAAACCCCAGGAGCTTTGCGGATTTATGGACTAAAGAATCGGTAAATGGCGTAAGAGTCGTCAATTACACGAATAGCGTAGCCCAAGCCAGAGATTATGGATGGTACAACCCGGACTACAAGGTCCTCCAAACTTTTTATAACGAAGTTCCCGTCGAGCAACGTCCTTCAATTCCGAAGTTTAGGTCAGAAGCATGGGGTGTTCGTTCCCAACCAGCAAACGGACCGACGCCATCGAAAAACAAGTCACCAACCCCAGTGTCGCGTAGATCCCCAACCTCAGTGTTGCGTAGTTCCATAACCCCAGTGTCGCGTAGATCTCCAACCCCAGTGTCGCGCAAAGAACCTACACCCAAGGCTACCACACCCAAGGCTACCACACCGGCAACTGCTGAACTCAACAAAGTGAATGCTAAAGGCAGACGTGTCTTCAGAGACACGAAAGGTCGCACGTTCGTGAAACAAGATGGCAAAAAGGTATATGTGAAGAAACTATTCACGCCGAAAAAGTCCGGTGCGACACTCCCAGAGGGTAAAGCACCGAAGGCTACAAGCCCCGTCGTTAACACGGGTAAAGTAGACGCTAAGAAACGCAAAGTTTTCAAAAATTCAAAAGGCCGCACACATGTGAGACAAAATGGCAAAAAGGTATACGTGAAGAAACTATTCACACCAAAAGCGGTATGAAATTAACATATCAACAAAGTGATGCTTAAATATATATATATTTCATATATGTATAATGTCAACGACACCTGAGAGACAAATTGCATATGCTTTATCACCCGAACCCCCTGGGAGGGCGGAGTCTCACAGAATCCCTAAAACATTGCGTCCAATGAAGAATTTGAGGATATCCGAGGCTAACAAAATCTCTAAAGTTGTATCGTCAGAGATTAAGTTCACACCCAGTAAGTTCGGGAAGAAGATCGGAGGAGGTGTATACGGGTCTGCATATAGTGCAAAAGTCACTGCTTCGCTCATGGAACAAATAAAGATCGGGCTGAACCATGGTGGAGTCAAGGTGTTCAAGGAACTCCCTAAAGCCGGTTCTTCTGTGATCATAAAAGTTGCAAAGCAAAAATCCGACATGAGTGACGAAGTGTTCTTCAAGGAATCTGCACGAGAAAATGTCGTTCACAAAGACCTGTCTGTTGGACACTGTTATAGAATCCCCGATGCAACAAAGGGGACGTGTATATCTGAATACGTTCCCAATTTTTATTTGAGTTACATAGTCGGAACTTCAAAGAAACACGTGTGCGTAACATTTATGGACTTTGCAGGGGAAATGACAGCGACCGGTTATTTCAGATATCTTCGCAAAACAAAACCTGGTAGAGATTTTTACGCACGGTATTATGTGTACTTCGAAAAAGTCATCTGTAGTTTGTGGCTCGCTGGGTACGTCCACGGGGACCTTCATAGAGACAACATCATGGTAAATAAAAACGGAGAAGTGAAACTCATTGATTTCGGGTTTGCATTGAAACTCCCAGAACCGTTCGTGAAAGGTATCGCTAACGGGATAACCAAAATGATCAAAGAAAGAAATCCAAGGAGCTTCGCGGATTTGTGGACTAAAGAAACGGTAAATGGTATAAGAATCGTCAATTACACTAATCGCGTGGTCAAAGGCAGAGGGTTCTCGTGGTACAACCCGGACTACAAGGTCCTCCAAACTTTTTATAACGAAGTTCCCGTCGAGCAACGTAGTTTAATCCCTATGTTGAGGTCGCAAATGTGGGGGGTCAGATCCCAACCAGGGCGTAAAATGGCTCCTGAAGAACGTAACGTAAAGTTCTATAGAAAGATATCTAAATCACCCGGTTCTCCGATCAAAAGACTATTCGAAACAAGCCCGAACTCTTCACTCGAATCAGGAGAAATACGTGGAACTCCTGCAAAGAAATGGGTGCCGAAAAATGGTCGATACTGGGCAAACGAACCGACGCCATCGGAATATAAATCACCAACCCCAGTGTCGCGTAGATCCCCAACCCCAGTGTCGCGCAAAGAACCTACACCACCAACTGAGAAACGTAAGTTTAAACGTAGAATTCGTTACAGAGACGCAGATGATTATGTAAAAACGAGAGGAGAAATAGATAGTAAGAAACTTACTCCACCAACTGAAGTAGATGCTAAAAAACGCAAAGTCTTTAGAAACGCAAAGGATCGCACACATGTGTATGACAACAACTATAAAAAGGTATACGTAAAGAAAGTTTTCTCACCCAAGGCTCCCACGCCGGCAACTGCTGAGCTCGAAAAAGTGAATGCTAAAGGCAGACGGGTCTTCAGAGACACGAAAGGTCGCACGTTCGTCCGTCAAGACGGTAAAAAGATATACGTGAAGAAACTATTCACGCCTAAAAAGTCTGATGTGACACTCCCAGAGGGTAAAACACCGGCACCCGCGGGAAGCCCCGTCGTTAACACGGGTAAAGTAGACGCTAAGAAACGTAAAGTTTTCAAAAATTCAAAAGGCCGCACACATGTGAGACAAAATGGCAAAAAGGTATACGTAAAGAAATTATTCACACCAACAAGATCATAAATCACATGTATCATATTTCGAAGATGTTCCATCACATTCGATTCAAATTCGATGGAACATTAACTTACTCTCAATAAACTCAGACATATTTTTTCAGTTCAGACTCAGGTATATATTTAGGTACATCTGCATATAGTATCAATTTTTTACTGCCATCTGGAAGTATGTAATAAAACTTTTTCTTCAGAGGATTAAAATAAATCTTAGATTGTTTGCGAGCGCCACCTATATTCGAAATATAATAAAACTTCGTGTTTATGTCGTCCAATATCTTGACGGGTGACTTGACGGGTGACTTGACGGGTGTCAAGACGGGTGACTTGACGGGTGTCTTGACGGGTGTCTTGACGGGTGTCTTGACGGGTGTCTTGACGGGTGTCTTGACGGGTGTCTTGACGGGTGTCTTGACGGGTGTCTTGACGGGTGTCTTGACGGGTGTCTTGACGGGTGTCTTGACGGGTGTCTTGACGGGTGTCTTGACGGGTGTCTTGACGGAAGATGTATATGGGTTAAAAAATGAAGTTATTGATAATGACTTGACAGGATTTCCTTTGACAAATCTTCCAGTTTTTGGATTTATTATTTTTCCTGTTGGAATTTTATTTTTATTATATTTTTGTAATATCTTTATATACGAAGGATTCTTTTTTATCGTTGAATACTCAATTTTTTTTGTTCTTTCATTGTTATTCAAATAATAAAATGCTGCATATGGATTTTCTAATTTATCATCGAAGTACACATCGTATCCATCATATTTTATATTTGTTTTGACACCTTTAATTTCTGTTTTATTTTTAGATGTTCTCTTTTTTCTGCATGAAACTTTTGACACTACCTTGGATAATTGTGCAATATCATCGATTTGTATGGCTCCAGATGATTTTTTCCCCTTATATACAATCCAGATACCGACTCCGTCGATCGTATAGGTTTTACCATCCTTGTTCACAGTGGTTTTCGACGACGCATCGTTCATCGTCATAAGTATCACCGTATCTTTGTCGTTATGAAATTTATCGGGAATGAAACCGTTTAATATCGTTTCGTTATGAGATTTCAATATTACAATATCATTTTCGATACGAACTACTGGATCTCCATATAAAAGTACATTGCAATTCTGTCGTCCATATTTAGGATCTCCATATCGAACTCCAAATATCGCAATTCCGATTAAATTTTTACTTTTTACCGTATCCCACATGTATAATGCGATATTATCATTTCTTATTGGCCAACATAACCGAGTGGGATCATTGTCAATTTGTATTGCCCAAGACAACATCTTTCTTTTGAATACTTGTATTTCCTCATACGCATCATCATATTTTAGTTTTTTGTCAGTTCCTGCATGCATATACTGAGCATGAGAATCCTTCACTTTTTCATCCGCGTCCTTATGATATTTATGAGAAATCCATGCAATGTCTTTATCTCGAGAATCGACCAATGCCAAGTCAGCTTTCGAAGTAGTTTCTCCAGTTCCTTCCAGCTCTTTTTTTTTAAGAGGAGAATATGCATTTTCAGGGTTTTTTTGTTTTGATCTGTCGGTCAGTACTCGTATTTTACACACATCATTTATAATTGCGGAGCGTCTTCCGAATGAATCCTCGAACATTAACTTGAACGGACGTTGAACATTGTTATCATTCAGATATTTTTCAAATCTGTGAGCAAATATGTATTCGCCTCTTTTTTCTTCACGAGGTTTTCCTCGAGGGGTACTCATACATAATGATTATATATTTTCTCAACTTCTCCTTGAGCGAGACTCTCGCGGTTGCACACGTTGAGTGACGATTTCATAAAATCTGGCACGCATCGTTCGAACACCTTACGAATCTTATTCTTATCAGAAGATGTTATCTTTATGAAGAAATAACTGCTCGGAGGCTTCGTCAACTCATGTAATTCATAAATTTTACCGGCACGAGTACACGATTTTTTAAGTGCAAAATCCGCATCATCGGCCGTAGAAAATACCCAACCATCTACAGGATATCTGCGCGGTTCGTCGATTCTCAGAATATCACGTCTCTCCCATACCTGAAAACAGCAGGCAACATGAACTTTACCATCATCGAACGCTTTTTGAGGAATGTCCATGTCACCGATCTTGTGAAAATTATGATCTAGTTTTATTACGATCGACCTCTTTCTCCATGTCTTCGGAATTATAAAAGCAATTACGGATGCATTACAGCTCTTTGCAGCATGATTAAAAAAATTAATCGATAATCTGTTGCAAATCCCGAATGGAGGATTACCGACAATGACGATTTTTTTATCATTCGCTTCGATTGAATACTCGAAAAAATCTTGTTGCTTTATTCCGGATTTCTTCGGGTCGAGGTCGATCGCTATGGTATGCTTCGGAAGGTACTCTAAAAACGCCCCGTTACCTGCGGATGGCTCGATAACGACGGATTCATCGAGTTTCACCATTTTTTCGAGCATGTTCACACATGTTTCAGCAACCTCTCTCTTGGTATAAAACTGATCGAAAATCTTATTTTTGGCATACTGCGGTTCCATTATGTTTTGTGTTATTTTATTTTAATGATTTTTTGACGATTGTTCGACGATTGTTCGACGATTCACATGTATTCCCACGTATATTCAGGATTTCGCAATGGTGAAACACAATATTGAAGATTGTTATAGTCGTCTAAATACTCTTCGATATCTACTTCATTCAATGTTTCGTTCCATTTTGATATCTTTTCTATGAAGAACTTCGGTGCGTTTTTGTTTTCCATATCGATGATAAAACACTCGTACCTGTCTGTATCACATCTACGATTATCGTTCAATTCTCCATCATAACGAGCATATGTCGATACAAGTGCAACCAAAGTACGTTCTTCGTTATATAAGTAAATGCAATAAACTCGCGGTCTTCTTGGTGCATCTCTAGATGCGAATGCGTCATGATCACCGCCATATGAACTGTCTATGACAACTCGATCATCCGTAAATATATCATCGTGATAATTCTCTATTATTTCGTCGTACTCCTTTTCTGTTCCAAATCTGAATGTATGCAAAAATGCATTCAACCGTGATATATACTCAGAAACATCTCGATGAAAATCTTTATTGACAAGAAGATTTTCTAGCTCCTTGAGCTTCTTTTTGTGTCCATAGTGTTCGTCTCCGAGACGTTGAATCACTCGTTCTATGTACTCATCATCGGACATGATGCATATGATGCATATGATGCATTGTGTGACATATGAAATCTTTAAGTTTTTGTTGTATAGATCATGTGTCATTTGATTCTTGAAATGTCACCTTCATCATATCAACAATCAACAATTTATAATGGTCATCATACTCGTTAGGAGTAGAACATTAAGTTTCTCCTCGAGACCGCGATAACCAAGCGGATATAATCGAGACCGCGATAACCAAGCGGTGAAATAAAAACCGAGGCAGGTGTCCGGGTCGTAGAGACCTTCCTTGCCTCTCGGTCAAGTTAGACCTCTTGATGTCGATATAAATATCAACATCGAGTGCTTATATTATTCGGCGTATACGGATGATATCCATAGATATTATCTGCTAAATAATATTTGATTAACTTAGATATAATATTTGATTAACTTATGGCAAGTCACATTCATGAAACGCTCGTGATGTTAGGTATATCGATTCTTGCAGGACTATTATCTACTATGAATATCTGGGTGAATAATATCAAAGATGTTCGTTTCGGTCTGAACGATCTCTACATGACTCTGTTGATGACGGGATGGATGTTCCTGTTCACCGGCATGTACTTCAAGCAGCTCGGAACGAGTGTTTTCGGAACGATTTTAGCGATCACAATGATCGTCATGATACGGAAGCAGATGTTCGTGAACGATGATCAATTCAGACTCGGCATGATTCCACATCACTCGATGGGTGTTTTGATGGCCAAAAAATACCTCGAAAAAAACACGGGTAACGTCGCACTCAGAGTTCTGGCATTGAAAATAATAGCGTCTCAACAACAGGAGATACAAATTTTAAAGAAATTATAATAACTTAAATAATTTGATTTCATTAATTTACAATATATGGCTATAGTCGGAGTTTATAAGTACTTCGTACCTGCTGATAATGCAATCGCTACGTTTATTTATTTTCACGGGTTCGGAAGTTATGCAATGAACGATCTTCAACATGTGCTGAAACCATTCGCAAGCAATGGTATCAATATTGCTACTCTCGATTATCCGGGACATGGTCATAGTAGCGGTGAAAGATTCGAAGTAAATTTCGAGAAGATCGTTTCGATCGCCGAGGATTTCGTGAAGGAAGTCAAAGAAGATGAAGTATTCGGGAACATGCCTATTTTTATCGGAGGGACGTCCATGGGCGGGGCAGTGGCTTCCAAAGTGCTGGAAATCGAAAAAGACGCACGTCACGGATTCTTGATTTCTCCGATGTATCAACTGCCAAAAACTTTGATCAACAGAATCGGATTCATCGTGGTGCCGTTCTTGACGAAAATGTTTCCCAATGCAAGGATTCTGAAACCACATGATCATCCATTCGACGAGGAATTCGTCAAGCGATGGAAAAATGACTTGATGACGCGTCACGATAAAATCACGTTTAGTACCGCCGACGAACTCGTGAAATTGGGCGACTCTGCTCGTATCATGAGCCATCGTATCGACGTTCCCATGACGTGCTTCCAGAGCGTTTTGGATACACAGATCGATTTCATGACCAACATCGAATTGTTCAACAAAAGAGACGACAGAAATATCGTCATGTACACCGATTCATGGCATCCGCTCCTTCTCGAAAAATGTCGAGATGATGTTATCAAGCGTATGATAGATACCATCAAAAGCAAAGTATGAATTTAAAAAAAATGATTTTGTATAAATCATGTCCGGAACGGTTATCGGAATCGATCCAGGCACGAAGAACTTAGCGTTGTGTTTATTAGACGGGACAAAAATTCTTGATTGGAATGTTATAAATATATCTCCGGACCCGAAGGGAATCATGGATTCATTAGATAAAATAAACTTTCCCGAATGGATAAAGAACGCGGAAGATATCGTGATAGAGCGACAACCTGCAAAAAATCCACGAGCTGTTCGTATTCAGCACTATCTGGAATTATATGTAGCGATAAACGGTGGAAGAGTGATGACCGTCGATGCAAAACACAAATTATCATATGCAAGTAGCACCGAATGGTGGCCGAAGCGTAACATAATGAATTGGTCATACAATGAACGTAAGAAACTGTCCGTAGAAACCGTCGATACGTTCTTGAAAAGCACCGAACAAGATCCTACATTCATAGATGTATTCGAAAAATCTAAGAAAAAAGATGATCTTGCTGATTCGTTACTCACTGCACTCGCTTTCTTGAACAACATAAAACCACAACTCAACGATGACAGAAAACCAGCCGCGATTCGGAACATAAAAGCGGTGAGACCGTCTCTGGCGCAGATGAAATCCGGAAATTACACGCAAGGTGGTCTCAAATTCCTCGCCAAGGGTCTTCTCGGATCGTTCGACACGTTCGAAACCGGTGGTGAACAGATCAATGGATTTTACAAATCATGTTACAAACACTTTGGGACGTTAGACAATGCTTTTATTCAATTAGGCGGAAAATGAGTTTCTTTTGAGCAATAGAAACCGCTGCCAAGAAACACACAACGCCGAATGCTACGTGCACGTAGTGAGGAGCGCATGAATTCATAAACATAGATGCGACTCTACAGTGGATATTATGAGGATATAGACCCCAGAAAAGAGCGTTTACGATCAGAAAGACGATCAATAGTTGCTTCCACATGTATAAATAATTATATTTTTATTATATAAGATGAAATTGCAAACAAGACACATGCTGGTCATAGGAGTTGTCGCAGCGATCGTGATATTCATCATATTTATGTTGACACGGAAGAAGAAAGAAGGATTTTCGATCGGAAACATATTCGGGAAAGTAAAGAGTGCTGTCACTGGAACCGTCGGAAAAGTGGTGAACGTCGTGAAACCTCAGGGATACAAACCAGAATTTGTAAACCGAACATGGGATGGACGTGTCTGGAGATGTCCCGACGGGACTACTGATTATGGTGCTGAGGATAAGCAATGCCTCGTCAGTCCTTATGGGCCTATGATGTGGCGTAATAAAGGAGGTAACGAGTGGAATTGGGGATGCCCGAACGGCACTGCTCCCAACAATTCGGATGACTGGAATCAAAAGTGCGTACAAGGATATTCTATGAGACAAAACATCGATGAACAATGGAGATGCACTGACACAGAAATCGACACCGGTAAAGATTGGTCGAACAGCGACTGGTTTTCTGCACAAATGCAATGTGATCGTGGGAATAACCGGGTGTTCACACGACGAATGTATATAAACGGAGCATGGAAATGCCCTCCGGGAACCGTCGATACAGGCCGTACATGGAACGATGGCGAAAAAGGTGGAGATCAATGTAAATATATTGGTGGATAAATGACACTCGTTGTCACTTCGCTCATATCGACATATATAAATTTAAATAAACATATGCGTATCAATTTTAATGATCGATGGGTAATCACTCATATTTCTACATTTGGACACATCGAAACACAGGAAAACAATATGTCGGAATAACGACGCAGAAGATCGGGGAAAGAATACAAAAACATCGAAGTAAAAGCAGCAATTGTACGAAACTTCGAAATGCCATACAAAAACATGGATTCGACGCGTTCGATGTAGAATACTTCGAGTGGTGTGATCCCGACGATCTTGGATATATCGAGGATCTTCTCATTAATGAACTCGTAACACTATCTCCTGGAGGATATAATTTGAAAACAGGTGGGAGATATGGCAAACATAATGAAGACACCAAGAAGAAAATTGGCGATTCAAAACGAGGCGAAAAAAACCATAATTATGGTAAAAAAATTTCCGAAGAGACGAAGACTAAGTTGAGCAATGCATTAAGTGGTAAAAAACATTATATGTTTGGTAAACCCAGAGAATGCAATCCGATATATGGCATACGACGATCAAACGAAACTCGAAAAAAAATAAGTGAAGCAACAAGCGGTGATAAAAATCCGATGTTTGGAAAAACTGGTGTTCTCAGTAATACTTCAAAAAAAGTGTATCAATATGATAAACAAGGAAACTACATACAATCATTTGCTTCGTGTGGAGAAGCAGGAAGATATTTTAAAAAAAATAGTAGTCATATTTCGGAATGTGCACGTGGTGACAGAAAATCTGCATATAAATTCCGATGGTCATATAAAAAATTCACGATTCTTGCCACCGATATCCAATAACATCCATCTTCAAAATTCTTGAACTTCATGTGGAAAACAGTGCAAGTACTATCCATGATTTTTATAAAACAATAAACATTTAAATAAACATATACATGTGAATTTAAATTTGTAAACATGCATAATTAGTATGGCAATATGTGATTGTATACATATCTTGTAAATTTTCGGCGTTCGTTGTATTTCAATATATTTTTAATAGGTACATTTTCGTATATGTACCTTATACTCGTCGTATTTTTTTCATTCATAAGAATTTCTACCATATCTACAATATCATCATCACTATAGGAGCGTTCAAAATATGTAAAACCGTGTTCGTCTATTATATCAAAACCATTCTTGACTAGTATATCTACATTTTTTATGTCTCGTTCTAACAATGGTTTGTATATTGGAGGATGAACCAAACTTGAATTAGAATATTTAATTCCGTTTTCTTTTAACACATACATAAGTTCCTTTCGTTTCAAGAAAACGATGCTGAATAAATCCATATACCCATAATTAGAATGCCAAAATAATTCTGCACGTGTATAACATATAGATCTCCACGAACGATTTCTACATTTTTTTATGAAATCTATGAGTTCAAATATTAATTGTTCAAACTCTGAAGTATTTTTACAGTAAAACAATTTTTTAAGATATTTCTTATATACGTCTTCAGCATATTCTCTTGTTTTTTTATATTTTTCATAAAACAAGCAGATGTTTTTAAGAATTAATTCGTTCATAACAGAGTAATTAATATAAATATTAAATTAATATTATGATTTCTTCACTGGTATCCAATAGTACCCGTCGTAATCTGATATTTCTCCCTTGATAGCCTTGACAACCTCATTCTTGGCAACATTGTGGTACCCGTCAACAGAGTCTTCAAAATTCCTGAACTTCGTGATAGAAAATGTGTTAGTGCAAATACGAACAATCGGGTCATTCACAGAAAAATCGATGGAGGCAAAAGATTCGTCACGATGATCTCTGATAGACTTCTTAATTTCAGACTTTGTTTTCTTTTCTTTAGAAATTTTGCGTTCCTTTGCAATTCTCGCCAACATATTTTTATACACTTTCCATCCTTCATCGTCGAGAACGAAAACTTTCGAGTTTTCTATGGATTCTGCGACCGGATGATGAAATACATGTTGGCGAATTTCGTTCACTTTATTCTGATTGTAAACAAGAATCGGATGAGCCATCATGATAGCCATTATCGACATTTTGATTAATTTAATGAATACATCAAAACGTTTGTATATATACATACATCTTTCTCTGGGTCAAATGACAAAATTACTTTCCTTTTTGAGCTACAAATCTATCTGCATACCAGTGAGTATTTCAGATCCTTGAGTTCGCTTTCGAGTTTTCTCACTCTTTCTGTGAGTGATTTTATTTTTTTATCCTGCGATTCTATTTTTTTATCCTGCGATTCTATTTTTTTATCCAGCGATTCTATTTTTTTATCCAGCGATTCTATTTTATCATATAATGGTTGTATTATTGTATCGAACCAAACAGGCATTACAGCTGGTGGGACATCTGCCATATTTATGATATTATATAATAATTTACATTAAGTTTATATTTATATGTAAATATTCCTCTGGATCAAATGACAAAAGTTGTTTAACCAACGAAGCTACGACCGTATTTCACCGTGTGGCGATTCAATGCCAGTGAAATATTCTGAACCGTGGGTTCTGAACAGATGGTTACATCCAAAAAAATTTCTCTAACTAGAAAAAAAAATAAAAAAAAAAATTTAGAAAAGTATTAATACTATCAAAATTGATGTGCCGTGTGAAATAAGTATTAATACTATTAATACTTCATATTTTTTTTTCCAAAATAATAACTTAAGGATTCGAAAGTGTCATATGGTAAGTATGGAAACATTTGAAATCAAACTTCATGTTTGTGGTTGTGGATATAAAACCGTAAATACTAGCAACGCAAACAAGCACAAGAAAACAAAATGTGGTCATGAGATGAAATCTGAGACGAGGGAATTCGTTCTCAAAGAAGATATTCCTAAATCCACTGGAAACGTATCGGTCGTTGGTGATTATGCACATATTGGCGATAATAATTTCACGTTCAATCTCATCGTTCCCGACGGCGACACTCGCACGGTCATTTACAAGGCGTTGAAGTCGCCACAATTTCAAAGAGATCTGAATGGAGAGTATCAGCCGGAGAACATCCCCGCATTGATATTTCGCCACACGAAGGGTCGCGGAATCATACGACCCGAGGGAGAAAAAGCCATCCACGTAGAAGACGATAAAGTGCACGAGAAGGATTTCGGAGGAAAAGTGGTGAAGACGACGTTGAACAAGTACGCGAGAAAGTTCATAAACGACGCCACGTGTACCATCGAGAACAACGTGGATGTGATACAACCGAAGTTCGCGAAGGAGCTCGTCGAAGACCTGAAAACTCCGAATCTTCCAGGACACAAACGCGGCGAAAAAGTATCGGGAGCGGAAGCGTTGAAGAATTACGCATCCGGTGCCCACGTGGTGTACAAGTATCCTGCCGAGACGAAGGGATTCGTCGACCGCGCTGTTGATGCGGTGAAGAAAGAAATCCGTAATGCAGGTGGATGATCACAAAGTCAACACGATGAAAAATACCGTGACAATGTGTGCGATCGTACAAAGTTTCGCGCCGGTCGAAGTAGGTAGTATATCTCCGAACCCGACGGTCGAGTGTGTCGTTACTCCGAAATATAAACAATCTATCCATGATGCCTTTTTGTCCGGATTTGCAACAGAAAAGTTATTTTCGAATCCGCCAGGGAAGAAACGATAGATCGTGACGAACATCGCGAGAACCACGAGATGAATCATGAATGGTTCTGTTTTCATAAGAAATTTACTAAAGACTAACATATAAGTTAATCAAATATTATTCTAGCAGATAATATCTATGGATATCATCCGTATACGCCGAATAATATAAGCACTCAGTGTCGATATAAGTATCGTCACCAAGAGGTCTAACTCGACCGAGAGGCAAGGAAGGTCTCTGCGACCCGGGCACCTGCCTCGGAGCTCAGCCATTTCAGGAGGATGTTGCGGGCTGCGTGAACATCGCGATCGCATACATTGCCGCAGAAACACTCGAATGTCTTCTTGCTGCCCAACAGATAATTAATCAGGCCGCAAACACCACATGTCTTCGAAGTGTATTCCTCTGTCGGTTCATCGTATAGCAATCCCTTTTCCTCACATTTTCCCTTCATTCGCATCCTGAAAGTGTAGTGGCTGATACCAAGCATCGAGCAGTTTGTTTTGGCTTTCAACATCCTGCTGACGCGTTGAGTTTCGAATGGTGGCAACAGCACGCCAGAGCATTCGTCGGTGATATCGTTGATGATTTTCCAATGGAACGCATCTCTCACGCGTTGATGCTTTCGAAATAATACTCGTCGATGCTCCCGTAATTTGCGTTTTAGGGAACCATCTTGGCACTTCGAAATCCGTCGATCGACTATGGTCACTCGAGTCTTTATGTCTATGAGTTTGGCGTTCATATCTTCACCGATGCACTTCGAATCGCCGTCGGATCGAAAACACGCAAAAGGAGTGCGAACTCCTGGATCGATGGCGACGATAGGTTTTGATATTTGCGTCTTCGTGGTCTTATACACCGGCACCAACAACCAATGATCACCATATGGATCTCTCTGAATTCTACATTCAGCGTCGGGTTTGCCTTCGAACGGAAGGAAACCGAAATATCGCATTTGTCCCAGACTTCTTGGTAAAATTGTGAGAACACCGTTGTCATGTTTTAGATGTGAACCAATACCGAGAGAGAACCCATGTTGTCGTTGATGTTTCTTCGTCTTGAACTTCATTTTGAAGTGATCGATGTTTTTGTTTTTCAATTTCGTAAATGCTGCCTTGAAATTCTTTGCTGCTTCAAAGATTGCTTGTTTTCTTATTGGTTGAGGTGTTGCCAACAACCATCTGCGTTTTTGAAAGAATTGATTATATGAATCATCATCTCTTCTTTTGAGAGAAGAAAACGCATTTTGAAGTTCTATTTTATTCGCTTTGTGTGTTTTATCATTGACCGCAGCTATCGCGATGTTATAAGAGTATCTGGCAGCGTCCGCAAATTTCATCAGCATCATTTTCTGTTGTTTCGTAGGGTTCAGTTTTACTTTTCGGGTTCGTAATACTTTTTTGATGGTAGTATCATTTTGAAATATATTTGTGTTCGTCGGGTTCCAAGATATAATTTTCGTAAGTTGTTGTGATTTGTTCGACCACCATGGTTTCAATGTCATTCATTTGTATAACTAATGAGACCATAGATTGTATTAAATAACATAGTTTGTCGATACAAAATCAAATTGTCATTTTTATTTGCACTGTTTGGCTGCCTTTGCGGCGACCTTGGCATTAAGTTTCATCGTATTTTTGTGGATATGATTGCTCAGTTTCTTGATATATGGTCGCACGTGGATCCGAGCTCACTTCGAAAGTATCATAAATGGATGATAAAAAAATTCTCTGATAGTCATTCGCCTCACTGGATTTATGTCCAGAAGTTTACGCAGCAGATCTTTCAAGTCATCGGATCTGTGTATCTTGTCGACTTCTTCGAGAACATCTGGATTTTCGAGCCATCGAAGTGTTTCTTTAGAATGTGCAAATATTGGATTCGGACTCGTTTTCGTCGCCATTATGTACAACGTGATTCCAAGAGCGTACATGTCGATCGGTTTTCCGATCGTGAACAATACTTCGTTTTTATTATGAAATCCTCGGATGATTTCGGGTGCGAAAAAATTCGGTGTCCCGCGTAGTTTCGTAATTGTCATATTATTTTCGTGTTCTGAATTTCCGAAATCGGTGAGGATAAACTTGTTAGTGACCTCGTCGAACATGATGTTTTCCGGTTTGATGTCTCGGTGAACGAGATCGTGATTGTGCATGTGTTTTATGGCCGAACCGATGTCGTGAAGAATAACTTTGATATAATTCTCGTCGAGAAGATCATTGTCCTGGATGACCGAAAACAAATCTCGACGATAGTATGGTAAAACGAGATGCGACGTCCTCATTCCATGATAAAATGAGATTCCCTTCATAAGATATGAATTATCGAGTTTATTCATTATGAAATATTCGTTTAACATGCTCGAGTTGCCTTCGAAGGATTTCGAAATCTTTATCGCCACTTTTTCGTTCGTTTTCTTATTGAACGCGAGCCACACGGTAGAAAATCCTCCATATGCAATTTTTTCGACGAACTCATAGTCCTTGACGACATCATATGTTGCATAAAAGATACGCTCCGCAGCTATAACGTCGATATCACGCGTGTCGACGAACATCGTGAATAATAATGATAATGTTATTTGACACGTATTTATATACGTACATTTGTCATTTGTCATTTATTCATATCGACACATCGGATAATTTAAGTAAGATGCTTTGTGAAATTCAAATGATGTTCGTCCCGATCTCAGATAAAGAATCGAAATCCGGATTGACGTACGAAATATCCAAAGAACATTGGACGGTCATATCGATAACGAAAACAGGAACACGACGAGTGTTGAAACCGAACAAATCTGGTCGAGTGAAGATCGCTGGAAAATTGATGTTGATATACAATGTCGCGGAACTCGCCGGTCTCAACCCGAAGTCGTGGCCTGATGACGATCGACGATGGTATGAACACGATATGACTAGTGACATTTATAGATATAGACAATTCTATGACGGACAAGTGCAAAAGATGGATCGACATGGTGACGTGAGTTATCAAAATTGGACGAAGACTCCCGATGGATACTATACCGTGAGCATCGCCGGGAAAGACGTCAGAGTTCATCAACTGATGGGAACGACGTCATTCATTCCGAAACCGAAGAATATGCCAAAAAATTGGACGATACATCATATCGACAATGTAAAGTCGAACAACCATGCGTGGAATCTCGAATGGGCATCCCCGAAGAAACAACGTGAAGAACAACGATCTATGGAGCAACATCGTATAGTGTCATGCCCTGTAATCGGCACCGCACTTCGTGATGTCATGTTGAAAGATGGTACAATGATACGGAAAGGAGAAGACACACAGATATTCGAAAGTGCTACCGAAGCGGCAGATGCGATTGTCTGTGGATGTCGATCACTCATATCAAGATGTATCAACAATTGCAAACTGAAATCTCATGCGAAATTCACGTGGAGAACACCACCGAGCGACGAAGATCTCGTCGGAGAAGTGTTCAAGAGTATCGGAAAGAATGATCGTTCTGAGCGTCTCGTCAGTATATTCGGTCGTTTCAAACAGGCATTTCACAATGGGTATACGAAAATTATGTTTGCAAAAGATACATTGTCCGAACGTGAACAAGAAGAAAAAGATTCATATCCTTATATCAATATCGATACAAATACGAAACAATTTCATCGGGTGGTCGTCGAGAAGTTCTTCGGAACATTGCCGAAGACGATCGTGATCGATGGGAAGAAACATCGTCTCGTAGTCGATCACATAGACGACGATAGGCAGAACGCTCGTCTCGACAATCTTCAACTGCTGACGCAACGTGAAAACATGCAAAAACGATATATGAAAGAATATACAACGTCCGTTGCATCGGCGATCAAAGGAAAATATGAACGCAGCTACAAGACTCGTATTGACGCTATTGATCATGTGAAAGATGAGTATCCCAAGGCAACACTCGACGAGTTGAACGAATATGTGAACACTCATAATGAGATATATGGACGCTCATGGATTCGAGCTCATTTCGAAACATCATCAAAATGTTGTGTCGATGTCACGCGTGTCGACGAACATCGTGAATGATACTGATAATGATATTGTACGTTGCCATGATGAATGATTGTTAAATACATTTCGCGTGTCATTTTAAACGAGCAGTATCAGGGTCAAATGACAAAGAACATGACGAGGACGTAGAAAACCAAAGAGAATCGTCATACGTTTCGAAATGTAGTTTATTTCATGCTTGTTTCTTTCGATTTTTATTCAACAGCGAAATAATTTTCTTGTTAGACGTTAGATCATCCGGTAAATTTCCATCGTCGTCTTTGACGTTGATATCCACTCCATTCTCGAGAAGAATCTTGATAAATTTTATGTTTCCAAGATCGACCGCATCGTGAAGAATAGTTTGTCCATCGCAATTTTTTTCGTGTATATCCACGAGATTATTATTGATGATAAACTTGACTACGTCGTAATTATCACGACGAGCATTATACAACAGGATGCCATTTTTGATCGATATTCCAAGAGATACAATATATCGTAACAGATCTACGTCGTCACATGAATATTCATGATTGATGAAATGATTCACGACATCGTATCCATGAGACATCAAAAATTTCGCATATTCCACACTGAAAATTTCACCGACGGTTTTCTGAGAAATTTCGGCTCCACAAGCGATAAAGTACTTCACGAGATCCATATTCTTAGATTTCGCTGCAAAATACAACGGCGTATGCTCATGTAAACTCTTATGATTGACGTCACAACCATTTTCGATCAATAGTTTTGCATGATACACATCCTCAACCGATTCTAGAAGATAATTGAATTCTGTAGTGACATCGGCAAAAGAATCGTATTTGACGAGTTCTTCGATGAAATGTATATTATCTGGTTCTGCATCTGGATCTACGTATCGTTCGAGATGACAGTGTTTGATTCGAATTCCAATGTGACGAAAATATTTTAGAATCGCGATATCGGTGTATTCGTTGCGCATTGCATAGCACAATGCATTGCATCCTTTGTCGTCTTCAGCATGGATGTCTACTCCGTGCTTTACGAGGAGTTTCATGCTTTCGATAGAAACACCACGGTTTACAGCAAACATCAACGACGTCTTATTTTTTCCTTTGTAAGCAACATCAGCACCGTGATGTATCAGCAACTCGATTACTTTCGAGTTATCAAGTTTTCCGTAACTAAGCGCCTCATGCAATAGCGAATATGCTCCATCGTAATAAACGTAATTCACGTCGAAATCGGACAGCAGATGCTTAATTTTTCCGAGATTATGTTCATAACAACAATTTTTTATCACACCGAATTTCTCATTCATTTTAAGTTCTTCTTCCGTGTAGAAACTCATCGTTTTTGTATAATAGTTTATTAAGCAAGTAACATAAGTTAAATATATACAAGTGTCATTTAAAAGAATATTATCGGGATCAAATGACCCTCACTTGAATGTTGCGTCAGCGCCACAATCAACTTCAACCACGTCAACTCTCATGGCCCCATCACGTATCCCTGCACCACTACCGGCATCCAAGGCGTTGAATAAACAAGGGTCTGCGTCAATGCCGGTCTGATCTCTCGAATCGCTGCAGCCCCCGAAATCAACAGCTCTGAATATAACCGAATTGTTATTCGCTCGATTTGTGGCTCTGAAACATTTTCCGCACGTTGATTGCTTGAAATTTTTACTCAAACAATATGCAGCCCAAGGATATTTGAGCAATTTTCTACCGTTATCCTTGTCCGCCCAAAATCTATCGGCGCATGCCAAAGACGACGTTTCATAATTCGGTGCATAATAATGATATGTCATTCTCACATCTTTTTTACTTATTCCACCCGGTACAATAGTAGGCGTTTTAAAGGCATCTCCCCATAATTTACACGAAGAAGGCATTTTTAGTTTAGAAGCGGGGTTTGATTTGGGTTTAGGCTTCGGTTTCGGTGCGGGTTTCGGTGCGGGTTTAGGCTTCGGTGCGGGTTTAGGCTTTGGTTTCGGTGCGGGCTTCGGTTTCGGTGAGGGCTTCGGTGCGGGTTTAGGCTTTGGTTTCGGTGCGGGCTTCGGTTTCGGTGAGGGCTTCGGTGCGGGTTTAGGCTTCGGTTTTGGCGCAGGCTTCGGCGTAGGTTTCGGCACAGGTTTCGGTGCTGGTTTCGGCGCTGGTTTCGGCACAGGTTTCGGCACAGGTTTCGGCGCGGGTTTCGGCGCGGATTTCGGTGCGGGTTTCGGCGCGGGTTTCGGCGCGGGTTTCGGCGCGGGTTTCGGCATTGGTGCGGGTTTAGGAATTATCGGTCGTATCGGTGCTATATTCGTATTCGGTAACGCGGGAAACAACAGCTCTTCGTTGATCAATGTTCTATTCGGGAACGACATTTACTTAAAGTAATATTAAAATGTTATACATACAGTGATGCGGTCTTCAAAATTCCTCTAAAGTGTTGTTTTTGAATGTTTTCGAGTTTCTCGGTATCGTCAGGTTTCGCTGCGATCAGTTCATTCAGAGTATTGTTGATTTGAACCAACACAGAAATCAGATTACCTTCGAAGATACCGAGTTCCTCACAAATCTCTGGAATGTCTTTTCCATCGTACCATATTCCTGCAGCGTTAACCAGATCCCAGTTCAGAAATCGGGGTGTATATGATCTATATGATAAATCGATCTCAGTGCCGATAGATGAATTGTCGAGCTCGGCGAAGAACGTCGATACAATCATGATGATATCAGTATCTTTTAGAGTATTGTCCAAAAGTTTAGTCCCAATAACGGGGCAGATACTTGTGATAGAACAGCCAATTTCTCCGATGGGTGTCAGCAGACCATCCTTCATCATATTTTCATTTGTGAGCCATTGGGTGTACTCATTATACTCGTGAAGAAGGTGATCATTGGTCTCCTTCAGTTGTTCGTATTTCATTACTTTATCGTAATTAGGATGTTTATCCACATACGGAATTTTCTTCAATTCGGCGATGGCACAGGCGGATACAAAATCCTTGATCTTCATTTTCTTGAAGTCCAGAGGTTTTCTCTCCGGACCAAGGATTTCAACGACACCCGACGAGTATTCGTTTCCGTCTTCGCCCGATATTTTGTATCTACCGTTGTGGGAAATTTCAGTGAATGTCCCCGTGATGCCGGAATTCAGAGTGCAAGTATATCCTTTTTTTATATGCCTCCAGATGTCCGGGCGTGACAAAATGTCCATCCACTTGTTCAGATGTTTGTTATAATTATACACCTGAGAACGATCTTCTTCCGTTGGAACAAATGGACAAAACGAGTCAAACGAATCGTTGATGATATCCTCGATGTTCATATTTCGTTGGATGCAATTGAGCACTAAGTTTGCGGACATTTTGAGGGACGAATGAAGTGTTTCTGGTTTTCCGTTGATGAGTTTTGAAATCATCCCACGTTCGACCGCCGGATCGTGTAGAACGAATACTCGTCCTTCTTCGTCGAACCCACGACGACCAGCACGACCAGCCATTTGGATAAATTCGTGTTCCCTGAGCAAACGATTGTTCAGACCGTCGAATTTGAACAATGACTCAAACAACACGGAATGTGCCGGGCCATTCACTCCTACTGCGACGGTTTCCGTCGAGATTAGCACCGGGATGATTCCTTTGCAGTACAAAATTTCAATGATCTCTTTCACGTACGGAACGACACCTGCGTGATGCACCCCGATGCCTTCACACGCATATTCCAGGTACTTCTGGTGGTAGACGGAATCCTCTGGAACTTGGCATTTCTTCAGGAGATCGTTGAAGTGGCGCTTGATGTTCTTCGACTCATAGGTTGTCATAATGTTCACGGACTTGTACAATTTTTGAGCGAGGCGGTCGATCTTCTTCTTGTTGCACGAGAATATGATGCAGGGCGTCAATTTAGAGTTATACAGCATCTTGATTGTATCTTTTGTGATTTCCTCGGGGGAATCCGCGAGGATTTTATCGAACGATTCGATATCTTTAATTTCGTTGTTGTGAATAACGTTGTACTTCAAAGGAATCGGACGTTTTTTCGTTGATACAACATCGACTGGATGATTCTTCAACTTCGAAAACCACTTGGAAAATTCAACCGCGTTCGGAACCGTTGCTGACAAAAACACAGCACGCATCGTATCCGGCATCAGAATTATCGATTCTTCCCACACGGAACCTCGAGACTTATCATTGATATAGTGAACTTCATCGAAAATAACCCACTTGACGTTTTGGATTCTCTGGTCGTGTTTGATCACCATAATTCGAAATATTTCGGTGGTCATAATCAGAAGTTTCGCGGTTTCGTTTTTGACGACGTCTCCCGTGATGATGCCAACATTCTCTGCACCAAACTTCGAACTGAAGTCTTTGTATTTTTGATTGCTGATAGCCTTCAGAGGCGTCGTGTACACAATATTCGTTTCACCGGATATGTGATATGCATATTCTGCAATAACGGTTTTTCCCGATGAAGTGTGTGCAGCTACGAAAACTGAGTGATCATTGTCCATTGCTTTGATGGCATCTTTTTGAAACTGATCCAGAGGGTGTTTGAGGGTGCTTTCGAAGCTCATTTTTTATTTTAATGAAAAATGAGAAACATAAGTTAATAAGTTAATAGACTCCAGGGTCAAATGACAAACGACAAATGACACTCGTGATGTATAAATAACTTGATTTAATTAAACATGTAATCATATAAATTTATCAAAACGCAAATCGAAATGAATGCCATCATCGCGCGAATCTACAATGGATATACAATGTTTCGAGACGATGACATCGAAATACTGATACCGAAGAAGATGATTCGTTGGGCAGATCATCACGGCATGAATCTCGAAAACGTCAAAATCATCCCGTCGAATCCGGATGCTCACTCGATATCCAGACGCAAAACTCCGGTGAATTATATAAAAAAAGATATGACCTTTCGAATTATCGATAGATATTCGTCGGCTGTGAAGCGTGTGCATCGTAAGATCAAGAAAGCATCCGATGAAGTATGCTCGTTGACGACTCTGATGGACGTGATAACACCGGAAGATCCAGATTACGATATCACGGAGAGGTTGCTCGAGGAAGCTATTATGGAATACGACATGTATCTGTCAAAGTTGAAGGCTATCGAGTCCGCCATTAACGATTTTGCATATGCATAATCATTCATATCCAATGTAAATGATATCTGTTCTCGGTCTCTCGAGAAGTTTTCGTATCAACAAAACAGCATCGAAGTATCGCTCGTCTCGAATCTTCAATGCTCTGTCACTGCGATCATAGTCACTGATCGTAGGGTTCACACGAATCCAAGCAATATGATGTTCAGGAAATGCCAATAGCAGTTCGGTGCTCACGAGATGAGTCCGAGCCTTGTCGCAACCGGGCTCATAGTGCTTGTGAGCATTCTCGTCGACTTCCAAACACAGAACGATGTTTGGTGTGATGATGACGCCATCGATGAATGCATGAGACTTCGATGTGTCGACGCACTTGTAGTCGATGCGATATTCTCTCTGAGTCACGTCGATATCATGCTTCTCGAGGAAGCAAAAGAATGCATGTTCGTCTTTCTTGCGAGGAAGACGACGAGATTCGTCCGGGTCACATGAGAGGCAATATGATTTTCCGGTTCCGATCTGTGTTCTCACGGGACATGGAACGCCGTCGTATCCAGGACATATAGGACTTACGACATCGATTGCATCATATGGTTTACACTCCTTGCAAAATTCCGCTTTTTGCCCCGGAAGACCGAATGACGGAATTGTTCCACACTTGCATTTTTTATTCACGACGTCTATCGCATCTTTCGGCTTACAATCATTGCAAAACTCTGCTTTTTGTCCCGGAAGCCCATAGTTCGGTCTCTTTCCACACTTGCATTTTTTATTCACGACATCTATCGCATCTTTCGGCTTACAATCACTGCAAAACTCTGCTTTTTGTCCCGGAAGACCGAATTTCGGTTGTCTCTTTCCACACTTGCATTTTTTATGTATGGTGATCGCATCTTCCGGCTTACAATCGCCGCAAAATTCTGCTTTTTCTCCTGGAAGACCGAACGTTGGTCGTGATTTCTCACACTTGCATTTTTTATGAACTATGTCGATTGCATCTTCCGGTTTACAATCTTTACAAAATTGTGCTTTTTGTCCAGGAAGACCGAATGTTGATTGAGATTTCCTACACTTGCATTTCTTCGTAGCAACATTGACTGCCTCATCTGGCTTACATTCTGAGCACCAAATACGTTTTTTTGTATTCGGAAGACCATAAACAGGCCATCGTCCACACTTGCATTTAGGCATTTATTTAAAATTACGTGATTAGAGTTATTTAAATTATTCGAAGTGTCGATATGTGAAAAAATGACATCATTCCATCACCGGAGGATTGATCAAGAATTTTTCGAATATGAGATCTTTTACTTTGTGATATTTCTTCGGAACATTGCTCAGAGAAGGTTCCCACACGATCGACGCGGACATCCAGTTGCCAAGATAAGGCATGATCAGTTTCTTCATGATCCATTCCGAATCCATATCTTCCGGGAATATTGGTCCGAGATCAGAATACTTCAGTGCATATATGATTGCCGCCAACACGCTTGCAGACACTTGGACGATCGTAGCGGACTGATGGGGCACGAGTTTGCGAGAAGTCTCGATGTCGAGCAAAGACCCTATCCACCACTTCCCATATTTTGGAGACATCATCAAGACACCAAGTTCGTCTTTTCCGGATATGATATCGTCCTTTAAAACACGTTCTTTTTTCAGAAAGTCCGGACAACCTGCAGCTTGATATTCTTGCAATGACGCGATCGCGACGTCCGGCAACATATATGCATAATGTACGGTTGGACGATATGTTGCTTTGCCATCCTTGGTCGTCGTCAGGAAGTACGAGATACTATTGGCTTCTTCGTGGGGAATTACACATCCTACGATTTCTCCGGATGGAACAACGGATTTGACGGTTGTATTCATAGCCATACTTTTAGGAATGTACACTTCATTTCCAGGACCCTTCGAGAAGTGTTTTACGTATTGTTTCATCGTTTCGTGAGTGCCCCAACCAAGCTCGGCAGGTAGAGAGCCTTCTTCGATGAGACCTGTGGGGCTCCATGTGTTTACGAATTCTCCTACCTTTTTGGGGTCGTTCGTTATCTGGGTATCTCTTTCAGCGATGTGAATCACCTGAATGTTCAATAATTTAGCGGCTTCGTTATACTTTCCTTTCGCGAGCCATTCTTTAGCTTTTTTGACATTAGAGTCCGAGCTGTTCTTCTTTGAAAGGTAATCTACCCAATCTTTGATGCCGAGTTTCATTGCATGAGAAACCCATCCCGGATTCGCACCATGACCGACCACGGCAGTAGCCCCTTTGTTTCCCCAAGATTTCGCGAGTTCTCTGACGGCGTGTTGATGACGATACAAAGTTTCGCATTCCTTCGTCTTCGCTTTGCAGTCTTCCTCCCCGTACCAGCTTTCGATGGCCGTGTTGACGAAATGAATACCTTTTTCGTGACAATATATCAACAGATCTTTTGTGTTCATGTACCATGCGAGGTCGACGAAAACATCACCTTTCTTGAGATGTTGATCGATGATGTTCTTGTAATTACTTTTCGTCACCTCAGTATTTATAAATTTCATCGATGGATATTTTTCGGAGAGTTTGTCGATCTTGGTTCTATCTTTGTCGATAATTATAACGTTTCCGGACGAAAATTTGAGATGTTTTTTGTATAAAGGTGGCATACTGGAACCGACTCCACCACATCCTACCTGAAGTATTTTTCGATCGAGCAGGTCGACCGAGAAATTCAATTTGTTCGCGTTAACGTACTTGTTATTCTTCACGTTGACCGTGTTCACGCGATTGTTGGAATTCATATAATATGATTATATTTTTTTGTGTAAAAAACTTAATAATTTTATGTTCATAAGATGAAACGATGTACAACATTCGTCATTTCTGTGAGTACGTTACCGATGGTACGAACGTGTACATCAAGAATCGTATGTTCCCACTCAAACCTCGCATTCATCCCGTCAAGGGATTCGAACAATACTTTCTTCGCCAAGACGATGGCATCACGCAGTTCGTCAGTAAGAAAATCATCGACAATCTCACGGTGAAACTTGATCGTGTCAAATCGCGCAGCAAAATAGTCTCTCATATTCCTACAGGGAAGATGTACACATCGATGAAAGAAGCGTGTGATGTTCACAAAATTTCGGCAGCGAAACTGAAGACGAATAAAGATTTCTTGATAATTTAGAGATATGATTTGACGTTGATAGTTTTTAAGCCGTCCGATTCTGTTTTCATCGAGTTAGAATAATACGCTGCAATGTACTCGTAATATTGCTTTATCTGAGGAAGGACATGATATGTGTAGTGCTCCCATACTTCATAATCGCTGATTTTCTGAAAATTCGGATACGACGTCACGTACGGTTTATCGACTTTCCATCTGAGTTTTTCTTTTCCCGTATCGACCGTGAATATCAGACGTTCCATCGAATAATCGATCGTGAAATTATCGAGTTTTCGAATGCCTCTGTATGGCTTTCGAATCTTTTTCGGAGGTGGTGTATTCATACTACTCATAATAAAGTATAATAATATGACGAACTATACACATCAGTACAAACTACATATATCATCTCGGGCATCGAAGATGTTCTATGGTTTTATAGAATAATATTTGATTAACTTATGAATAAAACAAAATCGTGCAGTTCGATATACACACCCGTTCAGAGAGGATCTACATGCTGGTTCGCGGCTCTCATGATGTGCATGTTTTTCAGCCAATACATGAGAGTCGTATCGTCCGTCCACGTGAAGAGACTCTTAAAAAAAGACAATTGGAAGACACCGATCGCAGAAGCGATGCTCAAGATACTTCAAAATTACGAAATAAACTCGTTGAATAAAAATATTATCGGTAAGATCGAGCCGAGAGCATTTCTCAGGGCTCTTCGTCGATACGATCCCATGTATTTCGATTCGAGACCGGGAGATGAAACCGACACGGGTGCGAGTTACGGTCCATATTATCATAAAATGTTATCATTCATGGAAGTCCCTCATCTGTCCGTGACGGTTCCACGAGGACATACCGATGCAAAGTATTCTGCGTACAACTTCGATCTTCCTCTCGACGAAAAAAGGTGGAAGAATGCCGTAGAGACATTGGATCCGAAGGGGTCGTTTGTCGATACGGAATATCCTGAAGTTATCATTCTACACAGAGAAGCCGGCGAATCACATCTACAAAATATGTGGAAGACATATCGTCCGAATATGTACACCGTGTATGATTTGAGTAATAAGAATCACGTAGAAACGATCACATATAACAAAAATAAATATGTCATCGATTCGTGTATTCTTCCGTCTTTCATTTCGACGAATACATGTTCCATGAGTCATGTGATCGCAGGCATAACATGTAATAATGAGAGATATATTTATAATGGATGGGCAGCTCGATCCGGCGACAAGGCGATGAAATCTGTCACGAGGGAGATGCCATGCGCTCTGATGCCTGCGGACTGGATGAAAGAGAAAGCGATGTGTATAAATAATAATAATGAGTGTACGATGAATATTGGTAAAAAGAAGAACGAGTTTTGTTTCGAATCTTTTAAGAGGAGCTCGGTTACATATGTGAGATCAGATATTGCAGAGAAAGCCGGATACACATCAAAGAACATATCGATATCAAAACAATCGGTGCAAAAAATGGTTGAGTCAGTTTCTAAAAATACGAACAAAAACAAACGAAGAAAACTCGAAGAATTGAAGAAAAAAATACAGATGCGAAAATGAGATTATGAATCAATATGAGATTTCGTGATTTGAATATCGGAATCCTTATACAATTCATAGAATTCTTTCGAGACCTTAAAAACATCACCGGGAAACTTCTTACGATGAATCCAATTGCATATGAATTTTTTATCGTTCGTATCGACAACTTCTATGAGGATATCACTTGCTGTTTGTGCACATTCGTATAGCTTGCCGAACGCACACACGGGATTTGCTCGAGGATGTCGACCTCCTGATTTTTTTTCGTTCGGAGTCGGCATGTGATCCACGAACGGAGTCATATCATCTTCGTATTTGAACTGATACCAGGTTCCATCTTTGGATTTCGCTTGAGAATTAATGTAATCGGGAGACAACACTTGACTGATATTCGATTCGGATATTCCGAGTTTCTCAGCGCACTCTACGATGTATGTATATGATGTTTCTTCTCCAGTCGAATTATTGTATGATACTATAGCACGAGCCATCGAATTGTCTTCGCCCGATCTTTTTTCGCCTGGTGTTGGCATGTTTTCCACGAACGGAGTCATGTCTTCCGCGTATTTGAATTGATAATACACTCCATCTTTTGATTTCGTCTGTGTATGAGAAGAATCGGAGAACAGTATATTACCGATATTCGATTCTATTATTCCGAGTTTCTTAGCGCATTCTTTGATATATTCATATGATGTCTCTTCTCCAGTGGAGTTATTATATGCTACGATTTTACGAGCCATGTGATTGTCTGCACCAGGGGAAGCACCGTCACCTCCTCGTGTCGAATTCATTCCGTTCTTATACGAGTTGTATTTCGCGATGAGTTCTATCTCGAGATCCTTCGCTTCCTGCTCTGTTTTGATACCGCGAACGAGAATCGTCTTGTCGAAGTCGTCCCATCTGTTTCGAATACGATTGTAGAATTTCTGACTCCATTCATATGAATCATCATGAGCATTATTAAAATGTTGTCCCATTCGAACTTCGAACTGATGCGTAAATCCGATATATAGATAGTTCCATTCTTCCGGATCGAGAAGTAACATGGCACCTTCCGATAGATCGACGATCGGAATATTTTTACTAATCGCGTAGACGACCCAAAACATCATTTATGTATACGGTGATAACTCTATTTTAAATGAGAAATTGTCGATATGAAGATGTCATTTATCCGGGTCAAACGATTTGTATATTTTCGAAATCCTACTCGGAGAAAAGAGACCACCGATGAAACTCAGAAACAATGGAATCGTCGATTTTCTTCCCAGCAAGAAGTTTTTCATCTGAATTGCGAGTCGAATGACTATGAATACCGCAGTTGCAATTGCCATTTTTGTCCCGAACGATCCCTTTTTGATATACATTGTCAGAAATGCGATAAAAATCGATAACAGAATTATGACTTTGTTTTCTACGTCGATACCATGTGCGAATAATTTCCACACTGTCGCAACGACCGAACGATATTGGACTGCAATTAAAAGCAACGAAAAATAAGAAATCCATACGATAGCTTTAACGACATTGCTACTGTCACCATGTTTTGCAACAGAAAGAATTATGAAGCTCAACACAATATACTGGATGCACATATTCAGAATCACGACACTATCATCTATCTTCGTCGAAACACAATTCGAATCATCGGAATCGTTTTTTAATACTTTTCTGATCCTGTCCGACAAATAATCGACATCGCTATCAATACGCTCATTTGTTTTTTCGTCGAAGATTTGTTCGGTCGGACAACTCATAATATAATATTTAAATATAATAAAATGGACATAAATACTGCTGCTATACATTTTTGTAATCGAAATCAGATCGTGTCGAGTATCGTGTGTGCTATCGTGGGTTCTGTAGCTCTCTGGTCGAGTGTCGAGACTCACAATAAGCACAAGATGTTTTCGTGGATATTTTTTGTAGTGAGCATATTGTTATTCGGATATGCTTTGACTTCATATGCTCTCAGAGATAACATCGCGTTTTGTTCTCTCGTAATTTAAATATTTACATACATCAATGAATATCAATAATAACACTTTCGATATTAACGTGAATTTCAAGAACGTGTCTTCCGGAGCAAAGATGATACTTTTCATATTTTGGTTTCAAACATCTATAAAAATTTATCATTGGTACACAGAGAGTTACGCGAACCATAAATCTACGGACAAAGTTCTCGAAAAGTTCATCGATTTGACGGATAGTTTTATTGAGAAATACATCGGATCATACGGAAGACCGGTGATGAAGTCGTCTTCGATCCCCGTAACGAACATGACGAAGACGAAGTATCTAAAGACTTTGAAGATCGCACAAGACTACTTCCAGAACGATGTGGAGAAGCTGATATCGAAAAACACTGGACTTCTGAATCTCAGAGACGAAATTTTAGGCGAACTATCTCAAGCACAGTATCTGGCAACTTTGAAATGATCTATATAAAAATGACAAAAAAAATTAAATTCATATCATAATGACAGACGTTTTAGATTATGTCGTCGTGGGCGGAGGCGTTGCAGGTTTGTATGCAAACACGAAACTTGCAAAAAAGAAGAATGGTTTGCTATTGGAGAAAAACAGCGATGTGTTCGGTCGAGTGAGAGAACACGAATTTCACGAGACGAAGATCAAATGCGGTGCCGGAATCGCAGTTCCCGAAAACAAGACTCTTGTAAAATTGTTAAAAAAGTTTGGGATGAATACAAAAGTAAACTCGGGACCTGCGATCGTGGATAAACGAGAACCACTTTTCGATATGAAGAAAGCCGTGAAACAGATCAAAAAGACGTACAAGAAAATTATCAAGAAAGACTTATCGACATTGACATCTCGAGAAATATTATACAAATACTTTTCGAAGGAGTTCGCGGATGAGTTCATCCGTCATTCCGAATTTCACGATTGGTTAAATGGATCGTTTGAGTATCTTTTCAAATACTATGATATTGACGATCTCGACAATGACGCATTCGGGAAAATATTTGTAGATTGGTCATCATTCGTTGAAAAGCTCAAACTCCCCAATATTCGCACAGACTACGAAGTAAAAAAAATAGAAAAAAATAGAAAAATATTTATTATCAACGATGATATACAAACGAAAGAAGTTATATTTGCAGTAACAATTTCAACGATTGACAATATAAAATATATCGGATTCAAAATGCCTATTATGTCCGATTATATAGGTTCTACTCCGTTTTGTAGAATGTACGCGTATTATGAAAAAGGATATTCGTTAAAAGATGATTACATTATGGTTGATGGTCCTATTGACAAGATGATAAAAATCAATAAGAATGTTCTCATGGCGAGTTATTCTGACGGAAATAATGCACTTTTTTGGAAAAAGGTAAAAGATCTTCCTATGTCAGAACGTCGTAAAATCGTCAGAGACGAACTCGTGAAAATAGGATTCGATTTCGGTCTCCCGGACGACATTTTTATCTCATTTTTTCAGGATGGCGTTCACTATGTAAAACCATACAAGAGCACTTTCGATAAACTTCTCGACAAGCTAACGAAACCTGTGAAAGGTGTGACGATCGTCGGAGAAATGCTGTCAAAACGTATGGGATACGTCGAGGGTGCTTTGTCGAGTGTGAATCGTGTCATAAAATAATATGAATGATGAGTATACGATGAACGGGAACGATCACTGGGACGATGTCGTGAAGGAGTACAATGATCTCAGGAAAAATGGTAATAGTGCACAAGAAGCTATTTTGTCGATACGGAAAAAGTATACTAATATCGGACCTGTGAATGCACGACGACTCGAAGATGCATATCAAAAATCGTCGACGGATGTCATAAGCACATTGAATTTGAATCTACTGACGAAAGGTGGAGGAACATGGAACACGACCAACGTGAACATGAAAAAAAGCACGGTGACGACATTTGATGATAAACGTTGTATCAAGGCAGTCTACGACAAAAACTCGGGGACATCTGCGAATCCCGGGATAGGAGGATTCAGTTTTTCTGCGATTCCTGACGGTATGAACAAACATGCAATAACATTCTCGTGGAAAGTATATTATCCGAAAGGATTCGATTTCGCTCGAGGTGGGAAATTCGGAGGTCCATTTGTCGGATATGGAGCTGCGTCAGGGTATCAGCATTCTAAGACGGGATCGTCCAATAGAGTGATGTGGCAAGAAAATGGAGGTATTATCGATTACATTTATCCTCCAGAAGATCTTCGTCAAAAGATTCCCGGTCTCGTCGACGAGGGGCATGGTATCGGTTTCTTCGAGGATGATTTTAAGAACGCGCTCAAATACGATTCATGGAATACTATAGAAATCGGAACGAAGATGAACACCTTTGACAAAAACGGAGTTCCGCAGATGAACGGGGAGTCGTATTTAGTCGTTAATGGAAAGAAGAAAGTTCTGAAAGGAATCAACTGGAGTCGGAGTCCCGATCTATTGATTTCTTCATTCGTTGCAAATACATTTTTTGGAGGCCCGTTACCGAGTCCGAAGAATCAGTTCTGCTACTTCACAGATTTTCAGATGAAAAAATACTCCGCGTGATGCGGATTTCAGAATATTTATATTTTTCATACAATTCTTTGGATATGTAAAATATATCATCAGGATTTTTTTTACGACGAATCCAATTTCTTACGAATTGTGTATTTTTCGTATCAACAACTTCGATGAGACACTTACATGCAGTTGCAGTAGAATCATACAATTTTCCGAAGGCACATACGGGTTTCGCTTTATGATTACGACCTCCTATTTTTTTTTCATCGAATGTTGGCATGTTCTTTTCGAATGGTGTATCGTCTTCTTCATACTTGAATTGATACCACACATTATCGATTGATTTTGTTTGAGATTGTTGTTTTGACAACACCTTGCTGATATTTTGTTCTATTATTTCGAGTTCTGTGGCGCATTCTGTAATACTACCATGCGTCGTTTCTTCTTTAGTAGTATTATTATACGCAACTATTTTGCGAGCTACTGAGCTATTCGATCCCGAAATTTTTTCATATTGAGTTGGCATATTCATCATGAACTCAGTCGTATCCTCAATGTATTTGATTTGATACCAGTTTCCATCTGTCGATTTTGCTTGAGAAGTCTTGTGTGATAATACATGACAAATATTGTCTCTGGATATTCCTAATTCTTTGGTACACTCGACGATGCAATCATATGTCGTTTCTTCTCCAGTAGAATTGTTATATACTCGAATAGCGCGAGCACAAGGATGATCTGCACCAGACCCACAACCATCCCCACCAGGCGTACTATTCAGTCCCTTGCGAAACGAATTATATTTCTCTATATACTTCACTTCGATATCTTTCGCGTCTTGCTCCGATTCGATACTATGCACGAGAATCGTCTTGTCAAACTCGTCCCATTTGTTTCGAATTCTGTTGTAAAATTTCTGACTCGTTGTGTATTTTTCATTATGAGCATCTCTGTAATGTTCATCTATACGTCGGTCGAAATCACACGTATAGCCGATATACACTAATTTATCTTCGTCTGGATCAACGACCAACTCAACTCCTTCCGATGTTTCGACGATCGGAATATTTTTACTGATCGCATAGACGACCCAAGATATCATTTATTTATATGGTGATAACTCTATTTTAAATGAGAAAATGTCGATATGAAGATGTCATTTATTCGTATCGACACAAATATTAATTTAAGCAAATGATTGACACGAATTGCAGACACAATGGAATTCATATCTGCAATCGAACGCTTCGTCGAGCTCCATCAAAACATCCTGAACGCGAATCAGGCTCTGAAAGATGCTAAGAAGGAGAAAGCTATTCTATATAAACAGATTCTCGAATACATGACGAGTCATGCTATCCAGTCTCATACCCATGATGGTTTTGATATCATTGCCAAGGAGAGCGAAATCAAAGGTAAAATCGATTTGGAAATGATCGAACACATGATGGAGAATATGATCGGCGAGACGGTGAGCCAGGAACATGTTGAAAAAATGATCACGAGTCTTGCCGATAATCTTTCGTCGGGTGATATTAAGACGACGCTATCTATCAAGAAGATCAAGGGACCGAAGAAGTCACGTTCGAAGAAATCGAAGAAGAACGAAGAAACTGATTGAATAAATTTATACACATAATGTAAAAGATGACGACGATAACTTACGAAACAGATCTTCTTCCACCACCTCAATTGAAAGTACCCAGCCTTATCGAAGCGACAGCGCCCGAGAGTGTGAAGAACAACGACCCCTTTCTCGATCTCGATTATTTCCCAGTTCCGAAAGGGTTCGAAAACATCGGGAGTCTACAACTTAATAATTTTGCAACATCCGAGGACGTTGCAAAATTACAGGATCAGTTGAACAAACTCGCCGAAGAAAAACACAAACGTTCGACGTGGAAAGGGCTGACTTTGCGAATCGCCGTAGAAGACATGTGGGAAGCATTGTCTGGAATTCCTACTGATATTTATGATAATTCTGGTCATGTTACATTGAAAGAGTTGCTCACAAAAAATGATCGTCTTCGTGGTATAGGATTGTTATTTTTCACGATAGCAGTCGTATCTATTTTCTTCATTGCCGTGAATTAATGAGCTTGCAGTTCGCTGGCAGATCTGTACTCGTCCCACTTCATAACATTATCCCATGAGATCTCGTCGTCGATGACTTCGAGTTCTACTTCTACACTCTCATCGTCATCGTCATCATCAGAATCCGAGCTCGGTGCCTCGAAACCTGAACGATGAAGATTGTCCGATTCATCTTCTGAATCATCGGAAGAATCGTCTTCCGATACGTTCACTCGCACACCATTCACGATGTAATATGTCTCGTTGATCTCTTCATCATCGTCAATACGAGTTCGTTTGGCCTTCTTGATCATCTTGTTACGTTCTCGCTCGGCCTCCTTCTGAGCCTTCTTCTCGAGAAGAATCCGTTCACGTTCGACAGCTTTTTCTGCCTTCACACGAGCCCTCTCGATCTCCTTCTCCGCCTTCACACGAGCCTTCTCGGCCTCGCGTGCAGCATCGCGTTCGGCCTTCTCCGCCGCTCGAATGGCGGCCTTCTCCGCCTTCACACGAGCCTTCTCGACCTCGCGTGCAGCATCGCGTTCGTCCTTCTCCGCCGCTCGAATGGCAGCCTTCTCCTCGCGAATGCGCTGCTTCTCGAGTTCCTTCTGCCTCTTCGCTTCGTCGCGAGCGAGTTCCTTGGCGATCTTCTTGGCGAGCTTCTGTGCATCGGACATCTTGCGGACCATTTTTGTGTTTATAATTTGTTTGTGTGATTTGTGTTCATGATGGTGTATTTATAACTATATGTGTCATTTGTCATTTTCTTTCTTGTTGTGTCATTTGTCATTCAAATGTAGTACACATCGTACTCTCCGAATCCGTTGAACGAAGTTACCAGGACATTCGTGTACGCACCCCAGCTGTCGAAGACCACCCAGTCTCCCACGTTCATTTCCGGAAGTGCAATGTTTTGATTGATGACATCTATTCCATCACATGTGCAACCATACAACACGCTCGGTACATATTCCTCCTCGTCCGGAACATGTCTGACGAGTTTAGGTATCGGAACCGATTTTTCGAAAATCACATTAGAAAATCCAGCATAAGTTGATTCATTGAAAAAGTATTCGTAAAGCCCGTCTCTCACACGCTTTCCGATCACCTGTGTAGCGAGCGATGAGTAATGCTCTGCGAAGAATCTTCCGGGTTCGGCTATGATCGTGATGGTATCGTCCGGGAAGAAATCGTTGATAGCGTCATTGATATATTCCGACATATATGTAGAAATTTCATCTTCGTCGATGTCCGCATGAAGTCCGCCTCCTATGTCAAGAATGTACGGCGTGTGTCCGACCGAGATCGCGGTGTCGAATGCATCCTTGGAAGCTTTGATGGCTCTGTAATATGCCTCCGGATTTCTCGATCCGGAACCTACATGGAATGAGATACCAACGACTTCGATATTCAGATTCTTTGCATACTCGAGAAGATGTTCGACTTCGTCTTCATTCGCTCCGAACTTGTTTCCGAGTTGCACTGTGGCGTTCGGATCGTCACATCGTATACGCAGAATCATCTTGCATCTCGGATGAAACTCATGGATTTTGTCGAGTTCGAAACTACTATCGAATGTTGCGATGTCGACTCCTTGATCTTTTGCAAATATCAAGTCTTCGATACTCTTCATCGTGTGAGCAAATATGATCCTGGAAGGATCAACACCGAGTCGCATGACTTTCTTGATTTCGTACGATGATGCACAGTCGAAATTAACGTTCTTATCGCACATCGTCTTCAACAAAACATCATCGTTGTTGCATTTGACCGCATAATGTGGTGTGACTCTCGGAAACAAAATATTCCATTGATCGATGAGGTTTTCGACGATTTTAGGTGAAGACACATAAAACGATTTGTTCTGGCCGGGATGCGCTTTCAGAATAGCACTCACGACAGCATTCATCAAATTTTTATGATACTATCATAAAATAAAAAAATTTTATAAACACGAAATGTCGATATGATTATGTCAGTGGGTTGAGTCGTTTTCCAGTTTCTGAGATCACGAACTCGCCACCGCGTTTGCCTTTGTAAATCTTACGACCTTTTCTGTCGGTCCTGCCTGTGAAGTCGAGAGTGCCTTTGCTGCTCTTATTTTTTAGAGCTTTTTCGATGTGAGGTACTCTTTTTCCAATAGAACTGATCACGTATTTTCCACCACGTTTCCCGTTATAAATGATGCGTCCTCTCAGATCGCGCTCTCCGGAATTCGTTCCATCGAATTTGTGTGCAAACTTCGCATCGGGAGAAGCGACGCGTTGAGGTACGGGTCTCGTCATCGGTCTTCTGGGAGTCGGTGCTTGTTTTCTCGCCGGTTTCGCTCTCGGAGCTATCTTCCTGGCTGCGCGTTGAATGGGGGACAGCGGTGGCAGAAGTGCCAGATCGTCGAAATTACTTCCCGGAGAAAAAGATTTTCTTGCAGGAGATCTCGTAGATGCCAACCACTTGTTCAAATCGTTCAAATCGTTCACATTCGGCATGTTATTCTTGGAGCTCCTGGAGCTTGGAGATCTCAGTGCAGATCCGAGCATTTTCTCGAGACTATTCGTCGAAGAAGCAGCACTCATATTATTATTAGATAACATTATTTTAATCACACGTTCTCATTATCCTTATATAGCCTACTGAACTGTACAAAGTCGGGAATGAATGGAGCGAGTGGTGTTTCGTCAATATTTTCGACACCTTTAGGACCGACCGTTGAAGGAACGAAGGAATTAAAACTTGCGAATTTCTTTATCCATAATTTGTTCGTGGTATCGAGAACGGCAACGAGCACGAGTTTCAAGGAGAAATTCTTCACTTGATCGTACACCATAAAAGCGATATCGTAATGCGTATTTTTCTTATTGTCTACGCCCTTTGCAGCATATTCGACAGAAATGAAGCTCAGAATAGGAGCATCTGGCCCCTTAACTCTTGATAGAGCGAGTTTGGATATATTTTCCACCTCTGAATCTGTGTATGGTGCGGCTTCTGGGAACGTAGCTCCTTTTAATAGGTCCACAGGAGCTTTTTTGTCTGTAAATCTCGATAGAACCATGTCGAACGCAGTCGCTGTATCTGGAACTGGATCTGCGAACGTGTATGTTTGATTCATAGGCAGTAACGTGAAATCCTGACCAGGGTTTTCTGGAATCGGTTCTACAAATTTTCCTACTACTACGAACTTTTCTTTTTGCTTATAATACAAAATTGCGAATACTGCAAGAAGAATGAGAATTGCGATTCCAACAAGTATCATTTAACATTACATATTTTATTTTTTTGCGTTTATTTAAAATATAAATACTATAAACTAACAAAAATGTCGACCGGAATCGTCATAATCAGCTCGGAATGCACGAATTGCAAACGCTTTTTGGATGCACTGAGGTCGATTAAGAATCATGGCATACAGCCGGTCGATTATTCTGTGCTCACTCCGATGCAAAGAGTGGGAATCAACGCGGTGCCGACACTCATTTTAGAGGGTGGCAAACGCCTCGTGGGCACCGATTGCTTCAAGTGGCTTCATGATAAATCCGCAAATGTCGAGCCCGATGGATTCGATGGGTTTGATTCGTGCGCGGATGGATTGACCTTTTCGAGCGTGAACGACGACGTGGGATATTCGTCTCACGGATATCAGTATGCGCCCTTGTAATAAAATTATGTTTACGTATACAAATGAGTCTTCTGACGATGCCGAATAAAGTAACGGATACGGTCAAGAACACAGCGACAGATTTGACGATACGATTTGCAGATTTGATAGTCACCGCTGCTGGAATTGTGTCCGCACTTTCTTTCAACGATGCTGTGAAATCTCTTTTCTCGGAAGGAGGTATTTTTTATAAGTATGCCAAAGGTGGACCATGGATTGCAGCTACATTGATCACTTTATTCGCAATTGCACTCGGTTTCTGGAGGACGAAATTGCTCCCTCCGACACAAAAATCACAATTACCATCCGTGAAAGTCGTCAGCTAAATGATGTCATTTAGCTATCTTTTCCATCTTCAGACGAGCGCATGTGGTCGAGTACACAATGGTTCTGATGTTATGTTGTTTGAGAGCCGCCATACACATTTCACATGGTCTCGAGTTAGCGAGTTTTCCGGTATTTGTAACTCGAATGATAACAGCTTTCATATTATCGTATAAGTCAGAGTCGGAAATTCTCCAGAGTGCATCCATTTCGGCATGGATCGAAAATGTTCCGATATCTCGTCGAGTGTGATTATTTCCAGTCGCTATGATTTTTTTCCCAGACATGATAACGCACCCATGCTTGAAAGGACCGGACGATCGGTTCGCCTGCTCTATCGCAGATTCTATAGCCTCGTCGAGACGTGTCATATCGAAGTTCGTAAACGAATAAATATTTGTTACAAACTTCGTGAACGAGTATTTAAGTTTATGTGTTCGTGTCATTTGACCCTGATGATTGTCATTTTCAGTTACATATATTGACGTCGTTCGTAACGAACTCTATTAAAATATAATGGGACGTAATTCGACCACACGAAAGAATGCACGCAAGATCGTTCGAGGCGCATGTCCTCGCACTCTTCGAGATTCGAAAAAGTGTGGATGTTCTCTGTGCAAGTTGAAGAGAAATCAACTCGAGGACGGTGCTCGTTTTCTCGACGAGTCCGGGACGTTGATTTTATATATCGGTGGAGAATGTATGAACGCTTTCGAATTGATGTATAAAACGTTCAAGGCGAAGGAATTCTATAATATGGCACATGGGGACGAGATCGTTCAGATAGACACTTCCGATCCGTACAATGCAGCGGTTGATAATCTTACAATTCGAAAGAATCTCGTGTGTTATGCAGATGGATGTGAGAACACGACAAATCTGAAGAGATGCTCGTGCTGTCGCATGGTGCGATACTGCAGTCAGGAGTGTCAGAAACGCGATTGGCAGGAGCACAAGAGTTCGTGCGTTTCGAAAGAGAAACCGAAGATAGAAATTTCTAACGAAAAAAGAGGGTATTCTCATGTCGTGGCGAATGATGTGAAGAAGAAGCTATGTCGTTGTGGGCGTATGTATTGTGACGACGACTAATTCATACGGAAGTGCTTATGGAGCTTCCTGGTCCGCTCATCGAAGTAGAGATCATCACGGTTTCGGCAGCCGTTACAGAGGGTTTGTGTTTTAAAATTTTCGTTAATTTATTTATAGAAAACGGTTTATGAAGAAGCAGTAACATTATCGTGATACCTCCTGCTACATACACGATAGCTTTGATGAGCTTGGTGTTGCTGTCGTTATCCTTTCGAGATTTTAAAACGTTGACGAGATGAACGATGCTCATCGAAATGAGATATATAGCGACTGTCCAAAAGAAAATTTCGAGATACTTGTTCATAAGTTACTCAAATATTATATTATTTTATTAAGTTAACTTAATGAGTGTCGATCGCATAATCGCGATTACACTTTCCGCGATAATACTCATATCTGCATTCAAGTACGAGAGAACCGATCTCGGTTGTGTGAGATGTTTTGATCCTTCTATTTCTGCATGTTCCGACGAGAATTCCGTGTATGTAAGAGGCACTCGATATAATGAAGGAGACAGCAAAGACGCCATCAAACGAAAGTTGAAACATCTGCTCAATCATGATGAACAATCTGGCTCATGGAAGAGATGTATATTATGGTCATTTTTATTGAGTCTTCTTGGATATGCTGTGTATGCAAAAGGTGGTTGTATCGATGACACGAACATACCTTGCGGATGGTTGTTTCTGATATCTTGGATCGTGTTTTTCTCCGTTTTATATGCTCTCAAGAGTTTTGAAACTTTTCATATCTTTCGATTGGTGAAACAAAATGGTTTCGAGCTCGTTGATAATCTGACTTAAATTAACTTAAGAAATCGATTTATTTATAAAGAAATGGAAGACGATAACGTTCTGTTTCATATCAGAACTCTTCAGGGAAACGTGATAAAAAGTCTCTTCGACTGCTTGAAAGAGATCTTACATGACGTCATGCTGTCGTTCGGCCCGACCGGAATTCGCATTTCGGCTCTCGACGGTGCAAAGGTTTCTCTCGTCCATCTGAAACTGGATTCGGATTCTTTCGAAGAATACATGTGCGAACATACATATGAGCTCGGAGTGAACGTTCTGAACATGTTCAAGTTGCTTCGCAGCGCAGGAAGTCACGATTCTATTTTGTTCAGATATCTGAAAAATGATCCTCATATGCTCGAACTCACCATTCAAAACTTCGAGAAGAACTCTCTCACGAAATTCAATATGAAGCTGATAGAAATAGATTCGGTCGAAATAGAAGTGGGTGACATAGAATTCGATACCATCATCGTCATGCCGGCAAATTACTTTCAACGTATATGTCGTGATATGTCCGACATCACAGATCATCTCGTGATCGTAAAACGAGGAGATGAAGTGTCTTTCAATTCGGATTATACATGCGTGACCGATTTCGCGTCTCAAAAAACGATAATAGGTGATTCGGATAATGGACAAATCACATGCAACAACGACACGGATTACGAAAGTAAATTCAGTCTCAAATATCTGACCAGTTTCTGCAAAGCATCCGGAATGTCATCCGCCGTAGAAATATACTTAAAGGAAAGCTATCCACTTATCTTGAAATATACCGTGGGATCGATGGGAAACTTAAAGTTCGTGATCGCTCCAGTGCTTTCTTAAAATGATCGTCTTCTTTGCATGCGTCGCACTTTCATACTACTCACAGGTCTCATCATTCGTTGTTTTCTCACGGATTCTTCTCTCATTTTCTGTTCTTTTCGTGCTCGTTCTTTTTGTTTGAGTTTTTTCTTCATGATATCATCTTTCCGAGCAGAATCTTCGAGTCGTCTTCTTTGTTTCGTAGAACTTATTATCGGTTTACTCGTTTGAATCATTTTAGAAATAGGTGCCGACGCTACTTTTCTCATTTTTTGAGGAGATACCGATGTTACTTTTCTCATTATCGGAGGTGGTGCTGATGCCAAAATTTTCCCTTGTGGAGATGCCACAGGAGTCATCTTGACCTTCGACAGTTTATTTTCTAATTGTCTAAGATTTGAAGAAAATTTTTCACGCGCACTCTGGGCTCTTTGCATATTTTGCCGACGTCTTTCGGCGGCACGTGTGAATTTAGATACTTTCGACTGATCTCTTCTTCTCGAAGCAATCTCGACTTCTCTACTGAATTTTTGAACATTTGCAGATGCTTTTTGTATACCAGTCGTTGCTTTCATGAGTTTTTGTCTCGTTTTACGAATTTCCTTCTGAATTTTCTCCTCTTCATCCTTCTTCTTCTTTTGAATTTCTGCACTCTTCTTCTTAATTTCTTCCTGCTTCTTTTTCTGAATTTCTGCACTCTTTTTTGCTGTTTCTTCCTGCTGCTTTTTCTGCATATCAACGAGTTGTTTACGACGAGTAACGATATTTCGGTTCAGTCGTTGCACGAGCTCCGTTCTTTTCTTCGCGACAGCCGCTCCTCTTCGTTTCTTGTACTCGTCTTCTACCTGTTGTAGTGTCTTACCCGGAATGAGGACTTCGGGAGGAACGCTCTGCAGACCCGAGAATTTCTTACCCTTTGCGGGACGTTGACTCGGAGACGGTGATGGTGATTTTCCTCCGAGTTGTTTACGACGAGTGACGATATTTCGGTTCAGTCGTTGCACGAGCTCCGAACGTTTCTTCGCGACAGCCGCTCCTCTTCGTTTCTTGTACTCGTCTTCTACCTGTTGTAGTGTCTTACCCGGAATGAGGACTTCGGGAGGAACGCTCTGCAGACCCGAGAATTTCTTACCCTTTGCGGGACGTTGACTCGGAGACGGTGATGGTGATTTTCCTCCGAGTTGTTTTCTGCGAGTGACGATATTTCGGTTCAGTCGTTGCACGAGCTCCGAACGTTTCTTCGCGACTGCAGCTCCTCTTCGTTTCTTGTACTCGTCTTCTACCTGTTGTAGTGTCTTACCCGGAATGAGGACTTCGGGAGGAACGCTCTGCAGACCCGAGAATTTCTTACCCTTTGCGGGACGTTGACTCGGAGACGGTGATGGTGATTTTCCTCCGAGTTGTTTACGACGAGTGATAATTGCCCTATCTAACGCCTTCACAAGAGCGTCCCTACCCTTCGCCTTTGCAGCAGCACGTCGTTGTTTGTACACTTCCTCGACCTGTTGAAGATTTTCCCCGGGAATCAATTTGTCTGCCGGAATCTTTAGAACGTTCGCACCCTGTGTTTTTATCCTGCGCAATCGTATCGGCAATAGTTTATCGAGTTCTGCAGCCAATTTCATATCCTTTCTTTTGACAGCCGCTGCCTTGCGACTAGCGTGTATCTTTCTAACTGCTTGCTCGGTCTTCCCGGGTAGAAGCTGTTCTGCACGTCGTTCAACATCGGTGGGACTCGGGGTTTTCCCAGTTGGTGTTCTTATGGCCGAACGAGACGGTGAAGGTGATTTTCCAGGCGATCCCCCGGGCGAACCCCCGAGTTGTTTGCGTCTTGCTATAATAGCCCTATCTAACGCCTTCACAAGAGCGTCCCTACCCTTCGCCTTTGCAGCAGCACGTCGTTGTTTGTACACTTCCTCGACTTTCTGAAGAGTGTCCCCAGGTATTAATCTCTCTATAGGTATTTTCTGAACGTTTGCACTCTGTGTTTTGATCTTCTTGAGACGCAATGGTAACGCCCTGTTGAGTCTCGACGCCATGGATGTATTTCCCTTTTTCAAGGCTTTCGTCTTGCGGTTCGCGTAAATTCTCTTCACGGCGTCTTCTGTCTTCCCAGGAAGTAACATATCCGCATTCTTTTCTGCACTCGTGGGAGTCGGGGTTTTCGTAGGTGAGGGTGTTTTCGTAGGTGAGGGTGTTTTCGTAGGTGAGGGTGTTTTCGCACCGAATTCTCGTCGGCGTAATGCTATGGCCTTATCGAGAGCCGATACGAATTGCGTCTTTCCTTTCGCGATCGCTTTCGCTCTTTTCTTTTTGTACAAGCTCTCTACTTCTTCTATCGTTTTCCCGGGGAGTATCTGATCTGGTTTCAGATTCAACGGGCCTCGGATCGCCAGACGAGGGTCTGTTTTAGCATCTGCGAGACCCTTGTTTAGTATCCTCAGCTTTTTTTGGTCTTTAGCATACTTCTTTCTGAATTGTTTATACACCTTGTTCACGTATATTATATTCATCCCAGGTTTGTACCTTAAGTCGAACGCTCGTTCCCATAATCGTATGGTGTGAGGTGTCAGATCTTCTGGTGGAGAATATTGTTTCACACGTTCGCTCGTCGTCGGACTCACGTATGTTTTCGGGGTCATGTATGGTATAAAACTTTGTATTGGTGCTGATGGATATGGCTCGGGGCTGGGAGAGGGTTCGGGGCCAGGTTCGGGGCCAGGTTCGGGGCCAGGTTCGGGTATTTGTCCACTTGTCAATCTTCTAGAACGATTTTGACCTAATCTTGAGAGTGTAGGAACGAAATTTCGATTTCTCGATCCCTCTGGTCCGGGTTCTGGCATCGGTTCCGGTCCAATCGGTGCGCTGTAATTGATTTTAGGATTGTAAGGTCTTTGACCAAACAACCCAGCGGAACCGCTCATGTTTTCTCTCGGAAGAGGACCTATCGGGGCCGAGTAATTTCTATTGCGATTGAAGGACATTCCCAATCCAGGGCCTTGAACGGGTCCAATCGGCGCGCTGTAATTGATTTGTTGGTCGAACGGTCTTTGACCAAATAACCCAGCAGAACCGCTCATGTTCTGTCTCGGAAGAGGACCTATCGGGGCCGAGTAATTTCTATTACGATTGAAAGACATCCCCAATCCGGGACCTTGAGCGGGTCCGATCGGTTGTGAATAGTTTATTTGCTGGTCGAACGGTCTCTCACCGAACAATCCTGCGGATCCGCTCATGTTCTGTCTCGGCAATGGTCCGATCGGACGAGAATAATTTCTGGATGGGTCATACGACATTTTCTGTCCAGGAAGAGTCGGACCGATCGGATTACTATAGTTGATTTTCGAATTATATGGTCTGTTTTTAAATAATGCAACATTTCCGGACATGTTGTCGGGATTTGGAAGTGGGCCGATCGGATTCGAATACGGATCATAGGATCCACCGCGTGCAGATCCGCTTGTACTGGATTTTTTTGGCGTTCCAGAAACCACAGACGTCGTTGGCGTTCCAGAAACCACAGACGTCGTTGGCGTTCCAGAAACCACAGACGTCACCGGCGTTCCAGAAACCACAGACGGTTCTTTTCCTACTTTAATCAAATTACCTGCGAGTTTGTTTCGTTGTTTTTTTACGAGTTTCAATTCCTCTGATAAAGCTGCAGCCTTATATTGTTCCTTGATTTCAGCACGAGCGAGCGCTCTCGCTTCAGCCTCGGGAGACCGTTTTCTGCGAGTATCAGGTATATATACCTGTACGAATTGTTGGCCTCCTGCAGTCGAACCTTCTTGGCGAATATTCACCAATTTCTTATAATTCGAACGATTTACATCTGGTGATGGAGAACTTGACATCTATTATAGTATACTCATATTTTTATTACTTATCAAAATCATCATACAATATTTTCGTGATTCGATTGTCAGAATCCTTATACGACTCATAGAAATCTTTCGAGACCTTAAAAATATCGTCGGGAAACTTATTTTTATAAATCCATTTTTTTATGAATTGTGTATCGGACGTATTGGCTACTTCTATGAGACATCTACTCGCGGTCGCTGCGGAATCGTACAACTTGCCGAACACACACATGGGTTTCGATTGAGGATTTCGGCCTCCCATCATTTTTTCGTTTGGCGTCGACATGTCTTTCACGAAAGGAGTCATATCTTCTGAATATTTAAATTGATACCATATTCCGTCTTCAGATTTCGCTTGAGTATTCATTTTTTCGGGAGACAACACCTTGCTGATATTTTTCTCCGATATTCCGAGTTTCTCAGCACACTCTTTGATATATTCGTATGATGTCTCTTCTCCCGTGGAGTTATTATACACACGAATCGCACGAGCATTATGATTGTTGACATCCGACATTTTTTCGGTCGGAGTTGGCATGTGTTCCATGAATGGAGTATCATCCTCTTCATATCGAAATTGATACCAGATTTCGTCTTTCGATTTTGCTTGAGAATAGTTATATTCGGGAGATAACACACTCTTGATACTAGACTCTGATATTCCGAGTTTCTTGGCACATTCTCCGATGTATGTGTATAGTGACTCCTCGCCGGTGGAGTTATTATACACACGAATCGCACGAGCATTTGGATTGTTCGCACCAGAAGCAGCACCATCTCCGCCGAGTGTCGAATTCATTCCGTTCTTATACGAGTTGTATTTCGCGATGAGTTCTATCTCGAGTTCCTTCGCTTCCTAGTCTGATCGTATACCACGAACGAGAATCGTCTTGTCGTATTCGTTCCATTTGTCTCGAATACGGTTGTAGAATTTCTGACTTGTCTTATACGATTCGTTATGAGCGAGATTAAAATGTTCATCCATCCGTCGTTCGAAGTTATTCGTTACACCGATGTATACATAATTCCATTCTTCCGGATCGAGAAGTAACATGGCACCCTCCGATAGAACGACAAACGGAATATTCTTACTGATCGCATACACGACCCACGTCATTTGTTTTTACACATGGATGCTTCTATTTAAATGAGTATATGTCGATATAATCGTATTCGTCATTTTTTCTTGAAAAAGCTAGTAATTTCACGTTGATTATTCGCGATGTTTTTCTTCGTTCTTTTTGCATCTCTCAAATCTGCCTTGAACGTACTTTTGAGTTCGTCGATTTTCCCTTTGATCAACGGATGACCGAAAATTTCTGTCTCCGGATCGTCAAGAAGGGGCTCGAACAAACTACAGATCGGCTTCATCAGTTGGTGTTCTATGTAGAACAATCTATCTACGATCAGATCGTTTTCTTGAGCAAAAGTCGGATCTTCTGCTCTGAAACTTTGTTTTGTATCAAGATTCTTCTTGTCTTCTATATACACGAACGGGACTCGTGCACCGCTCGGAACAGGAAATCCCGTTCGTTCGAATATCTTGTTCGAAACATGGAGATGTGGCTGACACTCGTTCTTATATCCGGTTTTTAGAGTCTTCGACATCGTGAATTTTTCCATGGGATACTCGTTGTCCAGCACTTTCCGAATACATTCTACGGTTTCGGTGACCGCGGTCGGTGTATCTTTTTTGAATAGGATCGTATCGAGTGATTCCTTCAGGATTTCTCTCGTGATCGGAGAAAAGTCTCGACGGACCAGCGCGAGACCTTTGACGTCAACTTTCCCTTTTTCATCCGGATCCTCGAATTTAATCGCCGCGTAGCGTTTCTTGGAGTACAAAATATACGGGTAGTAGATTTTCTCGAACTGCACACAGGAATGTTCAGGAATGTGAAATCAGGATCGTAAATCACAAAGTTATACAATCCTCTCTTGCTGTTTTTGGAACTCACCTCCAGATCATTCGGCGCTTTAAAGTCCTTCGTGATCTCGCCAGCCAACCATTTCGCCATCTTGAATTGCTCGTCCATGTCATGAATTTTATCGTCGGGAAGTTTCATTCTGATCATCACCGAGTCGGTATCGCCATAAATGACCTCAGACCCCGGCAGCAGTTCCGTCACACGTTTCGCCGTGTGTTCGATCATCTTTCGACCGGTCGCGGTGACAGAGGCAGCGATCGGCACGCAAGGAATAAATCCTCTCGAAGCTCCGAGAAACCCGTACACACTGTTCATCACAATTTTATAAGATCTCTGCTGTGCATCGTATAGCGCTTCTCGAAATTCGTCGTCGTTCTTCTTCGCTTCCGCCATATGTTTCTTCGCTTGTTTTCTGAATTTTGCGAGATCATCCAATAGGGCAGGCACCACTCCCTGACCCTCACCAGTCTCGTCGTTCTTTTGAGCATACTTGAACGTTCCCAAACCCGTCTCGATCTCGTAATATTCGATTCCAGGAAGATTTTCGAATCGTTTATCCATCACGAGCGTTTCTGGACTCATATTGTGTGCCCGAATTATCGAAGGATACAAGGAAGCAAAATCTAGGGCTGCTATCGAAGTAAAATATGCTCCTTTCTTCGCATCAAGGACAGTGGCACCCTCATACTTCCCGTCGACAGTCCACATCTTGTCGTCCGGGATCGCGTAGTTCATCTGACGAGCTTTACCAACCAGACAACTGAAGGCTCTCACCTGTTGGCCGCGAAAGTTGATGTAGTCTACAGGAACTTTCACGGCATTCGCCATCTCTGTAATATCTTCGAGAATCGCCATCTTCTTCAGAAGTTTCAGAGGAAGATCGGTATCTTTCGCTGCATATGCGGCGATGATCGCACGATCATCTGCTCCGCCTTCGAATTTCTCGAAGATTTGCATCGCAGGAAGATCGTTCTTTTGATCACCGAGATACAACTTCGACACGTTATTAAGCGAATATGATTCGAGATTTCTGTTCTTCCGAAACCACTGAAGCAAATCAATTTGCATCACTCCCGGCATGTCGAGCAAGAAGAACTTGTTCTGACCAAATGCGTTCGAACTAAGATCGCGTTCGATTACCTCACCGCCGCCGACGAGCAGACGTCCAAGATTCTTCAATCTCACGTTGTCTTCTCCGGTAATGTCATCGACACACATCATCGATCTTCCATGAATATATCGGAGATCATACTGCCAAAGATTGTATCCGATAGATACATCGGTTTTTTCATCTTGCAGAATCGTCATCCATGTATTCATCACATCCGCCTCTTCTGCACATGATATGATCTCGACGCCTTCGACCGACGCGGTTTGCTTGTAACACACGACAACGCGTCTGTAAGGTTCTGGTTCTCCGTATTTTTGAAACGTTGTCGCGATTTGAATACAATAATCGGCCGGATTCTCGGCGAGTGGAAATTTACGATCTTTGGAGTATGTTTCGATATCCCAGCTCGCAATGATCAACGGAGGCACTTCCTTGACGTCGCTCGGACCGAGATGTTGGAACGATGTTTCTACTTCAATGTCGGAGTTCGAGATACGAGTTTCGACGGGAAACGCCTTGGATACATGCATCCAATCTGCAGGATTAATATTTCTCAGATGGAATATTCTGATGATCGGATCGACCGACGACTCGTAAATTTGATACTCGTTTTTCAGACGATACTTCGCTTTTCTCATCTGTGACAGCGTCTTGAACACGAATTGCACCATTGGTCGCATCTTCCCGCCATCGTATCCCCACATATTTTTCCGTTTTGTTGGCAAACACGACGGGCGTATCGCGTCGTATTTCATCGCCGTTTCCGTTATGAAAAGATTCGTGCGTGCAGCGCTCCATGATTCCGGAGTTTCTAAGAGAAAGAAAGGTGTGAATTTCGCTCTCACACATACTGTTTTTCCGTCCATTGTTTTACCGAAAATGTTGATTCTGAAGTATGGTTCGCCCTTGTCGGGTTCAACATCTTCCGAACGCCAATCCGTAGGAAAAAATGTGAGTTCCGTCATTTGTTTGTGATTCTATAACACACGTCGGTATTTATACTTGAAGTGTTGATATGAAAAGTGTCATTTTCAAAGAAAGTAAGTAATGAGCGTTTCTCGTCAAAAAAATTTACTGCTATATACCCCGGGTTCACATGAATATTTGTCGATACAATATTTCTCGTATCGACAAACGACTGACTCGTTATTGTGTAAATTATTTAAAAGAAACCATTTTCAGAACGTAACTGGTGACGATTTGATATCTACAGCAAAGTATATGACCATTTGAAACCATATGCCGTTTTTCGTTTTCCATTGGCACAATTTGAAATATGTACATAAGATTTTTCTAAAAAATTAGCGGCTTCAGTACATGAATAAAAAAATCGTATATATTTATCGTTCAAGTCGTATTGATAAATTTTTTTTGATTTAGGATGAAGAACACCTGTTTTTTTATAATTAGGATTTTTTTCACCTGTGATCGAATCTATTAGTTTTTTTCTTTGTACATCTGGTAATTTCTTGGCGTAATTATGATTTTTTTCTCCTTTAGCTGCTTCACTCATTTTCTTTTTCGTCTCTTCGCTCTTATAACCACTGCGCCCACCTTCCGTAAGATTGTATCCTCTCGGTACCAACGTCCCCAGAAGATGAATCAACCATCGTTCATGTTTATTCAATTCATCATCAGGACACTCGTAATAGTCCGTCGTGAAGTTGTCCCATCCATATTTATTTATTGCCGCTGAAAATAATCTACAATTACTATTTTTTTTTTGATGCTCCTCAAATCGTTCTTCTAAAGTTCGCATAGTTTGTCCTACATATGATTTCTTACTCGGCGATGTCTTGATGTAAATAAAACCCATTATTTCGTTTAGATTTCATGTCAGTGATTACTTAAATTGTTATTGTGTTGATATGATTAAAATGACACCATTCTAAGCACATAGCTTGCGATGGCAATCGATACCGCGAGTGTGAGATCTCTACGCATGAACCATACGATCAGTGCGAGAATTGCGGCGTCTATCATGGAGCGGTTAATGGACATCGTGTATACTTGAACGACATATTTTTTTTACACAAAAGTGTTGAATATTTTTGTGAACTCCCACGTCACTTGTTTCACCTTGGTATCTTTGGCATTGTCACGTCCACTCGCCCAGAATGCCAAGAAAATGACCCACGATGTTTTCTTTGCGAATTCGACGACCTCCTTCGCGTTATCAATAGTGAACGTTTCCGGAACGGTATCGTTCAGTCCGATCATCGGGGTAATTCCGATTCCATCATACTCTAGTTTCATCGCATCGCATTGTTTCTTCGTAGCGTTCGCAGCGGAAATCGCAGCTTTTCCCATTTGTTTCTCTCCGGTGCCATAATCCATCGCCATGATATTCACGGCATGTACTTTCAGACCCTGCTTCTTCGCATCGTTCAGGATATCAAGGCCTTCTTTCGACAATCCTGTTTGCATTACCGCCAGCGTATAGTCTACTTTCAGATCGGGATACTTCTTCTGCAAAATCGCGAGCGCCTTGTTTCTCCGAGTTATGCTTTCTTTGTCGGATGCAGCGCCTCCTTCTATGTCCATATCGATGTATCTCGTATTGTACATCTTTATGACGCTCTCGTATGCAGCGACGAGTTTATCGATATCCTTGATTCCGATCGCTAACTCCGTCCCGGTTGCGCCACCGAACGAAACACGAACGATTCCACCATTGCCTTGAACTTTCTTTGCCTGATCTACATAGATATTCGCGTCCATGGTTCCGTCGAATTTTGGTATACCGTTCGACGATAACACGAACGCGAGAGTAACATTTTTCGACGGGATCTGAACGAGAGTTTTTGCATCGTTCCATCCGGACCAGAAACACCATGATTCCACATATGGTGAAAAGAATCTTTTGGATGTGACAGATGGGTTCGGGTCCGCGGGTTTCCCGAGAAGCGCCTTCAATGCTTTCTGATTTTCGGGACCCAAACCAGAGTAACGTGACTGAAGATCCTTGATCACGGCGTCCGGATTCTCACCGTCTCGGCATCTTCGAACGAATTCGTTGGAAACAATGTTCCAATTCGCGTTCACATTCGGTCTTTGAATCGGTTTCTGAATATATGCCGTTGGCTTCGTAGGATTTGTCGATACGGGAGGTTTCGGTGCGGGATCAGGTCCTATCGGTGGGAGAGAATTAGTATCGGTCGTCGGAATCGATGGAGGATTCGGTCTGGGACTCGGATCGAGTTCTGCGACCTTCTTTCCTATAAAAGTCTTGCTAAAATCATACGGTTTCTGTTTTATCCCAGAGTTGAACGGATTCGCGCCCTGTTCTTCTCCTGCATTGTCACGATTCACCGACCAAAATCCTATGTATGTCATCCAGGGAGTCGTTTGGAAGAAATCGTACACCTTCTTAGCGTCGGAAATCCTGAATACTTCGCTTTGTACATCATTCACACCGATCATAGGAATCGTGCCGATGTTGGGAGAATCATATCCTGCCGACAACACCTGAGTACGAAGATTGTGACATGACATGATCACATAGTCGCCCATGCGTCCTTCTGGATCTGGTGCTGCGGAATCTCCGAAATCCATAGACATCCCATTGAACGAATGTATGATAGCATTGTTCGCCTTCGCGTTACGAACCAGAAGTTCTCCGGCGAGAGCTAATCCAGATGGTAATACCGGGAGACAATATGTTATTTGCAACTCAGGATATTTCTTGTTCAAGATCGCGATGGCTTTATTGCGTCTGTCCACTCCGTCCACATCGGCGACTGCACCACCTTCGATGTCGAAGTCGATACGCGTCAGAGAATACAAGTCGATCACCTTGCTGTACTCGGTCACGAGAGCGTCGACATTCGTTATAGCATCCGCAAGTTCCACACCATTGGCTCCTCCGAACGATATTGACACATCTCCCCCGGCACTTCTTATCTGACGTATCTGAGATAAGAGATGTTGACTCGACAGAGGAATCGTTCCAGCCCAACTCGCTTTCTTGTTCGCATCAGCGGTGATGAATGCGAGAGTGAAGAATTTGAGTCCGCTCGTCTTGCTTATCGAAGGAAGATTAGGAGTCGGGAACGCACACGCGTCTACGTACGGAGCCACGACCTTAGACGTCCACTTTCCTCTTTTAGCCAGAGATGGGTCTTTGCTGCCAACGAGAGGTAAAATTTGATTGTACTTAATATTTGTTGGAAGAGTCGTCACACCTCCGAAGGGAATTATTTTAGTGGTTCCCGATGGAATCACCATATTCCACTCTTTAGGAATCATCGTTACCTTGTTGCCCTTGCGAACTAGATCACCTTCGCTGAACCAGGTAAAGTTTTCTGTTTCTGGAAAATCGAATGTCAGACCCCATTGTAAAATATCATAGTCGTTCTTGTTTTCGAGTTTGAATTGTCCGTCGTATCCCGTATTCCAGTCGGATGTTTTCGAGACGGATACGACGAGCTTGGTGTTCTTCACGGTCGCCATTACTCTACGATGATATTATTTTCATCTGATATTTACACTCACTTCACTCGTATCGACAAATTATCAATTTAAGTATTTCATAACATCATCATAACACAAATAATAACACAAATGAACCGTATAGGATATATTGGTTCTAAATTAAAGTTAAAAGATTGGATATTCGACGAGATTTCTAAAAGAACCGACGAAACACACACGAAATTCGCCGATTTGTTCGCGGGTTCTTGTATAATGACACACGAGGCTCTTGAGAGAAATTACGAATGTATATCTAACGATCTCGAGACGTATTCGTATGTCATCCTCAACGGATTGAGATGTTCGTTCTCAGATAAATTACGATGTATAATAGAATCTCTCGACGCACTAGATACATATACTTCGGGATTCGTGACGATGACATATTCTCCGAGAGGAAATAGAATGTATTTCACAGAGGAAAATGCGATGAGAATAGATACCATACGCGATCATATCGAACGCATGAAAGATAGCATTTCGAAAGATGAGTATCATTTTCTTCTCGCATCGCTGTTGACGAGTGCGGATACCGTGAAAAATACGAGTGTCATCTACGGTGCGTTTTTGAAAAAATTCAAAAAAACCGCTTCGAAACATATGAAACTTATGCCTCTACATACGCGATCCACCACGGTGAGATTAGAAACATTCAACGAGGACGCAACCGAACTGACGATAAAAACAGATATCGCATACGTGGATCCTCCGTATAATTCGAGACAATATGGCGCGAATTACTTCGTGCTCAATCAAATACTATATCCTAAAGAAATTGGCAATGGTGTCACGGGAGTTTCAGAGTACAAAAAATCCTCGTTTTGTCATAAAAAAGAAGTCGCTACATCTTTTTGTAGCATGATACAAAACGTGTCCGCTCGTCTGTTCGTGATCTCGTATAGCTCCGAATCTCTTCTTTCGAAGGAAGAAATGATGTCGCTTCTATCTCGTCATGGGTCGTGCGAAGTCGTCATCAGACAACATAAACGATTCAAAGCGCAAAGTGCTGCAGAAGGAAACGATGTCGAAGAATATCTTTTCTTCGTTCGAATAAATGACAAATGACAAATGACAATCTCACAGATAAAATGTGTCATTCGATGTGTTATTCATCACAATTTAACAAACAAATACACAAACAAAATGAACGCCATGATTGCCCAAATTAATAATTCGACAGAACCTCGGTATGATATGCCATTTTGCAATAACACTCACGAACAAGTGATAGACTTTATCATGATGTGCGGTAATATTTTTCCGTTCAAAATCAGCAAAAATGCACTGAAGCGAGCTTTGGAATCTGCGTGGGTCGATACAACCAAGAAGATCACGTTGCGTGAGATCGCCATCGAAATGTTGAACCAAAAATACATGTGAAATCATATCGACAAGTATCATATTTAAAATTATAAACTTTCACATTTTTAACAAAATGAAGTTATTCGAAGACAAATCGATAGAGTTTCAAAAACAACTGAGTAAACAAGAACGATCGACCGGCGGAGTATTTTTTACTCCGAAGGATATCAGAGACATCATATTCGAAGAACTCGATCGTATTTCCGACTTCGAGCCGAAGAATATACTGGAACCCACATGTGGAACGGGTGAATTCATAGATGATTGTAGAAGAGTATATGGAAACGCTCATATTCTCGGCGTCGAAATAGATCCGCGATCCGCCGAACTTGCGAGAGATGATTCAAAAAACGAAATAATCGTTCACGATTTCATCACATGGAACACGACAGAAAAATTCGATCTCATCATAGGAAATCCGCCATTTTTCACGAGACCGTCGGGATTTCGTCACGATCCAAACGTCGTGAAATGCAGATCTAATATCTGCATAGAAGTCGTTCACAAATGTATGACGGGACATCTCGCCGAAAATGGCATACTCGCGATGGTTCTACCGATGAGTCTACTTAACAGTAAATTCTACACACCGACCGTCGATCGTATCACGACCACCATGGACGTCATGTTCGTTCGTGAGATCAAAAAGAATAATTTTATGGGAACGAACGTGCGTGTGATGGTTTTTATAATCAGAAAGTGTCCTCCGAGAGTTGACAACACATATATTTTCAAGACTTCTCTCGGAAAAGTCATCATAAATCCGGATGGTGAACGCCTCGGATCCATAGCTTCCGGTAATAAAACGATCGGTTCGTTCGGTGTGAATATTTCGTTCGGCGTGACGTTGGCCAGCGTAAAAGAATACTTCGTCGACAAAAGTCATCCGGGATCGTTTCCTCTGATTTGTCATAACAATATCATCAAGAACGAAGAACTACGATTCGTCAGCAACACATATCCTAAAAAACGATTCGACGGAAGAGCTCTCATCATTCCGAGAGGTTATGGTCACGGAGAGTATTCGTTCGATTTCATAGATTTCAAGAATGATGCATTTATCATAGAAAATCACGTCATTGCTTTGACTGGAGAAGATACTATATTAGACATCATAGCACGATCTTTCGCGGATCCCAGAACTGGCGAATTCTGCAAGCTATTATGTATGTCCGGAGACATCAGCAAAGAGTATGTCAAAGAAATTCCGGTGTTCGAATAAATTAACTTATGAAAAATCTATGCGATAATTATAATTACGTGTGTAATGTCACCGATACAAGCAATCATCAAACCTCCCATCGTCAATTATCCAGACGCGATAGTAGTTGCAGGCGGAGGCGCAAAATCGATGAGCGGACTCGGAGCGATACATGTTTTAAAAAGAAATGGACAACTGAAAAATTTGAAAGTCGTCGCGGGCACTTCCGCGGGAAGTATCGTCGCCGCAGGCGTTGCATTGAACAAAGATCCCGTGAGTATGTGCAAAGCGTTCATCGACGAGGTATATAAACCATCGTTCGACATATCTAATTTCGTGAATACGTTCGGTCTCGATACGGGAGTTCATCTATCGCGATGGATAGACATAGTTCTCGGAAACAAATCGTATACATTTCAAAGTATCCTCGAGGAAACCGGGATGTTTTTGGTGATATGTGCCACGAATTTGACAGAACATTGTCCGGAATATTTCTCTCCGACAGAAACTCCCGATATGGACGTAAGAACCGCTATTCGAATGTCGTGTTCCATACCGGTGTATTTCAGTGCAATAAAACACAACGACTGCATTTTCGTCGATGGTGCTCTCACGGATGCTTTTCCGTATGATTATGTCGATAAAATTCCAAACGTGAAAAATATATTGGGAATTCGATATATTTCGAACGAACACGATAATCCAATCGAAATAAACACGATCGATAAATTCTTTCAGAGTCTGATAGTGACGGCGACGAAAGACAAGTTCTCGAAAGACGCGAACGTGTTGGAAATCAATGTCAAGAATATATCTGTACTCGACTTCAAGAATCCGAAGGCGTTGAAAAAAGCGTTCGGTTACGGAGTAGTGCAGACTCGAAATTTATTGAAGAAAAATAACTGATCATCAAACAGCCGAAAAATATGCAGGTTTCGTCACGGCGAATTTCTTCGACAAGTCATCGATATTCGCTTTGAATCCGCTCTCAGCCCACTTCAAGAACGTCGTCATATATACTGCGACTGCATCATGATGGGCATATGCCACCATCGTCGCCTGTACGACCGACGAATCCCAGAAACTTATAGTCGTTTCTGGAATAGGAACCGATTTCCCGAGCGTTACATACCATGATTTGTCGTCCTTAGGTTCCGATTTGATGTTCCCGGAGGAATCGACGAATCCGATCTTCTTCAAAACGTCGACCATCTTAATAGAATTTTGAACGGAAACGCTCGCGATTTGGTCGCTGAAATATTCCGGATATATCTTGCGTTTTCCGGACACGAGAACTGCAGCTGGTTTTCCGAAGTGATGTAGTGCGTTCACTCGATCGGTGGCGACTTGCAGTTCTTGTGGCGTGCTCAAAACAGTCCATAAACTCGCGGGCGTCTTGTTCGATGGGTCCGCGGTCGTCGCGGATTCGTTGAACATCCCGTTGCACGACAAGAATCCTGAAGCTACTAATCGCTGAGCCAATCCACCACCCGCGGAACATCCACCGATATACAGAGGTTTTTCGTTCAATCGAAGACTCGATCTCACCTGGTTTATCACTTTTTTGATGGTATCAGGATCGGTCTTCGCCGAGAAACAATTCGTTTTTTGATCCTCCGGTGAAATATATAGAATTGCATACCCTGCCTTCAGAGCTTGCTTCGTTCTCGATACGTCCTCTGAAAGACCGAAGAACTTGGGATTCGAACTACGTGGCCATCCACCGAATACACTTCGAACACATCCGTGTAAAAACACGACGAGCCCCTTGGGATTAGAAGGTGATTGATATGCGTGTTGGCGTCCATCGACCGTGATCACGACGGGTTTCAGACCGGCTTCAGTTTGTCGTTTGTATCCATATTGCAATCTTTTAGCGTTTATTGGTCCGATATCAGTCCATGATTGTCTCAGAATCGAGATAGCGTCGTCGTGTTTTTTACCGGATTTCATGAGAGCATTATATTCGTTTTGAACCTTGTCCCAGTTAGCATTCGCGCTCTCCATACTTATCATCTTTTTATTTTAATCGTAAAAAATAGAGAACAATAACGCTTTTCTCATCTCGAGTCCTCGTTCAACTTGTTCGAAGTATTTAGCACGATGATTCGTATCGACTTCCGATAAAATTTCGTCGACTCGAGGCAGAGGATGTAATATTATCGAATCATGTTTCATCTGATTCGCGATCATATTGCTCATGACGAACTTTCCAACACACTTATCGTATTCATCAGGTCGATCGGTAAATCTTTCCTTCTGGATTCGAGTCATATACACGATGTCTGCGATCTTCGAGACATGTTCGAGATCGTTCGATTCTTCGAACTGAACACCGACGTCTCTGAGATAATTCACAAGATCATACTTCATCTTGCACTCTTCCGGAGCCACGAAAATCATACGAACTTTGAAAAGAGAAAGCATATATACGAGAGAATGGATCGTTCGTGAATACAATAAATCGCCGACGAATGCTACGGTCAGATCGTTCAAATCGCCGAAATGCTCGTGGATCGTGTATGTGTCGAGTAAGGCTTGCGTTGGGTGTTGGCCAGCGCCGTCTCCCGCGTTTATAACTGAAATAGACGACACCTTCGCAGCTTTTTCTGCGGTTCCTGCCGTATTGCTTCGAATCACAAACACATCAGCGTATCTTTCGACGGTTCGCACGGTATCCTCGATGGACTCTCCCTTGGCTTTCGACGAATTCACTGCGTTTTCGACGGACAACACGTGACCGCCGAGATCGTGCATCGCAGATTCGAACGACAATCTCGTTCTCGTTGATGGTTCTTCGAAATACGTCAACATCTTCTTTCCTCGTAGGCTGTCATTTCGAACGTTCTTGAACTCTGATGCGAGATTACACAACTCTAGAACGGTTTGCTTGGAGAATTGTTGTGATTTCACTACGTGTTTCACAGGATCTCTGAACCACGAAGGCGCACAGTAGTTTTCTATACTAGGAGCGAGAGTAGGAATTATCATTATGATGTCATGATCATAATTGTTAAATTGATTTCCACGCGAATCCTTTGTATTCTTTATTTTTGTCAATATTATTGCGAATACCACTACGTGCCGCCTCGAATTTCAAGTCTTCGAAATGTTCCATGAGATATTTCGTGGCGTCGTGCATGCTTTTGAATTCTTCGATGACTTCATCGTCTTTGTATGCTACGCATGGTTGTCGTGCGGTCTTCGTTCCGTCGCGCTTGCCGTTATCGTGCGCATCTATACCATTTTTTGAATCCGTGCCGAGATAGAGATTTTCGGGACGAAAGTCGAGTTTATTATCTTTATCATGAAGAACCATCTCGTTTTCTTTTTTGTTCTTCCATAATTCAGGATACCACAACTGAAACACGAGAACATGAAGAAGATGTCTTACACCGTCTATCTTTTTACACGGATATCCACTCGTCAAATTCAGTTGTTCGGACGTTCGCACATGTTCTTCTTTGTGTCCAGACTCCGAGAACGTCACGTCCTTCACTCTGTTCTTATTCGATACCTCGACGTGATTCTTGTCGGGATCACCGACAATCTTCCATTCTTCGTCGTCGAGATCATCGTATGTCTTATATGAAAATCCGTTCTCACGTGTATGAGCCCATATTCTAAAATTGATTTCATGATACTTCGTTCCATCTGGTTTCGTGAGCAACTTCGTCCACTCCTTTGCGGTCAACTCATCTTCCGGAAAGAGATCGTTCACGATGAGTCTCGCGGATCTACGAGTTTCCGAATGATTTCGATTATTCGCTTGTCCCGACTGATCAAGCCATCTCAGGTTCGACAGATCGTCGTCGAGCTTGTGCTCGCTCTCGATATGGTCGGCGGTGAACGTCACATCTGGGGGAGGGCCGAGAAACGTCGAGAGCATCGCGCGAGCGAGACTACGATTATATCGTTCGCTATTTTTTCTGACGACAATGTTCAAGTATTCACCAAGATTATATGGTGTCGGATCTCTTCTGTTATCTTTACGTGCTATGACTCTGTTCGTGTCGATGGTGTAGTCGTCGAATATCTCGAACGTTCCATCATCCTTGAAATATCGTAATGTGTCTTTGCGATACTCTCCTGTCAGTATCGATCGATATCCACCCTTGTCGTCGACGACATGCGGAACTTTTTCGTAATACAATTTCGCTTTCTCTTCGAACGGAAGATCCTGTTTCCAGAATCGTGCAAACTCGTCGGGATCCATTTAAATTCACATGATGATGTTTACTTAAATGATTATGTGTCGATACGAGTGTCATTTAATTGTCTAATGACACACCGAGTTCTCCGTCGAACACGTTGTCATATCCGACGGTCGGGAGATTCATCCCGAGAGAAGAATACTCGTCTGTCATCGAAACATCCGGAATCGTGGGATTGAACATTTTTTGCGCGTTCGTCGCCGACCACTTCGTTAATGGGGCATCACTGGCTCCTTCATCATTCTCTGGGAATCCATTCGAGACGTTCGTCACGAAATTCGGTGGGTTACGATTTGTCGTCCACTCTCCATATTCAGAAATATGGGCGTCTACAGGCGAAGGCGCCCAACTAACTGTCTTCTTTGGCGGCGGAGATTGTTGTAATTTTTTCAAGATTCCTTTAGAGTTTTTGAGGATCGTCGGTTTCTTTCTATTTACTGGCGCTGCATACTCTGTGATACTTTCTTCCTTATCAGCACTGAAGAATTTCATCAATAGAAATCCGAGAAATAATATGATGATCCCAACGATGACGCGAATCGCAGTGCTTTCGAACAACATACTTTAATGTATTAAAATATATTTATTTTTTTTTTACACTAATAAATATCAGAGACGAGACATTTTTCGTCTTCTCGATACAAATCGTCATCGGTGTCTTCAAGCTCTCGAACATATTCTTCTCTCGAAATATCGTACAAACCGTCGTCGACCATCGATACGATCGACGGCTCTATCGTCTCTGGAACGTGCGTCTGTCGTCGCTCCATCAATTCCTTCCAGAAACAATAGAGCGTATCTTTGTTGTTTGCAAACCACTCGCGATCTCGTTCGACCAATGTGATATCAACGAATGGTTCACCATCTTCGTTCATAAATCCAGGTTTGTATTGGATGAACCAACAATAATCGAGATTGCACACTTCCAATTGGACTTGAATCTGTGGCATGTAGTGGTGAGGAACTTCGCCGGGAATAATTTTTCTCCTCATCGGGCACTTGATCTCGATACAGTATCCATCGTCGGTGATTCCATCGGGAGACGCGGCGAGCCACGGATACTCATCGTGAACGAGAAGACCGAATTCGAACATTCTACTATCTATCAACTTCATTGCATGTTCTGCGGCCTCTGATTCGTATTTCACGCCGTGTTCTAGCGCCATTCCGAGAATCGGTGCATTATTTAATTTTTTTTGAATGAGTTCCTCTCTCGGACATCCTTTGAATCCTTTAAACGGTACGATCCCGAGAGCAGCTGATGCGTCCGAGGCGGTCATCAAGCCTTTTCGTACTTCAAACCATTCTAGAGTTCGTTGAATCCATTGTTTCTTCTGAAACAGAGATCGTACACCAGGATGCAATTCGTCGATACGAACATCTTCAGGGGGAGGAAGAACCGACATTTTTTTATGAATATAAACGAATTGCTTAAGTTGTTATATACATAATTTAAAATGACAAATGACAAATTATTATATTTATATAAATTAAATGACAGAAATATCCCATCGAATTCAATACACTCCGAGTCTCGAGAAAACGATTCATTGGAGCAAGGATTGGATAAAACACTACGAACCTGATATTTCTAAAAAAGACTTGGATGATATTTTCGACGACGTGACGTTCGTGAAGAAATACTCTTCGAAACCACCACCGAACTTGACGTCGAAAGAAATTCTGAGCGAGGCGAAGACGAATGTGGAATCATACACGTCAAAAGTGACCAAGAAAATAAAAGATTTAAAGTTGGACGACGAAAAAAAGATACTGAAAAAAGTGATGGAAGAACTTCCGGATGCAGAGACACTCATGCAGATTCTTTTATCGTACAGGATTTATAATACCGAGGGGAAACAAAGAGTTCGGATTCCTTCGAAACTAAATATCAACGTTTCTAATATCGATGTGAAAAAGTTTAAGAAAAATAATGCTTGACTTTATTAATGGATTTCATCTCATTTCCAACGAACGTTGCCAAGATCGGGGCCGAAATCGACTTTCATGGCGACAATATTTCGAAGGAAATCAAGACGATGCACGACATCATAGATATTCACGGAGAAGACATCAATAAGAACATATTAACAACCGGTGACAACTTATGTAAAGAAGTGGAATCCTTGAAAATCACGATAGATACCAACGGTAAAAATATCAATAACGAGATGGAAAAGATGCGTCTGAGCTTCGAAAACGAGATGAAGAGTATCAAACGAAAGGCTGCAGATGCAGTTCTGTGTGTGGTTGCAATAAACTTTTTTTCTCGGATATTCTTCAAATAGCTTTCTTACACAAATGATCGAGAATGCTATGATTTTCGAGATCTTCTATATCGGCATACGTCACGAGTTCGTCGGTCTTATCGAACGATGGTTTTTTCATTTTTTTCCTCAAAATTAAAAATCCGAAAACGGCAATGAATAACACCAAAAATAATCTCCACATGTAAAATATCAAAATATTATATTTCATTTCGAAAAATCGAACACGGTTTTTCCTTTCACGAGTTTCGCCAACTTGGACTTCCTCGGCATTTTCCTCTTCTTCTTCTCGATGATGATGCTATCGCGAATCATCTGCTTCGGCTGATTCGTCAGTTCGACCGGCTTCGAAATTTCCTCCTTCTTCGGTTGTGTCTGAGTCACGATTTTCTTCTTGGTGCCGGCGATCGTCTTTCGAGATGCAGGTGCGTCGAGAAGCACCGCGCGATTCTTGGCGTTGTTGATCTCCTCGAAGGAGGCCTTCATCTTGGAGATGCTGTTGTCAAACTTTGTGTTCATTTTGTTTGCTTGATGATGATTTGATAAAAAACACGAAACATCAACGTTCTTATACACTTTCAAAAAATGACAATTCCAGGATCAAATGACAATTTCAGGATAAAATGACATAAAAATGACACATAAAGTATATAAAAGAACGAACGATTTCATGATACATAGCATACGGTCAAAATGTCCGATGTCGAATATGAGACCTTCAGTGATGTCGAGAGTGTTTCGAGTATCGAACTCGAACATTATACTTCGTACGACGAAGAGATGAGCAATTTCATTGATATGCAGAACGATTGGATGATCGATAATGACGAAGAAAACATCGTCTATTTCAATAGCTGGAACGACGAAGAACTTCCTGATTACGTCGAAGATACTATCGATAACGTTGGTAACCTGACTCAGAATATGATCAGAGTTCTCGATCGTCTATATCCGAACGATGAGCCTGATATGCGCGTTTAAATTTTGACAAATAAAAAATAATTATTAGTATACAAGATGATGGAACGTGTAATAGAAATCTATGAAAGCATTCCGAAGCCAGTGATTTTCGCGGTCGTAATTCTCGCACTCATCGGAATATTCTTCTTGTGGAAGAAGTTTTCGTCCAAGGACAAAGAATCGGAAGTGCTCAAGGGTGTGGCGAATTCTCAAGTGTATGCTCAGAACATCGCAAATGCTCTCGACAAGGAAACCGCCCCACTACTCAGTGCAGTGACTCCCGAATATGCCAAAGAAGTTCAGACAGGTCTCGGAGATCTGGAAACTACTGCTGATGCATCTCCAGAAGGCGCCGAATCAGATGACGACGACTTCGAAACGTTCGACGAATAAATTAGTCGTCGTCTAAGAACATAGATTCCATCTTCTCCTCTATTTTTTCTTCTCGTTTCTTGGATTTTTTATCCTCATCTCCAATCAACACTCTCATATCAACACATATCATTTTAAATACACACTCAAATATGTATTTTAATTATGATCGATGGGATACATTTATATAAAAACTTCACCGAGTGGAAAATCGTATATCGGACAAACAACACGCACACTCGAAGAACGATTTAAAGAGCATCAGAAAGAAAGTAGTAAATGTTCAGGTTTCGTATCGGCAATATCCAAGTATGGATGGGATAACTTTACAACGGATTACTATGAGTGTCCTGACGATGATCTCGATAAACATGAGATATGGCTTATTAAATTGATGAACACATTGACACCTGATGGATACAATCTTACGGAAGGTGGATCGAGTGGAAAACGTTCGGAAGAAACAAAGAAGAAAATCAGTAAAGCACTGCAAGGAAAGACAAAATCTGAGGAAACAAAGAAGAAATTGAGTGAAGCTCAAATGGGTGAAAAATCATATTGGTATGGAAAGACAAAATCTGAGGAAACGAAGAAGAAAATGAGTGAAGCTCAAATGGGTGAAAAAGGATATTGGTATGGAAAAACATTTGCCAAAGAAACGAATGAAAAAATCAGTAAAGCACTGCAAGGAAAGACAAAATCTGAGGAAACGAAGACGAAGATGAGTGAAGCTCAAATGGGTGAAAAATCATATTGGTATGGAAAGACAAAATCTGAGGAAACGAAGAAGAAAATGAGTGAAGCTCGTTTGGGTGATAAAAATCCTAATGCTAAAAAAGTGTATCAATACACTCTCGACGGAAAGTATATAAATTCGTTCGGAAGTTGTGGAGAAGCAGGATCATCAATAGGAAAATCTAAAGGTTCTGGCAACATTGCGACATGTGCACGTGGTGAACAAAAAAAAGCATATGATTTTCGATGGTCATATGAATTTCATGAACATTTGTGATCAGTCGTCGTCGAGAAACATCGATTCCATTTTCTCTTCTATTTTTTCTTCTCGTTTCTTGGATTTTTTATCCTCTTCTCCAAGAATTGTGAATCCGATTTTTTTGTAAATTGTCTTTCTTTTTGCAAGCTGTGAATAAAAAAGCGAATATTTGTCCACGATATCGATGATGATCGGGTCGTTTCCTCGCCCGCCGCGTAAGATTCGTCCGACGGCTTGAACGACATTCGATGATGGAGTTGCCAATACGAGTGCATTCAATCGTGGGCAGTCGAATCCCTCGGACGCTAATGAATACGTGGCGATGATCACCTGAGTATCTGGCGCGATCTTGTCACCTCCAAGATACGTTTCTGCGTCCACTCCAAGTGTTTTAAGAATTTCACATATAGCCATGGCGTGTCCGCGTCTATGCGATAAAACGAGAATAGATCTTCCTGTATCTGAAATTCGTTTTGTTTGTTCTGCGATAAATTGTGTGCGATCATGGATATCGCATATTTTCGTGATCAGAGATGTGTAGCAAAGATCTCCACGGCGATTTATCGGTGGTGGTTTCTGATACTCGATGTGATCGAATTGCATTATTTTCACGTTCACATGCGATTGTCCGGACCTTCGAGCTTCGTATGCGAGAGGTCCGAGAAACCAAAACATGACACGAGAGAGTCCATCTCGACGAGTCGGGGTGGCCGATAGACCTATCGTGTATTTGAACGAGATCCCGAACATAGCGCGCGAAAAACTCTCGGCTGGTACATGATGTGATTCGTCGGTTATCAAACAACCGATCCCTTCAAAAGCATCGTATTTTCTCGACAAAAGAGTCTGAATCATGCATATCACGAAATCACCAGATATGTCACATTCATCTCCTCTGATCTTCGAAATTTTTGCTTCGGGAACGAGTTTTCTAATAGATTCCTCGAACTGATCTGCCAAAAATGTCTTGTGGACGAGGATCATAGTTTTGACGTGTAGTTTCACTGCTATGTATATAGAGCAAAAAGTTTTGCCATATCCCGTGTCGAGAGAAAGAATACCTCCTCCAGTGTTTTTCAAAGACTTCAACAAAGCATCTGTCGCTTTGTCTTGTTCAAGTTCCTTTCTCAGAGTTCCCTCGAACGTGACATCTCCCATAGGAACGACAGCTCCGAAATCTTCTGTCACAACGAGTCGTTCGAGAGTTTCCTTCGCCCAATATCGCGGAACATACACGTATTCTTTATCACTCTTGAAAATCTTGAATTTTTTAGGAAAAAGCTCGTCGAGAGTCAAAGGAGAAACCGTGAGCTCTCGATGTACGAGTTTCTTTTCCTTTTCGGTGAGATCCGAAATCTTAATTTTAAGACCCGATCTAGATAAAATCCCAACGAGACTCATATATTAAGTTACTATAGTAAGATTGTAAGTATTATTAAAGCGAGTTTGTTGATATAAAGAGTATATTCGTTCATTCAAGTTATTTTGTTTTTTCTTGGTACACAATAAAATGACATACATGACCAAGGACCTTTGAGCAAAAAAGGTCCAGAGATAACTCCAACAATACTTGGCGTTATGGTTCCTGTATCCTTTAGAAATACCAGAATACGATTCCTAGAGTCAGAAGACAAACAATGTTTTTCTTGAAATAACGTTTGAGTAGCTATTCTATTATCATCATAAGGATTTCTGAATTCCACGGTTAAACTATCTGCACTTGAAACATTTACATTACATGACACAGCCTTGCTAAATTTTGCACCATACAATTTGGGGTCTATATCTTCAACTATACCTTTAACTGTATCTTTAATTATATCTTTACCGATTGCGTATGACATTATATGTATTGATTGTTACTGCTTATATCTTATTAAATTTATATATGTGTTGATATGATGGTTCCGTATCGACAAACAAAAATAAGAAATACAAAATGATTGAAATTATTTCTCAGATTTCCGAAATCGCATGCTCAGAAGTTGCAGCTGCGTCAATAGAGAATATTTCGTATATGATTCTAATCAAAATAATGTTTTAAAAATCGAACAATCGTAAAACAGAGATGCGATCATGAACTATTCGAAAACTAGAAAATTCCATGAATTCGTTACGCTTTATACGTTCGAGATTGATGAATCTGAAACCTCGTGTTTCAACGAACCGGGATTTCTCAAAAATATTCTGACCCGAGGTGATTCCATATAAAATCGTCAAACGATCACAATTTATACCACACGTATCCGTACGCCGACTTGTGTTTTTCTGGGTTGGTGAAACATCCTGAGATGTTTACGAATGTGGCTTTTTTGTTGACGTTCTTTCGCAACCATGTTTCTGCATCATGTATACTCTCGAATTTCTCAGTTCGATCCCCGGACTTCTTGTGAATGCCAAAACAAGGAATTCTTTCTCGCGGTGTTCCATCGTAACATCCGTTGTCGTGAGCGTCTTTCCTATTATCGGAATCAGTTCCGAGATACAAGTTCGAAAGAACAGGATTCATGGGATCGTCATCGAGATGTAACACCTTTAGATTGGGATACTCCTCAAATGTCTCTGGATAAAACGTTTTGAAGACGGTGACGTGCAACCCGATATTTCCAACCATAGGATACCTCCCGTTCGTTCTGAGTTCGTGAGCGAACATCACCTTTCGTGCGTCTCCGGAATGAAGCGCATACCGACCGAAATTGGATATCTTATTTCTGGCACTCACGTCCTTCCATTCTTCGTCCTCGAGGTTCTCGTAATCCTTGTACGCGAATCCTTTTTGGTTCTCTCGAGCACGACAATACATAGTGTCTTCGGTAACTCGCTCTGATGCAGCCCATTCCTTCGCGGTTTTTTCTATTCCATCCTTGACGATGATGAATGCTGTTTTATATGTTTCTGGCATGTCTCGATTCGATTTTTGTCCAGATTCGTCAAGCCATCTCAAGTTAGTGAGAACGTTGTTCTTTCTGTTTTTATCGAAGTGATCGACCGTGTGTTTTGCGACGGTTTTCGGGGGACCGAACGTCGACATCAATAACACGTGAAGATACACGGGTCGCTGTTTCCCAGAGTCGTCCTGTAAACAAGCGCGTAGATATTTGTCTGTAGTATATGAAAAACTGACTTCCTTCTTGGTTTTCTTGTGGCGAACGATACGGGTCTCCTTCGATATTTCGTACTTATTAAACGTTTGGAGTTTTAAACTGTTATGTAAGTATCTCTGAACGGTTTTGTATGACATTATATAAATACGCATAATCGTTTAGTTAAGTTGTCGATATAAATTAATCATCACGTCGATATGCGAGTGTCATTTTAATGTATCGACACTTCGTAATTGACTAACATGTTCACACATGCATCATGACCATTTTTAACCGCATTACATATTCTGGTTCAAGAACTGACATTATATGTAAATTTACGTATTTCATGTATTATTAAATTTATTTTGTTGATATAAATTTTGTATCGACAAAACATATCCTTTATACAAACCAAAATAAGAAACACAAATGATCGAAATCATATCTCATATTTCCGAAATAGCTGTCTCAGAAGTTGCGACTGCAGCGATCGAAGAGATTTCTAAGAAACATAAAATTTCACCCTTTCATCTCGCGATGAACGTCGACGGTCTCATTCACGATCACCCTCCTTGCGAATACAATGTGAAAACATGCTCGTATTGCAAACGAAATGGTAATATCTTTGCAAAAGATGATTCGCGAAACGAGACGAATGACGTTATTTCGAAGTACAAACAAAAAGCGATCGTTCTGTTCGAGGAGATGTTTAGAGAAATCACGAACATCGTGAACGAAAAATCATTCGTCGATGACGAAGTCGAAGATGAAGAACTCGACTTGGACGACATGCTCGAGAAGGCGTTCGGGAAACCTCATGTGTGATTGTGTTTATGTCACAGTCACGGGTTTCACAGCGGGTTTCGGTGCGGGTTTCACAACGGGCTTAGGAGCGGGTTTCATAACGGGCTTAGGAGCGGGTTTCACAACGGGTTTCGGTGCGGGTTTCGATGCGGGTTTCGGCGCGGGTTTCGGTGCGGGTTTCGGCGCGGGTTTCGGCTTAGGGGCGGGTTTGGGTTTCGTCGCGGGTTTCGGCTTAGGGGCGGGTTTGGGGTTCGGTGCGAGTTTTTTGTTCACTGATACGAATGCATAAGGAGCCTTTTTACGTATGACAACGATCACAGTTTCCCCTTTCTTCATTTTATGATTGTTTTTGTTTACCGTGAGTTTGGCAACCTTTTTATCAGGTTTAACATATTGGATGCTTATCTTGTTGGTGTTTGGAACTCCCATTACTTTTGCGTTAATTTTGACTGTATCTATAGGTTTCGGTGCAGGTTTGCCGGGTTTATATCCCTTTTTCAGTCTTGCTTCGTTTGCAGGTCCTATATCCTGCCATTTCTTTTGAAGTGTCATTATAGCTACCGAATGTGATTTTTTAGAGTTTATCAGTGCATTGTATTCGGATTGAACTTTTGACCAATTTGTATTTGCAGATGGTCTGTTTCCTGGTTTAGGAGCGGTTTTCTTGTTAACGGATATAAATGCATAAGGAGCCTTCTTGCGAATAACGACGATCACGTTCTCTCCCTTCTTCATCCGATGATTCTTCTTGTTTATTGTGAGTTTTGCGATCTTTTTATCGGGCTTCGTGTATTGAATAGATACCTTATTGACATTCGGAACAGCGACTACTTTCGCATTAAGTTTGACGATATCTGTAGGCTTTGTCACGGATTTTTTACTCACGGATATAAATGCATAAGGAGCCTTCTTGCGAATGACGACGAATACGTTCTCTCCCTTCTTCATCCGATGATTTTTCTTGTTTACTGTGAGTTTCGTGATCTTTTTATCGGGTTTCGTGTATTGAATAGATACCTTATTGGCATTCGGAACAGCGACTACTTTCGCATTAAGTTTGATGGTATCTGTAGGCTTTGTCACGGATTTTTTACTCACCGACACGAACGCATAAGGAGCCTTCTTGCGAATGACGACGAACACGTTCTCTCCCTTCTTCATCCGATGATTTTTCTTGTTTACTGTGAGTTTCGCGATCTTTTTATCGGGCTTCGTGTATTGAATAGATACCTTATTGGCATTCGGAACAGCGACTACTTTCGCATTAAGTTTGACGGTATCTGTAGGCTTTGTCACGGATTTTTTACTCACGGATATAAATGCATAAGGAGCCTTTTTACGTATGGTGACGACTACATTTTCTCCCTTCTTCATCCGATGATTTTTCTTGTTTACTGTGAGTTTCGCGATCTTTTTATCAGGCTTCGTGTATTGAATAGATACCTTATTGGCATTCGGAACAGCGACTACTTTCGCATTAAGTTTGACGGTATCTGTAGGCTTTGGTGCGGGTTTGGGTGCGGGTTTAGGTGCGGGTTTAATAGCGCCCTTCTTGTATACCGCTACGAATGCATATGGATCTTTGTTCCGCGCGACGACGTCGACAGCTTCGCCGACCTTCATCCCGTGTTTGTTCTTGGTGACGGTCACCTTCGTCAGCTTCTTGTTCGGTTTAGTATATTGCAGGCTTACCTTGTTGGCGTTCGGAACAGCGGTCACCTTCGCGGAAATTACGATGGTTCCAGCAGGTGACGTAGGTTTCACGGACGGTTTTCCAGCGCCTCTCTTCGAGACGTTTTTTACTTTCCACGTCTGAGCATCGACGGTTACGTTCACAGGCTCGTTGACTTTGAATCCATGCTTAGCTTTCGTTACTTTCGTCGAAACGACGCTATTCGTGGACTTGTTCTCGTATTTCACCACAAACTTGTTTGCATCTGTGACGGATGTTATCTTTCCGGGAATTATTTTCGTCCCGATTTTCGGTTTCGGAGGACACACGGTGGGACACTTTCCACCCATGGTTCCTTTGAGCACATCATTGAGTATTTTCTGTACCTCATTAAAAGTACCGAATATGTAATCGCAGGTGACCGAATACATGCCTTCTGGAGCCCAAAGCTTAGACGCCATTCCACCGCGTCTTCCGACGGTGAGAGTGCTGGCAATGTTTATAGATTTCGTTCCACGAACGATATGAGTGGCGAACGAGTTATAGAACTTCGTTCCGAAATTCTTCGGTTTCGGAAAGTCGATAGGACGGACGCCCATCGCGAACTTGTGATCTGTGGTGGTGAAGATGAACGCTTTGTGATCATTGCCGAGATGGATCTTAGACTGAGATGGAGTCCACCATTGATTCGTGCTTTTCTTGTAGACGACGATCTTCTTAAATTCGGGTTTGAGTTTGTAAATCGGCATATTGAATCGTGCGGATTTGAAGGGATACTCTATGCTGATTCCGGTCGTGTAACGTACGACCTTATTTGGCGCTATGGATATTCTCTTTGATATGATGGTATTCGACAACGTCGACTTTTGAGAAACGCGTTTGCCACTGATGACGCTTCCAGGGGGCAGATAGTATGACGCTTGGACTGAAGTGAACGCGCTATTTTTATTCGCCGCGACCTTCAACACTCGACTCGTAGTCTTCGTCGGATTTTTGTTTCCCGCTTCGTCAACTCGAGAAAATTTGTCGGACGTCTTATTTGGAACGTCGATCGCCACGGAACTGAACATAGCGCTCGGTGTGTTCAAAAACTCCTTCGTGCCTAATTTGATGCTCGAAATCGCTTGAGCATTGCGAGGTAACAGAGTTATCGCCAAATTACTTTCCTTTATCGTCGTGGTCATGTTCTCCTTCAGAGGAAGCGACGCTTGGCTCGGAGGTTTGCCGAAGTAGTATGGTTCGATCTGATTCTCAGGAATCATCGGTGCAAAACCAGAATCATCATTATCACCATACTCTTTTTGATAGCCGTCTCCCCAGGAAATCGTTTCGTATCCAGTACACACATTGGATGCTGGTGGCTTCGGTTTGGGCTTGATGAGAATCGTCGGACACTTCGTTGCGAGTTCTGCTTCCGTGAAGCATACTTTCACGTTCGGATCTCCACTGATTGCAGCACTTGGTGCTAAATGAAGAGGTGCGGAATCGAGAGGAGAATATCTCGATTCTTCGAATGGATTTCTTATGGTCGCGTTCATGGGGAACGGACCACCAACAGCTCTTGCGGTTTCTTCGGAACTCATTTCTTACTTATAATATACTTTATTTTATTTTTATTTTATTTAGAAATGTGCTCTAATCCACGTGCGACCGTACAATTTCGCTGGGATGTTCATGTGAGCGGTGAGATGAACACGCGCGTTCAGTTCTTCTAATGTAGCGTCGGGATATCCTCGTTTTTGAACATAGTCAGTAGCGTCGGGATATCCTCGTTTTTGAACATAGTCGGTAGCGTCGATACGACATAAACGACATTTTTATTTTAATATTATATACTATACTATAAATGAAGCTCATATATATCGTTCTAATAGTCGCTGTCATCATAGTTCTGATGTGGTTCTTCATGAGAAAAGAAAGATGGAGTGACTATAACGCTCCGAATGATTTCATGAAGATATATTACAGCAACATTGTCGAAGATTCTAAACTCGCAAAGAAGTATCCCTTTTTTGGCATTGGAAATTTCGCAGGTCTCAGATGCGCGAAACCGAACAACAAAGAGTGCAACACCATCTGGATTTCAGGCAAATTGGTCGAACGAACCCCGAAATTAGACAAACAACTCGAGTGTCGTTTCGGGATCTAGGAATCGTCACGAAGTCTTTAGGCCGTATCATGCCGCCGAAGAATGCACGCTTGTATCTGTTAGCGCGAATAAACGATCGTAAAGACGTTCCTGGAAACAAGCTTCTATAGAATTTTTCGTAAAACTCTTCGTATGAGATCTCTTCGAAGACCTGTATTCTCTTGTTTCGTCCGAAACACATATCATTAAGAAACACAAAAAATTGTGTTCTTAAATTTATTTTTTTTGTCGATACAATCACCCGTGTCTTTGTTGCGCTCGTAATTTATTTTTTGCGATATCGAACGAGATCATGACGTTGTTCTTCTTCGCGTTTATAGATTTTTTCATGGTGTTCAGACGATTCGACTGCGCTTTGAGATGCGCGAGTTCGGCGGGTTTCGTTGTTTTCTTCATTTTTTTCGTCACGTTCGCATGAAGTTTTTCGATATTCTTTTCGGCCTTTTTGACCATATCGACATGATCTTTGGCGTCGTTCACGCGTTTTCTTGCTATCGCCTCCGCTCTCATCTTCTTCAGATGTATAGTATCTAGTTTCGCAGGAGTTTGTTTTCTTGTCATGGGCGTCAGTTTGACCGACTTACCTTCCTTGTTGATGTATTTAACGGAAGCGAGGGGTTTTCCGGTTGCGTTAGAGAACGTCACCTTTTTCTTGACTATTCTTTTAGCGGCCATCGTTATATCATGACTATTATTTTTTTGTCGATACAAGAACTTAAGAAAAAACCATAAAATGTAACAATAAATTTATGATTCTGTGCGATCAATCGACCGGTGTGATATACTCGATATCGTTTCCGAACGAGAAAAGATACATAGGCCAAACGAAACGAAATTTCGAACAAAGAATGAGAGAGCATCTACGTGACGATTCCAATTGCGTCAAGTTGAAAAACGCTCTGAACAAATATCCAGAGGATCAAGTGTACGCGAGCATCTTGAAGAGAGACATTCCGCTCGACTACTTAGATTATTGGGAGAATTTCTTCATCGACAAGTTCGACTCGATAAAAAATGGATACAATCTAAAGAAGAACGAAAATCCTAAGATTCCTCCAGATATCATACTTCCCGAAATAGATATAGATCCACCACCTAAAAAAATTAATCCGTTTGAGAAATTTAAAAATCCAGACTTCGTACCGAAGAAAGTGAACAATTTGTTACCGAAGACGAAACCCAGAAAAGAAGACACATCTGTTTTCAAAAAATTTCCTATCATCAAGAGGACTTCGACTTCTTAAGAGATTCTTCGCGAATATCGTCTGCAAGTTTTTGGGAACTTTCAATATATTTCAGAAGCGAGAAAAACGTTGCAATATCTTTATGAACTATTTCTCCCTTGAACCCAACGGATTCGGACAAATGTTTAACAGAGTTGCCGGTGTAATTTTTATTCATCTGCAATAGTTTGAATATACCAATAGCGGCAAATGAACTATAAACATATTTGTCGTTACTCGCAATATCGTATAAAGATTTTTGAAGTGTATTACCATGTTTGTTTGGTCCCAGGTGACTTGACTTAGCATATGGTTTCAAAGTCTCTATGTTACTATAGTACATTTCTGGATCTTCGTTCAGAGAGATTATAAACGCGTTTTTTATAGAAGTCTTTTCATCATCGGGGAAGGTATTTAATATGCTATCAAGAGCGGTCACAATTCCCAAAGCGGATACATCAGAATATGTATAGTTCTTATTATACCTATGTATGTGTTGTTTAACGAGCATATTTTGGATAGGAGTATTATACATCGGTAGAAGTAATTTTTTGTAATTTGCATAAAATATACGTTTCGTATCTGAAACAGTAGGTGGGGATGTTGTTATCGCCTTCATGAGCAGATGATACTTAATCATATCAAATATTAATTTAAATAATATAAATGTTGATATGAGTATGTTCGACAGAATAGAAGATCTGAAGAACAAAGGATATAATCCAGACACCATATTAGACATAGGGGCTAATCATGGCACTTGGACTCGTCGTGTGAAACATATTTACCCTAGTTCGATTTATCATCTTTTCGAAGCGATCGATTACGACGAACTACGAGATTTTGCATTTTTTTCTAAAACGGATGTTCATAACGTTATTCTGAACGAAAAAAAAGACGAAGTTGACTGGTTCGAAATGAGAAACACTGGCGATTCCATGTTCAAAGAGAAATCAAATCATTTCGAAGATTGTAAACCGATCAGACGAGAAACCATAGATTTGAACTCTTATGTAAAAGAAAACGATATATCACTCGGTTCAAACATTCTAATAAAAATAGATTGCCAAGGAGCCGAAATTTCTATTTTAAAGGGATCATCCGAAATTCTTCGAAAAACCGATTTCATAATCATGGAAATACCGTTCTTCGGACAATATAATGAAGGTGTCGGATCTTTTCTAGATCATATTAAATTCATGGACGATATCGGTTTTATCCCGTATGATATCATGGAAACACATACTATCGTAGGATTTAAACTGCAGATAGACGTCATGTTTATAAACAAAACACATGAGTTCAACGAGAAAGTTCAACAGCTATTGATGAAAAATGACACGACATAGTCATTTGATCCCGGAAGTGTCATTTTTAATAAGAGTATATAAGTTCGTCGATGATGATAATCTTTATCATTTATCAAAGCGACCATGAACACGATCGCCTTCCATAAGAAGATTCTCTTGAATCTTGCCAATGATATCGAATACTGCATCACCGAAATCTCTCGCGCTGAATTCAGAAACACCGAACTCACACCCGGTTATATGGGTTTTCTCGACTTCGAAAACTTTTCGAAGGACGAACAATTGTATCTGAAAAGTTGTTATGGAGACTGCCATGAGAATCACATGTACATGATGAAGATGACGAATCATCTCAAGTTCCTGCGTCAGCGTTACACCGATCTTTACGATCGTATGGAAGCCATCAAGACGATTTCGACTCTCCAGATCAATGGCGTTTTACCTGTGCTCACCACGACTCCCATCAGGATCGAAGATTCTCATGTGTATGACGACTCGGCATTTGGCAACGAGTGCAATTGGGTCATGTAAATAGTTTGATATAGTTTGATATAGTATGTCATTTATGGTCTATATCAACACATATCAATTTAAAATATTGTAATCGTCATAAAAATAACTGTGATGTCGTGGATTGTCTATGGGATCAGTAAGGACATTGAAATCGTCGAAAAATCGGAAGGTGTCGAGTTGATCGTTGATCCGGATGAATGGAATCATCTATATATCGGTTTCACGAATGACTTCGAACGACGGATGGATGAACATCGCAGATTATCTCGAAAAAAATCGTATAAGAAAAGCAAGAAATTCTACAGACGTATTCGAAACAAATGGAACGAGTACGACAAGACGATTCTTGTACATAGTATCGCATCAGAAGGTGAAGCGAAAAAAATCGAGATAGAACTCATTGCAAAATACAACTCATATAAGAAAGGAATGAATTCGACTCGTGGTGGTGATGGATGTGGATTTGGAGCGGACAATTACATGGCTCGTAAAATCATAGCATATAATAATTCGACCGGTGAGAAAACGATACATCAGTATATTGGTGATTGTGATGAGAAACTTGGAATATCTAGAGACAATATCAAGTGTGTGTTATCTTCATATGAAACGAGTGTACAAACAAAATCAATAGACGGAATATGGTATCAATTTAGATACTTAGAAGATACGACTCCGTTCGTGAAAAACATGCCGACTCCGATCGAGAAAATTTCAGGTGCTAATAATCGTGGAGCTCGAAAAATCATAGCGTATAATAACTCCACCGGCGAAGAATCGTCATACACGTATTTCGGAGAATGCGTAGCAGATCTCGGAATATCCAAATCGAGCATCAATCATGTGTTATCGCCCGATCATCCTAATACTCAAGCTCGATCAAGAGATGGAATATGGTACCAATTCAAGTACTCAGAGGATATGACTCCGTTCATAGAAGACATGCCAACGAAATACAAAAAACAATCGATTGCTCGAAAAGGAGGTCGAAATCCTAATGCAATTCCCGTGTGTGCGTTTGGTAAACTGTACGATTCCGCAGCGACCGCGAGTGAATGTCTCATCGAGGTCACGGATACAACCTATAAAAAATTCATATCCAGTTGGATTCGCTTCATGAAATTTCCTAATGATGTGTTTAAAGTTTCTAAAGAATTTTATGATCACTATAAGAATTCAGATATTCGAATCACGAAAGCTCATATGATGTCATTTGAAAATTCAAACATGTGATCACGTATTCACACACGAAAATCGTCCTCCACTTCCGAAGTTAACATTTACGCAAAATGCCCCTGCAAACGTCTTGTAATTGATGTCACCATAGTTTAAGTTGGCTTTTCGAGGGTCGGTGATGAATTTACCAGAGGCGTCTAAAACAGTCAACTCGGCAAATCCTCGCTTGTGTGCGAATAATCCGGCGTTTTTTATGAGAATCGGTTCGCCCTTTTTCGGTTTGTTAGACGAAGGAGCATCGATCTGTGATTTGTCGACTCCGATTTCTTTCGCAATGTTCGCAACGGTTTTCTTTCCGTCCGAAGTTATAAGCATGTCACCCATCTGACGTAGCCAGTGGTAATCATTTCCGGGATGAGTAAACGCTATAATTTTATAAAAACCTTTCTTGCATTTTTCGCATGGTCCTGCAGCATATCCGCCATTTTTCTTGGTCCCGAGATCCTCGAGTGTCCTCTGCTTCAATGTCTTAGGATCGGTCAGGTCGTCTGACGGTTTCAGTGTCTTGGCAAGTTCTCCCATCTGCAACTTTTTGTTCATATTTCCCTTGAAATAATCGATAGCAAATGCGTAACAATTGTTCTGTTTTTTACCCCAACGATCCGTACCGTAAACAAAATTTGTGAACGGTTCCTCCGAACCAGATAATTTCGGAACGCCTTTAGCGGGTTTTGTGGAAGAACCGTCGAAAGATCTCGTATCGACGTTTTTACCCATTTAACAAACCATAATATATTTATCGTAGTATGGTTCAGAAGCATGTGTATAATCCGGTCTCAGAACCGATGGAAATCCGTCAGAAGGCAAGAGATATGATCGATGTGGTCGTCCAGGATCCGAAGATATCTCGATATCTCGAGATAGCCTCGTGGAATCATGCGATGGACATCTGTAAAAATCTCGGTCACGAACTCAAATGGGATAACTTTACGTTCAGAAACAGATATACGCAGAAGATATTATCCGTCAGATACAACATCGGTCTTCGTCGAGACTTGTTAGACAAGATGAAAACCGGAGAAACGAGTATAAAAAACTTCGTGAATGCAAAACCGTGGGAAATATGTCCTGAAAAATGGGAAAAGGCGTTCGAAGATGCAGCAAAAAAAGCATTGCGATTCACTGATGCGTCCGCAATGGACCCTAAAGATATGCCGGACGGAATGCTGCAGTGTGGTAAATGCAAATCTCGCAAGACGAGCTACTACGAGCTTCAAACACGTTCATCCGACGAACCTAAACATCATGGGTGGAAAAGCGGTCAGTGGAGAACTATGTGGATATGTTCTTCTAAAAACCTGTTGGTATTCCACAGCACAACGTAAAGGCTTTGTGCTATACAGCCGCTAGTAAAATCTTTTGATTTTGCAACATCGTCAAATTGCGGGAAACTCCTAAAGACTATGATACTAAGTTACATGGGAAACTGTGTGATGGCCGAGAGTAAAACTCGGGTATAGTAAAAATTCATAGTATATATGGACAATCCGCAGCCAAGCCTCTAAAGGAAATTTATTCCCATGAGGAAGGTTCAACGACTAAATGGCGATGGGTCAGTGCTTAGCACAGGCTTAAGATATAGTCTAACCCCTGAGACACGAGATCTCGTTAAATATCCCGAAAGGGAGGGTATATGTGATGACAGTATTCGCGAAATGTCATAGTTGTGGAAGCAGATGGAAAAGTTAAATGACACAATAAATGACAATTCATATCAACATATAAAATGTATAAAAATATGTATTTGGTATTTTTAGTAATGATTATTTATGCACGAGCAAAATATCATACATTAGAAGGAGAAACTTGGACATTTAAAAAACGTTATGTAGCAAATTCAAAAGGTTATATATATAATTTACGAGGAAAACAAATTAAATATAAAGAAATACAAAATACAACATCTCTTTTAGATGATGATAACATATATAGAAGTGTTAGACTAAATAGATTAATATTATCTTCTTTCATAGAAGAAAAACCACCTATAGGATATCATGCAGATCATAAAGACGAAGAAAAATGGAACGATAATTCATTAGAAAATCTACAATGGTTGTCTCCTCGTGACAACACAATAAAAAAAAGAACATCAATACGAGAGAGGCATAGTTGCATACCGGTTATAAGCATCACAGACGATGATGTTAGAAATCATTATGCTTCGTTTTTGAAAGCATCTAAAATAACAGGTATACATGATACGAGTATTGCGAGAACATGTTTAAAAAATATTCAAAATATTAAACATAAAGCAGGTGGTGTATTTTGGGTATACGATATGAATAAAATAGAACAAAAGGATATAGATGGTGAAATTTGGAAAACTATAATAAAACGCGATGGAACTTCATATGAAAAAGATGTGAATATAGAAGTTTCAAATATCGGTCGTATACGATGGATTAAACCAATCATACGCATTTTTGATGCATTTTCTTTGAATACAGAAAGAGACCACGAAAAGAATATTTATCCAGAAATTACAATATATAAAGAAACTCGTAAATTACACGAAATTGTATGTACGACATTCAATGGTCCTATACCATTTGAAGGAGCTGTCGTAAGACATCTTAACGATGATAATATGGATTGTAGAGTTTCTAATTTGACTTGGGGGACAAGAAATCAAAATGCTGCAGATGCCAAAATGAATGGAAAAACTACCGGGATTAAAATTAAAATTGATGATATTTTTTTTGATACGATTACAGAAGCAGCAAAATATTTGAAAATATCTGTGGGATATTTGAGTGAAATGGTCAAACAGAAAAATAAAACATCTTTTTCTAAATATGATTTCTTACAAAGAATATATATTTTTCAAGAAAAACAATTTTCAAAACGAAAAGATATTTCAACGATGTTTAATATATCAATTAGTAAAGTTAGAAATCTTGAAAAAAAAGGTGTTATAACAATAGAATATATACCAATAACCGAATACAATAAGTTAAATGTTTCCTAATAACATTTGAACTTGGCCCACGAGAACATTAATCGTCTGCTCCAAGTCATATACTTTTTGCGATAAAATATGATTCGGCGTGACTCCGATGAGGTACTCCGTAACTTGAGCGGCTGCATTTCCAACATCGACATGATCATCGATAACTTTGATAGGTTTCCATGAAGGATGTACCAGACAGCCATGACGCACCCGTAATTTTCCGACGAATCCTATAGGATCCCACTCGGGTCTATCGTTTCTCTCGACATATGCAATGTTGGAATTGTATTGAGGGTTCAAAATATAATCTTGTGCGGTCTTTACGAAATATCCCTGTGGAGGAATTGTATCAGGTCCTACACGTGTAAACTCATTTTCATTAGAAATATTTGCCAAGTAATAAATAGTATTGCTCAGTTTCATCCCAAATTTATCCTTGAGATATTTCCCTCCCCATTGGTCCCAATCCGTGTCGGCGACCATACTCGGATTGCTCGAAACAACACCGATAATATCATTATAATCATCGGAAAGTGAAGCAACTCGTATTTTACCATTTCCAGATAAAACGACTGGATATCCTCTACGGTCTTCAAACGTAGGATTTTTATCTTCCCATTCCATCATTTCCGCATAATCTGCACCTGTCGTGGCGAATGCCCCCGCGCCATATACTTTACCATTTCCTTGAACTCTGAACATGTTACCATCCGACCCAGCACAAACTATGTGGTTAAATGCAGAACTACTATTTCTATTCGCTTCAGTTTTAAAGATAGTCCCGGAATATGTAGTACTATTTGAGACGACTTGTCCTACGACAACCGAAGAATCGAACGAACGACTGAGCATTCCCTGTGGCCCGAGTGTTGCAATCGTGTCCGTTCCATTCAAGAAGTTGTAATACGCAGTTGCCGAAGAAGGAATACTGAATCTCATCTGGCCAGACGGAGCGCCTATACTGAATAGGCCATTCGTGGCTGTATTTCCTAGACCACCTCTGAGAAGTATTGCATTGTTCGATAGGATCGTTGGGCCTTTAAACACCCCGTCAGATCCTACAGATATATTACCATTAGAAGTTATATTTACCGAAGATGTCACGTTACTGGTATCAAACGTCACGTTAGCAATGTTTGCGAACGTTGCAGTTATATTACCAGCTATCATGTTGTTGAAGTTTACTACATTTCCGGTAATATTTCCGTTTATGATATTGACATTCCCGATAATCGCGGCTATTATGTTGGCAAAACTTGCAATTACATTTCCGTCTCCCTGAACTCTGAAAACACTCGTTGCTCCGTTGCTCACCGAACAGTCGATGAAATTGAATAAGTTAGTCTGACTTCTTCCCGTTTGAAGATCTAACATATTTGCCGAAAACAAATCAGATGTCGCGTGACATCCTATTATATTTAGTGTGTTTGTGATAACATTGGATCTTATGACGCCGGAGTTGGCCGCTCTGAACCTGATGATATTTGCCGTCGGATCGATGACGCTGATGGAACTCGTGGAGTTCACGTTACCTCTTCCCGTCACGGAGAAAGGTGCCACGAGAGTAGAACCATTATTTACATCACATTCTATGAACGTGAACCCGTCATCTAGAGGATTCGACGATAACATTTTCAACACAACACCTGTGTAATTACCAGAAGTATAATACACGTTCATCAAGTCTCTGTCACTGAATTGACCGTTCAAAAGCGAAAACGAATTTCCCAGGAAAGTATTTGCAACGATATTTCCGACGACGTTGACCTGTCCGCTGACGATCACATTACTGACGTTCGAATATAATCCAATTACATTGCCTCGCAAGTCGGCAGTGACGATAGACGGTATCGTAACGGTGATGCCACTGAGTTGAGATCCATTGCCGAAGTAAAAACCGCTCGTCGTCACATTACCGTCATTGAACAGCACGTTCGAAATGTTCCCGAACGTGGCTATTATGTTGCTGACGTTCGAATAATTTCCTACCAAATTTCCGCGAATGTCCGCAGTCAGAACAGATGGTATCGTAGGAATGATGCCGGTGAGCTGGGATCCATTACCGAAATAAAAACCGCTCGTCGTCACGTTCCCGTCGGATGCGAATATGACGTTCGCGATGTTTCCCGACGATGCTATGATGTTCGAAACGTTGGCGTAATTTCCCACCAAATTTCCGCGAATGTCCGCAGACAATACAGATGGTATCGTGGGAATGATGCCGGTGAGTTGGGATCCGTTACCGAAATAATATGACGCCGTCACGTTCCCGTCGGATGCGAATCTGACGTTCGCGATGTTTCCCGACGATGCTATGATGTTCGAAACGTTGGCGTAATTTCCCACCAAATTGCCTCGAATGTCCGCAGACAATACAGATGGTATCGTGGGAATGATGCCGGTGAGCTGAGATCCGTTACCGAAATAATATGACGCCGTCACGTTCCCATCGGATGCGAATCTGACGTTCGCGATGTTTCCCGACGATGCTATGATGTTCGAAACGTTGGCGTAATTTCCCACCAAATTGCCTCGAATGTCCGCAGACAATACAGACGGTATCGTGGGAATGATGCCGGTGAGCTGAGATCCGTTACCGAAATAATATGACGCCGTCACGTTCCCGTCGGATGCGAATATGACGTTCGCGATGTTTCCCGACGATGCTATGATGTTCGAAACGTTGGCGTAATTTCCCACCAAATTGCCTCGAATGTCCGCAGACAATACAGATGGTATCGTGGGAATGATGCCGGTGAGTTGAGATCCGTTACCGAAATAATATGACGCCGTCACGTTCCCGTCGGATGCGAATCTGACGTTCGCGATGTTTCCCGACGATGCTATGATGTTCGAAACGTTGGCGTAATTTCCCACCAAATTGCCTCGAATGTCCGCAGACAATACAGATGGTATCGTGGGAATGATGCCGGTGAGCTGAGATCCGTTACCGAAATAATATGACGCCGTCACGTTCCCGTCGGATGCGAATATGACGTTCGCGATGTTTCCCGACGATGCTATGATGTTCGAAACGTTGGCGTAATTTCCCACCAAATTGCCTCGAATGTCCGCAGACAATACAGATGGTATCGTGGGAATGATGCCGGTGAGTTGAGATCCGTTACCGAAATAATATGACGCCGTCACGTTCCCGTCGGATGCGAATCTGACGTTCGCGATGTTTCCCGACGATGCTATGATGTTCGAAACGTTGGCGTAATTTCCCACCAAATTGCCTCGAATGTCCGCAGACAATACAGATGGTATCGTGGGAATGATGCCGGTGAGTTGGGATCCGTTACCGAAATAATATGACGCCGTCACGTTCCCGTCGGATGCGAATCTGACGTTCGCGATGTTTCCCGACGATGCTATGATGTTCGAAACGTTGGCGTAATTTCCCACCAAATTGCCTCGAATGTCCGCAGACAATACAGATGGTATCGTGGGAATGATGCCGGTGAGTTGGGATCCGTTACCGAAATAATATGACGCCGTCACGTTCCCGTCGGATGCGAATCTGACGTTCGCGATGTTTCCCGACGATGCTATGATGTTCGAAACGTTGGCGTAATTTCCCACCAAATTGCCTCGAATGTCCGCAGACAATACAGATGGTATCGTGGGAATGATGCCGGTGAGTTGGGATCCGTTACCGAAATAATATGACGCCGTCACGTTCCCGTCGGATGCGAATCTGACGTTCGCGATGTTTCCCGACGATGCTATGATGTTCGAAACGTTGGCGTAATTTCCCACCAAATTGCCTCGAATGTCCGCAGACAATACAGATGGTATCGTGGGGATGATGCCGGTGAGCTGGGATCCGTTTCCGATGAAGAATCCGTTTCCAGGAACGGTGACGTTGCCGGCGTTGAATAACACGTTACCAATGTTCGCGAATGTCGATATGATATTTGTTGTGTTCGAGTAGTTTCCGATGATGTTTCCTCGAATATCTGCGGATAATACAGACGGGATGTTCGCAACTGCCGTCGACGTTACTCCAGTTATGAATGCCCCATTTCCGATGAAGTATCCGGTGCCTTGTGCAGCGATCACATTACCATTTTCGAACATCACGTTCGAAATATTCGCAACATTCGATACGAACATATCATTGAAAAAGTGATTCGCCGGAGGTACGAAATACGATCCCATACTCAGTTATTTGATATATAAAAATGTTATTTTTATGACATTTTTATGATCGCTTTATGTTCGTGAATATGTAATCTTTTCTCCTAATTTTTTTTCGGTTAGTTTAAGAGCGTTGGTGAACGATGGCTCCGACCATAGCAACCATCTCGACCAAAAACCAGGAGAGTATTTTCCCGAACGAGTCCAGTCCTCTCGTTTCCGATGTCTGTCGACATAACGTTTCATTCGTTCTGGATCTTTGTGAGACAAAAAATCCTCATATCCTCTGGCTCCGAAGCGAATCGTTTTTATTTTTTTTCCGTTTTTATCGAAGAAAACCGCTTGAAATTTCTTCGGACCAGACTTGAGTTTTGACAGTTTTACAGGCATCGTATAAATTACTCAAATATTAATTTTCGAAATGAGCCCTAATCCATGTGCGATCATACAACTTCGCCGGAATATTCATGTGAGCGGTGAGATGTAAGCATGCATTCAGTTCCTCGAGAGTCGCTTCGGGATAACCTCGCTCTCGAACATACTTTATAGCTTCGATACGATTTTTATGATATTCGTATTTATTTTCGTAAATCGATGCCACGGATGTCGTATATGTCTTCAAATGACGTTTCTTATTATTTTCTTGTTGCGTCAGGAGTTGAAGATTGCCGAGACGAGCGTTCGTCTTGTCGTCATCTATGTGGTCGACCACGAGACGATGTGTCTTTTCATCGATCACGATCGTCTTCGGCAATGATCCAAAGAATAACTCGATGATGACACGGTGAAATAATATATTGTTCTTATTGAATTTGATTTTCGGATATGAATCTCTTTCTCGTCGTTGACGTTCAGTGAGTATGTCTTTTGCGAACATTATTTTAGAGTAACCATTATGAAATGCTTGTTTCATGCGTCCGAACGTGCTGACAAATCGTTTATAGACATTGTTTTCACCAACGATATCAAATATTTCATTGTCGAATTCGATATCGCTCGGTGGTGTTCTCCACGTGAAATCAGCATGTGAAGTTTGTTTGCCATTGATACAAACTGATATCGACTTACGAATGCCACCGACAACTGCATCTGTAGCCTTGTATGCATTATCGAATACTTGCGTATCTTCTCCTTGTCGTATCATCGTTCCGTCTGACAGTGTGATATCACGAAGTGCTGTGCCGATCACGGGACACGACATGATAGATTGTTGTTCTCTCGGACGACGTTCTTTCGATTGTTTCTCTGGAGATGCCCATACGAGATTATCGCAGTGATTGTTCGATGGATCATTGTCGATATGATGCACCGTCCAATCAGACGGCATGTTCTCCGGCTTCGAAACGAATCTCGTTTCTCCCATCATCTGATGAACTTTGACATTTTCTCCGACAATGCTCACGGTATAGTATCCATCGGGTGTCTTCGTGTGTTCTTGATACGACACATTTCCATGTTGGTCCATTTTTTGAACTCGACCATCTAAGAATGTTCTGTATCGATAACCATATCGTTCACTAGTTGCTTTCAGTTCTTCCCATGAACGATGATGAACGTCATCTGGCCACGACTTCGGTCCGAGTCCGACAAGTTTCGCAATGTCATAAATCGCATATGTTTTTCCGACGAGTTTTACGTACTCTGAATCATTCTGTTTCAGCACTCGTCTCACTCCTTTTGTTGATACAGAAACAATAGTCCAATTTTCTTTAGAGATTTCATATGTGATTCCAGTTTTCGAAACTATATCTGGAATCGGAACAGACATCGTTAGAATATCACGAAGCATCTTTACTTAAATTATATATTTGTTGATATGAGATAAATGACAAACGATACTCATCGTTTCATGTCCTCGATTACCATCATTCTGACGAGTTCCTCGAGATTCGTCTTCGGTTCCCATCCGAGGACTTCCTTCGCTTTCGTGTAGTTTCCGACGAGCAAATCAACTTCTGCAGGTCTGTAGAAATCCTTGTTTATCCTCATGACGACATCTCCCACTTTAACACGAGAATTTTCCGGAGCCGATACGACGGTCGCGACTTCGTTCTCATGTTCTCCAGAAAATTCGACGACGATGTCGAGAACACCGAATGCCATTTTCACGAACTCACGAACGCTCGTTGTTTTCCCTGTTGCAATCACATAGTCATCCGGAGTATCTTGTTGCAGCATCAACCACATTGCTTCTACGTAATCCTTCGCATATCCCCAATCTCTTTTGGCATCTATATTACCGAGATACATGCATTTTTCGACACCATTGAAAATATTCGCGACCACCTTCGTGATTTTACGAGTCACGAACTGATGGCCTCTGTTGGGACTCTCGTGATTGAAACAAATCGAGTTGCATACATACATGTTATACGACTCACGGTAATTTTTACAGATCCAATAAGCGTACAACTTTGCAACACCGTAAGGGCTTCGAGGATAAAACGGAGTATTTTCCGTCTGAGGAATTTCTTGCACTTTTCCATACAACTCTGACGAAGACGCTTGGCAAATTCGAGAGTTGACACCCGATATACGAACGGCGTCTAGTAAACGCAAAACACCGAGAGCATCTACGTTTGCAGTCACCTCGGCTTGATTAAAACTATCATGAACAAACGATTGTGCGGCCAAATTGTAGATTTCGTCCGGACGAATCTTGGTGATTATATGAATCAAACTAGACGAATCGGTCAGATCTCCATGAACGATGTTGATACCTTGTTTTTTTAATTCCTCTACTCGAGGATTTTCGCTCGACGTATGACGAACTAGTCCGTACACTGTGTATCCTTTGTTCACGAGGAACGGACATAGATACGAACCGTCCTGGCCGGTCGCGCCAGTTACTAGTACAACTTTAGATGTCATTGAGATTTACTCGCATCGATTGTTAAGTTTATAACAAACGTATGTCTTTCTTGGTTTTCTTTACGAGCTGAATGGCTTCTTCGACTTTCTTGGCAAACATTTTCGTTCCCACGAGACGAAGAACTTTCTCCCGGTAATCAATCACATTTTTCCGCATTTCCTCGACACGTTCATCGCTCAGCATATCGAGAAGTTCTTGAAGTTGTTTTCCCGTGGTTATATTTCGTTTCTTCAGATCGAAATATACTTCACCTTCCGGAATAAGATCTCCGAGTTCGTCATACATGTTTCCGTAATACAAAGGAATGCAACCAGCACCGAGAGCATCATAAAATTTCTCCGACACGTACCACTCGGCATCACAATTTTCTACGATGATATCAAACACAAAATTAGATTTCAAGTCGATAGATGAATTTTCGTCATGATTACGATGTTTCGCATGTCCCAACTTGATTTTTTCTCCATCTGCAACTTCATCCCAGTTTATACCAAACACAGTGACATCCTCGAGTCCTCGCACGAGATCCTCTCGAAGATAATCGAGACACCTCATGTGAACACCATTGATGGAATAATCTCGTGTTTCGAACAAATAAGGACGTCGTTCGAGAACCATACCGGCACTTTTTCCGATACCCTTGTTGGGTCGAAGCAACGATGTAGCATCCAATGGATCATCGAGATCGCCATGATGTGTATTATGTGGAGTGAATACGGTGGAAATGTTCTCGTTGTCGATGATAGGTTTGAAATATGTCAGTACAACATCAAAATGCTGCATGAGCCAGTTCGAGTTCCACTGACCTTGATGACGCACGTTCGGAGATTCCAAAGTATACACGATTCGATGTAGATCCACTCGCTCCTTGAAAAATTCCATCGGGAGATCACCGGGATTACACAAATTTATCAACACCGTAGCTTTATCGGGAATGTTCGGAAAGTTCGTGTATCCATTAATGAGATTATATCTACCACCATTCATACCATCGAGTCCCTTGAGCAGTGTCATCTGCCACTCATCCAACACATAACTACGGGTTTTGTATTGTCTTCTCGCCTCCATGAAATCCGCAGTCGCCTTTTCAGAAAAATGAAACACATAAATGTCTTCATATTTTTCGAAATCGTAACCGAAAATGCTATTTCCTTGGACGAAGAAATTGTTCGTAACGGACAATCCGGTAGACCCGATTCTATAATTAAGTGAATGTTTCCTGACGACTCCGTATGGTGCAGATGAAAGAAGACATTTACACAGCTCTCTATCCGGTTCTGGCCTTCCATCAGGATCTCTGAATCGAGCATTCCACGCAGGAGATACGCTGATCGCCAAATCTCTATTGATCATGTAGCAGCTTGTATCAATGAGATAATCTCCACGTCCTGCAACGGTGTGGGAAATACCTCCGAGAGATTCGCAATTGTCATAACCAATTAGATTTCCATTGTTGTCAATAAGTTTTCGCAGACAATAAGACCATTTTGCGTTAGGAGTAGAAATAATACTAGAAACCAAATCCTTGAAGTGCTTTGGTTCGACAATATTATCGTCGTCTAGATATGAAATGTAGTCTGCGTTGATTATCCATGGTATACTACCGAACACACGATGACCGTTCCAACCTCCGCTACCAATGTTATTTGGTAAAGCAAGTTTAATAACGGGGTGTTTGTGCCTATACTTTTCGAGAATCATATCAACCTTCCCTTCGTACTCGCGACCATCAACGATAATCCAATGTTCGATGTTTGGAAGTGTAGAAGACTGCACACTCTTGATACAAGCGTCGAGAAACTTACCACCTGTGGTGGGGGTGATAACGGCAATTTTGGGAATTTTCATCATACGCCGGTGATGGTTGACAAGATTATACATAACGCCGTTTTCATCTAGGGCGTCAAGTTCAACGGCACCGCCAGTAGGTCGAGAAATTGAACACGGAGGGTCTTGTTTTCCCCATTGAGTAACATCTCTCGAAAATGTGACACGAGGATGTTCCGACGCCATGATGCTCAGAATAGACTGATCATGTCGAGTGTCGAAAATTTCACCATCTCTCCCTTCATCGTTGATAATATCAAGGTTCAGGCAATATTGTAAATACTGATCGACGAACGCTCGAGTTTCTGGAGAGTTTTTGTATACTTGAAACGCTGCATTGAGCTGAATTTCTTCGGATACAGTGTCTCCGGCCCCGAGAGTGTTGAAAACGGTTTTTTTCGTCCATCGTCTGTTACGATAGTCATTTTTTTTGTCCGACCATCCTCCGAGACGACACAAAATTATAGGATTATTATGTTCAACATGGTCAATATATGGTTTGATAGAACGTTCGAAATACATAGTAGAATCGCAATACACTACCACATCACCGTCCGGCAATTGGTTCATCACGTTTCGAATAAGAAATGGTTTCCACGCCCACCATCCAAAACCACGTGAATTTTCGAAATGGTTCGGATACGTGTCCATGAGCCACTCGATATCTTTCTTCTCGAACACACGGAACTCGTCAAATCCACCAGTGGTCAATGCGGAATGTCGGAGAACTGCTGCGGAACCTAGATACTGTTCCGTCCCGAAAGTGATGCCTACGATCGTCATAACTATAATATAATAATACATTTGTTTAAATTCTTAATTCGTCGATATGAAAATTAATTTAACTAAATCGTATATGTATCGAAGTAATGGATTCTGAACTGATGAAGTTTCTGCGCGAAAGTGCTATTGCAAATGTCAAGGTTCACAATCAATATAAAAAAATGGACAGAGAATACTATAATGGAAATCGTTATTTCACATATGCTTTGCTTCTTCAGAATCATAAAATATATGTAGGCGACACTTCGAATATCTTCTCGCGGTTGATGAGTCACTTCGAGATGAGCGAATCGTCGGCGAAGTGGGTTAAGTTGCACGGGCCCGTGAAGAGAATTCTCGAGATCACATACGACGCTCCACCGGGTGCCGAATCGGAACGCACTCTCGAATATGCGGATATTTTCGGATACGAAAACGTCAGAGGCGGTTATCATTGTCGTCTGAACATGCAAAATCCTCCCGTGTCTTTAGAGCACTTCAAACGTGGACAAATGACACACAAATTCATGAATCGAGATGAAATCAGACAAATTGAACTTGATATTCGCAACATTCTACAAGAAAAAAATGACAAATGACATTCTCTTCATTCATATCAACAATATACACATAAATACTTCTCTGATAAGTGAGAAATATAAATTCAAACTCAAATTCAATATGTTTTACGGACCATCCGAGCTCGAAAGAGGCAGATGTTTCTGTGAAGTTTCGAATCTCGTTCATGATCAAGGGACGGGATTCGAAGTGTGTACAAATTGCGGAGTCGTTGTCGATTCGATTCTCGACGAATCTCCCGAATATCAGTATGATGATCGGGGGAATGATATCGGTTTCCTTGGTCAACAAGGAGCGTCTTTGGGGTCGATTATCGACACGAACAATAAGTTGACGAAGCGTCTAGAAGCGTCTCTTGCAGATACCTCTGACATGATCTTGTACGACATCAAGAACATTGCAGCTCAAGTATGCAATGCAATTCATATCAAAGTTCCACACATCATCCATGACACAGCCGTCGAAATCGCATCGCTTCACAGAGAGAAAATATATCTTTCTGGTGGAAAGAAATTCGCATCGATAGCCATGGCGGTTTACTTCGCGTGCAGACTTCATGGAGCCGACAGAGAAATACGTTTGTTCTCGTCATCGTGCTGTATCGACATGAAGTTGTTGAACTTCGCAATCAAGTCGATCAAAGAACATCTGAAAGATTCGAAGTACATTATCATAGCGAACGGTGAAAACAAGTACTACGCACTCGTTATACAATTCACTGGTCGACTGAATATCTCGACCAATCACGTCAAGAAACTGAGACGTGATTGCAACACGATGCTCGAAAATATATCCGACATCTTCGACACCGGGAAAAAACCGCGTACGATCGTGGCATCGGTGATTTGTATATGCTCTATGCAAAATTCATTGAACCTCGATCTGAAAGAAATTTCTACAGCAACCAATGTTTGTGCACAAAGTATCAGCAAATGTGTTGCATTTATGCAAAAAAATTATGATATCGATTTTTAATATTGTTAAAAGTTTAACAAAAAATATGTAATAAAATTATATGCTCAGTTTCAAAAACTCAGGAAACACGTGTTGGTTCTCGTCAGCTTTACATATGGTCCTTCATATTCCGCAGATCGCGAATATGGTGCGTCATGATATCTTCGAGAAAATGCTCGTTCAAAAAAGAAAAAATGCTCATGACTTCGCCATGGAAGTATCTCGAATCGCGAAAATATACTGGTCGTCATTCGAACTCGAAAAAACATATGACATATCGAATATATTGACAATATTCGCGAAAATCAACAGGAACTTTGGAGGCAGAAAAATGTATGACGCAACTGAAGCATTCTTAGCAATGTTGGAAACTCTGGAATCATCGTTCGTCTCGAAATCGTTCTCGTTAGATCATCCAGTGTCTTTCGACGGGTGCAATGTTGATGCATGGAAACAACACATCGAAAAAACAAGTAGTACTTTTTTGTGCGACATTCTTCTCGGGCAATCTGAGCAAAAATACAACAACAATATAACATACGAACATTTCACTGGTCTCACGATATCGAACTGTGATTCGATCGACAGAGGAATCAACAATTATCTTCGTGATGGAGACATCACAAGAAGATTCACCAGGCTGCCAATGATTCTCCCGATCATTTTTCAGAAATCCGCAATGAAGGAATTTATTCACTATGATGTCAGTCTCACTGTTTCCGATGTTCATTACAAATTATTCGCCATGTTGATTCATGACGGAAATGAAAATGGCGGCCACTGGTATATGTATGGGTCACATCATGAAAAATGGTTCGTTTTCAACGATGAGAATGTTGCACAGATTCACGATATCAATCAGATCGTTCAAAAGAATGCAATGCTGCTGTTATATAAACGCGATGTAAAAAATGACAATTATGTAAATATGTGATGTGTCAACAAATTCAAGTGGTCGTACATTTCATCTATTCCCAACGAAAAATATCAATGACTTCGTCTATCATGATGTTCTCTTCGATGTTCAACATCGTTTTCTCGAACGTCAAACGGTCATTTGCCTGAGTTTTGTCAGGACGATTCTGAATGAACTTCCAGAATCCATCGACGAATGCACATTCTACGATAGATCCTTGATTCCAGTACCCATCGAGTTTTCCGACGTCTATGTTCTTTCGAAGTTTCGGGTCATAGATGCCGATAGTTCCATTTTCATTCATGACAATGAAATCGACAGTATGATGAGTAGATGGCTTCAGTTTGAAAAGATTGAAGTTTCGACCATACACGACAGGATCGTCGACGGACATGATGATGATTCCATCGGTATGATACACATCTTTCATTTTGTCGAGATGGTTCTTGATAATTGTCGGATGCTCGAGTGGTATCCAACTCTTGTAATGAATAATTACCGGATCCTCCAAAACGTTCTTGAAATCTTTCAGAGATCTCTTCATCGCATACACACGACTAGCGAGATCCATGTGACTCACTGTGATTCCGCTCACGATAACAGCATCGAAAAGAACGAATGCACATTTCTTCTCGGAACGGTCCACGCAAAGTTCTCCATCGAAAATAGTTCCTTGAAACAGAACTTTCGGAATGTTTTTGAATGGCAATAGATACACGGTCATAGCACGATCGACGATAACACATATCTTCAAACCATATATCCGAGTGAACAACATCACGAATCGAATACCGTTGGTTTTTTCAGACACGACGTACTTGTGTTGCTTGAGTTTGTCGAAGTCCTTTCGTTCGATACTGACTGGATTCGGACCTGGAAGTCTCGGAAATTTATGGTCGTCCATGGCGAGATCCTTCATCGTTCGAATAATTTCATCTCGTGAATCTCCCGTTACTTTATGTAGTTGCAGTTGCAATCCGTTCAGAGACAGAGTAGCATGTTCCGTAGAGATACTCATTTTGTGTATTTTGATATGATGATTGTTGATTATTTAAGTTTATACTCATTAGTGTCGATATGAATTCACTATTCGTTGTGTCATTTTAAAAAGTTGTCACGGATTTTGCGAGATTTCTCGGCTTGTCCACGTTCTTTCCGAGTTTTATAGCAGTGTGATATGACAATAGTTGCATCGGAATCGTGTGGATGATCGGTGAAAACTCCTTAGATATGAAAGGCACCTTGACAATGTGAAGACGATCCTGCGATTCGATGTTCACGTTCTGATCGACGATCGCATACACCGTAGCGTTTCGTGCGAGCACCTCGTCGATGTTTGCTTTCATATGCTCGACATATGCATGATCGCCAACGGTCACGATGACCGGTGTTTTCTCATCGATAAGAGCGAGAGGCCCATGCTTCAGCTCACCACCATGAAAACCTTCCGCATGAATATACGAAATCTCTTTGAGCTTCAGCGCGCCCTCGAATGCTACCGGAGCATTCAGTCCTCTTCCAAGAAATATTGCCGATTTGGCGTCATGAATTTCGTCTGCCCATCGTTCCATTTCATCGTTCGTCAGGCAAATCACTCGTTCGATAGCCTGAGGAAGCTCGTTCAGCAGTTCGTCCGATGTGTTCGCCAATACATGCGCCATCATGTATAATGCTACGAGTTGAGAGGTAAAGGCCTTCGTCGATGCGACCGACACTTCGGCACCACATTTCGTGATATACTTCATGATGCTCTCGCGAACGAGAGTGCTCTTCGGAGCGTTGCAAATACACAATGTGTGAATCATTCCGGCATTCTGAGCTCTTTGTAAAGCCGCGATCGTGTCGGCGGTCTCGCCAGATTGCGAAATCGTGATCACCAACGTGTTCGCTCTCGAGATTGTGGGTTCGTACTCACTTGCGATATGAACATTCACTGGAATTTTCGCAATGGTTTCTATCCATTGTTTCCCGACGAGACCCGCATGGTAACTTGTGCCACATGCAAGAATCAGAATAGTATCAATTTTTTGAAAGATATCATGTGCAAGATCTCCGAAGATCTCCGCATAGAAACCCTTGTTTTTAATGGTATTCAGGATACTTATCGGTTGCTCATTGATTTCCTTGATCATGTAATGATCAAAGTTTTCGAGAGACACACCAGATTGTTCTATTTCGACATCCTCGACTTCATACTCCATCTCATTTCCATGAGAATCATAGATCGTCATATTTCCCGGAGATAGTTCCGCGAAACATCCATCCGAAATATAAATAATCTTGTTTGTTGGTAGTGCCAACATGTCCGAAGCAATGTAGAAAGCTTCGTCCGAACCGATTCCGATCACGAGAGGTGACTTTTGTTTTGCCACCACTATTTTATCGGGTTCTCTGTGACACATGACCGCAATCGCATAGGAGCCCTTGAGATGCTTGACGGCCGTCTGAACGGCATGTAAGATATTCCCATCGTATTGAGAATCAATCAGATGCGCGATGACCTCTGTGTCCGTTTGACTGTCGAACATGTATCCAAGGTTGGTGAGATATTTTCTGATTTGCTGATAGTTTTCGATGATACCATTGTGAACCACCGCAACACGAGCCTCATGTCCAGCGATTCCGCGAGAAATATGCGGATGAGCGTTCACCACCGATGGAATTCCGGTCGTGCTCCATCGAGAGTGAGCGATGCACACCGGAGAAGATTCGGTGATCGTTTTCTTACGTAGATCGTCGATACCATCGATCGAACGAATACGCTCGATCACACCGTTTCCAGAGTACGCAATACCACATGAATCATATCCACGATATTCCAGTTTCTGGATGCCTTCGATCGATACTTCGATAGAGTTGTTGTTAGACACGCATCCGAAGATACCGCACATTTTGGTATGTTGTGATTTACATCGGTTTTGTATTTATAAATATCATGTTGTCGATATGAGATTATTCTTTATAAATGACACACACACACACACACACACACACACACACACACACATTGACACTCATATTGACTCTTTCACAGTAGTCTTTCCCCATTTAATTTTGTAAGAAGTTGAGAAAGTATAAATAAACATCGACAAACAGACCCATGGAGCTCCGATAATAAAAACGATAAATTGCAGTGGAAAATACTTCTTTTCTTCAACTGGAATCGCGGGAGACCATACAGCAATGCTCAAGTCGATTATCCAGTTCGCAATCATTGTAATACCGAAATATAGCATCGTGATTTTGAAATCTGTGATGACTATGAACAATAGCATCACAATAGAAAACACATAAAATGGAATGCATGCCAATACAAACCCATCGACAAGTCCCCAGAATCGTTCAAAAATATTCGTATTCACAGATAATGCCATGAATGCTTCATTGAAAGAAGCGCCGAGAGACCAGCGACGACGTTGAGATAAGAACACACTCAAGCTTACTGGAGGTGTAGTAAAACTTACTGCGTCAATAACTTGGCGAAAACGTAACTTATTATTAATACGTAGTGCCTCAAGACAATGTCTACGGTCTTCGGAGAAGAGACTGACCAACAGGCTGTACAAAATATAGTCATTAGGTGGTGTATTGAATTTCTTTAGAATTTCAGTGGTGCATGTTGTGTTTATACGAAGAATTTGAAAAGCACCTGATAGACACGAAACACGTTCATAAACTCGTGATTGAGCCATTCTACGAATATGTTGTGCGATCGCATATTCGATACGCTGATACCATACCCAGAATCCAGATTTGACATTATCTACATGAATGTAACCAACAGCACCATCTGCTCCAGAACCATCGATATCATTCAGCATTTTAATGAATGCATCTTTCTTATAATGTGTGTCAGCATCTGTACCAATGATATATTCGGCCTTTGGCATATTGTTATTCCAAACGTTTATCAGTTGAGGTTTCATCTTCAGAGCATAGTCAGAAGTGTTATTCAACTGATTATATGCAAGAGTTCGAACTATAACAAGAGAATCACGCTTACCAACATTTCTCTTCTTGACAATTAGGATGTAATTGATATTATTCCACACACCCTTTCTGAGTTCAACATCATTAGGTTCATTTCTCCAATCATGATAAGCCTCTGAAATGTCAAAAGAAATACCATCGTCAAAAATTTCTCGTGCTGCGGCAGCTGCCTCAAAATCACCATCACAAATAACTACTATAGTGTTACTATCTTCTATTTCATTTTGTTCTTTGACTGAGTTGAGAGTATTTAGTAATTCGGTCTTATCTTCGCGATACGCGGGCACCAAAGTGAAGAATTTCTTTGTCTTGTCATAAACGAAAGGATGTTTTTCCTTATAGTAACCAAGTTTAAGAATGGCAAACAGAATGTTGATCAGCACATAATACAACTTCATCGTAACAGGAATCATTAGAATAATAGTGTAAATCCACCAATATCCTTCTTTCTTGAAGATGATTGATGTCGAAATCAATGCACCATTGAGAGCTATTAAAAACAATGCGAGAATTAACGATTGTAGCTTTACGACGAAACTTTGTAGGTCCATTTTGTTTGATTAAAATAATTTGTTGAACTCTCTTAAATATATTATTCTATAGTCACAGAATAAAATGACAAATAACAAATGACAAATGACGCTTATATCGATACATTAATATACATATATCAGTGTGTATATATCATATACAACACAATCAATAACATGGTGTTCTCACTATTACTGACTACAACTCTTTTCGTATTCGCGAATGCATCTAGACGATTGAAACAAATCACAAATGATAATTATATTGTACCTTTTGTCAATGATATTTACAATTCTACACTTGTTTGGAATGATGAGTTCGTTGGTAACATAGTTGATTCTACAAAATGGACATATGACATATCTCCGGCCAATTATAACATGAAAGATCAACAACAAGTTTACACAACGAACGAAACTAATGTACGTGTTTATAACGATAATCTTGAAATTACTGCACTAAATGATAATGGATATATTACTTCAGGATGGATCGATTCTCGTCGTAAATTCGAATTTTTCCCCGACGTTGATAATGGCATCAACGGTGTATTACTAGAAACTCGTCTGAAACTTCCTCATCCAGGGCAAGGTTTCTGGCCATGTGTATGGCTGAATCCTAGTAACATTTCTAGATATGGTGCTTCTCCTGGGTCTGGTGAAATTGATTTGATGGAAACTATCAACGATATGAAGATTATGTATCCTACTATGCACTGGGGTGGCCCAACTCCCGAAACAAAAGGTAAAGCTTGGGATAAAATTGTACCTTCTTCTGAAAATTGGGCTGATGATTATCATGTGTATTCTCTTTATTGGGAGGTTGACATCATTACCATGTTTATTGATGGTGACGAAGTCCTTCGAGTTCGTTCTAAATCTGTAGACCCAAACGGATGGTTCACAGCATATCCTGATGCTGGTGAAAATGCTCCATTTGACGCCCCATTTTATATTATTATGAATTTTGCAATTGGTGGTAATTGGCCAAATCCTTCCGATGATACCACCGTATTTCCAGCAACTATGTACATTGATTATGTTCGCGTATTTTATACATAAAATACTATAAATCAATTATCACAGTATACAAAAAATAAAATGTAATACAAATGGTCGAAGTTAACTCGAAAGGTCGAGAAATTCTTACAGGGCCACGTGGAGGAAAATATGTTATCGGTCCGAGTGGAAGAAAAATCCCGGTGAAAACACTTAAAAACAAAAGTCCGATGATAGAAACTGGTAAGATTAACGCAAAGAAACGCGTCGTTTACAAAGATTCTAAAGGTCGCATGTACGTCAAACCAGGAGACAAAAAGATATATGTAAAGAAACTATTCACGCCTAAAATCATACGCGAACCTGTCATCCCACCCGTTCAAAACAAAAATGCCATAGTGAGAAAAGTTGCAAAAATATGGAAACAAAAGGTAAACAATCGTTTGAAACCTCTCAGAAAAGGCAGAAACTACGACCCGAACGTATTCGAAATGGTAGCCCCTAAAATCAATATCCAGCCAACAAATACAGGTGCTTTCAAAAAAGTGTATTCGAATTTCATGTTTCCTATACAGACAGCGAAAGGTAAACGCATAGATTCACGAGCAGTTATCGCAACTCGAAAAGATAACATACGACACGTTGATTATCTCGCAGATCAAACGGATTACCTAAAAAATATGAATATTTACGACTTGATGACCGTAGCCGCGTATACGCATTACTCACATTGGTGGCTTGGACCATACCAACGCTCCGGAAGGATACTCGTTCAGTTTTCAAAGTTCAGACAAGACATGATATTCCCATTGTTCCCGCAAATGGAATCTATAATAGATGCAGGATACGACGTTTTGAAAACAAACAAAGTCGCGGAATTCAAACCGTATATAACAGCGTTCACAGAATCGAAAACTATCGTTGACAAGTATTTTATTTATATCTCACTTGCTCAAGAAAACGTGTTCTCGAATGAAGCCCTCAAACTCGCGTTACAGATGTATATTGGTGATCTCACAAGAATAATAAACGATTCACCGCCGGTAAACGAACCGCTGGTCGTGTACAGAGGGATTTCGACGGATGTTCTCAAAGAGAAGAAGGGTTCGGTTTTCAAATCAAAACAGTTCACATCAACCGCATACAATGTGGAGCAAGCAGTTAAATACGCTACAGGAACCCCTCCACATCTTCAGAGGATCACAATACCACGTGGCAAACACGCGCTTTTCATATCTCCACTCAATAAATTCGGTTCGTATGGGGAATACGAAATAGTGTTGGGACCGTGTGACTTTGAAATCACAGGCAGAAATCGGAAGATGAAAGTTCTCGTCAACGGCAGATTCAAGAATTTCAGAGTAACTGACCTGAAAATGGTGTGATCATTCAGTCGTCTCGAAATGTGCTCGAATCCATGTGCGCCCGTACACTTTGTTCGGTGTGTTAACGTACGTGTTCAACTCGTCAAGAGTCGCTTCGGGATACCCTTGATTTTTAACGTACTCTACAGCGTCGTTACGAGTCTTGTGATATTCGTACTCTTTGTTATAAATTGATGCCACGGACGTTATATATGATTTCAGATGTCGTTTCTTCGAGTTTTCTTGACTCGTGAGTATTTGAAGATTGACGAGACGTGCATTTTGTTTATTATCGTCTATGTGATCGACGACGAGACGATGAGTATTCCCGTCAATCACGATCGTCTTCGGTATTGGTCCGAAGAACAACTCGACGACCACACGATGAAATAATACATTATTTCTATCAATCCAGATAATGGGATACATATCTCTTTCTCGTTGTTCACGTGTTGTGCGTATATCTTTTGCATATTGTATTTTTGTGTATCCATTTGTGAATACATGTTTCATGCGCCCGAATATACTGATGAGACGCTCATAATCTTTGTTCTTTCCGATGCTCTTAAACACTTCACCATCAAAGTCGATGTCACTCAGCGGCGTTCTCCATGTGAAGTTTGCATGAGATGTTAGTCTACCATTGAGACATGATGATATATGACCTCGGTTTCCACTGATGATAGATTCAACAGCCTTGTATGCATTATCGAATAACTTGTCTTCTCCTTTATGTAGCAATGTTCCATCTTTTAGTGAGATATCACGAAGTGCAATGGCGATGACTGGGCACGAATCATTACGATGTTGTTCTCTCGGACGTTGCTCATCTCGTTGTTTCTTCGGCGACGCCCATACGAGATTATCACAGTGATTGTTTGACGGATCATTGTCGATGTGATGCACCGTCCAATCCGATGGCATGTTTGGTGGTTTCGGGACGAATCGCGTTTCTCCCATCATCTGGTGGACAGATATACTTTCTCTGGCAATTGCCACTTTGTAGTATCCATTTGAATGTTTCGTATGTTCTTGATACGATACGATGCCATATTGATCCATTTTCTGAACTTGTGCATTTCGGAATGTTCTGTATCGATATCCACGAATGTCACTGATCGTCTTCAGCTCTTCATACTCACGATCGTCTTCGGGCCATGGCTTTGGTTCGAGGCCTGCGAGTTTTGCAATCTCGTATACTTTATATATTTTCCCGTCAATACACACTTGATCATTATGTGGTTTCAGCACTCGTCGTTTTCCTTTCTTCGAGATCGATACGATCGTCCAATGTTCCTTCGAAATCTCATACGTCAATCCTCTTTCTGATACTTTATCGGGGACCGGGACGAACATCGTTTGTATTTACAAAGTGTAACAATAAAATCAGTTGAATTACTTAAATTAATCAAAGTGACGATATATCATGTCATTTTTAACAATTCACGATAATGTAATCATTCGGAATTGTATACGCATACCAAAGATCATTTCCACGCAACTGATTGTCACATTCGAGATGTTCCTTATTTACGTCGACCATAAATCCTAGATAAGATCCATACGTATAATTACCGAGCGTGAAGAAGACGTCTGTGTTTTTTTGTTGGACGATATCGTATGCAGAAAAATAACCGTGTTCGTCCGAAGCAGGAATGTCCAAATACATAGATTCGCCATACGCGAGCGTCGAATACGGAGCACATCGGATATCGTACGATTGAGTCTTGTCGTCTGTGCGATACATATTGCCGACGATGATATCATTCGTGCAATTGTTTTCGATGATCACATGTTTATTTTCCGGACTCGAAGGAGCGGGAATAGGAGCATAACTCGGTTCCGAGACAGAACAAGGACGAGCGAATGCGGACGAAATAAAACTGATGCCGAACACGAACTTCCAGATAGACCCAAGCATCGTTGGTTGTCTTCTACGACAAACCACTTCCTTAAATTATTCGTGATGTCGATATACTCGTCCAGGATCAAATGACACTCAGAATGCACGAATCCACTGGTTCGCTATGATTTTTTCTCCGCTTTTCACGGGTAGCCCGGCGTGCAAAGTCTCTTTGTACAACTTCCTCGTCGCCGGATTTGCCACCCAAAAGAAAACTGCTTTGCCTTTTTTCGGAATTATTTTTGTTTTGAGTGTCGGAAAATCGGTCTCACCACCCTCGTTCGGTTCCTTCAGATACACCATCAATGTGGCCAATCGTTGATCCTTCGGACATGCATCATCGCAGTCATCCCCATCGTAGTGGTGGTAATAATACTGTTCAGATTTATATCTGGCAACTTGAACATCTTCGAACTTATATTTGTCGATACAATGTCTTTTACTGTCTAAAAGTTCTCTTGTTTTATTCTGAATTTTATCGATCACATCATGTTCACCGGGGGCGAACCACGTCTGTTCGGAGTTACGACTCTTCGGGTCGAGTTTTATAGGATCATTTTCGGTTGCTCCACCCACCTCCGACTTGACGAATCCTTTATTTGAAGCGTCATTGATTAATATATCACATTCAACGTCCGTTAAAAAATCATCAATTTCTTCGTAGTATTTCTCATCACAAACACCAGTCATCGTTTCAAATCCTTCATGACATTCGAAATTTAATATCATGAAACAAGCCGTCACGAATAAAAACACCAAAAAGTATTCAGAAAACAATATAGTTTCCATTTATTTTACGTAATAAATTTATTTGTCATTTGTCTCAGAAACAAATGACAAATGAATTTAACTTAAATACACTTCAGTTTACAATTGCAAACACAAATACAAAAAACTCAGAATATGTATGACCGAGTAAAACTCTTCGTCGACAAAGACGAAACGAGTCTCGAAATGTTCACGACATTTCGAAAGACTCTGAAGAAACTACTTTCGAATGAATATATAAAACATTTCGATGAGGAACCATGTGGCATGAACACGAAAATTATGATGAAGACACTTCGTAATCGCGTATGCTACGATGGTATAACAAAGAATACGGATTTTGATATTCGAAGCGTTTCCCATATTGAAATGGGCTCCATCTTGGCGCACATGATATTTTCTGTATATACAATGATTTGTATGAGATATCAGCGAGTCAAACGCGACTCCTACAGATACAACAAATACGGTAGACATAGTATCGTTCGTAGTTTTCTATCTGAGTTTATTGGCGTCATTGATGATGCCCCGAGAAAATTTCATGCAGTAGACCGCATGACACGAGCACTTGATTACATAGACGCGGCAGAAGATAAGTTTCCATTCTGTTCAGTGGTGACGAAGGATCTCGTAAAAATCGACGCATATTTCAATAGGATGTGGAATATTAAAATGATTGATGACGATGACTCTGAATAATCTTGTATCGACAAATTATCAATTTAAATATACCATTGTAAAACATCGTATAGCAACTTATGGAACAACTCGATAATCTAAACAAAATAAATTCCAGACTAGAAAAACTCAAACACACACTCAAGGGAATCGATAAAAAAAATGTGGACACAACCGGAATCAGATTCGACAAAGACAGAAAGATTCTGACGAAAGAGGAGTTTTATTCTGATGATTTCTTGCGAGGATATGTGCGATGCGATCATGTCGACGATATCGAAGTCGGCGACTTTGTCAGATACAAACAGAAACGTGATGGTGTTATTCGTTATCTGTGGGGTGGTCTCGTCACATATAAAACGCCAGAATACTTGAGACTGAAAAATGTGTACAATGGTGCGACTTGGTCGGTTCAATTGGCACATCCCGACATCAGGAATATTTTTTACGTCAAACAAAAAATGTCCGTGGAGGATATCGACGCCTACACGGTTCTGTCCGACGAATCCAGAAGACTGATCGATTTGAACACTGCAACATCAATGGGACTGATAAAAGAAATCATTCACAGAGGAGACGGAGATCTGATTCTCGAAGCGGCAGGCGTGATCGCCGAGAACAACGATAAAACCATCATTTTCAAAAATACACGTGACTGATCACCCGTAAATCATCCACCTGCATTACGAATTTCTTTCTTCACAGCATCGACAGCGCGATCGACGAATCCCTTCGTCTCGGTAGGATACTTGTACACCACGTGGGCACCGGATGCGTAATTCTTCAACGCTTCCGCTCCCGATACCTTTTCGCCACGTTTGTGTCCAGGAAGATTCGGAGTTTTCAGGTCTTCGACGAGCTCCTTCGCGAACTTCGGCTGTATCACGTCCACGTTGTTCTCGATGGTACACGTGGCGTCGTTTATGAACTTCCTCGCGTACTTGTTCAATGTCGTCTTCACGACCTTACCTCCGAAATCTTTTTCATGCACCTTATCGTCTTCTACGTGGATGGCTTTTTCTCCCTCGGGTCGTATGATTCCGCGACCCTTCGTGTGGCGAAATATCAATGCGGGGATGTTCTCCGGCTGATACTCCCCGTTCAGATCTCTTTGAAATTGTGGCGACTTCAACGCCTTGTAAATGACCGTGCGAGTGTCGCCGTCGGGAACGATGAGATTGAACGTGATCTGTTTGTTGTCAATGTAATTATGATCTCCCTGAACCGTGAGATGATTCGATTGATTGTTGCTCACGTCTTTTTTTCTTACAAATTCTTCTGTTTCGTGTGTCATCTCATGACCACACGATGTTTTCTTATGCTTAGACGCACTGCCATTATTCAATGTTTTATATCCACAACCACACGAATATAGAGTTGTCTTGAATATTTCCATATTTGTCATATGATACTTACAGATCTTTAAGTTAATATTTTAGAAAAAAAAATATGAAGTCAATTGACTGCTCAATTGACTACATCTAAGGCACATCAGTTTTAAAGTCAATTGTATTTCTAAATTTTTTTTTTTATTTTTTTTTCTAGTTAGAGAAATTTTTTCGGATGTAACCATCTGTTCAGAACCCGAGAAAGTTCCACGGTTCTGAACCCGAGAAAGTTCCACGGTTCTGAACCCATGGTTCAGAATATTTCACTGGCATTGAATCGCCACACGGTGAAACACGGTCATAGCTTCGTCTGAGTGATGGATGCTCTCTTTTCCTCGTTCATCGTTCATACATCCCGCGGCTTTCATCGCATCCTTCAGCTTCTTTTCGTCCGCTTTGATGTTTGTCGATACGAAACACACGATCAATGGATTGCCAAATATAGAATATCTCGACTTTAGTTTTTTGATGTTCATGTCAGCTGTTCTCCCGATTTTTCCTCTGGTCAAAAGTTCTTTATCGTTGATGTAATACACCAATCCTGGAAAGTAGTCATCGGAATCGACATCACAAGTGTCGAGTTCTTTGTTGATGAGAAGATTCTTGAGCTTCTTGTTCTCGGTCTCTAGTTTCTTGTTGTTGGTTTCGAGATTCTTGATGTCGTTTTCTAGCTTCTTGATATCAATTTCGAGATTCTTGATGTCATTTTCGAGAATTTTAGAGTATGCGTCATCCGATAGTCGTTGTTGTGTCATAACATCTTCTTGAAGCAAGAATATCTTTGATTCTGATTTCATATCATGACCACATGATGTTTTCTTGTGACGAGACGCGTTACCAGGATGAATCGTTTTATATCCACAACCACACATGTAAAATGTAGTTTTATATGTATCGAGATCATTCATACTTATCATATGACACTTACAGATCATATTTAAATGAAATTTGTCGATATGAGATATAAATGACAATTGAGTAACCATCTGTTCATAATCCGAGTAAGTTCCACGGTTCAGAATCCACGAAATCGATTCATCGACGAGATGATGATTCTCTGGTTGAAGCACGAGATAAAATACTATCAGACAAGTCTTGAAGTTCATTGGTTATTTTTTCAGTTTCATCATCACATATTATAATATCATCACCGAGTATGTCAAAATTGATTAATGGTTTCTTACGGACATGACGGACGTTGCGGACGTGGTTGTTGTTGCGGACAAAATGTAGAGTGATCCGGAGTAACCTTAGTAGCAAGCGTGAATGAAAACATCTCAGTTATCACGCGTATATATTTATTTTTATAAAATAATTGAGTAATATAGCTTAATGTATTTTAAAAGTGTGTGGGGTAAAATAACAAATTTCTTCACGAGCATCCCGCAACCTCGGTGTGACTGTGAAGAATGTACGAGAACATATCGTATGGTCAGATGGATGTCCAGATAAATTTAACTAGTTTATTATATTAATACCACTGTATAGCATATGATTCCGGAGGCGATAGAATTTAAACAACATGTAGAGACATTTATAAAACACATGAATGAAAAAATGAATTCATATTGTTTTTCAACGGAAGAAGAATATGACGAGATAGTTGACCAAGAGATCTGGGAATATAACCAAAAGAATGACAGTCTTATGTTCGAACCTGCTTATGATGGCCAACCTGAAACAAATATAGGAAACATAAAGAGAATGAGACACAGAAAATCTTTAGATAAATATGGCAATGTATTCTACGGAGAACAACCGCCCAGAACCCATTCACTTATTATATACAATAAAAACGAAACATTGTATGCAATGGTTTCTACATTTTTTTTAGCCGATACTAGAACATATTTGTACAAAATTGTGTATAATAAAAATGGCGTGCCACAACCTTATTTTATACTACATTGTATAGATTTTGAGGAAGTCTCTGATTGGGAAGATGAGCCACTTTATGATGCTGATCAAGAAATAACATACGATTAATTTATTATAACTTTGACTATTCAATCAGTCGGCTATATAGTTCCGGCCGCCGATCTCTATAAAGACCCCAGAATGCGCGATGATTTTCGAGGGCGTCTAGATCGAATGTATATTTCGTATAACCTTTAAGATCAACAGGCTCAGGATCAACACCACCATTTTTCTGAGGAACACCTCCTACTTGTGTCACAACGGCACCGGTCCCGTCGGCGATGAAACTTCCTCCAAAAAAGTCAATCTTAGTTTTCCCAAAGCGTTCGCGTCCGATGCGATTGGCTACAATTACTGGAACACCGGTTGCAGCTGCATGGCCCGTAATGGTCCTTGCCCAGTGCAGGTAAGATTCGCCGTTAGGAAATTCTGGCTCCGAGCCGATGGCGGTGGGGTATACAATAAAATCAGCGCCTTCTAGAGCCAGACATTTCGCTGCTTCAGAGAACCACTGATCCCAGCAAATCAGCACGCCTAGTTTTCCATATTTCGTTTCAAAAACTTCATACGGATTGCTACTCGGTGTAAAGTAAAATTTCTCTTCGTAACACTTGCTCTGAGGGATATGAGTTTTTCTGTAAACACCTACGATAGAACCATCGGCATCCGCGACAGCGACGGAATTGTAATAATTGTTCCCATCTTTCTCGAAGAAAGGAATCGGAATCACAACTCCCAGTTCTTTGGCGAGTTTTGAGAAAATTTCTACAATCACACTGTCATCGGCGGGATCTGCGAGTTTAAAGTATTGAGGAGATTGTGTTTGGCAAAAATATTTTGTTGCAAATAGCTCTTGTAGGATGATAACTTGCGCTCCGTTTGCAGCAGCGTTGCGCACCAACATCTCGGCGCGTTCGATATTTCCATAAATATCGTGAGTACAAGCGAACTGTGTGGTAGCGATTGTTACTTTACGAGTCATCGAAATGTGTCATATACGACACACGATAAATTATAAATTGTGTTTTGTCGATATGATGATAACTTAACATAATAAGAAATGCGATTTCAAATGAAGTCTGTATTTATTCATAGACCGATATATCGGCCGATGAGGATTTCCACGGTTAGACGTGTGAGTCCGATGTCCACGGATATAATGAATTCTTTTGGTTTTCAAAGCATCGTGACATCCGGAATCGTGCTCGTCTCGATCATGAGCATGGGCATCATTCATCTCGCCGAAAAAAGCGTCAAATCAGGTCGTGATTTCGTCGATTCCGGATATGATGCTGACGATGATACATATGATGAATAACTTAAGAAAATGCGTATCGTATGTAACACATGAAGCTCGTGTTGGCACACAGACCGATGAGTGTCGTTCAGAGACAACGTAGAAACGTGATCGTTCGCAACGACATCGTCGAGAGCTCTCGGATTCTCGGACATTGTCTTACGGCAGGCGTAATGTTTTATACGACGTTGCAGTGGGCGCATTTTCGCAGACTTCGTATCGAAAAAGAGAGAAAAAATGACAAATGAGTATATCAACATGTGATCACATAAATTACAATACATTACGAAACATCATACAATATAGATTTCATGAAAGATATGCCACAGGAGAAACCCATATTGGTTGACGATTCTCTAAAATGCTATGTAGACAGCATATTGACACCTGAAAAATTCGTTTTGAAATCCGAAACAGATTCGAGTTCCGAAACAGATTCGAGTTCCGAAGAAGATTTTCCAGAATGGTTCGCTCCATTCGCCAAACGAATTTCAAAACTTGAAGACGAGTTCGAAGATGATCAATACGCGACATTTGAACATAACTTGAAACATCTGAAAGATTATATGAAACAGTTTGACGAATTGAGAGCCAAAGATGACATGATACGATCCCACAAAAATGAGATCGACGATCAACGAAGCACAATAAAATATCTCAAAAAAAAGATTGATGATCAACAATACGAGATAAAATCTCTCAAAGTAGAGATCGAACATAGAACCAAAATTATGACCGAAATGTATAACAAAATGAACAAATTTTATGGTATAAATAATGATACAAGATCTATGGAACGTTCGTTGTCGGCATGTTCTGTAGCATCGAGCGTCGGATCTAATTAAATAAACTTATGAAAATATCTTACGGTATCGTAATGAAGCTCGCCGAACTTACTCTCGAATCAGACGACTTTATCACGAGTGACAAATTATACGATTTTTGTAAATCAATGAAGTTCGGTGCGACATATGTAAAGACAGATTTCATCAAGTTCAGAACGTATCAATATATCGTATCGAATTCAGGATGGCGCAATGATAATAATATCGTATTTCTCGAAATCACTCCGGTGTTGGTTACCGGACACTCGGACTATGATATATCTGAACGCGAACTCGACATCATTCGGTTACCGAATCTACGAGCATGGTTTTGCCAAAATCGAAACATACAACACCCTAAAGTTATAGCATTTCCACTCGGGATCACGAACAAAGATGAACCGAATTCAGAAATCCATAGGATCATCGGAAACACCGACAGAATCCTCGAAGTGTCGAAGACTCCGAAAGACATCAAGAATCTCGTATATCTTAACATAACGGTGAAGAACTTTCCAGAGGAACGTCAGAAAATCATTGATTTATATAGTGATAAACCGTGGGTGACTGTCGGAAAATGCGAAATTACCGAAGAAGGACACAGGAAATTCCTCGAAGATATTTATTCGTGCAGATTTTGCTTTGCACCTCGTGGAAATGGAATCGACACTCATCGTATATACGAGTCTTTATATCTTCGAACCATCCCGATCGTGAAAAAACATATTGCTATGGAACAATTTACAGATCTTCCGATACTCTTTGTAGACAACTGGGATAACATAACTGAGGAATATTTAAATGAACAATATGACATAATTATGGCTAAAGATTGGAATTTAGATAAACTGAAAATCAATTACTGGTATCAGAAAATTCTCGAATACACTCAGTAACCTATATAAAGTATTTCGGTTCTCGGATTCTGTAAAAAATCTCGTATCGACAAAACGGCCTCGAAGTATCGCTCATCTCGGAGTCGTAACGCCTTGTCACTGCGATCGAAATTACCGATCGTTGGATTCACACGAATCCATGATATGTGATGCTCCGGAAACGCGAAGAGTAGTTCTGTGCTCGCGAGATGTGTCCGAGCTTTATCGCATCCTGGCTCGTAATGTCTGTGTGCGTTCTCGTCGACTTCGAGACACAGAATGATCTCGGGAGTGATGATGACGCCATCGATGAACGCGTGAGACTTAGTTGTGTCGACGCATCTATAGTCGATGCGATATTCTCTCTGAGTCACGTCGATGTCATGCTTCTCGAGGAAGCAGAAGAACGCGTGCTCGTCTTTCTTGCGAGACAAGCGTCGAGACTCATCGGGATCGCACGAGAGGCAATATTGTTTTCCATTGACAACCTGAGTTCTCACGGGACACGGAACACCATTATATCCGAGACATATTTTATTCTTGACGTCAATCGCATCTTCTGGTTTACACTCGGAGCAAAATTCCGCTTTCTCTCCCGGAAGACCATAAATCGGATATCCATTTCTACACTTGCATTTCTTCGCATTGACGTCGACAGCGTCTTCTGGTTTACATTCACTACAAAATTCAGCTTTTTGTCCCGGAAGTCCGAAGATCGGACGATATTTTCCACAGAGACATTTTTTATGAACGATGTCGACCGCATCTTCCGGTTTGCACTCACTGCAAAACTCCGCTTTTTCACCAAGAAAACCGAAGTTTGGTTGAGATTTTCCACACTTGCATTTTTTATTCACGACATTGATCGCGTCTTTCGGCTTGCAATCTCTACACCATAGTCGTTTTGTTTCTCCCGGAAGATTGTAAATTGCCCATCGCCCACACTTGCATTTAGTCATTTATAAATTTACACAATACGAACTCCTTAAATTATTCAATGTGTCGATATGAATCTCCTGGATCAGATGACATTCCAGGTAGACCCCTCGACTATCCCGAAATACACGACAGGATCATCTTTCGAATTCTTTCTGGCTCGAGAATGTAATATCTTTTTCGTCTTAATTCGGTTCATTCCGACGAACCACATAAAGGAACTGTCGATACAATGAATCTCTTTTGCATGTTCGAGTAATTTTTTCGAATATATCATCGGAATATCTTTATGTTCACGACCGAGATACACACGATGAATCCCTTCGGGAAGACGACTTTCGTCTACGACTAATCCTCGACTTGGATCATCGTGTATCACGATATATTCAGGATGCTCTTGGGCGATTTTATCATACACCTGATTTTCCTCGAACATATCGCGAATATATTGAAACTTGACGTGCATCGCTTCTTTCGGAAGATTGAAATCTGAGTAGAACACCTTGGGAAAATTCCTGACTCGCACAGGTTGTCCGGTTCGATGTTGGCCGATCGCTTTCACGGGAATACCTTGGTCGAATGTAAGGTCCTGATATCTGTCATTATGAACGAGAATATACTCGAGATCTGTGATATCTCTCAGAAAGAATCTGATTTTATCTTCATAATCCGATTTGATGATCAGATGAACCTTGAATTGTTCGGCATATATTCGTATTGCCGATAGGCAACACAAAAAATCTCCGAGACCAAGATGCGGAAAAATGATGATCTCTTGTTTCTTGATTTTCAGAGGATGATGCTTTTGTTCGACTATTTTCATTTCGGAGAGTGTGTTTATTTCGTTCTTCAATTCGAATCGCTTATCGTTTAGCTTGTAAACACTTCGTGCGAGGAAAATAAACTCATCGTCAAATTGTTTACGTGTTTCGAATTCACGGAGACTGTCTTCTACGTTCCAGAGGCTTTTGTTGATGTCTAACAATTGATTAAATAATTCTTTATACTTTTCTTCTACTTGCGGGAGGGTTTCGATTTCGCGTGTTACATGATCGAGTTTCATATAATCCATGATTCGTTTCTTTTTGATGTTCAAAATGCTGAGGCGATCATATGCTTCACCGAGAGAAATGGGAATGGTCGTCATTACGATGACGACTTCATTTTACTTAAATTATTAAACCGAACACATAAACAACTTCCCATCGGGCACGGTCGAAATGTCAGTAAATGTAACGAATCCACCAAAATCGATGTTGCAACTCTCGGAGAGAGCATGAGGCAGAGTAGAGTTGAACTGATGGCCATCGGATGTCAGGAGATTATCGATAGAAAGATACGCGATGAGATACACGTTCAGATCCGGATGAGCGCTGTCCATCACGAGATCCATGGAGCTTCCGACGGTCGAGTTGTATGGATCGAGCACATAGTCGCAATCATACAGATCGTCAATCAGAGGAAGCTGATATACATGAATATCACCCGGACAATTGTTCACGACGGATACGATACTATACTCTGAAGAAGGGCTCGGAGAAGACTCGGGACTCGGAGAAGGCTCGGGGCTCGGAGAAGGCTCGGGGCTCGGAGAAGGCTCGGGGATCGGAGAATGATCGGAAGAAGTCGTCGAGCACAGATACACCTCGTTGGTATATGCGATGTCTACGGTTTGCATCATCACACCATCTGTGTAACACGATTCGCCGAGAGTGACGCCGAAAGGATTTTGATCGTTCAAATTGAGAATATCACCGCTCTTGAGATCCGGGAAGGCGACGATGCTCACACCTCGGGCCCACTTATCGACCGAATTGGAACCAGGTGCCAAAACGATCTGTTCGTTGCCCGAGAAATCACACTCGAAATCTGGCGCATACTTGTCAGACAAATTCGGATTAATGAGTTTGACTCCGTTGATAGTGTAGCCACAGTTATTGTGGATCGTCGGAGTCGTATACTTCAGAGTGCGACCGTTTGCAATGGCGAAGATCGCGAAGAGAACGATGGTCTTTGTGAATGACATGATGATTGCTTTGTTGAGTAAGATACTTTGGATATCAAAAACATCTAATTTATACATTCGATTTGTCATTTGTCGTTTGTCGTTTGTCATCTCCTTGATCAAATGACATCACAAATATCTGTTCATTTTCGCCGATGGGTAACAATGGAAGAAATACTCTCTCGCCATGGGCATCTCGCGGAACGGTTTGTGAGCCGCCACGAAATCATATTCGAAACTCGCGTAATCATTATGTACACAAAAATACTTTGCAGCGGGATCGTTTTCTCCAATGTCGAGACCGAGTTTGATACAACCGAAGACGAAGTACGCGTCTTCCGGCATCTCGGAGTGGACAATGCTATTGAATTTCGTGATGCTCGGTGGGAATGCGTCGAGGACTTTGAGCATTGCATCTCGACGTCTCAGGGATAATCCTCCGTTGAATGTTTTCACGGCACCTGTGTATTTCATCGCTTTGCAAAACGTGTTCCATTCATGTTCTGGTTGATTGCCTCCGACGAACGCCCAGTTCTTGTTCATGTATCCCGGTAGACTAACGATGTCTAGAGGCCACGTGTCCCCCTGGATGGTCAATACAAAGTCGTATTTGAATGTTTTCCAGAATTCCTCTCTTTTAAAAAAATCGGAATATCCGCATCCTGCTTCCGATGTAGCGAAGTTATTCACATCTAGTTCTTTTATTTCGAATTCTTTCGGAAATCTTTCACGCCAGTATTCTCCGTCTCCCTTGCCACAATAAAACACGAATTCGTAGTTTATATGTAGCGTTTTTAATTGATTTACCCAAACACGAGCGATCATATCTAGATCGTCTAGTCTACGAGGCTCGAGCATCACCACGGATAATGACTTGTCAAAGAGTTCCATTATGATACTTAATTTCAATTTCTTAAATTGATAAAATTTAATAAACTTAAGTAATTTAATATTTCGTTATACACAATGCCGTTTGACAAGGAAATCGAGGCTAACTATGTCAGAACAAGAGATACCATTTCAGACATCAACGAACATATTCCTACACTTCGTTCTCTTGCTTCTGAATGTACGAGCGTGTTAGCTCTCGGTGTTCGCACCGGTGTATCTAACTGGGCATTCATCACAGGTCTTCTCGATAATGTAAAGGAAAATGTTCGTTCTCGCGTGGCATTTGTCGATGTAGAACCATTCAACATCGACGAAGAACTTCATCTCACCGAGAACCGTATCGAAATTCTCGCGGCTCAATGCAATGATCTCGAACTCGACCTGGGAGATATAACTTTCGATCTTACTTTTATCGATACATGGCATGTTTACGGACAACTCAGACGCGAGCTCGACAAGTTTGCACCATTGACAACGAAGTATCTGGTGATGCATGACACGACTGTCGATGGTGTATATGGTGAGAGCGTTCGTTGCGGATGGGACATCAACAAACAAGCAGTGGAAACCGGCATCTCCGCCGCCGAAATTGCTCGTGGTCTTTGGCCTGCGGTGGAAGAGTTTCTCGAGGCACACCCCGAATGGAAACTGAAGAAACGATATGTCAACAATAATGGCCTGACTATTCTAGAACGCACGAGTGTGTAAAGTTATGTATAAAATTGTGTCATTTATATGTATTGTATGTTGCGTTCTTTAGATCTGTTTTCAGGAATAGGAGGCAATAGTTATGCTCTCAGAGACATATTGAAACCCGTTGCATATGTAGAACGTGAACAACATCTCAGAGATTTTTTAGGTCGCAAATTTCCAGATGTTCCGATATTTGACGATGTGGTGACATTTGATACACGATCCGTGAAAGATATAGATATCATAACTGCCGGGTTTCCTTGTACGGGTTTCAGCACCGCTGGAAAAGGAGACGGTTTCGAACATGAAGCGTCTGGATTGTTCACAGAGGTAGTTCGCATTGCCAAAGAACTCGAACCTCGTTTTGTTTTCCTAGAGAATTCTCACACGGTAGCACGTGTAGAAAATTTACATGTAATAATAGATGCTTTTGATGTATTGGGATATGATTGTCGATGGACGACGACGCATGCGACTGCCGTCGGGGCTCCTCAACAGCGTCACAGATGGTTTTGTCTAGCCGTTCGACGAGGAGAATCTACCGACGTCGATATTCCTGATGTGGATCATTTTGACTGGACGAATGATGAACCTGCAAAGCAAATAGAAAATATTGATAGCAGAGGGAGAAAGATAATCCAAGCATTAGGAAATAGTATCGTTCCCGACCAGCTACGATCTGCATTCAAAACCATTATGAGCATGGATTTCGATGGTAACGAAACGCAAGGAAGCAAACGTATACCACACGGATATTCTATACGAGGCAAAATATTCAAAAAAAATATCATTAATACGGAACGCGAACCTATGAACATTCTCATCTGTCAATCAGAACCTCCTCAGAAACACAAAGGGAGATTGCCTCATATCGATAAAAAAATAAAACGATTTTGGGCAACACCTGTCAAAGGCACGGCGACGAAAGGACAAACCATATTGACGAGACGTTCTCTGCAATGTCTTGGAACTCTGGTGAGGTTCAGTCCAGATGGAATATCAGGTTGGCATTTGAATCCATTTTGGGTTGGTTACTTAATGGGATATCGACGAGATTTTTTTGAAGAATTCTGAAAAGTAAGTAAATGACAATATCATATCGACAAGACATACATTAAATACATACCGTGTGTTGTAAATCACAACACATCATGCAGTCCATCAAAAACATCTTCACGGCCATTAAGAATTTCTTTACCGAACATTCAAAAATCGTATATCGTCAGAACATCTTCATGGATGATGCGAAGAAGACTATTCATGAAAATGACACAAACAAGAGGAATGCTAATCATGATAAGGTCGTCGACGATGATGGAATTATCACGATGAACAAACCCGAGGTGATCGCACCAGAAGTGGTTATCCCTGAGGTGATCGCACCAGAAGTGAGTGTTCCTGAGGTGGTCGAGTCAGAAGTGAGTGTTCCTGAGGTGGTCGAGTCAGAAGTGAGTGTTCCCGAGGTGGTCGAGTCAGAAGTGAGTGTTCCTGAGGTGGTCGAGTCAGAAGTGAGTGTTCCCGAGGTGGTCGCGCCAGAAACGATGATTCTTAAGTAGTTATTGCGTGAAATAACTTAAATAATTTGATATTTACATTACACATGTCAATCGACAAGCAACATACAGTGGCATTTTTTCTACGATGCTTCACCGAGAGAGGAACAGAAGTATCTGCATATAATTATGCACATTACAATGAAGTTATTCTTGGCAACAAATCAATATTCGTATGCTTTCAACAGGTTTATGAGAATCCTCAATGCCCCGAAGCTATTTTAAAGTTTTCTAATAGATTTCCTGTAATTGTCATCAGAGATATCTTCGATATGAGAGCGGTTATTGATCACTTTGGTGTAACTGCATTTTACACTCAAACTCACGGAGGTCCGGATTGGTATAATTTTGAAAATAAGGAATTGTGGAAGGATGTACGCACCATAAAACATGCCGTTTTTCAAACGGATTTTCCAGAGAGCGACAGATATTGTAGTATATCCAATATGTTGAACACTAAATTTGGTACTGATATTCCGGTCGTTCCATATATCGTTCCTAAACCTACGAACATCGTAGACACGTTACGTGATGAATTCGATATCCCGAGAGACGCAATCGTGTTTGGACGAATCGGTGCAGATGATCAATTTGACATTCCCATCACACATTCCGCAATAGCAAAACACGTGGAGAAAAATCATAATGTATACTTTTTTTTAATGAACACTCAAAAATTTACTTCGGATCATCCACGAATCATTCATGTTGATAGAACGATCGACGAAGATCGTAAGGAAAAATTCATAAATTCATGTGATGCTATGATTCACGCGCGAAGTGGTGGTGAGACTTTCGGAATGGCAATTGCAGAATTCTCTATTCGAAACAAGCCTATCATTACGTTTAACACTACTCCAGGTCCTCAAAAGGATGTCGAACATATAAAAATTCTTGGAGATCGTGCGATTTTGTACAACACGGAAGCAGAACTTTTGAACATTTTCGAAAACATCAAAACGATAATATCGACACGAGATGACTGGAATGCATATAACGAATTTTCTCCTGTAAACGTGATGAAGTTGTTCAAAAAGACTTTACTCGATTGATTAAAAAATAACAAACTAAATAACAAACTAATTTTTCAATTGATTATTAATCATTTGAAATAATGATATATGTTGCGATTTATTGATATAATGATTGTTCAAACGAAGATAAAAATCAGATGTTATATAAATGCACGCGTCAATACTGATAATCGCGATGCTTGCAGTAGTCGTTATCATGATAATAACCGTTTCGAAGAATTCGGGTAAGACGCTTCGTGGAAAAACTATTGTTTTCGTTCGACATGGAGAAAAACCGTATTTGGGGCTAGGTCAGCTAGACTGCAAAGGCTGAACAGCTGTTGGTGACAAATGACATCTATTGTGTCGTTTGTCATCTATATGGGTCATATCGACAGAATTATTAATTTAACAAACACAAACCATAACATTTCAACAATGGAATGAAATGTCCTCGAAAAATGTCAAAGAAACCGCAAAATTCGTTGCTCCCGGAAGAGCTCGAAAAATCCTCGGAATCAGTGATGCCACTCTCAGACGATGGGCGGAAACGAAGAAAATCGAAAGCTTCATCACACCTTCTGGAAGAAGACTCTATAATGTCGAAAACCTTTTCGGCGTCGTTCGTCCTCCAACTGATGACGCGATTATTCCTCGAGGATCGAAGTCGTTTTTGTATGCTCGTGTCTCTTCTTCGAAGCAGAGAGATGACCTTCAAAGACAAATCGATTTCCTCAAAGAAAAACATCCAGACTTTGAAGTTGTCTCAGACATCGCAAGTGGTATCAACTGGCAACGTAAAGGCCTCCGGAAGCTCTTGGATCTCTCGAGTGCCGGAGGTGTCGAACGAATTGTCGTGGCGGAGCGTGATCGACTCTGCAGATTTGCATTCGAGCTCGTCGAATATGTCTTCAGTATCAATGGCACCATCGTCGAAGTTGTCGGATCTGAGGAATCTTCTCCAGAACAAGAACTCCAAGAAGACCTCCTCAGCATTGTCCAAGTGTTCTGCTGTCGAAGAAATGGAAAAAGACGATACAAAGGGAAGAAAAAAGACGAAAATCCCGAAGAATCATGTGATCGCAACTCGAATCATAAAGATTCGTCCGACAAAATCACAGAAACAACAGATTGACAAGATTGCAGGAGTTGTTCGATTTTGCTATAACGCATCGATCAATGAAATAAACAAAATGCGTTGTCATGAAATTTCATGGCCATCCGGGAAACTCGATCAACATCTGAGAAACAAATTTTCGATCGGGAAACACAATGATATCGAACAATACATTTCGATTCATGGAAATAACATCGAACCCGAACAGATCATCGAGACAACGAAGATGAACACGGAAACAAGGAAAAAGGAACCTTCGAGACGTTATATCAATCCGTTTTTCCTCGGAAAACTCTGGTTGTCTGAGTGTCCCAAGGATTTTAGAGCGAGAGCAACCTTCAAAGCTGCAGATGCCTATAAAACTTCTCTGACGTTGTGGAGAAAAGGACTCATTCGATCATTCGAGATGAAGTTCTCTACGAAGAGACGAGAACTAGACCGTGGTTATTGTTTCGGAATCGAGAAGAAAGTGAAGTTCGAAGATACAGGTCTCAAAAAACGTGATGGTAAGTTAATAATAACCGGAATAGATGGAGACATCAGATTTTTCGAAAAACCTCCGATCAATAAAGAACCCGTAGCAGGATGCGAACTATCGAAAGATAGTTGTGGAGATTATTATCTTCATGTTCCTATCTTTCGAAAGAAGAAAGAACGGAAAGGAGACAACTTCGTAGCTATTGACCCCGGAGGCGTTGTTCCGTGGGCCTTCTATGCTTCGAAGGGAGAATCGGGATGTTTGGGAACTGAGATGAATGAGAGAATGTCGAATGTGTCGAAGAAGATATCAACGATTGATAAGAAACTTTCTGGACAACCTAAAGGCGATAAAAATTCGAACGATGTTATCGAGCGCCGAAAACTTTTTAGGAAGAAGAAACGCATTCGAGATCATGAACATTACAGAGTCATCAACTTTCTTACGGATCGTTATGACGGAATCATTTTACCAAAACTAAAAACGAAGAACATTTCGAAGGCGCTGAAATCCAAGGCGAACCACGACATGTTCGATATCAGTCATTATACTTTTCTGAGACGTGTCGGAGAGCGTTGTATCGAAAGTGATACGATTCTCGAACATCCCGGAGAGCAATGGACTTCGAAAACATGTGGAAGATGTGGAAAGTCGAATCTTCCAGGGAGAGAACGTCGAGGAACTTTCAGAGAGTATAAATGTCTTTATTGCGGATTGCATGCGCATCGAGATGTCCATGCGGCTCGCAATATTTTCATGAAATGGTATATCGAACTGAAAAAATAATATAAATCATCGGGTTAGTCAAGTGCTCCGAGAGGAGACAATCCCTTACATTGTGGAAAATGAAAGTATTTCGATACTTTTAATTACCATTTGATGTATAAAATGAACGGTCTTAACAGGTCATTGGCTCTTCCCGATGTTCTCATCAGCAAATACGGTATACCAACGAAGATATACGCCCCAAATCCGACTGTAAAGAAAGAAGATAAGGGAGAAAAATATTATTACATCCGTCCCTTGGCGACCATAGAACCAACTGCCATAGCCCTCGGTATGCCGGTGGACATTAAATACGGAGTCACACAAGTACATGAAATAGCGAATGATCTGTACGTTAGCAAAGATAAAACAGTATTTGTGGCATGGGAACATGTTCAGCTCGTTAAAATTGTAAGAGCATTGATTGAGAAATACGGAGCAAGCCCGAACAATGTACCTGAATGGAAAGAGAGTGATTTTGATAGCATATATGTGATACATATTCATGATGATAAAGTTACTTTTTACCACGATCACCAAGGTTTGGATAATAGATCGTCTTCATGTCCTCGGTAATTTCATATTTATACTTGTTGATTATGAAAATTTACAGGTATATGACACAGGTAGTGGACTATACTCATAATATACTATCTTTGGTGGGCGATAGATGACGTTATACACATAAGATATCAATAAAGAAACCGCTATTGTACCTATGATATCCATTATGTTTGGTATATTTTTTATTTTGTCATTTGATCCCGATATGTAACGAGAACATAAATATCCACGATGTATTCTTTTTTTCAAAGATAAAGATGACTCGTGTGAATTTAATCCCAGTACAGGAGCTTGCTGATCAACATTTAATGGCAGGTATGTGAACATTCACAATCTTAATTATAATCTCAATTATACTCTTTATTTATTAAAATTTCGATTGATAATGTTTTGCAGAATTTCGTGAATTGAAAATGATTCCGAAGGCACTTGCAAGAAGTCTTCGAACTCAATCGTCCGAAAAAATATTGAAGAAGATCCCATCAAAATTTACTTTGAACACGGGGCATGTACTATTCTTTTACGATAAAGGCAAGTATTTGCAGAAACGATACGACGAAATTGTTGTCGAACTCGTTGCCAGAGGATACAAGATAAATGTTGATGCTAAACTCGACCCCGATAACGTGATGACAGACGAGTGGTACAATGACTACACGCCGACAGAAGATGCATTGAATATTATTCGAGAAAGGATTTTAGAAAAAATTGCCATGAAACCAGGATGGTACAGATTTACGATCGCTAATCACAATGATAATTAATATTGTAATACTATATATGCTCATCGGGCACAGAGGATGTTCTGCCTTGTTTCCCGAAAACACAATGAAATCATTTCGTCACACAATACCAAAAGCCATCGAATTCGATGTGCGAAAAACAAAAGACAATATCCCGATAGTTTTCCATGATAGCACCTTGGAACGTATGACACAATCGTGTGGAAAGGTGAAGAATTTTACATTGAACGAACTCAGTAATTTGTCGATACGAAATTCAACCGAAAAAATCCCGACTTTGAATCAAGTTCTTGATGAATTCAAGGACGAATATACATATGATATTGAAATAAAATCATCTGACACCGCTTCTGTAGTGGTAGAAACCATACAAAAATCGAATATTCCATACGAAAATACCCTGGTGACTTCATTTAAATGGGACGAAATACAACACGTTCGTACTATAGACGATAAAATACCAACGGGTCTTATATCTGTTATACGGCCTGCAAAAACGATCCGGTTTGCGCATAAATTGGGGTGTAAAGTAGTCGTTTTAAATCACCGTCTCGTCAGTCGTGAAATCGTGGAGTATGCAACAAAACATAATATCAGTGTGTACGCTTATACCGTAAACGATTATTCTGAAATCGTAAAGTTGTTTTCGTACGGAGTGAAATGTGTGATAACAGACAATCCAAATATTCAAATATGAGGAATCGTCGTGACATCTGGGAGCTTCTGAATTGTCTCTCGGACAACTTCAACTCCTAAGTTGTAATTATTAAACGATTTTGCAAGTTCTATAGCGAGATCGGTGTTGTCTTGAAACAATGCTCTGAGGACGTAACCTTCCCCATGCGTAATATCGTATGTATCCATGAGAATATTTATTCTATTCAAGACGCCCATTTGATGTGTCTCGGTTCCGATATACATGTCTGAGCAGTTTTTCGCAATTGGACATACATATTCTGTGATTATGTGCATAATTTCTGGAGATATGGCTTTTGTTGATACACATCTTAGTTTCAAAACAGGTCTGTTAAGCACGAACGGACGATGAGAAAGAATCATTGAAATATCGTGGTTTATTATGTTAAATTATTAATTTAAGAAAAACACGAAATATATGTCACATGGATTCAAATCTACTAATGGCGATGATGGCCGCTTCCGGGAACGGTGACCCCAGTTTGATGAAAATGGTCATCGCTGCAAATTCAATTGCAACGGTCGGACCGAAGTTTATGAATCAAGTATATGAGATTTTGAAATCCGTTCGAAAATGGAAAAATTCTGAAGTTGCTCAAAATCTTTCATTATTGAACAAAGAACGAACCCGATTGGCAACCGTGAATTTGACAAAAGTATTCTCGCCAACTACGTCTGGTAGAGAATTACCAGATGCCGTAATGCATCTCGCAACCACTCTTTCGCAGACGAAGACTCTTCGGATGCTACCATCCGGACAATTTGTAATCGGTCATAGATACGAGATAATAGTCGACGACGATTTCTGTATTCGTCTGAAAACCATCGTAGAGAAACTCGAAAACGGAGTTGACACGATCGAATCGTATATAATCGAAACGTACACGTATACGAAGGATCTTACATATCTCATGTCTCGATTGAAAAATATAGAAAGAGACTACACCATTCAAAAACAGAACGAATTAGGAGATCAGACATTTTTCTTTGATCACATGGCGGTTCCTCTTACGAAAAATGTAGATGGAACGTTGACGTACGAAAATGCTCTTCGCAACATGATGTTTTCAATGACTCCATTTCATACATCTCGAAGTATGAAGAATATTTACGGAGATTCTCTCAATGAAGTGAAAGATCGAATCAACTTTTTTATGAACAATAAAGAATGGTATGAGAACAAGGGTATTCCATACACTCTCGGAATTTTGCTGCATGGCCCTCCTGGAACAGGAAAAACGAGTCTCATAAAGGCATTAGCGAACGATTGTAAACGCCATGTTATGAATATTCGTTTAGATGAACATACAACCGCGACGCAACTCAGAAATCTATTCTTTTCGGATAAAGTTCACACGGTCGCCGATGGTGTCACGAAATCGTTCACGATTCCGATCGATCAACGAATCATAGTGGTCGAAGATATTGATTCGATGGGAGACGTTGTAAAAAAACGTTCAACGATGTCGGCACATGTGTCTCATTCGGTGACAAACGATAGAATTCGTTCTATGCATAAATCCAATGCGAATGTTTCTAATAGTATGACAGATGATATTGTCGAGGATACTTCGCTAGAATATAAATATGCAAAGCAAATACAAAAACATAATGAACTTTTAAAGAGTGTTCCTAAACTTACGACGAATGTTGCAGATGATTCATTAACTCCATTCAATCTTGATGGCGATGACGTGTTCGCAATGGAGTTAAATAAAGTTAAAAACAAAAACGAGATTGATAATGTTTTTAAAAATATACAAAGCGAATGGATGCAATCTCAGTATGCAGATATTGATCGGAAAAAGAATCAAAGACAGACGAGAAAAATCGAGCCCTCTAGAAATACATCAACGAAACACGATACAACCGAAAAAGAATTAATCAAAGATGAACATCCTGAAAAATTAACACTCGCGACTCTGTTGAATATCTTGGACGGAGTTCTCGAATGTCCAGGAAGAATCTTGATCGTATCGTCAAACCATCCCGACATGCTCGATCCAGCATTAATTAGACCGGGTAGAATAGATATAATGGCGAATTTCGACAGGTGCACCGAACGCGAAGTTGTGCAGATAACAGAAGGAATCACGGAAACCACATTTCCGGAAAATCTGAAACATCATGTCCCATCGGATTACTACACACCAGCGGAGGTGTCTCAGATCATCCTCAAACATATTTTAACACCCGAAAAGATTCCATTTAAAATTATTGATCTTCCCATTGATTAAACAGCTGAAAAGTATGCGGGTTTTGTCACAGCGAATTGTTTTGCTAGTTCATTAATATTCGCTTTGAATCCACTCTCGGCCCATTTTAAGAATGTCGTCATATACACCGCGACTGCGTCATGATGGGCATATGCGACCATCATCGCTTGAACAACCGAAGAATTCCAATAACTTATAGTTGTTTCTGGAATTCGAACTGCGTTTTTCAATCCATTGTACCATGCCTTGTCTTTAGGATCCTTTCGAATGTTTCCAGACGCATCGATGAATCCAATCTTTTGCAAGTATTGAACGATTTTGATAGAATTTTGAACGGAAATGCTTGCAATTTGATCGCTGAAATATTCAGGGTATATTTTACGTTTCCCGGAAACTAAAACCGCAGCGGGTTTTCCGAATCGTCTCAAAACATTCGCTCGTCCAGTGGCTACTTGGAGTTCTTTCGGCGTGCTCAAAACAGTCCATAAACTCGCAGGCGTTTTGTTTGATGGTTCTGCGCTCGTAGCGGATTCGTTGAACATTCCATTGCATTGTATGAAACCAGAAGCTACTAAACGCTGGGCCAAACCACCCCCCGCAGAGCATCCTCCAATGTACAGAGGTTTATTATTCAAACGAAGACTTGATCTTACCTGATTTATCACTTTTTTAATGGTATTGGGGTCTGTCTTTGCAGAGAAACATTTATTCTTTTGATCTGCTGGGGAAATGTACAAAATGGCATATCCTGCCTTCAGAGCTTGCTTTGTTCTTGATACGTCTTCTGAAAGACCGAAGAACTTGGGGTTCGAACTACGAGGCCATCCTCCAAATACACTTCGGACACAACCGTGTAAAAACACTACGAGACCCTTGGGATTAGAAGGTGATTGATATACATGTGAAAGACCGTCGACCATGATGACGACTGGTTTCAACCCAGCATCAGTTTGTTTGTTTGTAGGATTTGGTGCCGGCGCGGGTTTCGGCGCGAGCTTAGGCGTGGGTTTCGGAGCGGGTTTCGGAGCGGGTTTCGGTGCGGGTTTCGGTGCGGGTTTCGGTGCGGGTTTCGGCGCGGGTTTCGGCGCGGGTTTCGGTGCGGGTTTCGGCGCGGGTTTCGGCGCGGGTTTCGGCGCGGGTTTCGGCGCGGGTTTCGGTGCGGGTTTCGGCGCGGGTTTCGGCGCGGGTTTCGGTGCGGGTTTCGGCGCGGGTTTCGGCATCGGAGAAGGGTCGACTGGTCTTATAGGTGCTATACTCGTGTTCGGTAAAGTAGGAAATAATAGCCCTTCATTCAGCAATGTCCCGGATGGGAATGACATTTATAAATGACAACATTTTTATATCAACAATCTCGCATTTATAATACGACATATTCAAGATATTATAACAATGAGTATCATATTCATCACATCCGATTTTAAACGTGTCCAAGCCGACAGGAGTATTCTCGAGCATAGTTCGATTATCAAAGATATGCTGGAAGATCTCGACGATGAAAGCGAAGATATTCCACTACCTACCATAAACGCCAAAGTTCTGACGAAGATGTTGGAATATTGTTCGTTTCACAATAATTCGCATCTCGAACGCGAGATAGAAGGTTTCAACAAAAAATTCGTGAACACAATCGACACAGACTTCATCTTCGAATTGATTCAAGGAGCGAATTTCTTGAACATAAAGAGTATGCTTGATGTTCTATGCAAAGCTATTGCCGATAAAATAAAAGGAAAAACTCCGGAAGAGATTCGAAAAGTGTTCGGTATCGAAAACGAAATCACTCCCGAGGAAGAAGAGATAGCTCGACGAGAACATTCATGGGCCTTCTCGATTCCCGTCGAAGATTATTAAATACTATTAGATATATGAAAAAAAAGATTTACATAACTTCACGCTACTTCAGAGAAAATGTTGACGCATACGTGTATTTCGAGTCATTCGACATACCGACGATCATCAGACTGAGCATGTTGTATCGACGGATTCGAGATAAAACAAAAGAAGATGAAAAAGCATTCGAAAAAATATTCGAGAAAACATTCGAGCGTGTAAATGGTTGCAAATGTCCATGGAAATTTTATATGTACGAAGAAACTCTGTTACGCGGCAACGGCATACAAATTTCTAAATTATTGACAAAGGTCATCGACCAGAAGGGAATTTTTCATTTTTTGTGATTGACAATGTGTCGATACAATTGTTTCACACACATTTCCATGTGAATCCTTTGTAATCTTTTTCTTTCTTTCGAGCTCTACGAATGCCTGAGCGTGCCACATCGATCGTCAAATTATCATTATATTTCAAGAGATATCTCGCGGCCTCTATGATGCTATCGAACTCGTTGACTATTATATCTCCATCATATGCGACACATGATTGTCTTGCGGTCTTCTTTCCGTCATACTTCCCGTTATCATGCGCATCTTTTCCATTAGTTTTCCGTGTTCCGAGTCTGAGATTTTCGGGGCGGAAGTCGAGGCGATCGTCTTCTTTATGAAGAACCATCTCGTTCTTTTTCTTGTTCTTCCACTCATCAGGATACCATAGCTGAAACACAAGGATGTGAAGGAGATATGATTCACCATCTATCTGCTTACTCGGATATCCACCCGTCAAACACAATTGTTCTGACGTCGATACATGTTCTTCTCGTCCTGATGACATCATTATCACATCCTTTACTCTATTCTTGTTCGACACCTCGACATGGTTCTTGTCGGGATCACCGACTATCTTCCACTCTTCTTCGTCGATATCATCATATGTCTTATACGAAAATTCTTTCTTTTTTTCTCGAGCCCATCTTGTAAAATTGTTTTCATGATACTTCGTTCCATCCGGTTTCGTGTACAATCCGACCCACTCCTTCGCGGTAAACTCATCTCCCGGAAACAGTTCGTTCACGATAATTCGTGCGTCTTTATGAGTTTCCGGCATGTGTCGATTATTATTTTGTCCTGATTCGTCGAGCCATCTCAGATTCGAAAGATCGTCATCGAGTTTTCGTTCGCTGATTATATGGTCGGCGGTGAATGATAAATCCGGAGGAGGACCGAAGAACGTCGAGAGCATTGCGCGAGCAATACTGCGAGTATATATTTTCCTGTTTTTTCTGATGTTGACGGACAGATATCCATTCAAAATTCTCGGTTTCGGAGATCGTGTTCCATCTTTGCGCTCTATATTTCTATTTGTGTCGATGGTGTAGTCGTCGAATATCTCGAATTCACCATCGTCCTTGAAATATCGTAATGTGTCTTTGCGATACTCTCCGATTAGTATCGGACGATATCCACCTTTGTCGTCAATGATATGATCGATTTTTTCATAATACAGCTTCGCTTTCTGTTCGAATGAAAGATCCTGTTTCCAGAATCGTGCAAACTCGTCGAGATCCATGGTATATTCGACGAGAACGTTTATTAAATTATATAAAGTGTTGATACAAAAAATGACAAATGACACTCAGTTCGAGTACGCGAGTCCACCCATGCCACTCATGATTCTGAGCACGTTATAATTGAGCGCATATATTTCGACGAGCTGTAGCACGGAGTTTTCGACATTCGTCTGAGCTTCCGTGGTCGTCGTCTCGGCTCCGGTGAGAACCGCCTGCTTGGTTACGAGTCTGAGAATTGAGTTGTCGATACGAGAGAAGTTGAGGGTCCCCGCAGGTCCCTTACCAAGGCAATTATTCAGACCGAAGTTGTATATATATAGTCCAGAAGTGCAATAGCCACCATATTGAGACAACCACGGATTACCGTTTTTGAAGTACTTACCGGGACGTACTCGGAAACGTTCGCGTCCGTTCAGATAGATGTCTGCTTGAAATAACGGCGCAGCTGTATTATCGTCTGTTTCGCCTTGCAAGTAAGTAAATTGTCCATGAGTCGTCGTTCCCGGAGAGAAATTCCACGCGAGGAATTTACAAGGATGATTGAAATTTACTGGAATCTTGTAATCCCTCATCATCGCATCGACGACAATACTTTGTCTCTGATATTGAAGTTGAGTGATCAAGTATTCGTGGGGGTTCTGAGCGAACCAAACGCGTTCGGGAGAATCCACAAAGGCGTAGTCTGCATAAAGTTGTATCTGTGGGAAAAACGTAGGATCGATTCCTACGATATCATCTGCTGGCGTGAAATTTATCCATAACTCTACGTCATGATACTGAAGCGCGATCAGAGGAAGTGCACGTCCCCAGTCCCATTGCGAAAAGAAGAATGGGATCGGAAGTAAGAACGTGCGTTGTTGTCCTTCTGATTCGTTTCCGAAATCAGCCATATCAGTATAGGCTGCCGTTTGTTTCGAATTGAAATATAGTTGCGCGTAGATCCTGAACCAATTATGGGGTATCCAGTCAATTCTTTGCCCTCCAATACGAAGCTCTATACTATGTATCAAATGTTCTACGGGAAAAAAAGGAATCGGATCGTTCGGCCCGGATGGTCCTCTCTGTAATGTTATTTGAAACATCAGACCACAGATGAGATCGCCCGAACGTGTTAATTTTACTGTAGCTTGAGAACCATATGTAGCGTCTCCTTCTAATGTTTGTCTGATCGATTCAACTGCAAACAACTTCGTCTTACGATATGCAGCTTTCCACAACGATTTATTAGCATCTCCTGTCAGATTAACATCTTGTGCACCAATGGCCACGAGCTGACAGAGTCCGCCGCCAGTAGAAGCCATATTATACTATATTGTATATTATTTATTTTTTATTTATTTTGTCACAAATTAACTTAAAGATTTTAATATTTGATTAACTTATATATACGATATAGAAATGTCGACTAGTCAATTTAGAACATATATAAATAAATTGGCTGGTATCAATACAGAAACTGGTGATTATGATGTGTATGGTAACATAACAGTACTCGGAAATGGATCTGTCATTCGTGGTGCTTCGAACTTATCACCAATTTCTACGACTGACATATCTGGAAATCTCGTCGGAAACTTCATTTCTGTATCAGCAAATGTCGAAACACGTAGTGGAGTGTTCATCGGAAACGGAACTTTTCTGACAGGAACAGGAGCGGCATCTATACCGAAAACGGTAGTTGCTGATGTGATGGGTAATATAAACGGAAATTCCGCTACGATGACGGGAAATATTTCGGCGAACTACTTTTTTGGTGATGGTTCTGGTCTCACGGGTCTTGTCACATTCATTCCTCGTGCCGGTAATATCAACATACAAGGTAATATTTTTGCGACCGGTAATGTCGATGCGGCGAATGTATCAACAGGATTGTTGAGAGTTCAAGGAAACTTGAACATAACGAATAATTGGACTACGACTGGAAATATGACTGCTTTGAATTTTATAGGTGATGGTTCAAATATCATAGGAATAAATGCTTCTCCTCCGGCGGCGGCAAATTTGGACATAATAGGTAACGTGACATCGTATGGAAATGTTGATGCGGCAAATGTTACGATTTCTACTTCGGCAACGTTGGGAAATCTGAACGTATCAGGAAGTATCACATCTTCTGGAAATATTTCCGCGAGATATCTATTCGGTAATGCATCGAATATCACGACGACCTTGATTCCTAATAACGTAACGATGGATGTCATAGGAAATGTAACAGCAACTGGAAACGTGCGTGCTTCGAATTTGATAGGAAATGCATTCGGTATGTATTTTAGCGGAAATCTCATAACTATTCAGGGAAATGTGGCAAACACAGCTGCTCGTCTCGCGCTTTCAAACGTTCCATTAGGAGGTCTGGTAAATCAAATAGACTCGAATTCTCAATACTTGCTTGCATATCAACCACCGTCTGTAAACACGAACTGGATACCATTGGCAGGAACAAATTTTCCAGTAACTTCTGCATTTGGTAGACAAGGAGCCGTCGTTCTCGTATCTGGTGTAGACATAAAAACTCTTGGAGGTAATCCTATAGTAGGAACCGGGGACATAAGTTCCGCAAACATTGATATCATTGGTAATATCATTGGTAATATCCAGACGAATCGGTTGATCGTTGGTAATATTATTTCGAATATTGCTACTTTGACGGGTCAAGTGACGGCACCCACGGCAAACTTAATTTCAAATGTTTTAATTGGAAATGGCTTTTTCCTAGTAGGTACGCCTGCGAGTATCCCAGCAACTGGAAACATTGACATTCAGGGCAATGTTCTGTCATTAGGAAATGTGATAGCCGGGAATGTATCAACAGGACTACTCAGAGTAAATGGAAATTTAAATATATCGCAACAAGCAACGATTGTTGGTAATGTATCTGCAAACTTTTTTTACGGTAACGGATCTCTGATGACAAATGCGAATGTTGGTAATGCAACAGGTACTATCTCTACTGATATCACTGGAAATGTGTCTGCGACTGGAAATGTAAACGCTGCGAATGTATCAACGGGACTGCTCAGAGTAAACGCGAATACACAAATATCGGGACAACTACAAACGATCGGGAATATAGTAGCATCAGTTTTCATAGGAAATGGTTCATCTATAACAGGAGTTACAACATCGACGGGAACACAAAATGTGAATATAATAGGGAACGTATTTTCTACTGGAAATGTAGATGCATCAAATGTGAGCGCAGGTATAGTCAGGAGTGGTAATACAATCGTAGGCGGACAAGTCAATGTAATAGGAAACGTTGTTGCAACATCATTAATAGGAGATGGGTCAAATCTGTTTGGTCTACGTGCTTCTGGTTTGCAAAGAGTTAATATTATCGGGAATGTTTCAGCATTAGGTAATGTAGATGCTGCAAACGTAAGTGCTTCCAGTATGATTGCTGGAAATATAATATCATCGGGTCAAGTCAATGTGATTGGAAACGTAACCGCTCTTACATTCATTGGAAATGGTGCCGCACTTACAGGAATAGTCGCAACTCTGTCAGGAACTCGAAACATCAATATATCAGGTAATGTATCTGCTCCCGGAAATGTTGATGCATCCAATGTATCTACCACTGTTATTAGAATTAATGCTAATGCAGATGTTTCAGGACAAGTGTCGATAACAGGCAATATAATTGCACCATTTTTCATAGGAAATGGAGTTGGAGTATCGAATGTTATTATAGGAGGGATACAATCCGTAAATATCATAGGAAATGTTTCATCAACTGGTAATGTTGATGCGACAAACATGACTGCAAATATTTTGAGAACCAATGGAAATGCCATTGTTAGTGGTCAGGTGAACACCACCGGTAGAGTCATAACCAATTATCTCATCGGAAATGGTCTGGGACTGACGAATGTCGTGGCATCCGCAGGTGTACCGACGAGTTTTGTTCAACCCAGCTCTGGATTTTTAAGCAATGTTGCTGGCGTTGTGTCATACAATGGAACTTTGCCGAACGCATGGTTAATAACATTGTCAGTGTCTACTCCAAGATTTATCACTGTCAGAACTCCAAATCTTCCTCCTAATACAACATCTCCGTTCACAACATTGCCTTCAGGTGTTAGTACTTCGCTGGCAAATGCATGGGTGTATGGAAATGGTATATGGCAAGGAACGTACAGATGTACCGCATCATCTACATTTTCTGAAGTGAGTAATAATTTTGTTTTCAACTATCATACTTCGTATGGAACTTTCAATGGCCAAAGTTCTGAAACATTATGTAGAGCAATTGCATAAACTTATGTATAATAATATTTGCGCTATGTATAGCCAGAATGTCATATAATAACTTCAAGTACAATATGCAAAAATATGCCCGAATAGATCCCGACACGAGAAACATCGTCGTGCCGGGTAATCTCTATGTAGAAGGGTCCGCGAACATATCAGGGCTTCAACCGGCGGATATAGCTCCGGTATCGACGACGGATATCGTAGGGAATATTCTATCCGGGCAATACGTATCCGTATCGGGAAATGTGAAAGGAAGATATCTCATCGGAAATGGATCATTCTTGGAAAATCTGATAGTAGAAGTCCCAGGCGACATCACGGCGGACATTGTAGGAAATATTTCGGGACCGAAAATCACACTCACAGGTAACATATATACAACAACGCTCATCGGCAACGCTTCTAAACTACTTGGCGTCGTCGTCGGGTTTCCATCTACTGGTATCGCGGACGTCAGAGGAAATGTCTTCGCACCGGGAAATGTAAATGCTGCGAACGTCGGAGCGAGTAATTTCATAACGTACGGAAATGCATTTACGAACACAAACACCATAACGGGGAATGTCATCGCATCTTATTTCTCCGGGAACGGTTTCTTCCTGACGGATGTAACACAAACGTTTCCATCATCGGCGGCGATAGACATCGTAGGAAATGTGTTAGCACCTGCAAACGTAGACACCGCAACTCTGACGACCGGCAACATCACAGCTGCAAACACCATGATGAACACAATGAACATCACAGGAAACATAACGTCATCGTATTTTTCGGGGAATGCTTCGAATGTCATGGGAGCGATACCATCGTCATTGAACATCGATGTATTCGGAAATGTGTATGCAACTGGGAATATCACGGCAACGTATTTCAATGGTAATGGTCACACGGTGACACTCGACGGTTACACCATCATACCGAGAGGAAATGTCGCGAATCAAGTAGCGAGACTGGCTCTATCGAACGCTCTCCCGGGAAGCGTAGTGTTTCAAGCGGATGCGAATGTGACATACATGCTTCTGGGAACACCTACAACATCTGCATCGAATTGGTTGCAGTTCACGGGAGCGAACTTTCCCGTCACGAGCGTCATGGGGAGAACGGGAAACGTGTTGCTGCTATCGAATATCGACGTGAAAACGATCGGAGGGGCGAACATCGCGACATCCGGGAGCCTTACGAGCGCAAACATCAACATCGTAGGAAATGCAACGGGACAAAATGCGACGGCGAATGTTGTTACTTCCGGTAACGTAATCACTGGTACGATAAAAACAGATACGTTGACCATCGCAGGAAATGTCGTCGCGAATTATTTGATAGGAAATGGTATGTTGTTAGAATCGGTGCAACTGACGGTGCCTCGTTCGGCAAACATCGACATCGTCGGGAATGTGGTTGCGAGTGCAAATGTCGATACGCAAAACATCACGACGACTATTATGAGGGCCGGGAATGTTATACTATCCGGACAGGTTTCTGTCGTAGGAAATGTTTCAGCTGCATACTTCGTAGGCAACGGTTCTACGATCGCAGGTATCTCGGCAACGAGAACGCAACCGATTAACATCATCGGTAATGTATTCGCCCCTGAAAACGTCAATGCTGCTAATGTGTCCACCGGTGTGATAGTAGCCGGTAATGCAATCGCAGTTGGACAGATAAACATCATCGGAAACATCATCACAAACGCATTTTTTGTAGGAAGTGGTGCCGGACTGACGAACGTTCCTGCGATCGTTGTGGGAACACAAAACGTAAATATAACGGGAAATGTTGTCGCAACAGGTAATGTTGACGCATCTGATGTGTTGACGAGTATTTTGAGAGCATCGAATGTCATAGTGACCGGTCAAGTAAATTCTATCGGAAATGTTGTTGCAAATTATTTCATAGGTAGTGGAGCTCAGTTATCGAATGTGACTGCGATATTGGGAGGCACACAAGTCGTAGACGTCATAGGTAACGTGATTGCGAGTGCAAATGTTGATGCAACGAATGTGTCTACTTCGGTATTAAGAGTTACCGGGAATATCAATGTTCTCGGACAAGTAAATACACTCGGAAACATCGTCGGTTCTACTTTCTTCGGGAGTGGATCGGGATTGATGGGGGTGACCGCCGTCGCATCTGGTAACCAAAACATCGATATAATCGGCAACGTCACTGCGACAGGTAATGTTGATGCATCGAACGTGACGTCCAGTATAGTACGGGTTGTAGGTAACGGTGTCGTCGGAGGGCAAGTGAACGTAATCGGAAACGTGATTGCAAACAGATTATTCGGGAACGGACTATTTTTGTCTGGTATCGTGACGATCGGTAACATAATTGCGGACATTGTTGGAAACGTGATTGCATTTGGGAATGTAAACACACAGAACGTCGTAACGTCGTCGCTATGGGTGAATTCTAATTGTGCTGTGTCTGGTCAGGTGAACGTCAGTGGGAATGTCGTTGCAAATGATTTCATCGGTGATGGATCGTTGCTTCAAGGAACAACATTCGGGGCTACTGGTTCGCCATTGCCGTCGTTCGTACCTCCCGTAACTGGGTTCACATCAAATGTTGCAAATACTGTGTTGTATTCAAATACTGCCGGTTGGACAATACAATTAACACAATATATAGACAATTTCATAACGATAACGACATACAATATGCCAACGAATCCCGACACACCGTTCGTTAATTTACCAAGTACTGTTACTCAAACAATGATAACACCATTTTTATTTTCAAATAGTATATGGTCAGGCACGTGTAAATTATCTACTACTAGTTTATTTGATTCTCGCCCTGTGAGTATGGGATATAATAGTGGATATGGAATTCTTGCGGGAAATTCTAGTGCTACAAATGGAGTTGGTATACAAATCGTATCTATTAACGGAGCTTTTAGAACATTTTTTTCTGCTCCTTCGTGGGATACTGACGTATTTGTTCATCCTACGACACAAAACATTTGGGGAGTGTACAATCCGACTTCTACACAAACCGTCATGGGACAAACATTTGGGGCTGGTGCATTATATATGTTAGAGTTTACTACCAACTTTGAAATTCTCGTATCTTGGCATGTAATAACAACTGGTTCGACCGTCATAGTTCCAACGTCAGGAGGAATGTGTGTCATACGATTTGCAAGTGAAACAGAAGCATATTTGTGTTTTCAACCACTCACAATAGGACAAGGAACGACTATATATGATAAAACATCAACCGCTCCTACGGTGATATCAGTAGGATACTATTTTTTAGCACGGATAAATCCTACCGAAAGAACATGTTCATGGATAACAACTGTGTCATGTAGAAGCGCATCATCTTCACAAAGACCTGTGATGTCTTTGAATCCTCAAAAAAACATATTATTTTTTGGAACAACATTCATTGGAAATGGTGTAAGTGACGTGTTGAATGTAGGTAACTTGACTGGAACTGTAAATAGTATGTTATTACCCCCAGGACCTACATACCACGGTATGGGTATGGGAATTCATCCAGGGAATGGTATATACATAAATAGTACTCTATTCAATAGATATGGAAGTACTGGAACTATCACTCCAGACAATCCTGCTGCGAACGCTGACAGATGGCATCCAAACGGGCAAGTAACATATATGTTCACGAATATGTTTGCGTCATCTCAATGGAATCTCGGAACTTGGAACTCTGCAGGAAACACATGGACATTACAATCTGCTATAATACCACAAAGTACCACATATAATGGTATTACTGCTCAACCAGCTTTGTTCAGACTTCCTCTTGGGAATGTATCATCTCCATGGACTGCACAAGCAATCACGATAAGTCCTTATGCACAGTATGCACAAGACAATAATTTAAGAGTTCCTTTTGTGCAGAATGTCATTCCATTTAATGATGGAAATGTTGCGCTGACTCTTTCAGGTACCTTTGGAAATACTATTCCTACAATGACATATACATTTGGAACAGCATCTGTAACCATGCCTTCAGGAATAACTTATATTCCTATAATTGTATTCAAATTCCAAGACAATAATGGTACTTTTGGTAGTTATGGTGGTGTCATAAGTTCTAGTATAGACACTTCTAGATATATGGGATTCAATCTTGCGTGTAACTACACCGTTGGTAAAGTCCCTGGAAGTAATAATTCTGTGAGAGTCATCGGATCTACCAATATGACGGTTGCCACTCTTGCCGGTGTAAGTTGTACTAATTTGAATGGAACTGCATTCCCATTTACTTTTGATATTACTAGTGCACTTGCAGTTTCTAATTTCAGAGCTCAAAATACAAATGTTACAAGCGTATTTACCATCACGGATTACCTTGCATCAATTGTCTTTGGTTCAAATAACTCAACGAATGTCGTAGGACTGCGCAACATCGGTGTTCTAAAAACATGATTTAAAATATATTTTGTATATTTAATAAGAGTACACCGATATGTCGTACAATAATTTCAAGTACAACATGCAAAAATATGCTCACATCGACCCTGCCACGAGAAACATCGTCGTACCGGGTAATCTCTACGTAGAGGGATCCGCAAACATACCAGGGCTTCAACCGGCGGATATAGCTCCGATATCGACGACAGACATCGTAGGGAATATTCTATCCGGGCAATACGTATCAGTGTCCGGAAATGTGAAAGGAAAATATCTCATCGGAAACGGAACATTCTTGGAAAACCTGATAGTAGAAGTTCCGGGAAATATCACCGCGGACATCGTAGGGAATATTTCGGGACCGAAAATCACGCTCACTGGGAACATGTCATCAACGACACTCGTTGGTAATGCTTCTATGTTACTCGGTGTCGTCGTCGGGTTTCCATCTACTGGTATCGCGGACGTCAGAGGAAACGTCTTCGCACCGGGAAATGTAAATGCTGCGAACGTCGAAGCGAGTAATTTCATAACGTATGGAAACGCATTTACGAACACAAACTCCATAACGGGGAATGTCATCGCATCTTATTTCTCCGGGAACGGTTTCTTCCTGACGGATGTAACACAAACATTTCCATCATCGGCGGCGATAGACATCGTAGGAAATGTGTTAGCACCCGCAAACGTAGACACCGCAACTCTGACGACCGGCAACATCACAGCTGCAAACACCATGATGAACACGATGAACATCACGGGGAACATAACGTCGTCGTATTTTTCGGGGAATGCTTCGAATGTCACGGGAGCGATACCATCGTCATTGAACATTAATGTCTTCGGAAATGTGTATGCAACTGGGAATATCACGGCAGCGTATTTCAATGGAAATGGTCACGCGGTGACACTCGACGGTTACACCATCATACCGAGAGGGAATGTTGCGAATCAAGTAGCGAGATTGGCTCTCTCGAATGCTCTCCCGGGAAGCGTAGTGTTCCAAGCGGATGCGAATGTGACGTACATGCTTCTGGGAACACCCGCAACATCTACATCGAATTGGTTGCAGTTCACGGGGGCGAACTTTCCTGTCACGAGCGTCATGGGGAGAACGGGAAACGTGTTGCTGCTATCGAATATCGACGTGAAGACGATCGGAGGAGCGAACATCGCAACATCCGGGAGCCTTATGAGCGCAAACATCAACATCGTAGGAAATGCAACGGGACAAAATGCGACGGCGAATGTCGTTACTTCTGGTAACGTAATCACTAGTACGATAAAAACAGATACGATGACCATCGCAGGAAATGTCGTCGCGAATTATCTGATAGGAAATGGTATGTTGTTAGAATCCGTGCAACTGACGGTGCCTCGTTCGGCAAACATCGACATCGTCGGAAATGTGATTGCGAATGCAAATGTCGATACGCAAAATATTACGACGACCGTTATGAGGACCGGGAATGTTATACTATCCGGTCAGGTTTCTGTCGTAGGAAATGTTTCAGCGGCATACTTCGTAGGCAACGGTTCTACGATCACCGGTATCCCGGCAACGGGAACGCAACCGATTAACATCATCGGTAATGTATTCGCCCCTGGAAACGTCAACGCTGCTAATGTGTCCACCGGTGTGATAGTAGCCGGTAATGCAATCGCGGTGGGTCAGATAAACACCGTCGGAAACGTCATCACAAACGCATTTTTTGTAGGAAGTGGTTCTGGATTGACGAATGTTCCTGCGATCGTTACCGGGACACAAAACATAAACATAACGGGAAACGTTCTTTCTACCGGTAACGTTGATGTACCTAATGTGTCGACGAGTATTTTGAGAGCATCGAATGTCATAGTTACCGGTCAAGTAAATTCTATCGGGAATGTTGTTGCAAATTATTTCATAGGTAGCGGGGCTCAGTTATCGAATGTGACTGCGACATTGGGAGGCACACAAGTCGTAGATGTCGTAGGAAATGTAGTCGCGAGTGCAAATGTTGATGCGTCTAATGTGTCTACGAGTATTTTGAGAGTCACCGGGAATATCAATGTTCTCGGACAAGTAAATACCCTCGGAAACATCATCGGATCTAATTTCTTCGGAAGCGGTTCGGGTTTGACGGGAGTGACCGCCGTTGCATCCGGTAACCAAAACATTGACATAATCGGCAACGTCGCTGCAACAGGTAATGTTGACGCATCGAACGTGACGTCCAGTATAGTACGGGTTGTAGGTAACGGTGTTGTAGGAGGGCAAGTGAATGTTCTGGGGAATGTAGTTGCAAATAGATTATTCGGAAATGGTATATTTTTGTCTGGTATCGTGACGATCGGTAACATAACTGCGGACGTCGTCGGAAATGTACTCGCATTTGGTAATGTGAATACGCAGAACGTTATGACATCATCATTGTGGGTGAATTCTAATTGTATTGTGTCCGGTCAAGTGAATGTCAGTGGGAATGTCATTGCGAACGATTTCGTCGGAGATGGTTCTTTGCTTCAAGGAATAGCATTCGGATCTACCGGATCTCCATTGCCATCATTCGTGCCTCCCGTCACGGGTTTCACTGCAGATGTTGCAGACACGGTGTTGTATTCGAACACTGCTGGTTGGACGATACAAATACAACAATATCAATCCGTGAATATTGGTATCACGACATATAACATGCCAACGAACCCCGACACCCCGTTCGTCAATTTACCGAGTACCGTTACTCAACGACTGAATTCTCCGTGGACATTTTCGAATGGTGTCTGGACTGGTAATGTCAACTTATTCACTACAACAACGTCATTTGCTTCCCAACCGATCAGCATGGGATACAATAGTGGATACGGAGCACTTGGAGGAAATTCTAGCGCTATGAACGGTGTTGGTATTCCAATGTTATCTAGAAATGGATTATTTCAGACAACACTTTCTTCAGGTTGGCGTGGAGATGTGTGGCCAAACCCCGATACGGGAAATTTATGGGTATTTATTCTACCATCATCGGACACCACGATATTAGGACAATTTTTCTCTAGAGGACGAATTTATTTTCTTGAAATGACGAAGAATTTAAATTATCTAGTATCTTGGCATACAGTAGCAGACTCTACAAATTATGATATTGCGACTCTAGCACCCGCCGGAACGCAGCTTACCAATTATTATATAGCGAGTGCCACCGAAGCATACTTGATGTTCGCATTCTCGAATGCGACAGCAAATCCTATTGTATATGACAGAATATGCATACCGAATGACCGCACTTATTATACATGTTTTATAGCAAGAGTGAATCCTACTGCGAGAACATGTCAATGGTCGGTGTGTATCGTGGGCACAAATGGAATTAATTTAAATAATACAAATGCGTTCACTGTGAATCCTCAAAGAAATATCTTTTATTTACAAAGTATTATACAAAATGCCGGTGGTGGAACATATCCAATGATCGTTGGAAATTCTACTGGTGCAAACATTGCGACATTCACGTTTCCATCTGGTACTCGACAAATTGGGATGGGAATTGCATTTTTCCCTGGGAATGGGATATATATCCCTAACACTTTATCTGGAGTATACAATACGACATTTGATAGTTTGTTTGCATTGAGACTTACGCAAAATAGCGATATATGGTCTGCAGATGGACAAGTGGCATACACGTGCTGGAGTTCTACTGGATCACAAACGATGAACCTGGGAACGTGGAACATGGCTAGCAATACATGGACATTGCGTTCCGCGATTTCACCTCAACAAGCATCGGGAACTGGCGGTTTCACTTCTCAACCATTCATATACAGACTTCCGGTGGGAAATGTCAACTCTACATGGACGGGGGCAACTATCACGACCACGAGAGACGTTTCTGGTTCTGATTCAAGACAACCTCAGGTTACTTCTATAACTCCTGCTAACAATGGTAATGTCTTCATATTCGCTGTAAGCACTGCTGTAAATACAGCTATAACTGCCACGTCGACATGGGGAACTGCAACTACGAGTGTTGGGGCTGGAAATCTATACTCACCCCCACAAGTGTTTAGATTTCAAGACACGAATGGAACCTTTAGTAATTATGGAGCGTTATCGGCTACGAGTACCACAATTGCACAAAGATCTTTTGGTGGAATAAATACATGGAACGGAATAACTTCTGTCAAAATTCCAGGGAGTAATACTTCGGTGAGAGTCATGTCTACTACCAACTTCAATGATCTTGTATTGAATGGTGTGTCTATGGCAAACACAAACGCTGCGACTACTATTTATTATCCTGCTATGTTCGACATCAATAGTTCTCTCACGATCAGTAATTTCATGGGTCAATTGCCACTCACGATAAGCAACACTGCAGTATCCTCAGCATTGGTGACATCTCCTACCATTTATTTTGGGCCTAATGCAGATAGCACGTATCACATCGTGGGTTGCAATGCACTCGGCGCTGCAAAGATGGGTAATGTGTAAATGTCATTTAATCGTATCGACAATTAAGCATTTAAAATAATGTTCATAGTTTTATTTTAAATGGATACGGATTGTTTAGTATATGTGTTATCTCGTAATGATATTCCCGTCATTACAATAGAAGATGAATATGATTTCGTTGTGAACCCTGATATGTTCAAATATATGTATATAGGAATCACTGACGATGTGAAACGTAGATGGAAACAACATCTAGATTGTTCGAATGATGAAACATATAAATCCAGTCAAAAATTATATCGTCGTCTCAGAAAACATGGTTGGGATGCATATAATAAAACAATTGTGAAGTCAGGATTAACGAGAGAAGAAGCAAAGATGTGGGAAATAGAGATGATAGCGAGATACAGAACGTTCGAACTCGGACTTAATTCGACACCAGGAGGTGATGGTTCGGGCACCGGAGCCGACCATCCTTTGTCACAGGCCGTCAATGTGTATAACAACTCTACCGGTGAGATCACATCGTTTTTGTGTCAACGAGATGCTGCAAAGTATTTAGGAGTGAAATATAATTGTATTTGGAGTTCTGCAAATCACGACATTGAATATAAAAATCAGACGTATTCGCCTAAGTTCGATGCATATTTCCAGGTGAGAAAAGCGGATGATAGTATATCATTTGTAGAAAATATGCCAAAACCGATAAATATAGAAAAGGAAATCATCATTGTAGACATTGATACTCGTGTAGAAATGTGTTTCGATTCTCTGGCAGAAGCTGGTAAGTATTTAAAAATAGACAGATGTAATATTCAAAATATGATTTCGGGCAAAGCGAAACAATTTTATGTGAATGATAAACGATACGATGCTCAGTATGTTCCGAAAACTCGTGAGTGGAATTTTGATGCGGTATATCATAAAAGCAAAATGAATAAAATTGCGGTAGTGAACCTGATCACCAAACACGAACTCGAATTTAATACTTTACAGGAAGTGATGGATCATTTCGAAGTCACTAGATCATCTATTGCAAAAGTATTGTCCGATAAATGTGTTAATAAACAATTTTATGTCGAGAAAGAGAGATATGATATTCAATATCTTCCGAAAACTCGTGAATGGAATTTTGATTTATTATCTGGAAATGAAGAGTCTGCAAAGAAAAAACATATCAAAATAGCTGTTTCGAACATTGATACTGGAGAAATACTAGAATTTGATAGCATGAAAGATGCTGCCACACATTTCGGCATTTCACAATCAGTATTGACACAAGTCATATCCGATAAATATTCTCGACAATACTTCACAAAAGAAAATCATAAGTATGACGTGAAGAAACTTTCGTAAAAAATTATTTGTTTAAGTTATAAGGAAATGTTTAACTCGGCTACGTTCAGGATGATGCTTGATAAATATGCACTTATAAATTTTGATACTGGTGATGTCACAGTCCGAAATCGTCTGACGGTAGATGGAAATACTTCCAGTATTGCGAATTACACCGGTTTACCAGCAGTGAGTTTCAGCGATGTCAATGGAAATCTGACTGGAAGTTTCGTTGATGTGTCGGGCAACATAACGACAGGATACTTCTTTGGAGATGGAAGTCAGATTATTGGAATCAACAATGGGCCTCTACCTAATGTGATAACAGCCGACATCCAGGGAAATTTGACCGGGGTAACGGCAAACATCACGGGAACTGCTTCGACGAGCTCGTTCTTTTTAGGCAACGGCACTTTTATCAGCAATGTTGTTACTATATTACCCAGAAGCGCAAACGCAGACATCCTTCGAGGTAATATATCTGCGGCGGGTAACGTGGACACTTCGAATGCGACCGCGAGAATTTTAAGAGTATCTGGGAATACATTCGTGACCGGTCAAGTAAACGTAATCGGCAATGTGACTACGAATTACATGATAGGAAATGGAACTCTTTTGACGGGTGTTACGTCAGATCTTCCAAATAGTGCCAACATTGATATTATTGGAAACGTCGTTGCAACTAATGTCATAGCAACCAATACAACCACACACATTTTGAGAATATCCGGAAACACGACAGTTTCTGGTCAAGTAAACGTCGTGGGAAATGTATCCGCGAGTCATCTTTCAGGAAATGGATCATTTTTAACGGGAGTATTCACCGGAAATTTGTCCAGAGATATCACGGGAAATGTAACTGCTGCTGGAAATATAATTGCAGGTCTATTTGTGGGTGGTGGAACATATTTAGAATTGAATGGTTCTACGATACAACCACAAGGAAATGTTCTTAATCAAACAGAACGTCTTGCACTCAATGCATCCGTAGGAACGATCGTCACACAGCAAGATGTAAATCGTCAGTTTATGTTGACGAGTTTACCCGCTTCGTCTAACTCGAACTGGCTACAATTTAGCGGTACTAACTTTCCCGTGCAATCTTTGTTCGGGCGATATGGAGATGTCGACCTCATCAGCGGGACTGATATACAAAGTATCCAAGGCCAATCCATTGCAGGATCCGGAGATATAACGAATGCAAACATCGATATACGTGGAAACGTGATTTCTCCCAGCATCACTAATGTCACGAATGTGAACACAAACACATTGACTACTGGTAATATAACCGTGACTGGACAAGTAAATGTTTCTGGAAACACAACTGCACTATATTATTTCGGGAATGCATCTGGTATAACTAATGCAGCATATCTACTTCCCGCAAGAGGAAATGTAGATATCAGAGGAAACGTAACTGCTGCTGGCAATGTGAATGCCGCAAACATTTCTTCTAATAACGGGACGGTCAATGGTAATTTATTCGTATCCGGTCAAGTCACTGTCACCGGAGGAAATGTCGTTGCAAATTACTTATCGGGTGATGGTTCTCGTCTTCAAGGAGTGATTCCGACATTTACGGCGAGATCTGCTATAAATATAACAGGAAACGTATCTGCTCCCGGAAATGTTGATGCGACGAATGTCGTCACTAGCATACTGAGAGTATCCGGAAATGTAAATATTCTCGGACAAGTTGACGTATCATCTAATGTAGTTGGAAACTATTTTATAGGAAATGGTTCTTTCTTGACTGGTGTTAATTCTGTTCTGACAAATGGTCAAGTGATCAACATTATTGGCAATGTAAGATCGTTGGGAAATGTAGACACGTCGAATGTTACGACGAATATCCTAAGGATATCGGGGAATACATTTGTATCCGGTCAGGTGAATGTAACTGGAAATATAGTTGCACCATTCTTTTATGGAAATGGAGTTTTATTGACGGGTGTTAATTCGAATCTGTCGGCGAGTCAAGTGATGAACATCGTCGGAAACGTATCGGCTCCAGCGAACGTAAACGCAGCGAACGTAAACGTAAATATTTTGAGGATTAATGGCAATACATTCGTCAATGGCCAAGTGAACGTGATAGGAAATGTCACTGCAAATGTGTTCATCGGAAGTGGTGCTGCACTCACAGGAGTATCCGCAATAGTGACCGGCGGACAAACCATTAACATTTTCGGAAACGTCGTCGCTCCTGGAAATGTGAATGCTACGAACGTGGTTACTAATATTTTACGAGTAACCGGCAATGTATTTTTCGGAGGTCAAGTGAACGTCACCGGGAACGTTGTGGCAAATACATTCATAGGAAATGGGTCCTTGTTGACCAGCGTGAATATATCTGGAACGCAAAACGTGAATATTTCAGGTAATGTATTTTCCAGTGGAAACGTGGATGCTTCGAATGTGAGCACAAATTCGGTGATCGTCAGAGGAAATGCAGTTCTCAGTGAGCTTAATGTTACTGGAAATACCACTGCTGCATTTTTCATCGGCGATGGATCTCGAATCACGAATATCCCGGCGTGTACTGCACCGACGAGCATATGCTTCGTACAACCATCTTCGGGGTTCAACTCGAATACGTTCTGCCTCGATTACGCTCCATATAATGGATGGAGTTTCGTGATACCATCGAATGGAATACCATCTACGATAAGCATCCAAACGTATTCACTACCCCTCGACCCATCTCGTCCATTCTCTAACTTACCGGGCACCGTGAATCAAAGCGTGTCGACTCCGTGGACATTTACGAACGGAATATGGACATCCAATGTGACGCTAACGTCAAACGCTCAGTTTGGACCAATCTCTTTCAATATGGGTTTCAGTAATTTCTTCGGAAGATATCTTGGAAACTCCAGTAACACTGTAATATCCTCTGTGGCTATTCCAAACACACTGGGTTTTACCAACATCGATAACACGATTCCTATAAATATAATTGCGGAATACATAGATCCTACGAGCGGGAATATTTCGCTATGTTTTCAAGGAAAGGGACAATCGTTCCTCGGACGCGTGTGGGATCCGAATATGATTTTCTACGCACTGACGGATAAGAACTTTTCAACGCTTCTCGGATGGAATAGAATAACATATAATAATGCACAGAGCTCGATAATATCTAACGTGGTTCAATCGACGAGAACCAATTCTGGTTATTTTGCAAACGCTACTAACTTGTATTTTTCATTCATAAACACCGGAAACACCGTTGCGGTGTACGGTAACAGTCTCAACGCCACGAATCAAATCACACCATATACGACACTCGTCAATCCAGTCGCGCAAGTGACCACATGGTGTGCGAGAACTCAAATCGCAGGAGGAAATGTTCTCCCGGATGTGAGATTGTCGTTGTCACCAGATGGAACGAAGGTGTTCAACACGTTCCAATACTCATTCCTCTCATCTGCAAACACGACTGCACAGCTCATGAATGTCGAGCTATTGAATGCCTCCGTGGATAGAAATGTGGTATTGACCGCAAATGTGAGCCCTACTAGTCAATTGTTGAACCACGGAATTGGATTAGGATACTGGGCATCGAATGGTTTCCCTATCGAAAGTTCGGTGTGTGATGTGTATCCGAACGTCGCACTTGCAACAAATCTTCCTCTGAGCATACAAACGTACTCAGACGCATGGAATCAAGATTCAAACACAGCATATTATACTGTTGGTTCGTTCGAACCTGCGAATGTGGGATATATATGGCGTTCTTTCAATGGTCAAAGCAGCGGAACATGGACGACTCGTGCGAATATAGCGACGGGTAGCAATGCTCAATTCAATAACCAGGCATTTTCTATGTTACGGGTTCCATTCAACACCGGAGGAGCTTGGGTAGCAAACGCGATCGCGGTTGGAAATGCGTTCACACCAAGTTATCTGATCAGGCCTGGAAGTTTGAGTTATTCGACCGATGGAAATCTGTGGTTCGCGGCGAGTATATACAAAAACACTGTTTTCACCGGAAATTCTACGTTCACATTTGCAGGAAATGTCATCACGACTCCTACGCTCAACACGAGTGGTCTCGGTTTTATCGGTTTGTGGAAAATACTCGATTCTAATGGATCGTTCTCGAGTCTCACATTGTTATCGAATAGCTCCGAAATAGCAAACGTTTCAAAGTTCGCGGCGTGCACGACGATTCAGTCGATCAGTATCGGAAGAAATCAAGCGAAAGGATCTGGAGTCATGCAAATAGCCATGATAAGCAACACATCGAACATAAACTTTACGACTGCACAAGGTATGATAGGATGTGGTGGGCTCGTGAATCCATCGAACATTCAATTGACCGGATTCGACATTTATCCGAATCTTTTCGTCGATGGCTTCAACGCTATCAGTAACATAATGATTGCAAACGCATGTAATGGAGAAAGGATACAATTCGGTAACGCGATCGATTACAATTACTCATTGACTCCGCTTCTTACGACTCACGCGAAGCTGAATATCGATAATCTCGTATAAATTATTCGGTCGTTATTTTTATTTCATTATCAACATTTTCTGCAACGTCTTTATAGAACTTTTTGCTTTCGTGTGGAAGTTTATACATACGATGGTCTCCAGAAGCACACATCTTGATGACATCTGCCGCAGGAATCGGAGGATCTTTCTTTTTACCAGTTTGATATTCCGGACGTGAGAGACTTTTCATTGCTGGTTGAATGCTAACGGGCATATATGATATATGCAAGTTATCATCATATATATCTGCGTTTTTTACCAAATAATCGTCTCTGTATTTTTTCAGATCTTGTGACACTTCTTTCTTTGTGATAGGATCTAGTTTCTTGACAACATTTTTATCAGGATCATATGTTATATACTTTTGTTCGGCTTTGATACCTCGAGTATATTTGAATAAGATTGCCGGAATTTGTTCGGGATCAGCACCACGAAGATCGCGAACGCAATCGGGATTTTTTATCGCATCGTATATAGATACGACGACTGATTTATCCGGTACCGTGAGATTTATAGTGATATTTGTCATGTTCACATTACCATTGATCGTTTGTGTATTTATGGAGTTATCACCGGTTATCGTCATACTTTTCAGTTCTGAAAGTGCTTTATTATGTTCCTCTTCCAATACGAAATTAACATCTCGCTTACTGACAATATTTTCTCTACACTTCAAGGTTTTTGAATGTTTACAAGCCAATGTAGTATTGGTCGTCTTATAGCCACACGAACATGTATATAATGTTCCTCGGATGAATTCAACCATATCTGTTATTATAATATAACTTGTTAAATTAATAAACAAAGGTATATACCTTTAGTATATACCATGTGAGTGCCTTGATGTTCTAAAATAGTATATACCATTTTATTTTTTTTTTTTTTTTTTTGAAATTAGTCTTAAAAAAAATTTTTAGTTACATGTATTCTTCGAACTTCGAATACGTTTTGATCCCACACGGTTTAGAACGCGCGAAATCAGTACATAAACGGAGCGGATGGCTTTGTCGCAGGCTCGCTATGTTTCACGGAATCGTTATTATGAGACTCTGATACCGGAGACGCTATGCGATCGAGAGTAATGGTCGGATTCGAATTCATCACCGGATTCGCGGTCATAGTGGGTCCGGAAATGGTATTCGTGTTCATCGGCCCGGACATCGTATTCGTATTATTGTTCGTGATACTGATCGCACTCGCACTCGCTATCGCGAGTTGTTCTTCCAGAATGGTCATGTGTGGTAGAAGACCCATTCGTCGAAGATGATACTCAATGGGACCAGATGAAGAACACATGTCCACCCAACAACTCCATTGAACCGGAGATAGTTGTCCAGGAGATTGCACGAATGCAGGCTTGTATTTTCGAGATTTCATAAGGATCCTTGTGATGATAGTCTTACGGTGATAAACGATAGATCTCGCGTTCGAACAGACGGTCATCATCGACTGTAAGTTTTTTCTGTCTGTTTCTCTGAACAGATGCACAGCCATACAACGATTATATGTATCATATGATTTGATAGATTTCTTGAGATATTTGATGCGCCCACCGAGACAAGTCGTCTTCCGCTCGGTTTTCTTCCCTCGTTCCAGCATCAATTGTGCTTTTCGTCCGAAGTTAGTCTCGGCCAAATATGCGGCTTTACTCTTGCTCATTCCGAAACATCCCATTGTGTTATTTTGCTTTGGATGATTAATATCGTGATAATATTACATAGTTTATTGATATCAAGTTTGTCATTTATGTGTCATTTATGTGTCATTTATGTGTCATTTTTGTATCGACAAAATTATCTATAAATTGCGTTCGATGTTTGAGAGATCATCAAACAAAATAATTATGAGTGCCTCTACGCTTATGACCATCGCACTAATCATCTTTGCATCGACTGCGTACGCAAGAGAACTTCGGTTTTATAACAATTGTGGTTACACTATTACGGATAACAAATATTATGTGGACGTTGATAACAACAGCACATTCAATTGTTATAAGGGTGACAACGAGCTTGTGTTGTCTCCTGGTCTTAACGTATTTGATGATTGGTCGGATATCTATCCAACATATATTTCTGCAAGTGGAGAGAGTGAACTTAAAGTGTTTAATCGCGATGGTTCGGAATTCGACTATTTGTATTATAGCGATATTCCTGCTATTTTTAATGACTGTGAAGCATATGTTGACGAACTCATGTACGTAGAAACTCAACCAGAGATGTTCTTGTGTTCTCCAGAAGATCCTACTGACCCTAACACTCCTACTGACCCTAACACTCCTACTGACCCTAACACTCCTACTGACCCTAACACTCCTACTGACCCTAACACTCCTACTCCTAGCACTCCTACTCCTAACACTCCTACTCCTAGCACTCCTACTCCTAGCACTCCTACTCCTAACACTCCTACTCCTAACACTCCTACTCCTAACACTCCTACTCCTAGCACGTCTGATGATAGTTCATCATCGAATCTCGCGATTATCATCGGCGCAAGTGTCGGTGGAGTGGTTCTTATTTGCATCATTATCGGTGTGTTTGTGTGCATCAGGAAGAGGAACAAGACCAAGTACGATCCATCTCTCGATACATTCGGTCAGACAACGATTGTCGATGAACAACAATTTATCACGTCTGCTCCTGTCGTCAATCGTGCACAAGCCGTGTCGGGAAATGATCACACTATTGTGAATGTTGCTTGAAATATGATTACTCATGAATAAAATGACAATGTAACAAAAACAACAAACATATCAAACATATCGACATTCTGAGTATTTAATGATGAACACAACATGAATAATAAAATGGAATTGCAAAAAGAATATATCTTGAAGTTGATCCAAAAGAAATCATCTTTAAATGTTCCGAAACAAAAAAATGGTGAATCTCCTTTGATAATAGCTGCAACACATGGATACGACGAGTGCGTTCGACTGCTCATAGATCATGGCGCTGATATACTAAAATTGTCGAAATCTGGACTGTCTGCGTTGCATATTGCGTCAATGAATGGACATGACACATGTGTCGAAATTCTGATCGCAGCAGGTGCAAAAAAACACATGGAATCAAAAGGAGGAATCACGCCACTGGATCTAGCGGTCGTAAATAATTTTCCACGATGTGTCAAAGTTTTGCTCGATTCAGGTATGAAACCAAATATATATGGAACATCCGGACGGCCGCCACTTTATCTTGCATTGATTAATGGATATGACGAGTGCACTGAGTTGCTCTTAGACGCTGGTGCTCATTTGGATATGATACACAATGGAAGTTCGCCTTTGCATTGGATATTTGAAGAACGATACAGTCCGGCGATCATTCGTTCGATGTTCGAAGCGGGTGCTAAAGTGAATGTCGTTGATCGATATGGTCATTATCCGATCACATGTGCAATAACCAATGAAAGCGTCGATTGTGTCCGAGAACTTATTCGTCTGGGTGCAGAAGTGAACGTAGTCACTTCGATCGGAAGATCTCAACTAGATTATGCTGTGCATGTTGTCAATCTTGAGATCATGAAGATTCTGATAGATGCCGGCGCACATTTGGATGTTCAAGATGATGAAGGTTGCACGGCTTTACATACGGCCGTAAGTTATGGTCGTGATGCATCATGTGTTAAATTATTGATCGATGCAGGAGCATGTTTAAATATTTCAGATAATGACGGCGAAACGCCACTTACTTATGCCGCGCGCCGGGGGCGAACGAATTGTGTCGTGGCGTTGGTTGATGGTGGTGCGAATCTGAATATGTCGGATAATAGTGGGAACACGGCCTTGCATCATGTGGCAAGAACTGGGCGAAAAGTAGCTATGAAAAAATTAATAGATGCAGGAGCTGATGTTAATGTCATGAATCACGATGGGCACACTGCACTTCATTTTGCAGCTTGCCGCGGATTTACGACATGTGTTCGATATTTATTAGCCGCGAATGCAAACCCGAATGTCAAAGATGTCACGGGGAAAACAGCATTACATTTGATAGCTTGGTGTTACAAGAATGAAGGATGTGGATTCGATGACTGCATTCGACTTTTGATAGAAGCAAATGCCGACACAGATGCGATCGATCTCGAAGGAAATACGGCTCTCGATATTGCAATCAAGAAACACAAATCGAGATTTATCTGGGTATTTCTCGGGATCATGCTCGAGAAACGACGACTTCGAGATTTCGAGTGGAAGTTACTTCCTCGGGGAAAAATCAAAAGTTCTCTGCTTTCGCTCGTAATGCAACGCGACGGTCACAATGAGGCTGCGAAAGTGGTGTCTCGAATGTCTGATAAAGAACGACAGGTATTACAAATTTCGACGTTGTATTTGAGACGATTCGTGTCTCGAGATATCGTCGATCTTATTGTGATGCAGATGTCCATATGAATCCTTTGTATTTTTTGTTTTTGTCGAGAACTCTACGAATACCACTATGTGCCGTTATGAATTTCAAATCTTGTATATGTTCCATGAGATATTTAGCGGCATCACCCAAACTCTTGAATTCTTCGACGACTTCATCATCTTTGTATGCGATGCATGCTTGTCTCGCAGTCTTCGTACCGTCTCGTTTGCCGTTATCATATGAGTCTATGATGTTTGCGGATGTCGTTCCGAGTCTGAGATTTTCGGGGCGAAAGTCGAGGCGGTTATCTTCTTTATGAAGAACCATCTCGTCCGGACGTTTGTTCTCCCACTCGTCCGGGAACCACAACTGAAATACGAGGACATGAAGAAGATGTTGTACACCATCTATCATTTTAACTGGGTAATCATTCCATAAACACAATTTCTCTGCCATTCGTACGTGTTCTTCTCGTCCCGAAGATGAGAACGTCACGTCCTTCACTCTGCACTTGTCCGATATCTCGACGTGGTTTTTATCGGGATCACCGACTATCTTCCACTCTTCGTCGTCGAGAACATCATATATTTTATATGAAAATCCATATTCATGTGTTCGAGCCCAAATTGAAATAGTGTCACAATGATACTTTGTTCCATTTGGTTTCGTGATCAATTCAGTCCACTCCTTTGCGGTCAACTCGTCGTCCGGAAAAAGTTCGTTCACGATGAGTCGTGCGGATTTATATGTTTCTGGTCGTTTTTGATTATTAACTTGTCCTGACTGATGAAGCCATCTCAGGTTCGAGAGATCGTCGTCGAGTTTGTGTTCGCTGATTATGTGATCAGCGGTAAACGTCAGATCCGGAGGAGGACCTAAGAACGTCGAGAGCATCGCACGAGCGAGACTGCGAGTATATGATGTCTTGTTTTTACTGACGGAGATGTACAAGTATCCATTCGATATGTATGATGTCGGAGATCTCGTTTCATCTTTACGCTCTATGTTTTTGTTCATGTCGATGGTGTAGTCGTCGAATATCTCGAACGTTCCGTCGTCCTTGAAATATCGCAGAGTGTCTTTGCGATACTCTCCGGTCACTATCGGTCGATATCCGCCTTTATCGTCGACGACATGCGGAACTTGTTCGTAATACAATCTCGCTTTCTGTTCGAACGGAAGATCCTGTGACCAGAATCGTGCGAACTCGTCTGGATCCATGTAATTTACAATAATTGATTATATTATATGCTACGAAGTGTCGATATAATAAAAATGACAAAATGATATTATGTATTTAAATACTTCTATTTCTTTATTTTCATGATGGAATTGTGTGCAGAATCGTCATTGGTGTCGGCGTCCCAAAAAGGATTCGTCAATGATGTCAAAAGGTTGTTAGATATCGGGATGAGCGTTCATGTTCGAAATGACGACAGACAGACACCGTTACATCTTGCATGCTTGCGAGATCATGTCGAGTGTGCGAAAATGCTCATAAAATCTGGTGCCAGACTAGATTCAAAAGACGAACATCGTCGAACTCCGCTCCATCTCGCGAGTTTTCACGGTCATGCGGATTGCGTGAAAGTGCTCGTCGATTCCGGTTCGAAATTAGATGAACGAGACGACATCGGGTGCACTCCGTTACTTCTTGCATGTCTCGAACGACATTATGAGTGTGCGAAGATATTGATCGAAGCGGGCGCAGATGTCAATGCCGTAGACTCAGGAGGATATTCCCCGGTGAAGATAGCGATCCATGCAGATAACATCGAACTGCTTTTTTTGTTGATCGACCACGAAGTCGATATTAATGTCGTCGATGATGACGGTTACTCGCCGTTGATGTTGGCGATCGCTGTAGAACACATCGATTGTGTGCAAAAATTGATCGATGCAGGTTGCGATCTCGAAGTCACAGGAAGTCAAGGCGAGACTGCACTGCATCGTTCGACCATCAAAAAAGACATTGAATATATGAGAAGACTCATCGCAGCGGGTGCAGATGTGAATGCCACAGATTTCGACGGCCATACACCGTTACATTTGGCAGTCGTTCATGGTCGAATAAAATTCGTCATTGATTTGCTCGAGAGCGGTGCAGACCCCGACATACCGTATGAGAGTGGTGAAAATCCTCTTCATCTTGCTGCTCGATATGGTCGTAAAACGATCACTCAAAAATTGCTTGATATGGGATCGAATCCGAATGCTATCGACGACGATGGCTATACGCCTCTCCATCATGCAGTTCGATACGGCCACAAATCGGTCGTGAGAATTTTATTATCTAAAGGAGCCGACCCAAACATTCAAAACGAATTCGGTCACAATGCATTACATTCTCTCATCATCAGCGACGATCGTGATGGTCATAAATCGTGTCTCGATATGATTCTCAAACTAATAGTAGATCTCGACGCCATCGATAACAACAACGGATCTACTGCGCTACAAATAGCTTTAAGTATCGATAAAAAATGGTGCATTCGCGCTTTGTTGTTATATACATTGTATACTCGTCGACTCCGTGATGACGAATGGAAACTACTCACCGAAGGAAAGATCGATGGTTCGCTGCTTCGATTTGTGTTGCAAAGAGATGGTCGTTCCGAAGCAGCAAAACTCATGCATAGAATGCCGAAGAAAGATCAGGATGTGTTGAGAGTCTCAACATTATTCCTCGGGAAGTTTGTGTCTCGAGACATTGTCGAACAGATCGTTTTTCATTGCGTATGAATCATATCGACAAACATAGTAATTTATAAAAATGATGTTTTATATTACAAATGGAGTATTCACAGATCACGAAGGATTTCGGAAAAACTCTCAGCAAAGAAAAAAAGTCGAAGCAAGGTATTTTCTTCACGCCGAAAAGCGTCCGAGAGAAATTGTTCGGATATGTCGTTGATCCTAAAAATATTCTCGAGCCGAGTTGCGGCACTGGTGAAATAATTTCGGATTGTATCGATCGTTTCCCATCAGCGAATATCACGGGAGTCGAACTCGACGAGGATATTTACGATGTATGTAAGCGAACATATACCAGAGAAAATGTCACCATCATCAACGATGATTTTCTCGCTTGGAAAGGTGAAAAGTTCGACTTTATTGTCGGAAATCCTCCATTCGTCGTTCGACCAAAGGGTCATAAGAATGACGACAGAATCGTGAGAGGTAGATCTAATCTTTATGTGGAATTTTTATTTAAATGTATTACAGAGCATTTGAAAGAGGATGGAATCCTTGCTTTTATCATACCAAGCACGATCGGAAATAGTAAATTTTACGAACCTATCCGGAAACTTATTATTACTCTTGATATTCTATCGTTTGAAATATTAGATAAACATGAGTTTTGTGATACTAACACACGTCTGTGTTCTATCGTTATCAAAAACTCTCCTGGAACTGGAAAATATACATACAAGGACTATATTTGCGATCGAGAGATTCCACATCACGAAGGAGAAACTATTGGTGATTTGGATCTTACGTTCAAGACAGGTTTCACATGGATGAGTGTCAAGAAGTTTTTCACCGATAAGAGTGATATCCCTTTTTTGACGAGTGGTAATGTTAAATTCGATGAAATTCATATTGGTGAAAAGACGAAGTATGTTTCACATGATACGACAAAGTATTTTACGGGAAAAGCGTTGTTGATTAAGACGGCATCTGCTGGAAAACGTGGTGGTAGATTCGAATTTGGATTTTCTATGTATGAAAACTCTAAGTGGTCAGTAGATAATGACATAATTGTTATTCGAGGATCCGACGATGATCTCTCTCGAGTCCGAGATGTCTTGCTGAAAGAAGAGACACTCAACTTTATTGATGTATTAGTTAACAATGCACATATTGATATGAAGTTACTCAAATCAATTCCGATGTAAAGTTCATATCGACGTTTTGTATTATTTTAATCATTTAAATGTGTCTTTATTATAATTTGTAATGAATTCTAAGTCAAAGTTAGGTCAATTCTTCACGACGAATGCTGATTATATTTTCAAAGATATGATTATTCCTGAAAATGTGAATATAATAGAACCATTTGCGGGTTCTATGGATCTTATACGTTGGGCAAAAACAATGGGTCATTCGGTCGGAGAAATGTACGATATAGAACCTCGTGATGAGTGTGTTGTCAAACGAGACACGTTATTGGATCCACCTGATTATCATGATAAATTCGTATTGACGAATCCGCCATATTTGGCGAGAAATAAGAGTGTCGACAAGACTGTATTCGATAAATACGCTACGAATGATCTATATAAAATATTTTTATATACAATTACAGATTGTGCAGGCGGATTGATTATTATACCAGCTGGATTTTTCATGTCTCCACGTGATCTGGATATAAAATGTAGAAACGAGTTTATGTCTAGGTTCGCCATCAAACGAGTAAATTATTTCGAGGAGAGAGTATTCGATGATACATCTACGACGATCGTTGCAATTCTTTTCGAACGAAATGAAATACATATGACGTCTCAGAACGTTCGATGGTGTATTTTTCCTGAAATGAATGTAAAAACTTTTGATATGCGAAAGGAGTATGGTTGGATGATCGGTGGTGATATTTATGATATTAAAGGTTCATCTGATATAAAAATCAGACGATATGTGTCGGGCATGAGTTTAAAGAATGATGAAAATATATCTCATCTGACACTCCATGCTTTGGATAGTGGGTCTCGAGATGGGCGAATCAAACTCGTATACGACGAGACACCATATGAAGGAAAATCGACCAGTAGATCGTATGCAACTTTATGTTTCAATATTAGTTTGACTGATGATGAACAGCGAAAGATAGCGAATGAGTTTACACGATTTATAGAGGAGAAAAGAACGGAATATCACAGTCTGTTTTTACCAATGTATCGAGAAAGTAAGGAATATGCAAGAAAAAGAATTCCATTCGATCTATCTTACAAGATAGTATCGTATATCATAGATCGTTTACGTTCGTGATAAGTTTCTTTTTATAGTCTTTGGATATTGCGTCGAGTGCTTTTTCATAATATTCTTTCGAAAGTTCACATGAAAAACATTTTCTGTTCATTTTTTGACACACATACCATGTCACACCGGAGCCTCCGAATGGATCACACACGACATCATTTTCGTTGCTCGACGATTCTATGAGTCTTTGTATGAGTTCGATTGGTTTTTGAGTAGGATGAATTTTTTGAACGGATCTATTATAGAAATTTATGTCGGACCACACGTCGGTGAGTCCGAACTTGACATTGAATTTGTATACATAGTCACCGTATTTTCCGATAGGACCTATGAGTTCGTCGAGTTTCTCCCAATCTTCTTTCGTAGGATATTGTGTGTCTTTCTTTTTCAGACCGGCTATACCCGACCATGTCCCACCTCCGTTAGACGCTTTACCAAGATGATCATTTATTTCTTTGCATGTTTTCCCGGATACAATTTTTCGTTCATTCAATAGTTTTTTTACTATGTCACGACTGTCTTTGTAAAAGAAGAATATACTCTCCGTCGCTGTAGGAAACATTTTCAACTTGCTCGAGACTCGTCCGGCTACGCTCTGCATACCTTTGAACACGATGATTTGTTGTCGATACGCGAAACCATGGTGTTCCATTATGGAAATTAATTTTGTCAGTTGATATGGAAAACCAAACAACCATAACGAACAGCTCTTTTTCGCCTTTTTGCTGATTGTTCCCATAAGATTGTCGAACCATTCTTGATATTCTTCGAAAGTCTTCCAGACATTGTCCCAAGATTCTTTCACAACTTTATAATATGGAGGATCTAAGATGAACAAATCTACGGATTCATCTTCGAATGTGTTCATGAATTTGACATTATCCTCATTTACAAACATTATATTATGTGTATGATTATTACAGTTTAAATTAATAAATTTGTATAAACGTCAATATAAAATGATTTAATCATGTAGCAATTGATTTTTTATTCCATCTATCAGAAATTTTACGAACTTCGGAGGCACAGCATTCCCGATTTGTTTTATTTTGCTGTTATCATTTCCGATGAACTCGTAATCATCTGGAAAACCTTGTATACGACACAGTTCTTTGATCGTAAATGTTCTCAGACATATCACACCATCTTTTTCGATCGGAACAAAGAGACGTGGACAAAAAGAGTATGAGCACGCTATCGTCTTCGTTGGTTGATCCACATCGATCGCTTCACCGCTCGTAGGAGTTCGTTTTCCGTATGTGATTTTTCCGTTCGTCAGTTTCACAAGCATCGGGTGTGCTTTGCAGTTGTCGACATTCGTCGTCTTTATCAACTTATTTTGTGGTATGTATATTCCATTAAGTTCGACACAACCGCTTGATACATTTTCTAAATACGATCTTATTTTTATCACATCTGTTGTTGGTTCTGGAAATAAAATTGGCATCGAATGCTTACAACAGAAAAATATGACACGCTTTCGTCGTTGTGGTACGCAGAACGACATATCATATACTTTATGTTTCACATCGTATTCGATTTCTTCAAATTTTTCGGATATGACGTCGATGACATTCATATCATTTTCATCTTTACGAGTTAAGATTCCAGTTACATTTTCTCCGATCACTATTTGTGGCTTTATGATGTTCGTTATTCGCACCACATGATTGAAGAGTTTGTTTCGTGGATCGTCGGGTTTTTTTTGTCCTGCGTTCGAAAACCCTTGACAAGGAAATCCTGCGAATATTATGTCTATGTTTACGAACTGAGACAACATCGCCTCGTCTATGAGAGACACGTCTCCGAGAGCGACACAATCTGGATTATTTGAATTGTGTGTTTTCATGGCGTCTGCGTCTAGTTCGGAGAACGCTACGACGTCCACGCCCGCCAATTTCATCCCGAAAGTATCACCACCGGCACCGGCGAATAGTGATATCGCTCTTAAATTTCTCATGGTCTAAAATGATATTTTATTATGTATAATATGACGAATGAAACTATTTATAATCCTATTACTTGTCAATATGAAAATGACTTAATCGATTAGCAATTGATTTTATTCTATCTATCATAAAATTTCATTAAAGACGAATTCTTTGGTCATCTTTTCATTCTTTTCGGTCAACCGAAGAAACATGAAGTGTCATTTATTTATATCAACAAATTCAATTCAAAAATAATTGTTAAAGATGCATTACATTATGACTGTTGTATATCCGGGTGCTTTTACGGATGTCAGTGTTATTCGTCCACTCGTCGAACGTGGTTTTAGTCGCTTTATATTCTTCGATGGTATGCCGGCTTCGGGATATGTTCGTCACACAACCAGTATCGATGAGATGATCAACGAAATCAGAGAAAATTTACCAGGGGAAATTGTTCATCATATCGACAAAAATGTGTTTACTATTGTTCATGATGAGTACATCATCGAGTACCATTATAACACACTCGACGAAGACTTTGTAATGCCTGACGATGTGTCTGCTCTGGTGTTGAGAGGATTCATACCAACTGATACGTTTCTCGACAAAGTACCTCGTGGTGTTGATATTTACACAGATATTTGTCTGTATGGTATCCATTGGTTCAAACTCGAAAAAATTGGTGAAGTTACGAAGTTCTTCAACGGATTTCTTGGACAAATTCCTGTCGACCATGTATGGGAATCGAAACAATATCTGAACAAGTATGGTTATGAATATGATACCGAATACAGCGATTACGATTATTATAGCGACACTGATACTGAAAGCGAAACGTCTTAGATCACTAATTTCGCATTTCGATTTTCGTATTTATCGAGATGAGTCCATTGATGTTTAAAGGTTGATGCACAAGGCGTTGACGATGTTTTTTTAAACAGTTAGTCATTTGATCCTGAAATGACACTGTTCGTGTGTGTGTATATATGTCACACGCGTCAGCTGTATCACATATAGTAGCATTACCAATGATGTCTTCCATCAAGAATCTCTTCACCAACGACAAGCCGTTCGTGGTCGATACCGTCGAGCCTATCGAGTGTGTTGCAGCGGGTCCGTCGAACGGATCGGTCTTCGAGTCTGTCAAGCGTTTCTTCACCGAGCACGTGGGTTTGTACCGCGTTGGCACCGTGTTTGTGGTCAACACCCCCGAAACTATTGAGATCGTTGACTAATCGTTTAACGAGACATTGAAAACTTTTTAAAAATTCGAAAGTAACAGTGTCATTTGACCCGGACATCTTAATGATCACCAAAAAGTGCAATCTCATTATAGGTAAAACAGCTTCGAAACTGATACTTTGTTCGGAATCTAGTAGATCACCAAAAAGTGCAATCTCATTATAGGTAAAACAGCTTCGAAACTGATACTTTGTTCGGAATCTAGTAGATCACCAAAAAGTGCAATCTCATTATAGGTAAAACAGCTTCGAAACTGATACTTTGTTCGGAATCTAGTAGATCACCAAAAAGTGCAATCTCATTATAGGTAAAACAGCTTCGAAACTGATACTTTGTTCGGAATCTAGTAGATCACCAAAAAGTGCAATCTCATTATAGGTAAAACAGCTTCGAAAATCATAGAATCCGCAGAATCCGCAGATATCTCGGTGTACGACGAAATCACACGGTCGAAACACCGCGTATGGAGCAGCGCCCAAGGACAGCGCCTGCGGCATGATGTTCGTCATGAGTGAACTTTGTGTACGACGAAATCACACGGTCGAAACACCGCGTATGGAGCAGCGCCCAAGGACAGCGCCTGCGGCATGATGTTCGTCATGAGTGAACTTTGTGACATGTGCATTTTAACCCTCCATTGCCCATGCTGTGCGTGTTATGCTCGCTATATGTCTACCACAAGACCATGAGAAGCACATAATTTGTCTATATGATGAGAGTCTGTCCTTGTGTTTACCACAGAATTACATGTACTTCGAATGAATAATTTGTCGATACGAGACTGATCAGACCGTGTAAAAAATATGACTCTGTTCTGAACCAGAATATGTTCGAAAACAGAGTCATATGTTGTATCGACGAATTGACCTCGAGCTTGTACATACCACATGAAGGCTCAGATAGCGTTCCGTTAGCAGATGACCGCCAAATAGGCCGTGCTGCGCGTGCTATGTGTTGTGCGTGCTGTGTGTTGTGCGTGCTGTGTCAGTTTATACACAACATGTCAGAGGCTGTCCTTGTGTTTGTACCATATAGTATATGCACCATCAACCAGGAATTTGTCGATACGAGACTGATCACTCCGTGTAAAAATATGACTCTGTTCTGAACCAGATTATGATTCAGAACAGATACCAAAAAGGTCATATGTTATATCGACGAATTGACCTCGAGCTTGTATATAACTTTATATACCACATGAAGTCTCAGGTGTGCTTCGCGAAGTAGCAGATGACCGCCAAATAGGCCGTGCTGCGCGTGCTATGTGTTGTGCGTGCTGTGTCAGTTTATACAAAACATGTCAGAGGCTGTCCTTGTGTTTGTACCATATAGTATATGCACCATCAACCAGGAATTTGTCGATACAAGACCATATACTCCGTGTAAAAATATGACTCAGTTCTGAACCAGATTATGATTCAGAACAGATACCAAAAAGGTCATATGTTGTATCGACGAATTGACCTCGAGCTTGTACATACCACAAGAAGTCTCAGGTGTGCTTCGCGAAGTAGCAGATGCGAGGCGACCTTAGTGATTTGACGTATATCACCAAACAGAAATTTGTCGATACGAGGCGAGCTTGTACATACCACAAGAAGTCTCAGGTGTGCTTCGCGAAGTAGCAGATGCGAGGCGACCTTAGTGATTTGCCATATACCATCAAACAGAAATTTGTCGATACAAGACCATATACTGTCCTTAGTATTTATGTCAGAGTTTGTCCTTAGAAATCTCTGAGACTTCCTACGATCTCACACAAACCACAAAAAATAGAAACAAAAATAGTTTACGCTAAACCAAAAAATTATAAAAATAGTTTTTTTTTCTCCGCTATATTTGAAGAGAAAACTATCGAAGAAATTTTGTCAGAGATTTGCCCAATCACATAACTCTCCTTAGTTATTTCTTATTACGATCTTGTATATAACTCCGACCACGAGCCCTGTTTCTACTCGTGGCCAGTGAATTGTGTGGTGTCA